TTTACGTCCTTTGTGGGGGTTTTTTTGGTGGGGGGGGGGGGGGGGGGCCCCCCCCCCCACCCCGCTGATATTACGGAAGCATCTTCGTGTTGTGGCACAGCAGATCGTCACCAAAGTAGGTACCAGCACCCTTGACAAGGAAGCTGATAACCTGCCCATCGCCGACAAACACTACTGATTGGACAATCGCCTCTTTTTGGGCCACTAGCTGGTCACCGGGGCAGATATCCTGCACGGCAACCCATCCGCTATTGACAACTGCAATTCGGTGATTCTCCGACCATTCAGTGGCCGTGCCATCAGTGAGTGTGATTCGCCAACGGGGGCTCCAGATGCGATTCACATGTTCGATCACACCACCTTCTGGGATTGGTTCAAGGGTTGTATCGTTCACCGCCGCAACCACGGCGCCGTTGTAGATGTTGTCAGCTTCAACATATGTGCCATTGATCAGCTTGATCTTCACCCATGGAGCAGGGCACGCACCACCAGACGAACCACCGCCACCACCAGAAGAACCCGAGGAACCAGTGATTGTCGCGTATGGTAGTTGTCCGCCACGGTTCGGGTTCGGCCCAAAGTCTTGGGTAGCCGACCAACCATACACATTAGCGATACGAATGCGTAGGTAGCCGCTGTACTGGTTATTGTTTTCGAGCTGAACACCTGGACCCACGGCGCCGCCACCAGTGAGTTGGAATCGCCAACCCCAATGCCACGCTCCGTTAACTTGACCAGCAACACGGTCGTATGTTCGACTTGGGCACGGTAGGTAGAACTCCGTGAACGGAGAGCTATACGCTGTACCTTGGAAGAACTGTGCGTGGATCTGAGTCATCAAGTCCACATTGTCCGAGTACGTTGTGTACGTGGACGGTGTGATAGTGAACTTGTGGTAGACCTGCTGGAAGTTGCTGTTTAGAACCTGCGATTCCCACGTGTAGACGGACAAGCATGCGATGTTCGGGGCACCACCACGGACACTGGTGTCGATGTTGCCTCGGATGATAATTGGGAGACCCGAACCACCATCCAGACCCTGAACCAGACGTGCCCAATAGTCGGTGAAGATCACAGTGCCTAGCTGGAAGCTACCGCTCGCCACCTTGATGGCTGTGCCGGTAGACGACAGTTTTGCACCGGCTGTTGGATTGCCTGACCCATCCTCCGAGTAGTTGGCAGTCCGCAAGTCCTGGATCATCGCCGACTGAATTGCAGCATTGGCAATGTATGTCGACGCGTTTCCACTGTTAATCGAGTTGCGAGCACTGATCGAACCCGACGACAGAATCGAATCCAGGGTCGGTTCCGAGCCGTTGACTACATGAACCATCGGCTTGCCGAACCAGCACACTTCCCCGCTATTGGCATAGAATTGATAGGCGCGGGTCCCACTATTCTGTGTTCCAGCTGCCCAGCAGTAATTCAAGCCGCCTTCACGAAGCGCCCCAGTCGATAGATCATAAATACCAGCGCCACTATGTGCGTTAGTCGTTGATCCAGCCGGAAACACATAACCGACGAGGAGGTACCACTTATTTGGGCCTAGACTAGCGCCACTCTCATTGGCGAAGTAGGGATTCCCGTTCAAGTTGCTCGTATTAAGATCACAGACTGTGTTACCTGATATCCCCCAATACATGTGAGTCGATGGACCAGGATAAATCGGACAGATAAACCGATAGGTCTTTGTCGTATCGACTGGGAACCAGTTACCGTTACCCGAAGGGCCAGGATTCCAACCACCGCCATTGTTACCAGCCGGTCCTTGTACTGCACGCCAGAAAACACCGGATTCACCACTCCAGCCAGTGCCGTTAGCAAACGAGTCTGATCCACCGTTTTGATTGCTTGCCCATCGCGGAGTAGGGCTGACACCTACTTGCCACCACGACGCATCGACCAAATTGTTCTGGACCAAGCCAGTTGGAACGACATTACCGTAGGAGTCAAGCAGCGTAGTGCCGACATGGGCTCCATAGGTGGCGTTCAGGTCGCCTGTGTAGCTGAAATCACCGAGCGAGCGCGGGGTGTATCCAGCACTCACCCCACTGATCGTGCCCGACGTGACGCCGAACGAAACATCACACCACGCATTTGGGTCAGCAGCTATACTACCTTGATAGGCTTCGACACCGTTACCCTGACCAACACCTGGAATACCGATAAGGATGTATGCACCACGATACTGGAACTGAGGGCTGCCAAAGCACGCGGGGCTGGCACCACAACGATACATCGCAGTATCGAGACCGTTGGTCAAGCGATTTGCCTGTGGCTCGTCGTAGGTCCAGACGACGACAATAGAATCAGCACCAGTGGCGTTGAGGTCGGCCGCTAGAGTTGCAGAGTTACGACCACTGGTCGTCGCACCATTGCCAAACACGTCGTACGTCTGTTGGAATGTTACCGTCGCGTCTGAACGACGGATTCGTGCCATGTTGTAGCTTCGTACTGCACCATAGGCTTGTGAGCCGTCTTTGTATAGACCAGGAGATACTGGTACAGAAGTAGTCGCGTTGTTGCCACAAGATACAACACGAAATACGTGTTGGCCCAGACCTGAAAGTGATACCTGACCTCCACCAGCGCCGTTGAGCGCACCACTCGACGACAACGTGATATTGCTGTTCAGCCAACCCGACGAGGGGTTGATGTTCGAGCTCGACAACGGAGTACCTGCCGCCAGGATCACGTTGCCGCTTGCGTCCTTGATGCTGAGGCCCCGGCTGTCGATCTGTTGAGCAGTAATCGTTCCATTCTTGATGAACACACCTGATTGGAACGTGATGAACTCAGGACCCCAGAAGCTGGCTGTGGCTGACGCACCCGTGGCGTTGAAGTAGACTTCAAACGTCGCAAAGTTGACACCCGTAGGTGCGATTACCGTTCCTTCGTAGAGTTGTTGACTACCCGCCGTGTAGGTACTGAGCGTCAAGGTCGTAACATCGCTACTCGACGTCTTGTTCGTCGAGGTCACGTATCCACCGCTGGGCATGCTCGCTGACCAGTTGATACGAATGGTCATCGTACCAGAAGTACCCGATCCACGTGTGAATCGCAGACGAACTAGATAGGTTTCACCCGCAGTGATCGGGAATGCCTTGAAGCCGTAGCCACCGCTACCCGATCCTGGATTGAATTGCAAACAACCCGGAAGCGAGCCTGTAGCAGTTTGCCAAGTAGCGTTATTGGCCCCTTCAACGCTTGACCAGCCGCTAGAATCTCGGTCCAACCCGTTCTGAACCAAGTTCCCAGCACCGCCTGAGGGCAAGACACTGAGCGATCCAGCGTTCACGCTGTCGGCCGCCAATTGGGTCGCGGTCACAGCCCCTGTAGCAATCGAGCGAGTGGTGACTGCACCATCGATCAGAACCTGTGCTCCAACCGTCTGGTCACCAATGATTGTCGATGGAATGACTACAGTGTTGACACCGTTGACCTGACCAGCGACTAGCAGTGGAGTGGTTGTTCCTTCCAGCGTGTTAGGCGAAGTCAGAAGCAGCCGATTAGCCTCGAGAATGATCTCCGACTGAGCAACGCCTGTCTGATCTGACGCCTGGGATGCAAGACCGATACCAGCGATCGCCAACTTACCATCAGTCGATCGAGCGTAGGTCTTGATCGTGTACTGGCTGATGGCCGTGCCCGACGAATCAACTGCGGAAGTCAACTGTTGTTGAACCGACGCCATCGCCCCGGATTGGCGACGTACCGACGGCAGAGCAAAGAAGCACGCAGCAGTCGATCCACCAGACTTACTGATCCAGAGGTTTGGAACAATGAAGTAGGCGTTGCTTGGGATCGTTACCGTGATCGACAGTTTCTGCCAGCCAGCCGCCGAACCCGGAACCGACAATGTTGTGTACGTTGGAACACCAAGATCAGTACCCGTCTGAGACAGGTAACCGATCTGGAGACCAGCATTCTCCGTAAATGTGGTCTTGATCCCTACCCAGACTTCGAGTTCAAGCGTATCACTAGGAGTCACCGGACTCCGAGTTCCAGTTGTGATGCTCGTACCACCGGACCAGCAGTTCGCACTGTTGCTATACAACACATAGCCACTAGGAGCTCCGATCGGAACAGCAGCATCGGTTGCCGAATAGAACGTGCCAGACGGCCAGCCACCGCCAGCAGGCTGGAACATCGGGTTGAAGACCAAGTTCTCAGTCTGCAACTGTGCTTGAACCAGAGCAGTCTGCGCTGCGTTAGCCGAGTCGGCCGTCGCACGAGTGCTGGCCTCACTATTAATCGCTGCAGTCAACGCCGTTTGGTCGTTAGCTACCGTCGAAGTCAGAGTCGTGATCTGGTCACTGAGCGAGTTGTAGTTTGTGGTTTGAGTCTGACTCAGCGAATTGATCGACGACTGCAGATTCGTGTTATTGGTGTTGACCGTCGACGTCAGATTATTGATCTGTGTGGCGAGCGTCGACTCAGCTGTCGTGTGCGTAGCATCAACCTGCTGGATAGCAGAGTTAAGCGAGCTGTAGTTGTTGGTGACCGTGGTGGACAGAGTCGTGATCTGCGTCGACAGAGCAGAATCCGCGCTCGCACGAGTAGCAGACTCAGTCGTCAATTGAGACGATAGATTCTGCTGATTGCTGTTGACCGTGGCCGTCAGGGTCGTAATCTGCCCTGCCAAGGCTGCATCCCCATCGGCCCGTGCAGTGTCGATCGAGGTCAGGCTAGCATTGAGAGTGGCAACATCCTGATTAACACTATCACCCAGATTAACGATCGCCGTTGCGTTATCGTTGATTCGTGTGTTGTAATCGTTCCCCTGCGTGATCAGGTCGTTGATCGATCCTTGCAGGGCATTGACATCGGCTGTGCGATCATTGATTTCCTGCAGAACTGCAGTCTGTGCGTTCTGTGCCGTGTTTTGAATCGACGGTACCGACGTGTTCTGCAGGTAGCTGAGCGTAACCAGATTAGAGGTTAGTTCAGTTTCCAGCGCAGTAACACGTTGAGTCAGGTCAGTGATTTCCTGGGTAGTACCGTTGCTGCCACCACCTGAACCACTGTCGATGATTCCAGACACAAGCCCCGTGGCACTAAAGCCGACGAGCCTAGAGACTCGGACTTGGGTGTTCGTAACCGACAGCTTGTTCTCGTTCGCTGGATCACTCGGCCGATTACCCAGATCGTGCTTGATCAGGATGGCGTAGGTAGTGCCACCCGTCAAGCGAGTGACGGTCGTCGCGTCAAACGACACATAAGAACCATTGTCACGGTAGCAACGGCGAGTAGTGCTAAAGACAGCAACCGGATTGATGTAGTCAATTTCCGAATTACTGCCAGCCGGCACGATCGGGCACACGTGATAGGTCATCGTGTACTCGTCAACCGTGTTCGAAGCAATCTCGCCAGATCGCGACATCAGGTTGCCCTGAATAGCCGCTTCGATCGCGTACAGGCCGTCGTTGTCCGGCTTGAGCAGGAACTGATCCGCGTATTGGTAGTAGCCGTTGTACGTTGCGTCAAAGACGCCGTGTTCGAGACCGTGGTCACCATCCTGGAGAGTAGGCGCCGTCGACACCGAAGCGATGTGGAAACCATACGGAGCATTCGGGTCCGTGGGTTCCTCTGGGTCGTTCGCCACATAGTCAAGATCGGTGGCAGGTCCTGGGTCCGAACGCCACAACGCATATGGCATGTCGGCCGGAACACTGCTCACCGACGACGAGCCACCATATCCACTGGTGGCAGGTGCGTTGATGATGAATTGGTCACCAACGGCCGGCAGAATCGGGAGCGGTGTGTTCCACCCCCAGCTCTTTGGCGAACTGAACGATACGATCTGACGGCAGTATCCACGCAAGTCACCAGAAGTGAATTGCAGAACGCACTGCGTGATGTCGCCGTCAAACGAACCAGAAATCGCATCGGCCAACAGGCCGTAACTGCCGGTACTCGCCACCGTTCCGGTATAAGCCACCACTGGCTTGGTCGTGAACGACCACTTGCCAGTAGGATCAGCAAACGCCATGTACGGAATGTCGTTCTGCGTCAGACCGTAGATGATATAGGCATTGTTGTCGTTCAGTGCTGGAGGTGTCAGCAGGTCAGGGACCGGAACGCGAGGGAAACTACCCTGAGCGTTAGTCCCGAGTTCAGCCACTGCATAACGCTGCCCAGGGATTGCATCAGTAAACAGATCCAGCCGGTAGACATTGCCTGGACCTTGTTGACTGTCGGCTACTTTGGAGATAAGAGAGCCGCTGACGCCAACAGCAAACAGTGTAGAGCCTGCGTAGAACGCGCACTCACCGAACTGGAACGGACCAATGGTCGTATCCAAAATCTGTGTGTAGCGCAGCGTATTCGGATCGACGACCAACGGAAGAATGTCCGTGTTGATCGTATAAACTACCGAACCGGTCAAACCTGTTGGATTAACCGGCAGAGTATATCCGAATGCGGAACCAAACTTGATCTGCGTGATGTGCAGACTAGTTGGGTTCGCGTCGAGCATAGCGCGACCTTGGCTTGTGATCTGAAAAAGCATAGTGGTTTCTTATCCAAAAAGAGTAGCAGCTCAGTCGCTATCACTCACTAGATCAAGATGTGTAGGTGGTGAACGCTCGCACACAGATGAGCCATGCACTGTTGCGTGGCCGGGTTTCTGCGTCACCAGTCGCGACGTTCCACACATCAGGTTCGTTCCCTGATCCGTTACCATCGAAACCAGTGGGCGTGATGCCTTCACCGGACTTTGATGCACGTAGGAAGCCGACGTGTGATGGATTACTCGTACCGTTGGTCAGTGAGCCGATCGAGCCATCGCCAGTAATGCGGTTGACACTTGTGGTCTTTGGCGCACCGGTTCCCCAATCCTGCCAAGATCCTAGCGTGCGGCTGCCGTCTACACCACGACCGTGATCCCACGCTCGGAGGAACTCACCACGCAGATCAGGTAGCGTAAACGTCGTGCTGCCATCACCAGGTCCACACTGAGAACCGCAGTTAGCAAAGAGTTCTGCGTAGGTTGTACGACTCAAGGTTTGTCCATTGAGTTCCAACCAGCCAGTGGGCGGACTCGATCGCATGAAATATGCGATCTCACCAACTTGCTGAGGCACTGACTGTGCGTTGATCAGTGGATCTGCAGTGAAGATGGTAAAAACCCCCGCTGCAGATCCGGTCGTTGGTACTGCCCAATTGACTGTCGTACCACTCTTGCTCGTGATCTTGCGGATTTCACCGTCAGAGAATCGAACGAGATAACGCTGGTACAGATTGTTCCCAGGGGACCATGTCATTTGCAGGGCCGACAGGCTCGGGTGTGTCAGACCCCCGGTGCTGACACTAGCACCCGAATCAGCAGTGTTGGCCACCAGAGCAGTTGTGTATCCAACCGGTTCCCATCGAACGGTGTCGCGCTTGACCACGAACACCGGCTTGAGATCTTCTGTGTCATCATGAACGATTGCGCAGTTCGCACCGGATTGCTGACCTGATGGAATTGCCAGCGACTGCCAGTTCGCACATTCGAGCATCCCCATCGTGTTGGTGATCGCGATCTGCGCAGTGTATGGCGCTTGCGCCAATGTCAGTCGGGCACGAATTGTCCAGGTATTGCCGACCTGCGCACCCACTGTGTTGACCTTCTCCTGCAGACTGGTAAACGAACAGAGAGCATACAGCTGACCACTCGCCAGATACAGACCGATCTCGCCAAAATTGAACGGCCCTACTGACGCATCCATTGTCAGCACTATCTCGAGCAACGTCGTTGAGATAAGTGAAAACGTGGTGGGAGTGCCTGTGTACAGGACCGACCCGTGTAGATCAGTATCAGCGCGGGTTGGCGTGTAATTGACGCCAGTGCCAACCTTGAACTGCGTGATGTGAACATATGGACCGCTAGTAGTGGCGGCCGCTGCCGCCGAGTTACCGACGTCGGTAACTACGAAACCGGAGTTTGACATGGTGTTGGTCTATATCTAGGTCTAGATCGTGTCGGATTAGGCCGCGACGATGGTGTAGTCAACCGACGTCATTGGATACAGAATAATGCTCTGGTCCAAACTCGTCGAATCACTTGTGTGGATGTAGGTCACAGCATTAAGCACCACGGATTCGAGCACCAGATTGTAGTTGGCGATCGCGTAGAACAGGGCTGTCAGTTTTTGTAGTGTGTAGTTGTTGAATGCAGTCGGATCGTATGTGATGCGAACGTGAGTGGTGGGAAACCACGTACCACCCTGCCACACTGGAGTGCCGATTCCAGGATCGCCCTCTGGTAAGAACGTACCGTAGGTATCAGGTGTCGGTCCAGTGGTTGACCACAGATTCTGCACCTGCATCGTCGAGTTAAGAATGAACCCGAGGAAGTCGATGAGTCTAGGCGTACCCTTGCTGTACCAATAGTGCGCAAGATGGCGAGCTACACGAGTGTAGTCATCGTCGGTCAACAGATCAGCTTCGGACAGGTCAAAGCCAATCAGGTTGGTCTTCCGCACCAACAGATCATGATCAAATGCCGCAAAGTTTGACGCATCGATCATCTGACCATTTGCAATCAAATTGGTGGCGCTCTGGTCGAGGATCCAGTTATCCCGCAACTGCGACAACCACTTGGTCGGATTGTCGATCGCACCTTCGAGCACTGAATCGATTGCAGTGATCAGCTGTCCCCAGGCAGGACTGTCCTCCATATATGGAGGAAGCAAAACCTCACGCGTCATAGCTTGATGCTCCGAGTGCTATAGTGCATGTTCAATGTTGTAGACGACAGATGAGGATAGCTAACCCCCAGAGTACCGACCACCGGAACACCACCACTAGGCGTGTTCTGACCAGTATCAACAAAAAGCGTGCCCGATGTTGAACCGAGCAAACCAAGGCTGCTAGGTGACTGCCGACCGTAGATATTGTATGACGTGGCACCCGCCAGAGGAGTCCAGGTCAATTGGAACCACCATCCATTTGCTATCTCCCCAGGGGGCGCCACAATCGTTGTCCAATTGGTTGGACTCGTAGTACCGTTGGGGGTCACAGCCGAAATTGCATAAGTGTAGGTCTGATTCTGTGTGATGACTGATGGATGCAGGTCGTCTATGTTTACTGTGGCAATGACGTTGGGTGCAGGCATCGTCAAGTTACTTACCACGATGTCGGCCGCCGGTGTATTGAGCACCACATACTCGATGTTCGAGTCAGCGTTCTCGATCGCCCGGATGATGTCTGACCTATACACGTCGAGGCCAAGGATGCCCTGGCGAGGCGCAAACAACGCGTTGAGTGCGGTCTGTACCTTGTTCTGAATGTCAGGCAGATTGCTCAGATTCGAACAGTAGATATCAGCGTTGATCGTTACGTTGTAGGCTGTTGGATCCTGACGAATCACGCGTGTCGAATACATGGTACGCGCCTGATACCACGACACAAAGTTGTTCCAGTCAGTGGTTGACCACGAGCTCTGCGGCAGTATGCTAGCGGTGATCACATTCATGTAGGTTAGCGCGTTAGGGTTGAGCTCGCGCTGACTGAATGTTTGTGCGTCAACCACTCCAGGATAGGTGAGGGGCAGACGCTTGTACTGACTGGCAGTCACACTCGAATTGAACGAACCAAAGAGCGCCGGAGTAAGTGTCTTGTATTGGAGAGGATCAGTTTCGTTGGCACCACCACTTGGATTCGTGGTGAATGTGCCGGTCACCGACGTGTTCGACTGCAAGTTCACCGACTTATTGAGCGTCAGCACATTATTGCCGTCAGCACCACTGGTTGTCGCGTAGACAATGGACACAACGTCACTCTGCTGTGGCAGCGTTCCGTACAGTGAATTACCGAACAGGAAAATGGCTTGACCGCTTGGCAGTGTGAAGTCTTGGGCACCGGGCAAACTCGGGTAGTTCCACAGACCGTCACCAGAAAGCGGGATACTGACCGAATTGACGGTGATGAACACGTCTTCATCGCTGACTTGGAAACTGTCCTCCGGAGTCACATAGGCTTGAAAGTCGGTGCCGATGCCATTGATCGTGGTCGAAACGATTTGCCCTTGATACAGCGTGGCCGCCATCGGAGTGGCGCCCACCGACAGTGGAGTACGGTTGAACCAGAAAGTTCCGGCCCCAACAAAGATACTATTGACCGGAATGATCATTGACGACGGTGCTGTAAGTGAGCACTGCACAGAGGCTGGGAGCTTGCGATTAAATCGCACACCCATTGCCGTGGCTGCTGCATAAAGTGTCGTCTTGTTCTTCGCAGATTCGGGCCACGCCTCCTGATACGCGGACTCAATGGCGTACTGCGAATAGGCGCCGATAGCCGCGATCATTCGAACGAGCGTAGTGCCCATCGCGCCGGTAATCCGATCCTTCCACGCCGGCTGATTCGACAGCGCGTTCGTCAACTGATTTGCCAGATCATCGAAGTCAGGGGCGACGGTCGAAAGTTGGAGTGTAGTGACCATGATTTACGCTCGGTTCGAAAGGTTGATTGTGTAGTTGCCGTCTTGTCCAGTACCTACCAGCGTGTAGTAGATGCTGATGACGTATCCTGGAATTGTCACATCCGGTTTGATCGACGTCCGACCCATATCTATCTGAATGCGTGGTTCCCAGCGCTGAATAGCCTGAATCAGGAACATCTGTATCTTGCCAGCAGTGATGTAGTCGATCGGTTCCTGAAGCAGAAGGTATAAGCCTGTGCCGTATTCCGGATCGAAGATGGCACTACGTCCACCGATGTGGCATCGAAACAGGTTGTAGAGGCTGTTGTTGACGGCTTGAACACCTGGCAGGAGATCGGGCTTGCCATTGACGTCGAGCAGCGTATTGACGTCCAACCACTGAGTGTCGGTGATCGATACGTCTGGGGTTTGGGTAACGGATGCGGAGGTCATGGATTAGGAGGTCCAGAGTTATCAGAGCCAGCCTTGACAGCATTGTGACGGTGTCCATGCAAACTGACGGTGATGGCCACGACATCAGACAGCGATTTGATCTGTCCGTTGGCCGTCAACGTGCCGGTCAGACTGTAGTTCCCATTCTGGCTCGTATTGCCGTTGTGCGTCATATCACCGTTGTGCGTTACCGGGCCGTTGATCGTAAGACCATTGTTGGCATTGACAGTACACGCTCCATTGTTTGCCACCGTCATCGAAAAGCTACCGCTCGCATGCGTGAACTGCATGATATGCGAACCGTTGGTCTTGTCGATGTACCAAATGTTGCCGACTTCATCATGAAAGCCGTAACGATTCGGGTAGTTGGCACTAGCTTCAGCCGGACGCCCCGACGAGTTGACTGGCATTCCGACGTATAGAGGGAACTTGGGGTCACCCTGCTGAAGGATCACAAACACCGTAGAGCCGATAGATGGGACACCGAACGACCCAGCACCACCATTGGACGCGAGCAAGCGTCCGTACTTCGGAGCGCACCACGGGAGGGTCGACGTATCACCCTGGAACAGATTGGGGATTGTTACCCGCACACGTTCCAGTTTTTGTGGATCGTTGTTATCGACTACAGTACCGATGAAAACAATGCCGTCGTAGTCATGCGGCTCTATCTGAGAAACGTTGTCGAGCATGGTGTGCTTAGACCTGACTCTGGTCTATCACATTGGAACCATGACGGTAGAGTTCCAGCTTATGATAGAAGTTAATGCCCTGCACGTAGGTCACCTTCCCGGTGATCACGTACTTACCACTGATCTGTTTGACACCACTAAGTCCAGGCTTGCTGAGCGTGCAGTTCACTACGTCCAGCAGTTGCGAAGTCACAGGTCTGGGTGTCACAATCTCGACCCCGAACGTGTAGAATCCAGCAAGTCGCCTGTTCTGGTACTGACCCTGCAAGTATGTGGCGCTCACATTCCCGCAGTCGATAGGTGCAAATCGCACTGTCGATTGGCCGATCTTTGATTGGATGTCGGAGTTGAGCAGCAAACTCACACTGTTCTTCGCCAGAGTCTGACTATCGATCGTCGTAGTGGACGAACTGGTCAACGACTGGCAGACCAGCTTGTCCTTATAGCCACCTACGGCGTTAAACGCACCCGATTTGTTGAGCCATCGGTAGTCGGTGACCACTAAGTCACCATCGTTCGGCAGATTGGAGAACGTTTCGCTTGTCGGCTTGCTGAAATCTGCTACATTGATCAGCCGCATCTTCAGGTCGGCAGTGACTCCGAGTTTGACACAGCTCGTAGGTCCTGCATAAGCGTGCTCGGCGATTGTTCGGGCCCACTCGCAATACTTGGAGTTGTATGGGTGCCAGACCATCGCATCCGTGGTCGAAATACCGTCGTAGGTAAGTCCAGTAAGTATGGCAATCCGCGACAAGGCGGACGACGCCGAACCCGAGATGGCCTCAATTGTTGACTCAACCCAATAACGGGGGACGTCGAGGTACCCCTGAATAACGTATTGCAGGGCGTCGCCTGACATCGCTTCTCTGGCAGAGAACAAACGGAACTGGTAAACTCTACGCTTGTCTTCTACACCGATGATCAACTTGATCTGAACACCGTCGTTCAGAATCGGATTGCGAGAAAAGAACTTGGTCGCGTCGGTTAGCGTCAGGCTCAGCATCGGCAGATAGACACGCACATTCTCAGCTATGTGAATGTTGGCGATAGTGTTGCCGCCCGTGAGCGGAAACTCGACGTCCCCGACCATGAGTTGCAAGTAGATCCGATTTGCGATGTAAAGAGCCATGATGGTCCTAGAGCCTTACACGATCACCGTCGAGATACCGGAGGTTTCCGACGCAGTGTCCTGTGATAGCACCGAGTTGATATCGTTGATCGACGGCAGTTCGAGCACTGTACCGGGCACCAATTCAGTCACCGGATCAATGATTCCGTTGTACATGCAGATGACCCACCAATATCCCTTGTCGCCGTAGATGTTGTAGGCGATACCCGGAGCATTGGCTTGATCGTGATCACCTACTGTGTACTTTTGAGTGGCTGGAATCTTGAACGCGATGTTCTTGTACCTTGGACTCAGATAGTCCAGCGATTGCGACGTAGCCACGTTGGTCTGCGTGGTTGTCGTGCTCATGTAGTATGCACGACTAAGATTGACTAGCGCAGTCATTGCCTACCCCTTATCGCGTGGTTTGAGTCTTGACTGTAGCAGCCGGGAACATCGTGTCAATATCGTTCTGGGTTGGCATCACGAACGTGCTGAACGTCACGTTGACCGAGGCACGAATTGGGTTCTTGTCAGTACCCATTGTCACGTCAAATGTGGGGCTCACGTCCTTGATCACCACTGATGGAAAGTACAAGAACTGACCCACGTAGAGTGAAATGTTGTTCTTGACCGATGCCATGAGCGCCTGAGACGCTGGCACTAGATCCTTGTTGGCCTGAGCTTGCACGTTCTGTGCTACACCCAATGGATTAGTCACCATGTCCTTCATGGTTTGGACTGGCGAACTGGCTATAGCCGACAGCGCACTGGCAATCGAGCTAGAGATCTGCGACGCAGCCTCCTTGCCATTGGCGGCCAGCGAATTGAGATCCACGTGTGGGCCTGGGGCTTGGAGGAATCCACCGTTGCTAGGATCAGCAGGCATCATCAAACGCAGCAGGTCCTGAATCGGTTTCATTACATCGGCAGCCGCACCACTCTCGGACTGAAAGATGAACTGTAGCGTGATATCAACGAATGATCCACCCTGCCAGATCTGTGCGGTTAACGCCTGAGTAGTGAGCGACATGCCGATAAAGCGCGTGAACTCGCCGAGCTTGGGATTGACCGCGTCTTGGATGCCTTTAGCGTATGGAGCATCGTAGTCAGCATGCACATCCATTGCCACTTGCTCAGGCAACCACGCTTCAACCAGAATCTTCTGGTCTTGACAGACAACAAACGCCTTATACGCTAGATCGCGTTGGGATAGCGTGACCCCGAAGTCTTGCAGTGCGCTCGTCAGCGGGACGCTCATCCGCTGAACATTGGTCATACTTGGATTCGAAGGCATGATCTACTACCCACCTGGGATAAAGTAAAGACGATCGTTGCGACGGAAATATGTCTTGTCAGTAGCCGATCCTGTTCCGGATGCAGTGGACTTGGCCGAGTCCTTGTCTACACGAACTACAGGTTTGGCTTGTGGTTTAGGTGCCGACGCTTTCGGTGATGGTGGCGTTTCTAGTTCGATCGTTGTAGCAGTGGCCTGGGGCAACGGCAATTCCTGATCCGGCGACGATATGGCTGGCTGCTGAGCAGCAGCACCACTCGTCGAGGATAGGGCTCTCACGTCACGCAAATAGGAACCAACCCGGCCACTCAAACGTGACAATACTTCGACAAATGAACGGGGGCGAATGCCATCGTAGAAGATGTTCGGGTTAGCTTGTGCTTCACGTGGGAACACAAATGCGGCAGCCGCATTTGGATGATCGCGCATTATGCGGAAGAATCGAGCAGCAGTATCAGGCCCCAGAAAGTACCCGGTGTAGAGTTCGCCAAGCGTTGGCTGACGACCTAGAGCAGCTGACAATGTGCGTTGGATCATCCGTAGATACAGCGCAGCCATGACTGTAGACTTCTCTGGGTCTGTTCGATCGTCAGCACTGTAGTGCAGAGACGGAAACACCTTTTGAGACAGCCAGTTCCAGGTAGAGGGTATGAACTGAAGCATACCCAACGCCTTACTGCCTGTAGCTGCGACTCCGGCGCGGAAATCCGATTCAGCACCCGCAATCGAGTACAGTACCGAATAGTCAACACCCAAAGACGAGGCCACTCGCTTGATCATGTCCAAGATGTCCTGTGTAGGACGACTTGGTCCGCGACGAGTAGAGGGCCGACCGCCAGTTGCTGCTGCTGGCTGTTGTTCACCAGTATGAGGTAAGGCCATTGGTGTGACCTTACCCGTAGTAGGTTTAGTCTCTACACTCGCAGCCTGTTTAACATCAGTGTTCAGTTCGTCAGACGTGGTGTCAGTCAGATCAAACAGCTTTCGCCCAATGGCAAAGGCTGCGATCACAAATGTGATACCCAGGGTCACCATCCCGGCTGTCGAATGAATCGGATTCAGACTCTTCTGTGCGTGAAGCAGTGGAATCAGTCGCAACACCGAGTCTTGTTCTTGATCAGCTTGCAACAAGTACAGGACATCAGCAGACGTGCCGGTCTTGAGTCGAGCCGCCCTATTTGAAAACGTGGGCCCGTACACCGCCGGACCAACATCGTCTGCTGTGATGTCCATTAGAACAGTCCTGAATTGATCGCCAAGAAGAAGCCATCGGACGAATCAAACATCGGAATGGTCGATGCGCCATTGCGTTGGCTATCTGATTGTGGGCTCGCCTTCTTGATCTGTATGGGCGGCACTGTACTTGTCGGCCTAGTCGAAGCAGCTGACGGAGCCTTGTCTGTCGTATCGACAGGTAGGGTCGTAGCATTCGCCACTGGAACGGTCGAGGTGGCTACAGGTTGTGCCGACGGATAGTCTGAGCGATCACGCAACGAGAGTTTACCGCCACTGACCGAAGCGTCCATTCCGTACTTGTCGAGCAGACCCAGTCGCTTGAGCTCAGTGACTTGATCTGCCTGTGATACGTTGTTCGATCCTACGTCACCCAGAGATGCACCGGGCAGCGAAACAGACTTGGCTTGCGGTAGCTGATCACCCAGGTTCAGTTGCTTACCCGTCTTGGCAAAGTACTCCATCGACAGAGCAGCCATCTTCGACTGGCTCTTACTCAGTGGCACAGGGGCATTGGCCTTGCGTTGAGCCTGCAGTCTAGCGTACGACTCTGGAGCGTAGATACGCTTCATATTGTCGGACATTGACTCTTGGCCGTTCCACAGATTCGAGAGTTTATCCCACGAATCAGACCACGTCTTACGGCTGAAGACACTAGCATTGCCCTGCGCTTGATCAATGATTGATGAGGCAATGCCCTGATCACCACTCAGAGCACTGAGCATTCCAGTCGGATCGTTCTTCGCGTATTGCTCACGCAATTGTGGGTTGTCTTTCAACTGCTGTGCTGCCAAATACGAGGCAGCAGCCCCACCTTCGACCACTACACCTAGTGGAGACAGCAGTCCACCGATTACGGTACGCAACAGAGTAGGCAGCGAACCAATCAGCAAGTCCTTGACTACGGACTTGAAACCGCCAAGTACCTTGGTGCTCAGACTTTCGAGCAGTCCACTTAGTCCAGCTAACAGACCAGCGCCGGCATCAGCCGCACCTTCCTTGATCTTCTTGGTCTGGTCTTCGATACTGCGCAGCAACCGGATGCGGAAATTGTGGGTCTCTGCCACGTAAGTCTTGATCGAGCGGCTCGGCGTCTTGTCGTCGTTGGCAGCGCCACCACGATGTTGACCAGGAAACTGAAGAATCTGGGCTGAACCAACAAGGTTCTTTGGCACAGCCTCATCAGTGACAACTGCGTTCTGTTTTATCAACGGTGAGGCTTGGCCCACCGAAGCCTGACCACGAGATACAGCGGCCAATACGCGCTTGGCGTCACGCCGCTGTATCAGCGCGTCCCTGGCCTGCTTGACAGCTGAATACGCGGCTTTACCCGCCCTGTAGCCGCCAACTCCGAGCCGAACCAGATTGTTGATGTTGAATTCACCGACCCCAACACGACCAATCGTGTTCTTGAATAGGCCAATGCCCACTCGCTTGGTGAAGTCAACCATTGCCTGCCGTTGTTCAAGAAGCAGCTTGCGAGCTGCTTCCTGGTGTTCCAGCAGTTCATCCAATCGACGATCACGTTCGGCAAACGTCTTCTGCAGCTTGTCTGGCAGGATCTGTACCAGAGTCTCGATCTCATCGACAAGATCCGATACTTGCCGATGGTTCTTAGATGTCAGTTTTGCCGACATCATTTGATCGAGCTTGCTCTGCAGTTCCTTCAGCGATTGCTTTTGAGCAGCCCCCAGCTTCTTGTCTTGTTGTTTCAGGAACTCAGTGAGTGCAACGGCTCGCAGTTTTGCCTGTTGTTGCAGGTGTTGACCACTAGCCAGCTCAGCGACGGTCTTCTTGACCTCGGCTTCCGAATCGCGTTTCTTCGACTTAGCCTCGGCAATCCACTTCAGATAGAGCATACGCTCGCTGTGTGAAATGCCTGGCTTGTTGACTTCACGCATCAGTCGCGCAAGTTCGTCGGACGAAGACGTAATCTTGTCCTGGGCCTTGCGCAACCTATTTCGAGACTCGGCAGCGTCTTCCTTTTCTTCGCCTTCCCATTCCTTCAGTGGGTCTACAAACTTCCCAGGTTGTGGTTCCTTCTTTGGCTTTGGGACAGGTTTCTTGTCAGCCATGCGGCTCTCCTATCAGAATTGAGAGCGGGGTTGGGCGGTCATTGCTTCTCGTCGTTGCTTTTCGCGCAGCTCAGCTTTCTCAGCCAAATACACTAGGGTACGAACGTCGAGCGACATCGGAGGAATTACACCTGCTTCGCGCACAAGCACATCGAGTTTGTGCAGAAACACATCCTCAGTTACGCTGCGGAAGAAAATGGTGCGCTTCTAGCGAGACTTGAACTCGCGTAGAAGCGCCACACTCCGTGCATCGAACGTTTGCATACTCCTTAACCCCATAAGCGTCGGTCGACACAGCATGAATGTACTCATCGAGTTCGCTAATGGTATCGGGGCTCATGGACCTGACTACTTCCACTCGTTGTAGCAGGGTTTCGCACTCTGGCTTACGACGCAAAAACGCCGCGTACTGCGCCAGATAAACAAACTCAGGGTCCCCGTCCTCAGAGTCTAACACGTGATCCGATAGCTCAATCGTATCGCGCATGCGCTCGACATCGAGATCAAGGTGCTCGGCCAATTGCTGCATGCCTTCAGGCAGGCCGTTGAAGTCTTTGACATCCAGCGTCGTCTTGTTCAGAATGTCGACGATGTCCAGGCTCTTCTCCGGCAACTTCTGCGCGAGCACGTCTTGAATGTGCTTGGGATTCTGGCACTGAGCCGTGATCTTCATCGGGCTCTTTGGGTACGAGTTCACCCTGTGCCAGTACATGAAGTAGTAAAAGTCAGCAGGCGTCAGATCAAACGCGCTGATCCCGGGCTCCAGTGTCGAGCTCAACGCCTCAACCAGATGCTGGATACGTCCTTCAGTATTTGCCCGATTGATCTTGCTGATATGCAGGCCAGTCAGATACTTGGCACTAATGGTCTTGAACGGATAGAACGCAAACCGCGAAGGCAACTCAAACGAGTAGAACTCGGGATTCTGTTCAGCGAACGACTTCACTTGGGTCCATGGTCCGCCGGTTGAAGTCATGGTCGTCTGTGTTGCTCTGGGGGAAATGTCAGGCCCGTGTATGTGTGTGTAGTGGTGGCCGGCTTGTGTAGACGCAACGCCACTAGATGGTGGATTCGGTGGGATGCCCTGGAATTGCGCTTGTTGATGCGCTGCTTGGGCCATAGCTGGAGAAGTGCCCCGACCGGGGAACGGATGGAATTCCTGTCGAACCTCCTCTACTCTGACTGAACGTCGAGGATCGACTGGGTGCTGGCGCATGGAATCGGCGTTGTGCTCGCTCATTTAGAAGGCCTCGTTGTGGGCTAGTATGGTCGGTGGTCAGCCGATTGGCAGACTACCTAGATCGGACGACGTGAATGCTTGCGGAAATACGCTAGGCAAACGCGAAGCTGTCTGGGGAAAGTTATTTCCAATCGTATCCACTACAGAGGGTATCTGGCTCGATTGGAACTTGCCTACCTTGACAAGTAGATCATCGACTGCGAATTCAACACTTGGGGTGATGCGTTCGGCCGTCGCGCTCTGCATGTTGTAGGTATCGATTCGTGTGGGCCAGCATCCCGTATATTCCATGAACATGACAGTGTACTGTGCGATGTCCAGGACAGTAATGCGTATTGGCTTTTTGAACAGGGACGACGGTTGAAACAATCCGGTGTCCGGGTCACGAATCAGCTTATACCACTCTTGGAAATAGGCGGTGGTGCTGCCTCGAACATCCTCGAAAAACTTGAGTGTCATGTTGCTCAAGTTGTACTTGGTCGGGAAATGAAACATCTTCCCGGCACGGAAGTTCGACACGACTTCAAACTCGATCATTGGAAGTGACGCTTCTTCAACGTATTCCCAACCGAGTGATACAGTGTTGATTACTGGCAGGTCTGCGTACCAGTAGATGGAAGTGAGTGCATCAGGTCGACTAAGCGCGGCCATCAGAGCGTCGCGCGCTCCGCTCGGATTAGCTTGTTGGAACCCACTGTTACCAGCAGTGTTTTGATACTGCTTGAACAATGAGTAGCCGGCCTCAACTGCATTGGCCGCAGAGCCAGTGAGTCGAGAGCCGGCTAGTCCAGCAACAGAGTCTGCTACCTGACTGAGATCAGGTCCGGCCATGATGCTTATTCGTCGACGTAGTCGTAGCTGAAGGTCACGTTGAACTGGACGGCACCAGCTTGACCGCTGTCGACACTTGTGTCATCTAGCGATTCAGGCCATGCGCCTACAAGGCGGAGACGCTGAACCACTTGAGGCACATCGTCGTAGAGCACCATTTCGATGGTGGTGGCGTACACCGACTTGTACGAACCGCTGTTGGTCGCCAGATCACGTGCCATCTTCTGCCAATTGCGGATCATCAGCCGCGTCGACATGTCGCGCGTTTCCAGCAGGGTGACAGGCAGTGTATTCGTGTACTTGACACGGCCTGCTTGCTTGATCGTCACGCCGTGCAGATCGATGGTCGTTGGTTCAAGCTGAGCACCAGGAATGCTGGTAGTCATGGCCTTGATCGTAAACGCCCGACTGTTGGCCGTACCGGGCATAGCTGGAATGATCAGGTCCCAGTTCCACTGTTGCAGTGCATCAGGCAGCGATCGAACATCTTGAAGTGAAGTGCGTCCCATGAGGGAACTCCTTAGCTATCTATAGGGTCACTGGCTTTGGTCAGTGGAAGGCCCGTCCTCGTCCGACTCGTCCACCGACTTGTCTTCGAGATCGTCAGTGGTTTCATCAGGTTCGCTATCGTCCTCGTCGAAGTCACCATCGTCGCCAACGTTGTCGTCACCCGAGTCTTCACCTTCGGCCGTCGGAATGTCGTCAATAGTCTGCTCAGCGTTGTCTAGGTCTTCGAGAGCCTCACTTTCGTCTGACAGGCCATCACGTTGATCCTCAACCAGACCGTGCAGTGCGTCGACCACTTCAGACGTTGTTTGTGTGATCTCGGCAACCAGTTCTTCGATCAGGTAGGTGATAACGGTCTTGGTATCTGACGTCAGGTCCTCGATCGAGCTGTACTTAGCATCTAGCAGTCGCTTAGCTGCGTCTGCACAGATGGGGTCTTCCTTCTGGTCGGTCACCATCGTGCAGAGCGATTCAAAGTGCTGTCGCGTCTCCTGGTCCTCGATCCAATCAAGACCGTGTACCATTACGGGCGAGCTGACTTCTTCATGAGCAAGCAGGCGTGCAATGGCTTGTGTTTTCATCACGTCTTTGCCTTTGCTTTGACGGCCAACGCGTTGTCCGGACGGTTGCCGGGATGATTGAACCGCGAGTCCGGATGCGCTTCCAGATAGGTCTTGCGCTGCTCTGGCGTCAGCTCGTCCCACCAGCCGCCCTGCTCGACCAGCTTGACTATAGGGTGGTTTGCCAACGCAGAACGCACACCGAATCGTTTGTTGTATTCCGGCGTCCATACCAGGACGTTCACTACGAGCGCACCCGTCTCTGCCCTAAACGTGATTTCGGCGTTTAGGCTGATGTAAGACCACCCACCGATAGTGTCTGAACTGTATCGGTATTTCATACCCTTACCGACGAGCAGATCATGCATCTTGAGTCGGTGCTGAGCGACTTCAAGATCATTTTTGCATGCGATCTCTCCGTTGGCACTAGCGAGACCTGGTTCAGTAACCCACTTGTAGTGGACACGAGTACCTAGAAGCTTGAACACGGCGTCACATGCCGCAAGAAGTTTCTTATCGTCTTCAGGTGTACGAACGATGTCGTCAGGACCAGCAGTCTCCAGCTGAAACCGGAGACGTGCACTTGCTTTGCTTTTCATACGACGTCTCCTCCGATTACGACAGGTTGGTGATATTGATTTCCGAGAACGACACACCGGCCTTGCTGATCACCATGTCAACCTGAATTTCGTGAACAGCAATCACCGGAGTAACGATGATCGTGACCTTCAGGATACCAAGGTTGTACTGAGCAGGCGGGTTGTTCGAGTCGTCGGAGATCACGGTGAAGGCCGAGATGCCGCGCGCAGCAACCCACGCATTCAGGTAATCGGTAACACTGCTGACGATCTGCCGACGCAGAAAATCATCGTTCGGTTCTTGCAGGCTGTAGTACAGGAACTGACGTACTGCCACCTTGATCACATTGATCATGCGGCGGACGTTCACCCACGACAGCGCGGATTGCTTGGCCTGCAACGTCACCTGTTCGAAGACCGAGATGCCTTCACTCAGGAACTGGCGAATGTAGTTGCACTGCGCGTTAAACAGGTCAGTACGTTGTTGCTGGTTGTACTTCTGGAACAGGCCACTGACGTTGATGATGCCTCGATTCAGGCCGGCCGGCGCACCTTGAGGACCAACCAGACGATCGGTACGAGCACAGATCGCAGCAGCCCAGCCCGAGGGCGGCGTATACAACTGCTTCCCGTTGTAGTTGTCGGCTGTCAACACCCACGGACCATACAGAGCACCATACGAGCTGTTGGCGTTGAGCGTCAGCTGGCGATAGGTGATGAAGTCCTGACTGGCTTGGCTCGCGTACGGAACGTCGAGGAGAGCCACCGCATCACCGCGTGTCTCAGCCACCGAAATCATCGAGGCTTGCACGTTCGGATCGGTGTAACCACCGTTGATCAGCAGATTGCTGGGATACAGTTCGGGGTCGCCAAACGTATTGGTCCAGGCAAGTGCAATCTGACTGTTGAGCGGAGCGGTGCCCGACGAACCACCTGCCAGACTAACTTGCGAGGTATTGCGCAATGTCGGCACTGTACCAACGATCTGCTTCGCGTACGAATAGACGTTGACGTAGGCACTAAAGCCGTTGATCCGCTGAGTCGCTTCCTGCTGGACACCGTTGCTGTCAACCGAATCGAGCAACGTGCAAGTGAACTGCTCTTGCGGCGTGCTTGTGTTGACCGACATGTCGTAGATCGCGACGTTGAACGTCGGATCCGGTGTTGGCAAATTGGCTTGACTAGTGATCGGTGCCTTGGTCGTATCGGGGGCGATCGAACCGTCGTCCACGTACACAGTAGTGGTTGCCCCCACGGTGGCCACCAGACCCTCACCGCCGCTGGTGCGACCCCAGATCTTGTAGCCGCGCGCTCCAGTCACTGGAGTGAGCGTGATGGTCACGGTACCTGCGCTGGTAACACCACCGATGGTGATGGTCGTCAGCGACGAGGCCAACGTGTCGCCCACTGCGCTGATAGCCGACACGCGATACTGATAGGTGCCGTTTGCCAAATGACCACCAGTGCTCGTACTCGATAGCGACGGAGCGGCTGGCGTCGTCAAGTTCTGGCTCGTCACCTGGATGGCAATGCTATTGCCATAACTGCCAGGGCCAGATTTTGGCACAAACATCAGCATCGGGATTTCAGCACCCGATACATAGGAGGCCCAATTGATGCTCGATGGATTGGAGATACCGCCGCTGATAGCCGCGATACTCGTGGTCCCCGTGCCGTTGTCCTTGAGCAGAGCCGCACTATACAGAGCGTCGGTGTTGACAACGCGAAGCACGCGCAGACTCGTACCTTCCTTCAGGAAGTCCAGCGCAGCGTAGTGGCCGAACGAGACACTGGCATCAGGGGTACCGTACTCAGTAATGAAGTCCTGAGCGTTGGTGATCTGATAAACCGACGTGCGGCCTTTCTTCGAGATGAGGATGATCGCAGCTTCAGAGCTGCTGGCGCTAACGAGCGAAGACGAGAGGTCAATCTCGCGGATCCGAACGTCAGCTGATTGTTGATACAAGGCCATAACGGTCCCTCACAAAGTGACGAGATGCGCAGACCACGAGGCTGCGCGCGCTACTTGGTAAAATTAGCTGCCTTTCGTAGCAGAACTGGTTTTTTGGGACGCGCTATCACTTGACGCGACTGGCGAGGCAGTGGCTGGAGCAGGAATCGACATCATACCGATTGAATCGGTCTTGAGAAAGTTGTTCCGATAGTAGGTAGCCATCCGCGGATCGAGTGCGTAACCCTGCGGCAGTTCGATACGACCACCGGGTTGCAGGTTCACGGAATCGAGGGTACCGTCCGGTGCAACAACTTGCAGCACCACCGGATGATTAACGCGGCTCACGATAAGAGACATGGAAAGCTCCTGAGTCTAGATCTAGTCTGATGAAAGTCAGAGGTGCAGAATGCGCACCGACGCTTGATCGGTTAACGACGAATTGGTCATGTCGATGTGGTCGATTGCATCCGTCCACACAAACAACGTGTTGATCACAAACTGTACGTTTTCGCCCTCGCCTTGTGCCAACCACAAGGTCACATTGAGGGGCACATTTGTCTTGATCACGGTTGCTTGATTTCCAGTAAGACCTTGCAACGTTGTAGTTGCCGTCGGGTCCAAGATCATGGACCGTTCAAGAATACCCTCGCCAGTGGACAGCGTGTTTGTTGCCACGGTCAGGACGCCTCGGCGAATGTTGTTTTCTGCGATGAATGCAGTCAGGTCCAACAACAACGCACGATTATTGATGCTCGGCATGTATATCAATCCTCTGGTGAGTAGGTGTCGCCAGCACTACCGTCTGGACCGTTAACGTCAGGCCACTTGCTCTTGAAGTAGAAGACTTGAGGCGCTGTCCCGTTATTGAGCAGAGCTTGTACATCTGCACCAGGACCGGCCATCAACCCTGTGACCTCGATGGAGGTGACTGCCTGCGCATCGTTCAATCCATTGTCGCTCATGTATCCATGAACGATCATGTTCACAGCTGTCTTGTATTCCTTGGGCGCACTGAATCCATCGCCATCAGGTGGTGGCACGTTCACATTCTTGTCCATGTCGATGTGGATGTCGACGGACGCCACACCATACGTGACACTGAACTTCATCGTACCCTGCACGGCTGAGAACAACCAGCTCTTAGCAAAATTGAGGGTCGACCGATAGTCGGCAGTGTAGAACTCGATCTCAAACGTGGTAGCAACTGGAATTTGACGCAGCTGATAGGTCTTGAGGTTGTCGGAACTAGATCCACTGTAGATCCCGCGACGAACCATGCTCAGAGCCTTGTATCCGCTGGTTTCGGACAACGCAAACGACGAGATGGACGCAAACGCAAACGGATACTTGACCTTTCCACCTTGTGCCTTGACGTACTGCTCTTTTTTGTTCGGTGAATTGGTGATCTGCAGTGGACAACCAAACACTTGGTAGAACCGTTGAACCAAACCCTGATGGATGAATTCCTCTATGGGTTTGACCTTGTTGTCAAGCCGAGTTTCGGTCGATGCTTGTGGAACTGGAACCGGAGCCGGAGCAGGTGACGGCGAAGGGGCTGGTGGCGTGGACACGCGCAGATCTCCATTTTGGTCGCCAAAAGACAAAGTGGGCCCGAAGGCCCACTTTTCGGCTCTTTACTTAGACGGCTTGCGTTTCACAAGCTGATCAAGGGCCTTGAGGTTCGCACTAGCGATAGCGAGAGACGGCTTCTTAGCCGGGACGACCGCAGCGGTCGTCGCAGGTTTGGCGACTGGAACAGTCTTGGCCAAGGAAGGCTTGTTATGATTTGCAGCCTTTGCCTTAGCTTGGACAGGCACAGCCACTGGAGCAGCGAGCGACGCGTCTTCGTCTTCACCAGACTCGTCTTCGTCGTCCTCTTCACCAGGAGTTGGATCACCGTCAGCAGCGTCAGCTGTAGCTTCGGCTTGATCGTCGTCGAAATCCAGTTCGACGTCGTCGTCATCATCCGAGTCAACGTCATTGACGTCGTCACCAGCAACATTGGCTTCTGGCAGTTCGTCAACACCTTCAGTGTCGTCGTCCATATCCAGATCAATGTCTTCCAGATCAGACACTTCCGTTTCGTCCCCTTCGGTCATACCGTCGAGAATGTCTTGGAAGTCATCGTCATTGGCATCAGCCTTGACCTTCTTCTTGACGACTGGCTTTTTCTTCTTGGCCTTCTTCTTGGCAGCAGCAACTTCTGCCAAGAAGGCCGAAAGAGCCATACGCTTTGTCGAAGCAGCTTCTGCGTGAGCCTTCACCTGATGACGTTCGAGCGCGGCAACCGCAGTTTCGAAGTCAGTTTCCTTGCCAGCCTTGACAAGCAGAGACGCTGCCGTCTTATGCTTGCCATCCTGCGAAGCCTGAAGAGCCGCCAGAATGTAATCGAGTGATTTCAGGTATTTCATGGGGTTCTCCGTGGATTCGTTAGTGGAAGGGAGCAGAGTTATCCCCTGCTCCCGTGCCAACTATCAACGGCGAATGCCCTTGGCCACGGAACGAGTGTTGGCGATCACGAGCGAGAACGCTTCGTACATCAGCCAGCCACGGCCCGGCACCTTCTCGGTAGCAGCGGTCAGCGTTTCGGTCTCGATGCCGCCACGGTCGGTGTACTGACCGTGGGTTTCCGGCGCCGCGATGGCGAAGAACTCACCCTGGTTCAGGACCTTGTGTTCCGGGTGACGGTACGCATCGCTCGTCAGAGCCATGCCGTACAGAACAGCCAGTTCACCGGTCATGATCAGCTCGTGACGCGACACCGGCTCGATAGCCTGGATGAAGTCCGAGTCACCGATGATGTCTTGCCACAGGTCAGCAGCCATCAGCATGTTGGTCACCGACAGGTTCCAACGAGCCACTTGGGTGCGAACTTCGGCCAGAGTCAGCGGGGTCAGCGTACCCGACACGATGGTCAGGTCGTTGTCCACACCGATGGTGGCGTTGGCAGCTTGATACCACAGACGGTCTTCACCGACCATGATGGATTCCATGGCTTCCGTGTACTTCTCTTCCAGCACGTCGCCAGAGCTGGTGTTGATTTCGCGCTGTTCGACGAACGGGCGAGCTTCCAGCATGATTTCCGGCGGGGTGAAGGTCTTGTCACGGATGATCTGCGACTCAACCTTGGTAGGCGAAGTCGAGTACACCACGGACACGTCCTTGCGACGCAGCTTTGCAACCGGGAATTGGCCTTGCACCAGTTCTTGGCGACCCAGGAACTTACGAGCAAAACCACGGCGGTTGGCCGTCTGGTACAGGTTCGTGGCCATCACTTGGCCGATCTCGGCGTGAGCTTCGCTCGACTGGAACATGGCTTGCACCAGTTCACGGTTGCGCTGAGCACTCGTGCGCGAGTCTTGGGCGGCTGCCAGGGTCACTTCGCCACGCGAAGTAGCCGACAGAAGCTTGAGCTGCTGCTGGAGCAGATCCTTCTTGTTGCTGGCGTTGACTTCGCCGTTGCGGCCGACCAGGTTTTCGATCGAGCCAGGGACGCGATACTCGGTCGCGAGCACAGGGGTCTTGGATTTCATGAATCAATCTCCAAATGTGTTTTCAGACGACTGCGACCGATTAGAGGGTGAGCAGCAGGCCCAGGAAGGCCGAGGTCGAGGTCGGCACAGCGATCACACGAGCGCCGTTAAGGACAGCACCCGAACCACCGATCGTGAAACGACCGTTGGCACCGAGGCTCACGACCGGCAGCGCAACGTTCCAGTTGACAGTCGTGTCGTACTCGCTGGTGTAGACCACGCCGTTACGCATGATACCGACTTGGTTCACCACGTTGCCGGCCGGGCCGCCCGGATAGATGTCGCCTTGAATCTGTTCCGACTGGAGCGAGGTCGGAGCATAGCGGTAGTAGAAGGTCAGGCTGTGACCGGCGGTACCGGCTTGCAGTGTCACGACGTTGCCGCTCAGGGTCCAGCCACCAGCACCAGAGGCGATGACAGCACCAGCAGTCTGGTCGTAGACCGACAGGGTACCCGAGCTGGGCGTGAAGTCGAGGGTCACGGTATTGGACGAAGGCTGGACGATGTCTTCAACCTTGGTCATCGACGTGATGGTCATTTGCTGGCTGACAGCAATACCCATGAACTGTTCGGTGTTGGCCGCGCCAGTCGAAGGCTTGACGGCGACAACACCATTCACGAGTTGCGAAACCAGCGCTTGACCTTCCGAGGTCACCAGGTTGGAAGGATCGACAGCGAATTCACCCGAGACATTGGCACGGGTCAGCGGGAAGTAAAGCATGTGTGCTCCTTAGGGAGTGTTGAAAAGCGGTTTGTCGCCAAGAATGCGTTGCAGCAGCGGGCTTTTATAGCCAGTTGACGCCACTGGACCCGACGCCGTCTGCTCAAAAGAGGGCAGCGCCGTCGCGATCGAAACTCGGCTCGCCTCTTCGGGTTCGCCGTCGTCATCCGAGTCATCGTCTTCGTCTTCGACGTCACTCGCGATTTGTTGCATCTGTTGAACGGACGTCGGTTGATACTTGGCCAGATCGATAGACGCAGCCAGTTCGTTACGAGTCTCAACAGATTTGCCAGCCAGTTCACGTGCCAGCGCTAGGATCTCACGTTGTTGAGCAACGCCATGAGCGGCGTACACTCGATCAACGAGCCTACGAGCCGAAGCAGACTTCAGACCAGCAGTTTCGAGTTCCTGAACCAGAGCAGCACGCACTGGATCTTGTCGGTTGCGCCAGAAATTGGCGATATAGCCAGCAGCCGCGATGTCAAGCGCTTGCTGGAAGTCAGCAGTGACTTCAGCGAGCTTGGCGCTCAGTTCAGCAGTGCGTTCTTGCACAGCCGACTCAACGCGAGTCTTGATCACCTGAGCAACTGGAACACGAACCTTAGCCGTCTGGAATCCGTAGTTGGCAAGTGCCTTCTTCAGACCAAGAGTGGCAATCGAATGACCGACGGCCTTGCGGAAATGTTCGGTTTGCAGAATGTCGGTGTTAGCACCGGCGGTTTCGGGTGTCAGCGTCGCGACAATCTTGTTGCCGGCGGCGATCGACACGTTCTTGCCGCTGTACACGAAAGCAAGCTGTTCAGCGCTCGCGTCCGTCACGTCCATCATGTCGACGTCAACCGAATCCGAATCGGCGTCATAGCCGTAGTCGTTATTCGGCATCTCGTCGGCGTTAGCCATCGTCTCAGCGTCAGAGCCAGGAGCGAAGTTCGTGCCTCCGTTGGACGGAGATTCACCGGCTGGCAGTTGCGTCGAATCGTCAGCAACACCTGGAGTGGTGGCTGGCTTTGGTTCCGCGTCGTGGACGTCGGTATCCGTCGAGTTTGGAGGCGGCGCTGGGCGATCTTCCACGGACGGCGGATTGTCCGGCGCTTCGGTATCAGAAGCAGTTGTATTGGCCATCGGCATGTCGGTCTCCGGCGCGACTGGCAGGTCATCACTCTGTTCAGAGTCAACATCAACCAGTTCCATGTCGTCGAGATCTTGCGTATCGTCGGACGGCAGGTCGGAGATGTCGGTGTCGAAGTCCATATCGGACGTCATCACCAGATCACCAGAAGCAGTGGTTTTGAACGGGTTTTCGGTTCCACACACAACGCAGTGAACGCCCTTTACCGCAGATGCAGTTTCCGACGCCAGAACGTTGAAAGAACCGCAACCACGGCACGCGAGATAGGCGAGCTGCTCGTTGGCTGGAATGTTTGGCTGTTTCACGGACTCGACACTGGCCTTGACTTGCTCGCTAGAGCCGCAAGAGACGCAGTGTGGTTTCAGACCGTCAGCCTTGATGCCTTGAAAGACCGTAGAGCACGAAGCGCAGTTGTAGGCGGCGAACGCATACGACGCGATTTCAGTGCGCGGATCTTTCAAGGACGGAAGGTTCGGGTCGCGAGACGCGAAGACAAACACCCCACCCGAAGCAGCCGACAGTTCTGCGAACTTAGCTTTGCGTTCGGTGTTAGGTTTGCTCATGTGCGCAAACTCCTTCACAGTGGTGTTGCAGTTGATTCCGCTTTCGCGGCATGATCAAACTAGCACTTGCAGCAAAAACCCGCAAAACGAAAAGTGAAAGCACAAAAGAAAAGGGGCCAGTTCCATACCGGAACTGGCCCCTTGGGCGCGCGCGGGAGAATCAAATTAGAACTGTCAATCTCGTTGCCACGACAATCGACCGTGCGTACCATTCGGTTCAGTGAGCAGTCGGTGGATCAGAGCGTTGCGCGCACTCTCATCCGGCACGAGTCTGTGCAGAATATGAATTCCGTGAACTTCAGCCGTGGTGAACATCAATCGATACGAAAGTTGATGTGGCGTACCATCATAGTACGACGCGCCAACTGGATCATTGATCGTTACGTGGAACGGCAGCGCACTAATGGTGGTAGTCATAGTTCCATTACGGAAGGCGGGGACCGCAACAGTTCAGGCTGTCTTCCGTGCAGCAGCGAATGTCGATTGTGACATCGACGGGCTTGGTGTTGAATTGTTGGACCGGAGTGGCAAACGAAGTGATAGACACAACGGCCAGGGCCAGGACAAAGAGGATTCGCTTCATGGTCGATCAATCAGATTAGAGATGAACTTGGCAACCGCCTTGATCAACGTGTAGAGCACAAACAACACGAACGTCACGTTGATTGACAACAGTACCAATACAAAATTGCTAAACACCGGCGGATTGTCCATCGGCATCAGCAGCTGAGCCCGTCGTGTTATTGGGCTTTTCGTTGTTGGCTTGTCCAGGAACCGGGACCGTGGCGTCCCACTGGCTGTCGGACGTTGATCCGGGAGCGAATCTGATCACCAGACTGTTTGCTCGCTTGAACAGATAGGTATCAGGAGTGACAGCCAATACGTTCTCAACGAACTCTTTGTCGGTCACGAGATTGCCCTTGGTCCATCCAGTGATTGCCATTGGATCTGCGGGATTCTCGTGCAGTGCTCGCGGACCATTAGCTATTAGCCCACGACCCCGGAGCACCTCGTTGTGTAGCCCGACGATCCAGGCTTGACCACCATCACCACCGTTTCGTTGTGGCATCCACGAGTCGTGCACGGAGATCAGGCCCTTGTTCGCATCACGCCACCAGACAGCGTGACGATGGCAGTAACACCACCGAGGATCGTTGTTCTTGAATCCGGGGCTGACTAGGTCACCACACTCACCACAGAAAAGCAGTTTGGTCATGGCAGCTCTCTCCGTGCTAACATTGCATCGGCAATTCTGTATGCTTCGTCAGCAATAATCGACGGAACTCTAGTAGCCCTGCCGTCTGACGCCGAACACAGTCCTTGGACTGCTAGGCCAGCAAAGTGATCCCGTAGCGACATTCCTCGCTGATGAACACTGGATTCTGTTGCTACAGGGTAGGCACGCTCACCATCGTTGATTCTGAGTGGCTGACCACTCACTGTTTTTAGCATACCCAACATGATTAGTGTCTCGTGCTTGGTTCGAAGGTCGTCGCTACCTCTCCGTCACTGGAGAGCAGCTTGGCCTTTGTGTTGAACGTGTCAGCCACTTCTTGAATCTCGTCGAACAGCGACAAGGCCGGCAGGTTCGGGTCTTGAGAACGCAGGCCCGAGAAGATGCCGCGAAGCGCAGCCTTCATCGGATCACGCATCTTTGGATCTTTGATGCCGTCTGCGTAGTTGCTGGCCCAGATACACAGAACACGCAGCTCGTGATGTGTGATGTCTAGCGTAGTCTGGCGCTGCAGTGTGGCTGGCACCCCTTTGTCTCCACACGAAGGACACCCACTCGCATTCTGGTATCCAGCTTCGGTGAACGTGGCTCTGCACTTAATGCAAAGAACGTGCTTGTCGTCTTTGATTTCGATCATGTGTCAAACCTCGGAAAACCAGAACTCAAGCTCGAGAGCTTGGCGACTGTGTGGTCAAAGCGGTTGGAATACAACAATAGGTACTTGTTCAAGTCGTATCCATCCTCACCAAATGTGCTGCACATGTCGTGGTCAGTGGACCGCGCTAAATCGTAGTGCAGCAGATTCGTGTGATGAATGGTAGCGAACTGCAAATCCGGGTAGTCGAGTGCAGGATTGTTCGACACTGGCATCCAACCCAACGTGGCAAACGAATTCTGCACCGCGGCCAGTACACAGGTACCATCCAAAGTCATGATCGTCACAATGTCGTTTGGTCTAAAGGCAGCTAGTTGCTGACTAGCCCACAGTCGGTTCAAACGTGTGCGCGTATTCGGAATCACGTTGAGTTGCATACCCACCTTGATACCGTCCCGAATTGCGGTTGGAGTACGACCAATGCACCACCGAACGAGCTCGTGTTCTGTGTAGAAGAACGGAGGTAGTGAACTTCTGTGCGGAAGTAGTGAAGCACATTCACGACGCACTGACTCACCACCGATCAATGGGTTGTCTGATACTTGAGCCAAGGCCGACAGCACAGTCTGTCGGTTGTTCTGAATGCTGTTGTTCATTTTGTTGTATTGCTCAAGAGCAGCTTACCACGCTCGTCGTACACGCGCGTGCTTACGACATTACCCTCGCAGTCCCACGCTGCGACAATCGACAGCACAGTACCGGGCGGCAATCCTTTTGGAATGTTGACAGTAACGGATCCGAGTTTCGAGTCCCACCACTGCGTTCGGTGTTCGTTCAATTGGGCCAGCACTAGATCACGGTTCTTGAGCGGCGAAAGCGCCGACCCAGCTGAAATTGCGGGTGGCGCTGGATCTTTTGACGGCATACCGATAAAAGAAGTTGTCATAGCGAATTGGCCTCGTACGCGCTAGATCTAGATGTAGGTGAAGAATCTTGGGGAATCCCAAACACGTTTTTCGCCATCACCGCCGTGCATGACTACAATGTGCCTTAAAGTCGCTGACGGAATGTAGATCGTCGAGATATAATGATTGACATCCTCAAGAAATTGTCGGTCCTCCTCAGCCGAGATTTGCGTCACCAGCGAACCGATGTCCGAATCAAACGGGTCCAGCGAGATGCGGTCTATCCGAAGCTTGGCTGAAATCTGTATGTCTACGTACTTTGCAAAATTCGCAGACAATGCCGACAAGACCAGTTCGCGGTTTCTAATAGGATTGACGGCCACGCACTCACTCATCTTCGTCGTCCTGCGCCCCTGTCAGGAACGTGCCGCTCTTGTACATTGCCTTGAGGGTCGAGAACCGGCTCTGCCAATGCCATTCGTTCTTGATGTAGGCTCGGAACGAATCCGAGTCAAGGTTGATGTTGTCGTCCACCGACATTTCCAACATCTCGATCACTTCGGTGTAATCGCGTTCGTGATTGGCTGGCGGCTGGATGTCGATACGGAGTTTGCGCAGCTCCGGGATCGACATTGTCCCCACCTTCTGGACAGCGTTCTCCAGATCGGTCATCAGCCTAGTACGAAAGTCGGACACAGCTTCTTTGTATTCTCGGCGATGGATCTCGAGATTGGTCTTGAGCTTCTCGAGCAGCTGAAGACGGCTGACGTTGACAGAGCGTTGGCGAATGTTCATCATGGTCGTGGTTCCTTGTGTTGTTTCAGCGATTAGGAAATTTGGCGATGTGACTGCGCATCACCGCATTGATGGCCCGAGTAATGTCCTTGCAGGAAATACACTCCTGATATAGATCTACGATGTTGCGTTTCTTTGCGACGATACGCGCACACTCATCAGCGTCTGCCTCTGACAATCCATGTTCCATCAGGTCACGCTTGAGTCCCTCCGGAAACAGACAACGATTGAAGTGGGCGACTTCTTCGAATGTGAACCACGTAGGCACCGAGTCAACGTCTGGACCAATCTTCAGTGGGTTAGTGCTCGTCTGTGGTGGATCCTCGTCGTACAAACTCCAGCCAGACTTACCCAACACTTCAGCGACTTCTGGGTCAAGTTGCTTTGGTCGTTCCAAACGTTCAAGAGCCTTCCGGGCCTCGGCCAACAATTCCGTGTCGAGAGGCTTGTCAAGGATGTCGTTAAAGGTTTGCATTGGTCGCCGTTGTGGCAACGGAGTGACAACCTGATTGGTGATCGCATCCAGCTCGATGGCATTGAGCATACAACTCTCATCCCACCCACCGTCGATCGGGTCGTTCCCATACTGGTCGTTGGAACGCTTGCCACACGCGCAGCACTTCCAGTAGGTTCCTGGCTTCTTGGTCTGTTCGTCAGTCATAGCGTCACCTGTGGCCCACCACCCATTAACACTTCGTTCCCGCAGCCCGGACACGTGTGAACCTTCCTTTCACCCGGTTCAATGTACAGATGTGTCGGCGGTTCGTGCTCAGGGTGAGTACACTGTTTCTTCCATATTGAGGTCTTGCCCGGGTAGCAACACGGAACGCAGTGAAAGACGTTTGGTATTCGATGACAGTGACAGGTACAGTCGGCATACGCCGGAGGCAGTTTACCGTCAACTGGACTTGACGGTGACGGAAAAGGCCACACTGGATCACTCGGTGGAAGCACACTCATTCTTTCGCCTTTGGTGTTCAGCCACAACTGATGCAATGGCCTGTCGAGTGGCTGCGCCTCGACCTGCTTCATCAAGCGTGTAATACTCGACTTGACACTCCAACGTTTCGATCTCAGTAACGCGCGAGCCATCTGGCCGGATTGTAGGCGGATGAACATACTGCATCCAGGCGCTTACACCCATGACATACCCATCGTCTGGATTGCTGCCCTGTGGCTCGATCGCTTCGTTCTGAACGACACTGACCTTACACCCGATCATCAGTTGGAACGAGTCTTTGTTTTCATCCAACGGATCCCAGAGCTTGCGCGCCGTGGTACCGAACTCACTGTTGGTCACGGCACCGACTATGCCCAGAGCTTCGATCCAGAGAATGTCAGTGTATCCCATTGCTTCAGCAGTCAGTGTCAGAATCTGCTGGCGTCCCATACTGTCAGGATCAACTTTCGTAGTAGGAGTCTCCATGATGTTAGAGGCCACGTGTCGCAAGGATGACGACCGTCCAGAAGAGCCACACGCTAAGGATTGGACCGAGTTCGTCGAATCCTTCATTGACGAGCGCAACGACTAGGCGCACGACCGAAAAGACCGTCCATGCGATTGGAATAGCCATCCATGGTCCTGTAGTCAATGTGAGTGAGAGAGTCATATAGTCACCGATGGAAAGGTGGAATGCAAACCATGCGTCCGGGCGTGCGCACCCACGTCCACGTACCGCCAGCGTGCTCGCACTGATCGCGCGCATGCTCGTTTTGCTGGCTCGACACATTGGCGCACATGGCTACGAGAGTCACGGCCGAGGATATAGCAAAGGCGAGGAGGACTGTTCGAGCTGCGTCAGTCATTTGGAATCTCCACTATTCCGGTGTGCTGCATTCGTCAGGCTCCTTTGGTACGTGATGGTCAGGGAAGTCAAGCTCTTCGTCCTTCAACGTGCCAAGTCGATCCTTGATCTCCCCATACGACCAGGGCATCAGGCCAGGATGCGTGTCGATCCCGATGTCCATGATGCGTTGCCGTAGCGGATACTTGAGCCCGCCGTGGCTGTGACCGTGGAGCATCCATGCTCCTCGATGGATGTTGTCCCAGACGAGCAACGGGAAATGGTCAAGCACGATCCGTTGCTTGCCGTTCAAGCCATCGTCGTCCTTGATGCGGATCTGTGTGCGATCCATGTGCAGGGCGTAGATCAGACCGTCATCTAACGCCTGTTGAAACACGCTCTTGTTGTCGTGATTGCCGAGCACAATCACTATGTGACGGCACTTGAACGACTGCAAATACTCGAGAGTGGGTGTCCGGTTGCGGAAACTGAAATCGCCCGTGATGTAGAGATGGTCAGTGGGCTTGACCACTCGGTTGATGTTTTCCAGTAACTGGTAGTCCATTGCCTCGACGGTTCCAAACCCTCTGCGTGTAGCAATCGACTTGTGGCCGAAGTGGAGATCGGAGGTGAACCATTCAGTGGGTTCGGGTCCGGGGCCTGCCAGCGGCGGCCACTGAAGTACCTTGATTCGTTGTTCGCTCATTTCAAAGGTCCTGTCTTCAGTATGTGATCGATGCGTGCCAGAATCTTTTCGCGACACACGGCGCAAAGGCGCTCGGCATACATTGGAGCGTCGGCGTAGGCAGCAGCATGACCGCCGACAATATGGTAGGCACCGCGGTGACCACACTTGTGGTCAACCAGCAAGGTTGCCATGTTGCGATCATTTACCCACTGGAGTATCTGCCATGCCATTCGCGTGCTCCGCCATCACTTTTGCCGTACCGGCCGCCGCACGAACGATTGCTAATCTGACAGCAGCGGCTGGGTCACCGTTGTGATCTACGTAACATCCCCAACCATTACTCTGTCCGTCGTTTTGAGGATTGAGACCGTAGTGAGTAGCAGCTCTGGTCGTGCCCGGAATCACCGTGATCTTCAGCTTAATTGCCAGATCGAGTGCGTCTCGGTTATCATTCAAGGGATTCCACATCCGACAGTCCGGAAGATAGATAACCACGGTACCTTGAACTTCCTCGACAGCACCTTGGATTCCAGCTGCTCGTGCAGCTAGTTCAAGTAGTTGCTTGTTGTCCATCTTTGGGTGCCTCTCTAGCTGTGATAGGTTGTTCTGGTGGCATAGGAAAGATCGAGATGTCGACGAATCGTGGATCTCCGAACTCTGGGAACAGCAAAGTCCATGACAGGCGACCATGCGGCTTCTGTGTCGGCGGACCGCCTCGCCGGTGAAGACCTGTTGCATTGACTATCCGCCGAATCAGGTGTTCAGGTTCGCATACCTTGTGGTCGGCCCACGGAACGATCATCAGATCGAGGTCACGCGTGAACGAACCATGCAGACCAACGGCATAGCCTTCTTCCCACGCGAGCTTGCGTACCATCGTGTAGACACGACCATAGTCGGGATCGATGATTCCGTATACCTGACCCGTAGACTTCTCTTCAGGATTGATCGACTGGCTGATCAGTTCCATGAACTGTCGGCGTTGCATGTCGTGATCGATGGTCTTGTTCTTGTGCATGCCCGCGATACAGGCACTGACTTCTAATTCGCCTAACGCTTTATCAATCTGGGCTAGCAGAGCTGCTCGCTGCTCAGTAGGGTTCGTCATAGTCGTCCTCAGTTGATGACGTGTGTTGACCACTGTGCGACACCGCAACAATACCTAGGTCAGTGAGCGGCCGATCTGCTGTACGGCGTATCTGGGGCCTAGTTTGTTCTACTGCCACGGCCGCAGCATGAATGGCGCGAGTGTCGATCGGTGTGGCGTACACGCGGAACAGTTTACCGATCGTGTTGGCGATCACATAGACTCGACCAACGCGCAGCCACTCAGGTCGCACACGTTGGTCCTCGGCGAGGGACGCGAGCTGCTCTGCCGTAGGTCGTTGTTGGAACATGGCGACCAGTTGTCGTGTCGCGTAGTTGCCACCATGTTCGTTGAGCCAGACCTCGTACATAATACGAGTTCCTGTGGGCAGTTCAACACCCTTAGCGTTAGTGACTATCATTGGTCGGTCACCTGATACATGGTGCGGACCAGAGGCCAGCACTGATCAAACACATGCTGGATCCACTCAGGTGTGGGGTCTGGCAACTTGGAGTCCATGAGCATTGAATTGACACAAAGTTCCAGGGACGTGATCCGCTGCTTGACGAACTCCAGTGGCAGCTCCCCGTTCTTGATGGCAAGCAAATGAACCGGATTCGGGCGTGGGAACACCATTGTTCCGCGGTCCAGGTACTCCACAATCTGATCATACACACGAACAGCGTGACTCAACGACTTCCAGTCAACACCGTCCTGTTCAGCCCGTATGGATCGAGCACCGTATGATTCGATCAACGCGCTGATCGACCGATGGAACTCGCGCAACGGCATAGTTTCCAAATACTCCCGACCATTGACAATCAGTGTGCGAAATTCGCGACCACCATTGGTTGAGCGCCCGATTTCCACGCGAGCCGTATTCGCAATGTGGTCCAAGACAGTCAGTTGCTGGTCGGGTAGCATTGAGTCGAGCCGTAATTTCGGCTCCAGCCCACAAATAACCCACGCTCCGTATACCGCATCGGCAACTCGACGTGCGACCGCAAGCCGTTCACCACGATGCACGTAGTCCATCGTTTGCTTAACCGCAAACCCGAGCATCGGTTGCACATTGCGATGCGGATTGTCAGCCAGGACATGACACAGTTCGTAGAACAGTTGACTGCAAGTCTCGCGGCGACTGTTAGTCCCGATACTGTCGTGCCGTAGATCGATCATCCTGTTCTGCAGAACTGCAAACAAGAACTCGAACGCCCATGCCTGTCCGGCGCAGAAGCCGGCTACGAAATCAGTGACAGTGAAATGCTCGCTCTCCGAACCACCTGCGTTCAACGCCTCGCGGTCGCCAACAGTGTTTCCGTCTTTGTCGTAGCGGATGCGGCGCACTCCCGGAGATCGTACGCTGAACGTGGTTTGCCGCAACGACGGCAGATACACGCATTTGAAGTCGTAGTCCGAATGTTCGTTTGCTGTTCCGTACAGGTGAGATCCGTGTTGGATAGCACACACCACATCCAACCGATCGTGTCGTTTGTACTGTTCCATTTCAGCCTCCAGAAGTACCGAGCATCAAGTAGAAAAAGGTTGCGCTCAGAACACCTGTGCAGGTGACGATACGCAGTATCACGTCCACCACCTTTTCGTAAGTGGAATACGGTTCGGGTTGGCAGATCACCATTGCAGCCAAAAACGTCAGTAAGGAGATACCCACACTGACGACCATGATACAACCAGCAATATCGGTAGCGACAGCAGCAAGATTGGACATAGGATGCTCTGAGCCAAAGTTAATGACCCGCGCATTTACAACCTGAACCCTGTTTTGCGGGGTTGAACCCGATCTTCCAGTTTGACTGGTGAATGTCGTGTAATCCGTCAAGTTGCCTCTTTTTGCAGCATCACGTTATCACTTAATAGTAATAGATGTACAGTAGAGGGGTAGCAAAACGACACGATGGCAGCTAGGGTATGATACCCAACTAGATCAAAATTGGTCAAACCCTCAAAAATAAAGAAACAAGCAGAATTGATCATCAAAACAGGGCAAAACCACAGCCCCATCTAGAAAAACAGACGAAATACGATGAACCCGTCAAAACGAGCACAAATGTGTTCCACACACGCACTACACTCGACCGCGACAAACACCATCAACATTCGACACAGAGAAAAACAGGGGGTCTCCGAAAATAGATCAAATACACGAGATGGCGAATTGGGTGGGCAAATGGGAGCCAAAAGAAGGTTGACCACAAAAACCCTCTATCCAGTGGATCAGCTAGATCCAGGGGAGTCATTGGATAGAGGGTCAAAACGGTGAACCACACAGACAGGTTTTAACCTGTAAATGACAGGTGTTGTTAGACACGAGTGCTCTGCACACACAAAGGAAAGGCCAGACAATGAACGAACAAACGATAACAGATCCGGATTCGGATTCAGACAGGGTAGAACATAAAGGAAAAGAGCGGCGGCCGAACAGCGACCGTACCTTTGTTCAAATCTGGTGGTCGGTCTGCCTAAAGGCCATTAGAGAATGGTGGTCAGAATTTGGTGAACTGCTCTGCATGATAGCAGGCGCATGTGCGTTCACTGGCCTGCTATTCTTAGGCACGTTCCTGGTATCGGTCAAAGCCTACGGATGGGCTGTAACAGAAATGATGATAGTGGTACTGACACCGATTCTATGGCCAATAACCAGTAGAGCGATCAATCAATGGAAAGACGAACGGGCGAAAGATGACCAGCATGATTGACGACAAAGAAAAGGACCGACAATGAACAAACAACCAGCCACAGGTGAACCAACGAACGAGAAGATGTCATTCACTAGAGTATGGCTCGAAGAGCTGTGTAACGTAGTACAGAAATTCTGGGCCTCAGACGGAGGCCTTATCACAGTAGTGATGCTAGGTGGGCTAGCCGCCTGTGCATTGGTTGTATGGTGGCTTGTACTGCTTGTCGATGGCAAATGGGGATGGGTAACCATTCAGGTTGTAGTGACGGCCATCACTCCATTTATAGGCGTTGCCACCATCAAAGCCCACAAACGTTGGGCCGAGACCCAGACCGACGAACAGGAGAACACCGATGGACAGAACTAACCGAGAGTTGCTGTGGATAGTGGCATGCGCCATCATGGCCCTGGGCCAAGCCTACGGGGATGCACCGTGGCTGGCCCTTGTCCTTGGATTTATGACCGGCGTCCTGGTTCAAGACTTCTTTCGAAGCCGAGAGGTACAGGCGTTGAAACGGGTGCTCGAACTGGAGCGACAAACCGACAGATCTATCTAGGTGTTACTCGCTTACCACACCAACAAACGGAGTGAAAGAAATGAACAACTTCCAATACCTGTTGCCCATCCAAGACCGGACGAGGGTAGGGACCGGGACTAGTGTCTATGACCAGGCGGCAAAGAACCCAATGTTCCTGCTGCTCGAACCACCGACGGATGCCAACCCCCTGTCTCTTCGATACGATGACATGGTTGCCCTCATCGCCTACGATCATGGGCGACCGGCCGACCGGCAGTGGCCTAGGTCGAGGACCGAAGTGCCGATCGTCACTCACTTGGGTCAAGTCGTTCAGGGGCCGTTGGCTGGTCAGGGCGGTTTGGACCTCAGGATCGGTGTTCAGGGCCGATCCTATTGCGCACTCGACGGTTACGGGATCTTGCACACCGCCGGTCCTAGCCTAGTCGGCTTTGTTCCGAGCTCGTACTACAAATGGTACGTTCTCGGCATCTGCAACCACGTTCTTGGCAACTGGCATCCACAAGAGGCAATTCGCTGGATCAACAAGCAGATCGAACGGGTGTGGGGCGGCGAACCACTGGTACACGACAATCCTTTTATCGAACGAACCGAAGCGCCAACCAACAAGTACAGACCGCCTCGGGGTGTTGCGCCGCGGTCGACGCCGCCCAAGAAGTCAGCTGATCCCGATGATGACGATGATGACGATGAGGACACGGTCTATAAGCCAAAGGCGGCAAAAACAGCAAAGACAACCGAGATTAAAGTGGTCCCCAACGAGGGATTAGCCTTCTGGTTGCAAACTGCCAGCTACAAGGTTGGGGACCAGGTCTGGACCATCAGTCTCAGCGCCTTCAAAGAAAAGTTTATTCGAACGACCTGCGATCAACTCGGTCTTCAACAGGCTGACTTTGTAGCCCAAGGCTGGAACAAGACAGTTCGCGACCTTGGGGCAGATTCACTTGATACCGTCGAATTGGTAATGGCCTACGAAGAGGCCTTCTCCATTGAACTTAAGGACGACGAAATCGAGAAGGGTATTGATCAAAGCCGATCGACAATGCTTGAGATCGCGCTTCAGCTGTGGACACGCAAACTCGGCGGCCCGCCTGTGCTGCCTGCCGACAAGTTCATACTGTAAATGATGTTGCTAGCGCGCGTGCGCGCTAGCACACACGTTTATCAGTCAGCCAGAAGGAGAGTCGAATGGACAGAGCACAGATCGATCGCTTGACCAAGTTGCTTGGTGACATGGCAGCCAGCCTGCCAGCCGATTGCGAGGAGTGGAGAGCCGCTCTAAAGCTCGGCGCCTCGACCCTGACGTTTCAACATGAGGCGCTTTCATCCCTTCGCGGTTCATCTCATTCTGAGTTTGCCCTTTCGTTCCGCGACGCTATGGTCGACACCTTCGTCTTGCGGTCGACGTTGCAGCGACCGACACCCCAGACGCTTACTAAGGTATTGACCAATCGCGAGATCAGTGAGCTTCCACGTGCGGCGGCCTTTCAATCTCGATACGCTACCTTTTACGGTGAGTACGTGCGCCAAGCCCCACTCATCAAGGACATGCAATGAAGTGCATCGGAGCAACTCTCGGTAGTAGAGATGGCAAGCCCGTCGACCAAGCTACGATCGATCGAATCGTCGCAGATCTCAACACCTTGTTTGCCACGAACGGTATAGGGTCGCAGTTCGTGTCAGCGACGCCGCAGGTCGATGCCCCTAACCGAGTGGACATCGTTTTCACTTATAGTGAGAGGCTGGAAGCCGCGTTCAAAACCCTGAGTTCGAACATCCGTGTGTTCGACACCCAAACACAATGACTACCACTCAATCTACTGCTGTGACCACCTCACTGCCGTTCGGCGCGTGCCTGCGTTTCTTCTGGGACATGGACGGTGTACTCTATGACTTCGGGTCGCTGTTCGCACAACACATGCCGGGCATCGACATGGAAGACGATTCGGCTTGGACGTGGCAAGAACTGCACGCCAAATGTCCGAACATCTACCTCGATGGCAAAGAAGTGCCGGGCATTCGTAGTCCGTGGCAGTATTCTCAACTGTTTGGCATGGTCATCGTGCTGACTGCCGTTCCACGGCGTTGGTCGTGGCCCAACGTGACAGCCCACAAGCGCGAGTGGATGAAGAAGACATTTGGGGTTCATCACTCGCAAGTTCGGTTTGGTCCCTACGCTGAGGATAAGCAGTTCCACTGCGAGTACTCGACCGACGTGCTGATCGACGACCGGATTCGCAACATCGAGCAGTGGCGAGCCCGTGGTGGTCAGGCCATTCACCACGTCAGCCCTGAACAGACTCGAATCGAACTCCAGAAACTGGTGCGCAGTTCGGGAGCCGTTGCTGTATGACCACCGTCAAGAGACACGGACACGGCACGATCATCAATCTTTTTGGAGGACCGGGGACCGGCAAGAGCACGACCGCCTATCTGCTGGCCGGCATGCTCAAGCTCAACATCAATGCTGAGCTGGTGACTGAGTTCGCCAAGGACGCCGCTTGGGAGAAGCGCGGTCATAAGGTCTTTGCTGCCCAGGACTATATCTTCGGCAAGCAGAACTTCCGCATCAATCGTGTGGCCGACGAAGTGGACTACGTGGTGACCGACGGCCCGATCCTTCTGGGTCTGGTGTATATGCACCACTACCCACACGAGCAGCAATTGCAGAGTCTACGCCACACGATCCTGGAAGCACATCACAAGCATCGGTCGGTCAACGTGTTCCTCACACGCGATCCCAGTCGCCCGTACAACCCCAAGGGCCGTAATCAGACGGCCAAGGAAAGCCTGGAGCTTGACTACGAGATCTACGAGATGCTGATCGACAATCAGATCGACCACCACGTCCTACAGTTCGAAGGCGTGTTCACAGCTCTGCAGATTCTGGCGCTAATCGGTGAGCGTGATCTGGCAGTCAGCATCGCTGCTGATTTTATCATTGACAGACCATACGTATGACTCTAGTACCCAATTTTGAAGACGAGGACCACATTTTGTCGGTCCTTCGCTGCCGTCCTACGGGCATGATGTTCGCCGGCGTACTGATCGTCACCGACGACCCAACATCGGCCGAAGTACTGAAGCTTTGGTGTACGAAACAGTGTGGACAGGCTGGAACGTACAGGATCGAGACGCACACCATGTCCGATCTGTTGACCAAGCCGCTACACATGATCCGGATCCAACCTCGGCGCCTTGTGCTAATCAACGCCAAGGAACTACGCGAACGCAGCATCAAGGACCCGATGGTTGTGCGCGCGGCCTTGATCGAAAGCGTTCGAGGCTTTGCTCAGCTCATGGACTTTGGCGATCCGGTGAACCTGATCTCCGGGTTTGCTATTGTCGAGCACGTAGAACCCGAACCTGAACCCGTCCCTGTTCCAGACCCCGCTCAGGCTTCGAATCCAACCCCAGAGTCGACGCCGGCCAAGCCAATCAACAATCTGCAATCGACGTACATGACGGCGCACGAGCGTGTGATGCTCGCGCAAATGAAGGACGGTGGACCCCGGCCCGTCACTCTCGATGATTGTCTGTCGACGCTGGCCGTCCTCGAGCCAGAAGCTGAGCGCGTTGGCTATCACCTGTCGATTCGCGGCCCCGCTATGTGGAATCAGCCAAGTGAACGGGTTCAGCTCGTGGCTTTTCCAAAGAACCACGGTGCTCGGTTCGAGGCGCTGGCCGAGCGGCTTGCAGTCCATAACCTCAAGCCCATTGACTCGCCGTTCCAGGGACAGATGCGGACCGTCTGGTGCATGTTCGCCAATCTGAGGAACGGGTTGACCGTCGAGCTCCAGTGCCGTGAGACTTTGCTGTCGCCCACGATGCTCGATCCACATACAACCGACGAGGACTCGAATGAAACTTCTCCTGCTTAGTTTGCTGGCCGTCGTGCTGCTGTTTTTAGTGTCTGCCTGTGACGGTCCAGCCATGGATGAGCGTGATCGTGCGTCTACCGCTGCCTATACGATTTGGCAATCGTGTGTGCCGGGTACCATCCTCTGGCAGACTAACTCGAACCCAGATTCACAGGGCAACATCACCTTCAGCTCGACGTGCAAGAAAGCTGCGTTCAAACCATGAACACAGACCCCATCGAAGCTGTCCTGGCCGAGAAAATGCGCCGCGAGAAGGCACAGGCATGGGAATACGGATTCCAAGCGGGGCAGATCTACGGCGCGCAACGCGAGCGATTCGATCCTGATCGGAGTCACCCACTCGACGAGCCAACGCCACCCTCAAATCCATACGGAGATCCCCGATGACTCCAGAAGTTCTTGCTCAGATCAAGACCCAGAAGTGGTGGACCGAAGCCGATACCGTAAGTCGTGTTGACTTCCTTGTCGCTATCGTTGCGGAATACCCAACGTTTGACATGCGAGTCAATTGGCCTGGGAACGGTGCAACGACAGAGCTGACTTGCGGCAACAAACTACAGCCGGTTGTAGTTGTTGACTTGATGGGCCGACTGTGGCTCGACCAAGGCAGCAGGAGCATTCCATGGTCACCCTCAACTGATTGGGGGCAAGGTGGCCCGATCTATGACAAGCATCGCATCGAGCTGATGAACTACGTGACCGAGCACCAGCAGATGTCCCCGGTTTCAGCGCTTGTCTGGATCACCAAGGCAGGCCTCAAGGACTGGATGGAGGCCCTCGTACGAATGAAAGGACTTCTACCGTGAAACTGCTGGACTGGTTGATGACTTTGCTCGTGCAGTATCTGAGCCCACCAGTCGCACTAGCAGTCCTGGCCGTTGGGGCCATTCTTGTGTTCATGCTCGTCGTAGTACCGCTCGTTCATCTGGCCCTACACTACGCGTGATCACTTAACTACAAGAAGAGTCGTGTGAGTATGGCACAGCAGAGTAACTCTCTACAAATATCGGCCCGAACAACTCGAAGTATGGGCCAACGGTCGGTCACCACGGCTAAGACAAAGCCGAGAACCAAAGGAACCAAAACTCGGGCACGGCGTGGATCAGGCAATGGACAGTACGCCGGGTTTGTGAACCGGATCGTCCGGTACTTCTCACAGTTTCAGCGCAGCAAGACCATGACCGTTTTGGGTGCCAAACGTGTGACTGAAGCCGAGATGCGGTTGTTACCGCTGGTGGCGAAACGCATGAACCCGAACTGGCGAGTAGTCGCCGTGATGGAACACGCTGCATCGGGTCCTCATGTCCACGCAGGTGTGATCGACACTACTACGTCAGTGCCACAGGCGCTGCCATTGGTGGCAGCCACTACATACATCGATCGGCTCAACACTGCAATCGCGTTGATGCGCAGTACCCACTCAGGTCAGCTGACTAGTCGATGGTTCAGATCGTACGAACGGCGGGTCCTTGACTACGAGGACGATGTAGCTGAAGTCGTGTATCACGTGAAGAACGTTCAGGTCAACGGGCGCAATGTCCAGGCAGGCGTCGCGCAGTATGGTCCGCTCTATATGTTCAAGTCGCTGGTGCAAGCCGATCAGCGCCAGAACTTTGTGTGTGAGACCGGAGTCGGTGGCCTCTACCAGTGGGTGCGCTCGCATGAGGAGGTGGACATTGAGAACCTCCCAGTCCTGAGCGGCACGGTCAAGCCATTTAATCTGGAGACCATGTCGTTTGTGGCGTATGCTGTAGTCCACCAGTTGGAGACTCGCAAACCTGACGAGGTCGTGGTCTACACCAAGAACGGCCACGTGATCCGGGAACACTCTAAACACCCACTCAAGTTCTCTACCAACGAGTTGCTCCAGGTAGGCATCGAAGTCCTGTGGCGTGAACTAAAAGTCCAGCAACTAGGGGCTGGAGTTGGGCAGCTAAAGAAGGCTGTAAATGTTGTGCGTAATACCTACTGCTCGGCGCTGTCACGGTTGTCGAACGACGCACTGTCTGAGCACGCATCGATCGTGGTGCAGAAACTAAGGAAACGCAAATGAGTGTCGATCATCACCAACAACAGAGCGCGTGGGGCGTCCAACAACTCAACCTCTATCGAGTCGAGTTGCAGGGCATGCAAATATCGGTCACAGGACCCCGTTACGGTACGTCCTACGTAGTAGCACCAGATCCGACAACGGCCTATAACATGGTGCGCGAGTTCTGTGACAAGGCAGATCTTGGCTATCCGGCTGAGCGTGCGCTCAAGAGCGTGATTCTGCTCGCAGAATGTACGCGATATCCTGACTGCGGCACCCTGTTGTTTACTGGACATGGACCGGGCCTGCTGTGACTACCTATACAATCAAACGGGAGCCTATCATGGCGACTACTCGATCTAGTAAGGCCGGGGGCGGCGGCAGTGGCGGTACTACAGCCAGACCGTCACAATCGTCGCGACCTGTCGCTGCGCTTCGCCTCCGTCTCACCAAGTGGTTCCTGCTCGAAGTTCAGGTTCCGACAATGACTGGCGTCTATTCGGTCCATCTGCTGTCTGACTTGGCTGATGCACAAGCCACGTATTCGGAGCTACGATACTATCGTAAATACGACGCCGAGACAGGTTACTGGTCACAGTCGTTCGTGACCGCTGAAGCCGCAGAGCACGCTTCCTGTGAATCCCACATCGCACCACCGATCGTGTGGTGTGGCCTAGCTGTTGACCCAACTGGTCACAAACTCCTCCAACTTCCTTGAAAAGCAAACGATAATATGTCATCCGATCTCTCCACTGGTGGTGGCACCGTCGATCTCGCCCAGATCTTTCGCGATCGCGTGATGGACACGCTGAAGAAGCAGTTCATGGACTTGATTCCCAAGGACGTGTTCGACGCGATGGTCAACAAGCAACTGGAAGAATTCCTGAATGGGCCGCGACACAAACGGTTCAAGAAGGGTCAGGAGTATGTCGGCGGCAAGTACGTAGAGGTCGAGGTACCAATTCCGGAATGCACGTATCGCCCAGAGGACGACCCCAACACGTTGCCCGGCATGATCAAAACCGAAGTGGTCACGCAGTTTAAGAAGGTAGCTGCAGACTACATTCAGCATCTCAACTACACAGAGCAGATCATGCCACACGTTCAGTCGATCGACAACGTGATCGCCAAGACCATCCGTGAAAACACCGAAAACTTCGTGACTGCGATGTTCCAAAACGTGGTGGGTGTCGCCATGTCTGGAACCATCGGCTATCTGAACAATACAACGGTCAACGTTCAAGACTTCAACCAAAACGGCTGTCCTTCTTCTCCTCATAGCTCGAAGTTCTGCATTCCACAGCTTCCGTTCTACAGCTTCAAGTTCGCGCCGCCGTACAAATACGGCAGCTACAACAGCTTCTGACTACCGGAGAGCCTGACATGGGTCGTGCCATCAAGATCGACGACAGCAACAAGATCGTTGTGGATTCGTTCCGCAACGACGAAGGCGAGAAGTTTCTGAACGTTCGCAAGTTCTGGAAGAAGGACGAGAACGCTGATTGGATCCCCACCCGACAGGGCATGTCGGTTCACGTGGACAACGCACCGAGACTGATCAAAGCTCTGAGGCTGGCGCTTGCCAACGTCGACGAAGAGGCACGCACGCTCGAACCGCGTGACAACAAGGGCAAGTCCAAGTCTAAAGATGAGGAGTCTGCCAAGAAGAAATCCAAGAACACAATCCGAGCCAAACCCGCACCCAAAGGTGCTAAAGCATGGGACGACGAGTGATCGTCGATCTCCAACCAACTGAGAGAATGAACTATGGATCGTAAAGAAAAGATGTTTGGGATGGCTGTCGGCGCGGTGATCGCCGGCATCATCTTGCTGGTGACCATCGTGTCTCTGTGGCCGTTCCGATCGGTGCCCACTGGCGCGCGTGGCGTGATCACCCAATTCGGGGCCATCAAAGGGATCGAACCCGAGGGCCTTGTGGTTCTGCCTCCGTGGAAGAACCTGACGCTGTTTAGCATTCGGTCCGAACAGGCCGATATCAACGACGCGGAGGGCTCGACCTCAGACCAGCAACCCGTGAAGGTGAGCATGACCGTCCGCTACAACATCTCGCCTGACCGCGTGGCCGAGGTCTACGAAAAGTACACGCACAACGGTGACCTCTCGAGCTACGTGCAGACCGCTACTCAGGAAGTGTTCAAGGCAGTGACCGCCAAGTACACAGCACCTGACCTGATTGCCCAACGAGCGCGGGTGTCGAGCGACATCAATTCAGCACTGCAGACCAAGCTCGGCATCTACGGCGCGCATGTCATCAACATCGACATGCGCAACTTTAGCTTCAGCGACAGCTACATGCAGGCCATCAACCAGAAGGTCACGCAAGAGCAGTTGCGACTCGCGGCCGAAAACCAGGTCAAGACCGTTGAGGCTCAGCAGCGTGCCAAGGTCGTGACCGCAGAGGCCGAAGCCAACGCCACCAAAGCTCAAGCCGACGGTGCTGCATACGCCATCACCAAGAAGGCAGAAGCCGAGGCAGAAGCACTCAAGATCCAGAACGCGGCACTGGCGCAGAATCGCGATGTGCTGGAACTGCGCCGCATCGAGGTCGAGATGCAGAAAGCCAAGAACTGGAACGGTCAGCTTCCGACTGCCATCTACGCAGGTGCTCCAGTCCCGTTTCTCGACGTGGGCAAGCAATACGGCAGTCCGACTCCGCGACAGTAACCACCGTTGACCACGTGTGACCCAAACGGCCCTCTTCGCAGGGCCGTTTTTCTGTTACAAATTGTTACACTTTTCTTCGCGATTTTGCGGTAAAAAGTCGTGGATTTATGGTATCATGTGGCTGTGGGGAGGACTGTCCGAACCACGGGCGGCGCAAACCCTAACCCAGCCCCCTTACCCCAAACCCAGCCAAGGAGCTACACCATGAATGCAACCCGCACCCGCAACACCGCGAAGAACAAGCCCGTCCGCCTGATGGTCCGCATCGGCGACGACGTGAAGGTCGGCTTCCGCAAGATCGGCGTCGACGCGTATCGCGTCAAGAGCGCGGGACTGCCGACGCTGCATATCGAGATGGACGACGAAATCGGCAAGTTCGTCGCCGAAGCCAGCGAGCGTCGCCACGTGATCGGCGATGTCAAGGCGCCGACCGCCGACCGCGCGTTCGTTCGTGCGGTCAAGCAGTTCTGGCTCGGCACCGAAGCGGCGGCGACCCGCCAGGGGCGCTTCACGCGTGGTGACCGCGTGAGCTTCGTCGGGCCTGACGGCGAGCGCGACGAAGCCAAGATCACCAGCGATCTCGTTCGTGACGAACAGAGCGGCAAGTTCGGTTATCACGCCAAGGTCGGCAAGCGCAGCCTCTTTCTCTACGACCGCAAGAGCTTGCGCCCTGCCACGACGCACTGACCGGTCGGATCCATGCAGTCCCAATTGTTTAGGCCCTTTGTGGCCTAGACTCGTACTCAACATCCACCACCAAGAAGACCGTAATGGCAATCAACCTCGTACTCAACATCGATCACCCGGCGATGACTGCTGACGACGCAGTGAAGCTGCGCGACGTCCTGGTCTACACGTTGAAGCACGAAGTGGCTTCGATCGTCGGGCGAACGGCTCTCGAACGGCCGAACGCCAACCACGTCGTCTTCTTGCCGACTCGGCTTCTCGATCTCGATATCGAAGCCGCGGTCGTCTGACCAACTCAACCATCGTTCACACAACCCAACAGGAGCCAATCATGGGCCAACGTCTTTCCTTCAACGCCGCCGACCTGATCGGTAACCCGAACGTCCAGGTCAAGTTCTACAGCGAAAAGCTGGATCGTCTCGACGATGAAAACCCGAACGAGCCGGACAAATATCTGGCACTGGCCGATGTCCAGATCGTTCGGCTGGACCGCACCCGCTCGATGTCGTTCGAGGTTTGGGCCCACGACGGTGTGATCGAGTTGTCCTGCGATCACAACGTGTGGGGTTCGGCGTTCATGGACCGGTGCGAGTTCCTGGCCTCCCTTGGTGTTCGGTACTCGGTCTACTGAGGAGGCGATCATGATGCTGCTGCAGAATCACACCAGCTCGAACAACTACAAGGTGCCCGGCACCAAGATGACGAGCCGCTTCGACTGGTCTCACAGGCAGATGAGAGACCACGCTCGTTACGTCGCGACTCACTGGTATGGCGATTCGAACGGTCCAGTGCCGAAGCGTTCCAAACCCTACGCGATTCTGTCGAAGCGTCGGGCTAAGAAGTGCAAACATCCAAAGATGGTGGACGACAGCTACGGCGGTCCCGAGAGCGGTTGCGTGGCCGGTCACTGCCTTCGCTGTGGCTGGAGTTTCCACCACACTCTGTACTGAGGAGATGATTATGGTTTCGATGGACACCTGTGTCACCAACGTCCAAGTTGGCTTCTGGCTTGGGCTCGCAGTTGGCCTCGCGATTGCGATTCCGCTGTGGCGCCTAGCCGGGTTCTTTGCTGAGCTGATTGTGTTGCTTGCTCGCGCTATCAGCTATCAGAGATGGCGCCTTCGTATGACCAGCACCGACCGCACGGTCGTCGGCGCGTGGCGTCAGCACGTGAAGCGCGGCCAAGCCATCGCTTCAGTCTGGCTACTCGTCCGTCTGGTGGTCGAGGCACTGCCCGACATGTGCTTCGACACAGAAGCTCGCGGTGAGGGTGATGCTTACTGGCGCGGCGTTGGCGACTGGAAACTCTAATTCAGCCCTCATGGAGGCGTTCAACATGACCAACGTTTCTCACTTCGTGATGGCCCTGCTGTCTGGGATCGTGGCTTCGGCCATCACGTCGTATCTCGATGCTCGCGCGTTTCAACACAACTGCGTGCCGAGTGTCACTCCACCTTCGGTACAACGTGCGCCGGCTCCAGCTCCGGCACCTACCCCAGAGTCGTCAGTGGTTCCAGCCAGTGTCAAACCACACAAACAACACCTGATGGTGTAGAAGGCGCGTCTGATCATGACCCTCAAGACACTAACAACCACGGGAGTGCTCGGCCAGATGAAGGCCGAACAGGTCGATGACCTTGAACAGTGCTTTGCCACGTTCACGCCTTCTGGCTGGCGAGTGACCGATCCGGCGATTTGTGCGCTGCTCGAACAACTTCGGGCCGACATCGCTGCTCAACCCTACTACGTGGTGAAGCGCTGACCAATGCGCACATACGCCACGAGTTCTCAACCAAGCCTCAACTCAACACGGAGACCGCATCATGGTCGATCACACCACCCGTAGCCTCTCTGCCGTTTTTAACACCGACATCAAGGTCGTGCAGCACGCCCTGTCCGAGATGGACAAGCGCACCGGTGACACTACCATCGTCACCATCACGGACGAAAGCGAGACCTCTTCACTCGTGCCACTGACCCGGGCGACTGGCCCCGCGCAGGACATCATGTTCCTGATCGGCGAGATCGCCGCCCACGGCGAAAACGGCCTGATCCGGGTTACCTCCCGCTGAAGCGCGCGCCGTCCCAGCCCAGAACACTCAACCACATGAGACAACCATGAACGCCAATACAACTGACCGCCAACCCCAAGACCAAGCAGTCCCACCGCGCCAAGCATACGCGACCCTGCGTGATGCTCTCTATCTGGCGGACGCCACGGCGTCCATCGCCAAGAGTTGGCCCTATGCTGGTGGCTTGACTGGCCGTCGACAGGAGATCATGGGGCTGATCCAGGCCGAAGTTCGGGACGCAGCTGATAAGCTGGGCATCCGCGAGGTCGAGTTCTGGACCATCGCCAATTCCTGCTTGACCGACGTCAGGGCCGCGTGACCCAAATACCTCGACTACTGGAGGAGGAATCGTGAACCCCAAGGCAACTGATCACTGGCCGTTCAGCGATTCAACGCTCACGGCCATCGGCAAGAACGCACTGGCGACGGCACAAAAACGCCAACGGCAGAGCGAACGCCAACGTAGGCCACTGGCTTGGAGGCACTGCGAAGTCTACGTACTCGCCCTGCTCGTCATGCTGGCGCTCATCGCCACAGGTATTTTGATCGAGACGCTTATCGAGCTCGATCGCGTAAAGGCATCGGTGGCTCTGACCGCCGAGTCAACCCATCAACCGTTCGTGTCTGCTGACGCTATCGAAATGGCGGCCAGTGGCGCGACACCTCAACTCAAGTGAGGGTCCCACGTATGTTCGACACACTCATCACCAAGGCCATCGAGCTTGGCCTTCGCTGGTCCCCGCGCGGTCTGCTGTTTTTCTTCGTGGTGCTAATCGTTGCCATCGGCTTCTTGGGTTACCAGCTCGGTGCCCTGATCAGCCGTGGTCTCACCTACATCTTCTGACTATCCGCAGTACAACCACCAACCTCTGAGGAGTTTTCTCATGAAACGCATCATCATGGGCCTCTGTGCTCTCGTTCTGTCCAGCCTGTGCTCGGCCCAGACCTATGTCCCGGCCGAGGCGCCGGCCACTCCATACCGTTGGCTCCTGGACCCGGAGTTCAATTTCCGCACCAATCAGGTGACGTGGATCGACATGAGCAACGGCAACATCTGGGTCTGTGGCCTCGACCCTGTGACCGGCAATCTGATCCCGGCCAACGGTCAGGGCTTTCTGATCGAAGCCAAGGCCGAGCCGTTCTCCAGTTTCTGGGTCACGCTCAACGGACCCGAGTGGGCGATGGGCACGTCGTCGACACAGGACTACATTGTCTACACGCGATACCCGCAAGGCGTTCAGCCGTCGACGACCACCGGTGAAATCGCGGCGGCAACGCCCAACGCCGATGGCACGTGGACCACTCACGTGACGACACCGTTGCAACGAAACGCTCCGTATGGGAGTCGGTCACACAACAGTGTGCCGAAAATGTCGTACAACGATGCCTACGGCAATCACTACGTGCGTGACGTCGCCAATCCGGCGACCGAAACGGCGCTCCCGATGCTGACGGGCACTGGCCTGACGCCCGGCGTTCGGTTCTCCGACACGCAGAACATTGTCGTGTATCCGGCTGTTGACCCCGCGACCGGCATTCCACAGGTGTTCACTTACGATCTCGATGCTCACGCGCTGACTCAATTGACCTACGATGCTGGTAGCAAGAATCAGCCGTGGGTGTGGACGGCACCGGACTACGGCAATCAGATGGCGATGCTCACGGTCATCAACTCGAATGTTGTTGCCATCTACACACAGCAGAACGGCTCCTGGGTGCAAGCTCAAGCGGCCACTGCACCTGATGGTGGAACATGGTTCTCGACCGAACCGTTTGTTTACCAGGGCAAGAGCTACGTCCTGGCGCAGTACACCAAACCTGGGCAGAACTACCCGTCGTCCATCTGGGTCATCAGCTTCGATCCAGCCAACCCATTCATGCGCAAGCTCACGCCCGACCAACCTGATGTCGCGCGTGCTGACCCGGAGATTGTGTTCACCAATTCCGGACCGATCGTGTACTTCACACGCTTTGACCAGACCAAGAACCCGACGTTCTGGCTCTGCCTCCAGTGCATGCAGGGCGAGTACAAGACGCCGGTGATCCTGCCCTGACCCATCCTTTCATGGGTGGTGTTGTCTCTTGCCGTGTACCTCGACTACGAGTTCTACCGCGGCATCGTCTATCTGTTCCACACTGGAGGTTGAGCATGCTCAGACTTATCAACCAATCGCTGATCCGCTGTGCGTTGCACTTCTATCACGATCAGCTGGCGAAGGTCCAGCCGGGGTCTGGTGACGAATACGTCAACGCACGGCTGGACATCCATCATGTGCAGCGCCAACTGGACGACTTGTCGGCACCAGTCAATTCTACGGAGCTGCTCCAGAAAACAGGCGGTCAATGGCTCGGCGTTGTCCGCGAATGGATCAAATGCAAGTGTCGCAACGGCGAATACGTGACCTGGGGTTCGGACGATACGCTGCAGATGCCACGCGTGTCGGTCCAAGACCTGGAATACCTCGCAGCCAAGATCGCGGCAGCCGCCATCAACGAGGCGTGTGCTCTTCATTCACTGGAGAAGCTCGTGGCTGAAGACCGGGTCAAAACCATTCAACCTCCCCAATCCACTCAATCGAACTGAGGGCCCCATCATGCGCTACACTCAAAGCAATTCCCACAAGCTCCGCGCCGGTCACACATTCTGGCGAGTACTGATCACTGCCACGACCGACGGTGTGCTGTCCCACCGGATTCGCCAACAGCAGGTGCTGGGCAAGAAGGTGATGCAAAAGCACACGTCGTTCATGGATCCGACAAAGGTTCTGTCGCGCAACCCATATTTCTTCTGGAAGAAGCGTGACGGCAAGTACATGAACGACGGCAGGGTCGACATCACCACGAGTCGGACGCCAGTAGACTACTACCACATTGCCGGCTATCTGTCGGAGGCGCACAGCTACGGACGAGCCCAATCGTTTTCGACCTGTCGTCAGGCCGAGCGCTTTGTGCGTGAAGTCTACGCAGGTTTGCATCCCAGGGTTGTCGAAGCGGCCATCGAGGACGCCGAGTTCAGCGCCGCGATGCGTGGCCTCGATGACTATGACGATGGTTACGACGAACCCGAGGACGAGGGGCCTGTCGAACCCACCGACACCGGATACGCCTGTACCGACCGGTGGGAACGCAAGTACCTGAGCCTGAAGGTCACCGACATCCGTCGGTTCCTCGAACTCGAAGGCTTCGAGCGTGTCCACTATCACGAGTTTGCTCACCTGGACACCAATGACGTGCCGCAGGACTTTACTGACCTGATGGAAGTGCACGCCAACCGAGAGCTTGGCGTCGTCGTCCACTTCGACACCTATCGCTATCGTGATGACGACGGCAATCTGCCGGAAGCAGGCCAGGAAGGTATCAACTCGATGAAGATGTACTATGCCTTCCGGCCGAACAACATGGAGTTCAGGCACCGCGGTCACTGGATGTCTTCTGGCTGCTGGCTTTCCGAGTCGAATGGGCGTGGATGGAGTCGCGATGAACCGGAACCGGACGATCTGTATCTCTTCGGGTACCACGATACCCGTTCCGGCTTCCGTGCTCGCCTTCACCGTATGAAGGAAGGTGGCAAGTTCCTTAACCCGTGGCCTGCCAACCATGGCGACCAGCGTACTTTCATGTTTCTGTCGTGGGCTGACACCAAGAACGATGGCCGTGGTCCAGGCAAGTATCACGCGTGGGACGAGCTGGCGTGGTCTCGCTACCAACAGATGCCGGAGTGGTTCCGCCAGATGGTGAATCTGGCACCTCCCAAGGAACCTGAAGGGGCTGCCGGGGATACCAGCTTCGCGCTCAACGCATAGGAGAAACGCCATGAACCTGTCCAAAATCCTGGAGTCCCTGACGTTCTACGGGAACAACATCTTCAAACGGAAGTCCAACGGTGAGACCGCTATCCAGACGGTGGTCGAGCACGACGGTGGCGATCGGGCTCGCACTGCCCAAGCTTCGTTGGAAATGATGCGAGCCCGCCTCACTTCGCGGTTTTTCAATCTCGTGACCTCGGCGGAGTTCTGGTGCAGCGAGTTGGAGAAACACAAGGACGAACCAAGCGTTCGCAACTTCAAGCAAGCCTACGGACGATTGGACGGTTACGTCCTGGCACTGCAGGAGATCGATGGTGGCGACTTCACGTCATCGTTGGTCGGTGAACGGGTCGAAGAGTTCGTCAAGAGGTCTCAGGCATTGGAGCAGAAGTTCAACAACATGGAAGCGAGAGGAGAAGGCTGATCAAACTCTACATTTCGTGCTGTAAATGAGGGTAGAGGGGTCCAAACCTCCGCCACTAATTGAATCCTGCTCGTTTTGAGCTCAATTTCAAGGAAGAACATCATGGCAACTGCCAAGAAAGCCAATCGTACGAACGCAGTCAAGGACGCCGGCAAGAAGGCCGCTCCCAATAAGAAGGTGGCCGCTGCTCCGGCCGGCAAGACCAAGCCCGTCGCCGGTGCGAAAGGCAAGCTCAATGCCAAGGCCGTCGACGCCAAGCCAGTGCCGCCCCCGGTCAAGAAGGGATTCCCTGCCAAGAAGACCGGTGCTGCAGCCCGGAAGCGTCCGGCACGCAAGCCCATCCCGACGTTCAAGGCTCCGGCTGAATTCAAGCCCTTCTTCATGCGCGTGACCATGCTGACTGCCAAGGACGGCATCATCACCGATGTCAAGGCCACTCGCATCAAGGGCAGCCCCACGAACGAGAACGCCAAGACGCTGGACCTGTCGGTCTATGATCCGGACACCGAACGCCGGATGGCCACGCGCTTCGCCGGTCCCACGTTCATTCGCAACGACAGCAAGCGCCTGCCCGGCAACGCCAAGTTCGACATGCTGATGCGCGTCGGTGCCCGCAAGGCCGACGACAGCCTGATGGTGGCGCTGCGCGAAGCCCGGATGAAGGTCGGCAAGGATGGCAAGGCCATCGACATCAAGAAGGACAAGAAGACGGGCAAGCCCACGGTCGAATGGCGGACTCTGCGCAAGGCCCTGAAGTTCATGCCTGCCGCGTTCACCAAGGTTCTGCCGTTCCCGTCGGCAGCTGAGATCAAGGCTCTGTACAAGCGCCTGGAGTCGGCTGCCGAATAAGCAGTAGCAGCAGCAGCCCGGGCCGGTAGCTCAGTTGGTCAGAGCAGAGGACTCATAATCCTTTGGTCGTTGGTTCGAACCCAACCCGGCCTACCACATTCCTGTTCCACGTTCATTCTCTACTGGAGATCACCATGTCGATCAACGAAGGTAAGAAGCAGCAAAAGCAACGCCACAATCGCATCGAGTCCAAGGACCAGAAGTCGCAGACGATCGCTGGCCCTGGCGCCCACCTGGACTTCAACAGCGTGGTCGGCCACATGGACAAGGAGTTCGTCCAGTCGGCGGGTAAGGCCGCAAAGTCGCCGTGCTCGACACAGCGTCGGCAGGCACGCCGCCAACGAGCGCTCGAACGTTTCTCGGTCAAGTCGGCACCGGTCTTCACCAAGGACCACGACGACGAGGTCCGCAGCCAGCGGATGGCTGAGTACAAGGACTACCTGAAACGCAAGGCCATTGAGAAGGTGATGCTCCAGCGCCGGCTCCACATCAACACCTACTAAGAAGGCGCGCGCGCCCACGCGCGTAAGGGCAAGGTCGTGCGAACGTGATTCGCACGACCTTTCGTTGCTTGGTGAACAAGAAGGAGCCCGAGCTATGCTCAGCAAAGCCTTAGAGACTGTGCTCAAACGGCTGTCACCCAAACGGCCGATCCATGTGTTGCGCCGCGTGTCGAACGACGAAGTACGCCACGTCCAGCTCGTTCAGAGTGTCGAACTCCGAGTCGAACGCCTGACGGGTGAGGAGGCAAGCAAACTGCTCAAGGGGTTGGAGGCGCACGTTCGGTTCGCACCGTTCGAACGTCGCAAGTCCGACCGGAAAAATCCTCCGCACTACCAAGGTCGTGGGGTCTACTACCGTGAGAACCCTGAACAGGGTTTGTTCTTGCGCCTTGAGATCCGGCGTTACGCGGATGGCTACGACACCATCTTCCTTGACTCGCATCGCGATCTGGTGTTCCCTCCAGTGGAACGCGTCAAGCAAGATGTGGTGACCACCAAGAATCGGCGTATCTCCGATCAACTGCCGTCGTCGCCACCTACAACACCGGCACAGGACCCGATTCAGCCACAGACCGACCAAACTCAACCACCGCCACCGTCCGTGGCTACAACTCAACCTCCAAAGGCTAAGGTTAGTCCAAAGCGCGAGCCAGTCTCGTTTCTCGACTGACCTAGCCGGTCGCGCGCGCAACCATTGCTCAATCTGCAGTACTCAACCAAAGGAACTCATCATGGCAAACCACCCCACCCCCATTCGCTGGACGCAAGAAGAGCGCGACGCTGTCGTCAACGCGCTGGCCGATCAACTCTTCCAATCACTCTTTGCTTTGTATGAAACCGAATGGGCTGAAGGCGAGGAGTTTGGAAGCCCCTCAAACAGCGACGTCAGGAAGTCCCTTCCCGAGGCCCAACGTGCGGCGTTCAAGTACCTCAGATACACCAAAACGATTGCCAATCAACGTACCCGGACTTCGTTCTCGGGTACCGAGATCAAGCATCTGTCCCAGGAAGTCACCAAGCTGATCGAGGAGCGATTCAACGCCAGCAAGCCCAAACAGAAGGCCAAGAAAGGCAAGTCCAAGGTAAAGCCCGAGTCGCTCAACCCGGAATACAACGAGGTGACGGCACACAAGGACGACCAGTGGCGGGACGTCGAGGACATGTCGTCCAAGCTTCGCTATGAAGCCGAGTATTACCTGGACGACTACACAGATCGGCGAATTGAGGCCGGAAAACCCAAGCGGCTCAGCTGGAAACTGTTCAGGACCTACCTCCACCGTATGGACCGCGAGTCCGAATTCACGGTCGATGAATTGGCCAATGCCATGTGGGAGATTCACTTGCATCGCCAAGCTACCCAGGCGACCGATGGGCCGAAGTGGCCGTCCCCGAAGTTCGTAACAACGGCCACCAAAGTGGAACAGACAGACGGCCTGTTCACCGACACTGAACTTCAACAAATCCACGACATCCTGTCGCGTGTCAGTGCCTACGTCAAGGAATTCGGCACCGACCCGGTGACCGACGCCCGTGAAATGCGTGAGGCGCTACGTGATGCCGACGCCGAACTGCGCAGACTCACCAGTCGTGTGAACTCGTTCTTTCCGGGCACGTGATTACTGGCAGAAGAAGACGCGCTCACGCGCGCGCACTTAAACCAAACTGTAAATGAAGGGTAGCGGCGCGAAAGGTAAACCAAAACCACAGCCCGTGCGTGCGCGCGCTACCCCTTACGCGAAGGAACAACAACCATGTCCAGAACTGCTAGCAGTACAAACACCAAGGCTTCGACCATCTCTGCCGCCGCAGCAGCAGCATCAGTTACGGCTGCTCACGTCCATACCTCGGCACCAAATGCCGAGCGTCAAGCCGAATTCAACGAGTACATGCTCCGGCTCCAACGCCGATTCGACACGACGACCGCAACGCAGGACAATCTGTTTGTCGCCAACGTCGGCCCCATCCTCCATCAGATGGGTGTTCGGCCCGGAGGTATGACCGACCCCCGCGGATTGACCGCCGACGGTGTGCAGGGTGCGCCTACTCTCTACGACTACTACCTGTCGACGTTTCCGATCGAGTGGCGTCAGTACCATACGTGCAGCGAGTGCCGCAAGTTCATCAACAGCTATGGATCACTGGCGATCGTGTTGCCAAACGGTCAGCTGAAGTCGGCTCTGTGGTCTGAGTACGACGCGCCTGATCACTACAAGCCGGTGGCCGCAGCGTTCGAACGCCTGATCCCGAAGTGCGAAATCAGCGACGTGTTCAAGACCGACCACAAGATGTGGGGTACGGCGAAGACCGGTGTGTGGACGCACTTTGCGGTCAAGCCACACTATCGGTTCGTGTTCTCGTCGAAAACCAAGACGCCGTTCCAGGCCGCCGCCAACATCAAGCACCGCTACCAGACGATGAGCCGGGCTCTGTCTGAGTTCGACGCCGGACTTCTCCAAAAGGCTAAGACGATCATCGAAAGCGATGTGCTCCGTGGCAACGAGAAGGTGACGGGCCCGATCAACTTCCTGGCAGACCTGCGGTATACGTTGGACCAAGTGAAGTCCCAGCGTGAACGCCGGAACATCCTGTGGCGAGCCGTGGCATCGGCCCCGGAAGGTTTCTGCCATCCACGAGCGTCGCTCGTTGGCTCACTGCTCGCCGATCTGGAAAGCGGGGTGCCAATCGCACAGGTCAAGGCGTCATTCGAACAAAAGGTGGCTCCCGATAAGTACAAGCGGCCGCAGGCTGCGCCTACTGACGGCAACATCAAGCGAGCTGAGGAGTTGATCGCCAAGCTCGGCCTTGCACCGTCGCTCGAACGGCGGTTCGCACGTCTGGAAGACATCCAACAGATGTTGTGGTCACCTACGATTCCGGAACCGGAATCGGAGTACCAAGGCGGTGTGTTCGGCCACCTGAAGTCCAAGCAGAAGAACGAGCCAAAGACTGCCGAGCTTTTGCCTACGGTGAACATGACCTGGGCGCGGTTCCAGGCGCAGGTTCTGCCGCAGGCCAAGCGAATCGCTGTCGAAATCACGTACAACCGGCAGCCGTTTACTGCGTTCATGACTGCCGTGTATCCTGACGCACCACCGATTATCCAATGGGATCGGCCGGAGTGCCGCAATCCGGTGTCTTGGTACGTGTATGTCGAGGGGTCAACCCCTGACATCTGGAACCTCCGCCCAGGCTGGGTCGATGTGACAGGCGTTGCCTACGCGCCTCACATGTGGGACGACCTGAACGAGTACCCACAACATCAGAAGTCGGTGACGTTCTTCCTCGACGGTATGTACGATCGTCAGGCCGAACGTGGTCAGACGGGTCTCGGACTGTTCCCGGACTTCCTCCACGCCGAGTTGCACGAAGTACGCTCGACCATCGAGGCGCACTCGAACTCCAAGTCTCCGACCGGTGCAGCTGAAGCCACAGCCTGCGGCTTTATGTTCTCCGACGGTCCATCGCCGCATCCGATGGTCGTTATCATCGACGACGGCTCGATGGTCAAGCGCCGCATCAAGATCGACCGTTGGGACTAAAAGTCGAACTGTAAATGAGCAGTATGCAAACCGAGGCACGCACTAGGGCTTCGGCAGCGTACTAGGTTGAGTCTGTTCCGTTCTGCTACGTTGCACATAATCCACTGCGATGTTCGAGCGCGCATCAATGTGGATGCGGTTTAGTAGAAAGGACGACATCATGTGCCAACAAACCACCATCGAGACTGCGCAGTCTTCTGCCTCAGACCTGAGTGTGCCCTCCCTCACGCTTCAACCTGTGGCCCAAACTGTTCCAGCCGAAAAAGCAGCTTCTGCGGTCACAGCTGCGAAAGCAGAGACCCAGATCCAGATCCACCGAGTGAACCTGAAGGAATTCCTGCGGGCACAAGCGGATCGTTTTCTGACGGTGGAGTTCGTTAAACAGGACGGTTCATACCGCAAGCTGACTGGTCGCTTCCAGGTGCGCAAGCATCTGAAGGGAGGCGACAACAAAACAGTTGCGATCGATCGCCCTTATATGACGATCTTCGATGTTCAGGCTGCTGGTTATCGCACGATCAATCTAGAAACCGTGAGTAAGGTCCGCGCCTGCGGCATGGACCTGTCAGTAATCGGCTAACGCTGAATTCCCCTGATCTGTCCTACGGCCCTGCGCAAGAGGGGTTCGTGACACGCAGTTAACCGAGGGGCGTGCGACCTACCTGCGAAGGGTCGCACCTTACACCTTTACGCTCTACAGCCATTGCTCTTTTGACCAAGTCCCTGCCAAGAGGCTTGTTGATCTCTCATCCTCCTCCCTTCGGGTGCGTTGCTACCGCAGCGCACTCGCTTAATACGGCTGTAGAGCTTTCTTCAATGAGACTTAGCGCGGGTTCCATCCTCGACCGCAAGAGAAGCGATGTCAGTGCAAATCACGGTCGCCTAGAGGACTGTCATTTGGTGATAGGTCGCTCCTGTTGCCGAGTGCCGTGCGGTCTCGCCATCTGTGGGGTGCCGAATCTGGATTGCACGCGATACGCGTGATAGCGGCAATTCGGTTAGTAGGGATCGTGACTCCGGCCATCGCCCCACCCAAGAAACCACTGACGACTGCTACGGTTGATCGTCGGTGCCGGTGCGAGCGATAGCGTGGGTAAGCTCGCCTTGAAGTCCGTCGCCTGTAGTAGTGAGATGAATTTGCCTCTCAGCCAGTCTCACACTCCCGCTTTGACGATCCGTGGCCTACACTCGGATTCGAGACCCAGGTTTTGACAGGTGGATAGGCACCGAGTCCGCCCAGGAGCTACTCTACGTAACGCTCATCGCAGCCCGGAGCGAGGGTTTTGTGACCAGGATCCAGCCAAACGCGGCAGAGGTTGGATCCGCTATTGCTGTGATCATCAACGTCAAGAAAGAATCACCATGGGAAAGCTCTACGAACTCCTGGCCGCTGAAAAGACTGCGGTTGCTACCGCCAATCAGATGGCCGACGACACCCGGACCAAGTTCTCCAAAGCGGAGAGCTACTTCCGCGGTGAGACCAAGACGCTCAAGATGCTGGCCGAGAGCCCGGAGAACGATTCTCTGGAAAAGGCTGCGATGGTCAAGAAAGAGCTGAGCACCACTGTGCCGCTGACCGTCGACTACTTTCTGCAGTTCTGGGCCAAGGCCGAGAACGTGATGGCCAGCAAGAACGCCAGCAACCAGAACGCCAAGGCCGATCTGGTGGTACGCGGCAACACTGTGGCGACCAGTGTCCCGGTCGACGAGCTGATGGGCCTGGAGAATCGCCTTGGCAAGCTCAGGGCGTTGCTGTCCACTATGCCGACGCTCGATGCCTCCAGGTCGTGGCAACCGGACTCCAACAACATCGAAGGTGCGTGGGTCACCGACGAGACCCATGTGAGCAAGACCGAGAAGGTCATGACTCCGGTGGTCTTGGCTCCGGCGACCGACAAGCATCCGGCGCAGGTCAAGGAAGCCAGCAAGGATGTGGTGGTCGGCACCTTCACCACGAAGATCTGGTCTGGCGCCGTTTCGGCCGCCGAGAAGGCCAAGGTTCTGGAGCTGCTGGACGAGATGATCGTGGCCTGCCATCAGGCACGCAATCGCGCCAACGACATCGAGGCCATCGACTCCAAGATCGGCAACGCTATCGCCGACCTGATCATGGAACAGTTCGGCACCGTGACCAATGTGCGAGGCTGAGCCTAGCGCGCAGCGCCTCGTACTGTAAATGACACCCATAGGGGCTGAGCTAGGACTCAGCCTCATCGACAAAGTTATCGGCTATCCGTGATCGTTGTAGTGATATGAGCTTGCAGGTTCGAGTCCTGCCCGTCGTGTGCATAGTTCTGCACGAGTTATGCACACGACGGAAGCCAAATTGGATATGGCCTCGGAAGCGATTCCGATGAAAGCTCTGATGTTGCTCCTTGTAGTTTTGCCGATATACGTTGTCAAAGACTGCTCTCAATTCTGACAGTTCCGACCCATACTCTAAATGGCTAGGCCACAGGTTCAAATCCTGTCCCGCCCTCCACAGTGCATTTCGTTGTGCATTCTAAGGGCGGGTAGCTCAGCGGTAGAGCGCGCCATTTTATTCGTGATCGTTGTTAAAACGGCAGTGTAGATTTAGAGCAGATGCTCCCGACGAGGACTGGATACGACCAACTCGGGGGCTTTCTTGAGCGCATAGCCTGTGTGTTCAAGCAAGCCGATGGCATCAACAAAGGTCGTGGTCGTCTAAGGGATAGGACGTCGACCCCGGGCACAGCCTTGGGACGAAAATCCGGGTTCAAGTCCCGGCCGTGGCCACTATTCACGCGGGAGGGTGTGAACCCTATAGGAGACCGGATGGCCCCGGGTTAACATCCGGCCACTCTAAGCGTGCCGTTTGACTCGGCACTCCCGCTCCACTCAACGTCCAAGAACATGGAAGAAATCAAGATCGTGGGTCTCGATATCGAGACCCTTTCTCTTAGGTACGACTGCATTATCCACGAAGTGGGTGTATACGGTCAGTACATCAGCCCGGATGACTTCAGCGTCGGCATCGACTTTGAGGAAACGCACTACATGTCGGTAGCCGAGCAGTTGGCGCTCGGCCGCTCTTACACCAAGAATACGCTGGACTTCCAGATACGTACTCACGGGAACAAACGATTCTTAGGTTACGCGTCTGGCACCTCAACTGTCGAAGAACTCCATTATTCGCTCGTTCAGGCCTTCAGCAAAGCTGAAGAACTGTGGTGTAATCATCCTGACTTCGATCTGGCCCGACTTGGCTCGTTGTTTGAGTCCTGTGGACTAGAAGCACCTTGGAATTACAAGATCGTACGAGATGTGTCTACTCTAAGAAAGTTCCTGGGTGTGGATGTCAAACACCCAGGACAACAGCACACGGCCGTCGCTGACGCCAAGTTCAACCTCGCTGTAGTAGCCGAGGCACGACGCATGCTCCGTGCAGATCTCAAGGCCAAGAGCCAGCTCCGCAAATATTTAGCAAACCAATGGACCTGAGTAGACGTTTTCAGCAATCGTTCGTAGATGGGGCTAGAGTATACGACGCGGATGCGGTTGATAAGTTCATCAACGACCTGATGAACACTCATGCCGATGACCGGATTCATTTGCAGTATCTAAGCCAATTGATGGCCAATTCCCTGGCAAACAACTTGTGCAAGGACCACAAGGCTGTGATGCAAGGGCAACCATGCGCAGCATGTACGATCAGAACCCTTCAGGGTCAGCTAGAAGAGCTTTCGCGTAAGAACACACGGCTCTTCGATCAGCTGAGTGTCATTTCGCTGGCGCAACTGCAACAGAAGAAACACCCATCTGCACCGGAAAACGAATACACAGTGGATTGGGCGCTGGAGAGGATAGCTGAGTGGACGAGCAACACCCAAGGTGTGCGTGACTGCTTCTCGCTTGGTACCATCGCCATGTATATCCTGGCTCAGGAAGTCAAGGCTCTACGTGCGGCCTCGCAGCCGTGTCCAAAGCCGATGCCATCAGACGATGAAGTCAAGGACGTCGAAGACGGATGGGCTGATTCGGATTATGATCCACCGCCACTTCAAAGTCACGGTGAGTGACTCAACATCGAAGCGCAGCGAGCCTGTGCTTCCATGTTGACAGTGTCAGGCTTGTTCTGAGATTGTGCGCGCGCAGGCTTTGTCCTCACAACACACGGGGTCTTCGTACGCTTTGAACGTGAAGGCACTGTCAACAACCAATTCGCCGTCATAGCTCAGTCGGTAGAGCAACTGCCTTGTAAGCAGTAGGTCCGGGGTTCGATTCCTCGTGGCGGCACCACTCAACGGAGAGAGGGCTGGATGGTAAGGCAGCGGATTGCTAATCCGTAGACTGCGGTAACGTGGTCACTGGGTTCGACTCCCAGTCTCTCCGCCAAATATCATGAAGCTCACACAAGCACAACTTGAGCTTTACGCTCAGCGATATCTCAAACTCAGGCAATCAGGCTGTATGCCTGCCGACTACGAAACCCGCTGGCCGGGTCTAGTTGTCATTCTCCGGGACGATCGTCTCGATGCTTACCTCGATAACTGTGTCCTTAACCCCGAACTAATGGAGGATCATCATGATTGACTCAATAGGCAGTCTCCTGACCAACGTACCGTGGTGGTTAGTCGTATTAGTCGTGTTTGGGTACGCGTTGATTTCTGACCACATCGATAATGTCAATAATGACGATGATGTCGAGGACGAGGAGCCAGAAGTCGTCGAAGAATACGTGCCTGAGTTCAGCTACATCATTGATCCAGAGTCGATCGACAATCGACGCTACAGGGCGAACCTCGTTCGTAGTGCTTGCGACGAATTTCGTGAAATGCCTCGAGACGAGGAATCGCAACACAGAGCGCGCACGCTTCTCGAGGAATGGCGCGAACAACGCAGGCTCGACAAGTTGGAACTGGCTCGTACTGAGCATATGTTGGACCAACTGGACGATTCTCTCGAATACGCTTGGTTAGAAGCTAGGCGGGTTCACGCTCACTCAGTAGTCCCCGCGACCTCGCAACTGTAAATGGCGTTCAACAACAGGAGGAATAGCCATGACAATGCTACTTTCGGCTCTGGTGCTCAGCTCCAACATGGCGTCTGCATCGTGTTCCTGGGACCATCCGGGGGCCAATCCGTACCGCGACAACCACTCTGACATCGCGGCTGCCGTCGACGACTACAAGGATATCCCGCCCGAACAACGGGCTGATCTCAAAACAAAGATTCGGGTTCACGCCTATGACGACGTGGCAGACATCACGGCCACGCGCATCTCAGGTCGATACGAATACACCGACTTTCGGGACATGCACAGCGGGCATGGTCCTGTGTGTCACTCTGTGTCCAGAGCAAAGTGGACAGATTCAATGGCTGAGCGTGGACTGGTGTTCTGCTCGGCCGTTGGTGCTTCTGGCGCTGAAAACTGCGTGATCGTTCCTACGGTGTGCGATAACGTGGCCCGCGTTACCCGTGTGTACGAACATGTGAGACAAGTGCCGCCTGCCACTGATGGTGGCGGCGGCGGTGGTACCATTGACTTTACTCCTCAGCCAGTGACACCGACAGCCGTAGTGTTTGACGCTGGTCCGCTGCCACCCGACACGTTGTCCTCAGTACCACCTGATCGGCCGGTGTATGGCGTGCCACCCATCAATTGGCCTCCGCTGATGAGTTATCTGCCACCGATCTACATTCCTGAGCCGTGTCCTTGCTGTGACAAGCAGCCAGAGCCGCCGCCGATCGTGGTTCCGCCACCGTCACCAGTGCCTGAGCTGCCGTCACCTCTACTGCTTCTCGCCGGTCTGTGTACTCTGATCGGTGGCACCAAGCTGATGAAGCTTCGCCGTCCCGTGACCCTCAAATCGAGAGACCGCTGACATGACACTTGACCCCAAGACTATCCGTTCGTTCGTCGAACAAGGCTCCGGCCTTCGCATGGACATCGACAAGTGGTACTTGCTGTCCGATTCCGGCAGTTCGTACGTGAACCACGGCTTTTCGTCGTCAGCGGCAGCCCGCGCTTATGCCAGCGAAGGCTGGTTCATGCAGGCGTATGGGCTCAAGACCTCTGATATCTCAATCCCGAAGTTCAAGAGTGCATTCGAGGGTTGGGACGACGCCACTGCATGCTGTATTTTGAATGGCAAGGACCTCCTCGATTTCTGGCAGGCGAACATCGACGTTGATTTGGAGCCATCTGCAAATGAGCACCAACCGGCCGACAAACAACCTCCCAACAGCGAGTCCGAGCTTTTCGCAGTGGCAAAGGATCAGGATCAAGGCACCTGACTCGGCTTTCTTTCGGGCGCATGGAATGGTGATGAATTGTCAACCATTCCTGTCGTCCTACCGTTATTCAGTATGGTTGCAGGGAACGCAATTGATGCTGAAGTTCGAAGAACACGAATTGGAGAACAGAAATGAAGGTGATTCACGAACATGGCGCGCGGCCGATCAAGGCGTGGGTCAATGAAACGACCAAAGTGGTCACGGACATCAACCACGAACTCGACGCGGAGATCGAGCGCGTGGTCAAAGGCCTCGACATCGAAGACGCTGCTCTTCAACAGGCCAAGAACATCGCCCGGCTTCCGTTCATTCATCCGAATGGTGTAGCGCTCATGCCTGACGTCCACCTGGGGATCGGTGCAACCGTCGGATCGGTTGTGCCCACGGTCAAGGCCATCATACCGGCGGCCGTCGGTGTCGATATCGGCTGCGGGATGAACGCGGTTCGCACCAATCTACGGGCCGATCAGCTGCCGGACAGCTTGACCGCGATTCGCCACCAGATCGAGCGTGACATACCGTTGGGTCCTGGTGGTGCACATCGGCGCGAACAGGAGATCGTCGAGAACAAGGAAGCTGTCGTCGACGCCCGGCGAGAGTTTAATCGTATTCTGACCGACGATCTTGGCTTTATCGGGACAGTGGTCGGAGACACGACTGTGGACAATGCCTGGGCTCAACTCGGGACTCTGGGTTCTGGCAACCATTTCATCGAGCTGTGCCTGGACGAAAATCATAACGTATGGGTGATGCTCCACTCAGGTTCGCGTGGCATCGGCAACAAGATCGGCACGTCGTTCATCGATCGGGCACGGACGTTGGCTGCCAAATGGTTCATCAACCTGCCGGACAAGGACCTCGCGTACTTTCCGGAAGGCACGCCGGAATTCAAGGAATACACGACGGCCGTGACCTGGGCACAAAACTACGCTTGGATCAACCGGCATCTTATGATGCGTCGCGTGCTGTCGGCGCTCAAGCGTACATTTCCAGATCTCCAGACTACCGAAGAAGCCATCAACTGCCACCACAACTACGTGGAGCAGGAGAGCCACTTCGGCCAGAACGTGTGGGTGACGCGCAAGGGTGCGATCCGTGCTCGCACCGGCGACCTGGGGATCATTCCGGGTTCCATGGGCCAGCGGTCTTACATCGTGCGTGGCAAAGGCAATACGGAGTCGTATTGCAGTTGTTCGCATGGAGCTGGCCGACGTCACGGACGGAAAGAGGCCAAGCGCCTGTTCACTGTCGACGACCTCGTGGCCCAGACCCAAGGTGTCGAATGCCGCAAGGATGAATCGGTGCTCGACGAAATCCCATCGGCGTACAAGGACATCGATCAGGTGATGGCCAATCAGGCAGATCTGGTCGAAGTGGTCCACACGCTCAAGGCCGTGCTCTGCGTCAAGGGAAACTAAATGCTCCATGCCGCAGTTCTGCTCGGCCACTCGCTGCTCCATCTGTTCGGCTGGATGTGCTACTTCGTAGCCATCTTGGTGTTGTTGCTCTCCATCCTCCTGCGAATCATAACGCCAGCCGATGCTTCGGCCGTCAATAGGCGTAAGGCCAAAAATATCGTCACCGGTGGCCTCTCGATTGCTGGTATCGCTGTCTTGATGGGCGTTTTCTTCACTCACACCTGACGCACAAGGAATCATCATGTTTGTCTTCACCGCCGTCCGTCGCTCGGGCTTCCAATCAGTAAGTAATCTATATCGAACGCGATGTAGACTCTCACTGAAAGGAGCATCATGCGAAAGGATTTCCACAAGGTCCTGACCGAGGACCCACGCCGCCTCAGCCGTTCCACGTTCCACCCGATCCGTAACGCCAAGGAAAACGCCGTCTTCGACGACGAATTCTCCGGCGGTAAGGAATCGATGATGAAGCGCCGCCGCGTCGCCCGCGGTGAGCGCAAGAGCTTTGGCGATCACCTCAGCCCTCTGCGTCGGTTCATGGCCAAGAATGTTGGCCGCCCTTGGAACGACGTTTACTCTGAAATCTGCCAGACGTTCGATCAGCGCAAGTTCACGAACAAGCATATCATGCAGCACGTCGAACGCGACTGCATAGAAAATAACGTCTGTCTGATCGATGGGAAGATCCACGCGTTCAGCCGTTGGGATGGCTGGGAGCCTATCAAGCCGACTGACAATCAGAAGTGGGCTACCTACTACGCGCATCCCGTGACCGGCGTTCTGTGTTCGAACTTCGAGCCCAACGCCACTGGTTCGGCAAAGCGTAAGGCTGAGGAACGCGACGCCGAGCGCCATGCCCGATTTCGTGTCCATGACCGTGACACGCACCTGTACCTGATTGACGGCGTGTGGTTCGTCTACAAGCTGGCTGATATTCCGGCACCTCGTCGTGAATATCATCGCCCTATCGGTATTTCTCCTATCGAGTGGTCGACTCTCAGCCGGACGGAGCGCGAGCGGCGTGGTCACCCGGTCTGGGTCCGTGGATACACACCGCTCGACAACCCGGCTGACACCTGGCCCTGGCGGCTTCTTGACCGCAAGACCTGTCCGCCCGGTCGCTATTACAGCGAGAAGCTGACTGCCAGCCGCAAGATCCTGCGTAAGCACGGTCTGCACGGTGGTTAATTCCTTACTGTAAAGGGATAGTGTTGAACCGAAAAGCCGATCCGGTCGGCATGTTAAACCCTCGGGAGTTCCGGAGTACCGAGGAAAACGACATTAGCACCTACAGGCTGAGAACGAGACTCAGTGCCCCATCGTAAGGTGGGCATCTGTTCGCTGGTACACGGACAGGTGGGAACGACTCTATTCGGAAGGTGACCATTTGCGCGTTCTGCCCGAGTCGACCTAAGCGTAGTGTGATAGCGTGCGCCCCCTTATAACGTAGTATGACCGACAATTCAACCTTTCGTCCTCTAGTAGAGTGCCACACGCCAGTAGGAGTGTTCCGCGGCACGGTAGGCACTGCCAATGTCAACGCCCAAATGGCGATGACACTAAAACAGGCATCGACGGTGATCGACCAGAACCAGCAGGGTATTGCTGGCGGTCATACATCGTTCCTGCTTGTGTGGGAACTAACCGACGGAAACAGGTTGACAGGTCGATCATTCGTGCTGCCAAGCGCAGTTCTGAAGTCTTCGGTCCTAGTGTGGACCATAGTTGAGGAGCAACCCCATGAACTTCCAAATGGTGGAGCCGATTCGGCTAAACCCTCACGATCACGCAGTACCCGCCGCAGTGACCAAAACGGGTGACCACCGGACCGACCTCCCGTCCACTAACGTGACAAAACGTTTGAACGACCAATTCGCTGCTATCTTTGGCAGTTCGCTGATCCCGGTGACGACGGCATCTGGGCCGCCACCGGATCAGCATGAAAGACACCAAGCGAGCACTTCGTCGTCACCATCGAGCACGACTGCTCAAGTGGATGCGCAGTGAATACCTAACAACCCGTTGGGTTCAACGCGACGATCCGGCTCACGCCGAGGTCATGAATCGAGCGTTGGTCAACAACCGTAAGGCGTGCAGCTGCGAAGGCTGCGGCAATGTTCGACGTAACCTTTGGGCCAATCCTGGACAAGGTCTAACACTGCCTGAGCTCCGGCAGATCCAGGACCTCAAAGACGGTCTGGCCGAAGTTCTTGGTCCACCGATCGAAGACGACGAACTGTAAATGAGCAACACAGACAGTAGTTTAGTTGCAAAACTCGGGACAATTTATTCACCACAGTGAGTGGGTTGGGACTGCCCGAGCACGAGTTCGTTACTCGTCTGTCTGTTCTAACCAAACGGAGGTCGTAATTGGGTGTTGGCGTTGGACGAGGAAGTTATCGGAGTAGTTGCAGTTCGAGCCCATACGCGTCGTCGAACTCTAATCCGAATCCGAGCGTGTTCCGTGTCGAGAAAGCGGAGCAAGTAGGTAAGAACATGGTGTTGTTCGTGCATTATCCAGGATGCACGAACAACGAAGGTAAGAAAATATCCTAGTGTTCAAGGATGTTTCTGCCATCGACATCATGAACACCACGACGCTGGATCCACATTTCTCACAGGCTGGCATGTCGCCAATTGCCCGTTTCGAGCCTAGTACCCGAGGTTGGTCTTGGGCTTTGCAATTCGCGGCTAACGTGTAGAACAGTAGTCACCAAAGCATCATGGAGAATCCACGTGTATCACAAGAACGACGCACTCAACGCATTCGATCCGCTGCCGGTGTTTAAGCCGGAGACCTCTGTCAGAAAACAAATTGAACGCTTGACTAAAGCGTTCAGCGAATCCAAACACCAAGACGAAGTTGGCCTCTTCAACACGAGAGACCGCTCCATCAACAAGGCCGCCTACTCCACGAACAGTAGTGGCCTCACGAAAGATCGTGCGACCGGCAAGCTGAGCTTCCGCTACTCTTTGAGCGAACTGTCGGACATGGCCGAGAAGTCTCGAGCAGCAAGTGCTGAGACCCAGACACCGACCCAGACCCAGGTTCAGGTTCGGGCGCCTCTTGCTACGGACCAAGATCCACAAACCGAAAAGTTCAACAGCGGGATACGGTCATTCTACTATACAGCTGGTGCTGGTAAGCCAAAATCGGTCGATGTTGTAGTCATCAAAGGTCGCGATTCAGTGCCTACACCCGAGGAGACCCACATCGGCCGTAGTAGCCTCGGCTTCGGTTCGTCATCGCTGCTAGTTGCAAACACGATGGACGATGCATCCGCAACACGAACGGTATACGGTACCGGCTCAGGGACCGTCTGTTCAGGCACGGTCGGTCAGTTGATACAGCAAATGCAGCAGATGATCGCCAGCTACCTCGGTGTTCCGGTCCAGAAACTGGCTGAACATTTCCCGAAAGCAGCGGACGCCCCTTCAGTTAGCGGCATCTCCGTCTCGGCGGCAAAAGCCGACCCTGCCTAAAGAGGCTATCACCATGAAGACCTTTGTCCAGGCCGGTAACTACTGGCTGCTGAAGGAGCACGAGAATCCTGAATGGAAGCTCGGGCGTGACAGCAAAACCGGAAAACCTAGGGTCATCGAACCCGAACTACAAGACATAGAAGTGGAGATTACTGGCCTGGATGAAGCTGCAATACGGCAACTGCAAGAGAAGACAGAAGATCTGATCCTCCAGGCGTTCAAAGATATCAATTGCGTGTATCTAGCGCATTACGGTTGGGAACGTACCGACCTGAGCTTCGATGGCAAGGCCAAGGCACTGTCGAACACTATTGCCATCTTTGAACTCGACGAGCACGGGAAAGACCGTGAAATCGACTGGTACTCCGAATACGAGGAAAAAACCGAACCATGACCACTTCGATCGAAACTCTCCACTGGCCTGCCCGACTGGACGGCGAATCACAAGAAGACTACAAGGCGCGCCGCGCTCGTAGCAATGCTTACGCAAAGCTGCTGTCGGACCCCGAGGGGCCAAAGGCGCCGGCTCGATTTGTTTTGCACAAGACTAGCGAGAAAAAGAACAAGATCAAGCTGTTCATCCGACAGCTTCGCGAACACGGCGCGATTGTTTCGCATCGACAGTTCAAAAAGTACGTGATGGGTGAACGAATCAACGGGTTGGGTAAGCACATGCCGGTCCATTCGACTTTCGGCCATCACGGTGTCAAGCTCGGCCCGTTTCGCAAGCATAAGCAGCATAAGCACCCGTTGCAAGACCAGTTTGGCGCGTATACCCGGACTGGTCGTGAACCAGTGACCGGTGTTCGTCGCAAGTGGGTCGCTGGCCTCAGCCAGTGGCGTGTTCAAGGCGACGCCTAATCTTCGACATATCCGGGTGTAGCGCAGTCTGGTAGCGCGCGTGCTTTGGGAGCATGAGGTCGCAGGTTCGATCCCTGTCACCCGGACCATTTGGATTGTTAGCTCAGTTGGTAGAGCGGCGCCCTTACAAGGCGTAGGTCGGCGGTTCGAGCCCGTCACGATCCACCACAGTGGAAAGTTAGCTCAGTCGGTAGAGCGCCTCCTTCATAAGGAGGTGGTCAGTGGTTCGATCCCACTACTTTCCACCACATCACAGTTAGAACCATCGGGTCATGATGCAATCCTTGATCAATCTGGTAGCCAAGGCCGGCACGAACTTGACGTTCGTTGCGGCGATGGCGCACTTCTGGTTTGCGTTCAGCATGGGTATGCTGTTCCACTCCAATTTCCTGATCATCTGCCTGTTGCTGGTTACCTTTGCGGTCAAGGAGTTCTGGTTTGATGCCACTTACGAAGTACCGAAGCAGAAGTTCATCGACAACCTCACGGACTTCATCGGGTATTTTGTTGGCGTGATGTTCGGTGCTCTTATAGTCGGATTTTGAATGCCAGGATACATCGGTAGCCTGATCAACGGCGATCCTCCACCTCCAGACATAGCTGAACGGGTTAAACAAATGGCAAGACATGAATCAGATAGCACCCTTATTCCGTCGTCGCATGCTGAGTTAAGCGAGCTGGCGTCAAACAGGGGGCGATCGCTGGACCACACTTCGATGTGGAGCTCGACAAACGGTTTGTACTGGCCGAGCAAAGAGACCTACAAGGAACTGCCACCAGCTCTGTACAAGTGCGGTCACAGTGATGCTCTAGGTACCTACTTGGTAAAGGTAGATATCAAGAGCGATTCGCTTCTTCTGCTAGAAGACTGCGTGTCGAGCTGGGTGCTCAACGAAGTCGATCGCTTTCTGGCTCTGGAGAACAAGTTCCGAGAGCATGGGTTCTTGCACAAACGTGGAATCCTTCTGTACGGGCCTCCGGGGTCAGGCAAGACCAGTACTCTCAACCTTCTGGTCCAAGACGTGATTGCCCGAGGTGGCATCGTATTGTTCTTGGAGCATCCGAATCTGGGTGCCGAGTGCTTGCGCATGATCCGACGTATCGAGCCGCATCGACTGATTCTGGTGCTGATGGAAGACTTCGATGCACTGGTCAATCGGTACGACGAATCAGCGTATCTTGCGCTACTCGACGGCGAGACGCAAGTTGACAAGGTCGTGTTTCTGGCCACAACCAATTACATCGAGAAGCTGGACAAGCGATTTACCAATCGTCCTTCTCGCTTCGACACAATTCAACGTGTCGGCATGCCCAGCGATGGCGCTCGTCGACAGTATCTCCGGTGGAAGCTTCCCTCACTTCAAGGGGCCGATCTTGATACTGCTATCGCCAAGACCAAAGGGTACTCCATCGCTCACTTGCGCGAATTGGTTGTGCTCCTGTCATGCTTCGGGCAAGACTTGGACACCGCAATCCAGCGCATCAACTGGATCGCCCGAGAGAAATCTTCAGCCGACTTCGACGCCGGTGGCCCAGGCTTTTTGCAAACGCGGTCAAGCTCGAACGACGAGATGATCCAGATCAAGCCAGAATCTGGAGCAGACCATACGCAATCGGCTGAAGAAGACGAAGAATCACTCGAAGATGCGGTTGCTCGTATGCGAATTCTGGATGACGGGCTCCGAAGCGGCGACAGTATCGAGTACGATACCAAGCCCTTGGTCAGTGTTGGGGACGACACAGCGTCCAGCGACAAGCCAAAGCCCAAGGTTGCAGGGGTGTCCAGCGTCCGGATCGGACGCGGCTTTCGTGTTGCGGTAGACGACAACTGTAAATGAAGTAGCACAAGGGGCCTCGCGCCCCTTGTTGTCCATTGGCGACCAAAAGGAACGAACATGAAGACGAGCATGCTTTTTGTCTGGGCGCTTCTCTATGCGGTTGGCGGCTTTGGTGGAGCCGCTATTCAGTACACCGTCGACAGCAGTGCGACACCCGGCCTATGGATAGGGCTAGGGTGTGTTCTTATCATCAACATCCTGGCTTACTCCGGTGAAATCCTGGATGGCGCTGATATCACCGACATCATCGGTGCGCTGTCCAACCACCACGACCATCACGACTGACAATTGAATGGAACACCCCAATCTGCCACGGCCAAACAGTAAAGACGTAGTTACTGATCGCCGCATTCCCTTCAACTATAATCTGGCAGACGCACCCATCGGCCAGAAGATGATCCTCTTACAGGAGGGTGGGGTGGCCGTCTTCGGCATGCTGTCTGGCCGACCGGAGAAAGACAAGGGCATTATCGCATGGTGCGCAATGCCTGTTCGTGACAAAGACGAGGAGCGCCGACGTGGCTACTTGAGGCCACGGCCTCCAGGTGAACTAAGCGAATAGCAATCATGGCAAGCACGATCCATCCACGTATCAGTGCCGAGACCTACGTCGAATTTGAGCGTCAGTATTACGACGCTCGTAAATGGCCGAACCAGCGTCTTGGTCAAGCTTTTCTCAACACTCACTTCCCAACCATCATCGACCCCGACCTTTTCTACCAGACCAACGTGCATCTGGCGCGGCAACGCATCTACGCCGAGTACGTGGAGAACGGGTACGTGGACGAACACGCGCAGAGCCCATGTATGCTCTGCGCCCAGAACATCGATCACGGCAACTGTGCCTCGACTTGAGAATCTCAACATGACTTCCGAAGCCAGCATCTGCAGCAGTACAACCGAGATCGAACCCCGAGTAGTCTTCCTACCGGGCCGACGTCTGGTCTACAACGTCGACTACAAACTCAAACCTAACGCGAGCGGGACTGTTTTGCAGTATGTCGAAAGTAACGTGCAGACCCGCGAGCTGAACAAGGAAAACAACACCTATAAAGGTGGATATGTGGTGATCGATAGTTCCGGGGTCGCACGCCTAACTCTTGTTGAACTACGGTCAGGCGGTCTGGAACTCGTGACCCGTAAGTTCGAGCTCAATATGGTTCGAGCTCATAAGTTCCGCGACCTGTGCCGTGACTACACAGCGATATTTATGCCTGATCCACAGCACCCATGCCCGGCCAACAGCAAGTGGGCTATTGTGTTTGGGAACAACGGGCGTGTGGACGCCATAGTTCCGATCAAGCCTGTTCCGTTCACATTGTCATCAGTAGTGTAGAAATGACCAATCGAAATCCCGACTACCACTGTGGCGTATGTGGTCGATACATGCACTCTTCGTTTGCCCACGAAGCTCTGTACCCATTGCCCCAATTGTGCAGAACGTGTGCGAACACAAAGCCAACGCCCAAGGTCACGACCAAGACCAAGACTGAGACTCAGCCAAAGGCTGAGGAACCGACAATGCCCAACCTGCTTCCCTCAGACGGCTATGCTATCGATCGTTTGGAGGATATCCCAAACGAAAAGTGCTTTGTGATCGTCACCTTTGCCGATTTTCGAAACGCTGAAGGTGATTACTGCTCGCACGCGGTCATGCGTGTATATCGCACCGAAGATAGCCTCAAGGAAGGCGTGCGCAGGATGATCGTTGGACCAACAAGTGGCCGCAACCCATACAAAGTGCTGGCCATCAATCCAGTGCAAGTCACGGCCGAGATCAACATCAAGGTGGAACAAGAGCAATGAGCAGTAGCAACAGCAACAACGACCAGTCGCTTCCTCTACCTCCGTGGCGAGATCCTCAAGTTCAGGCGGTGTACGAGATCCTGTGCAACGACGAACCACCACCCAACAAAGAAGAACATTGGGAAGGGTGGACAGCGCGTCGCATCGTGCAGAAGCTACGGACTGTGCCCAGACTGAAGTCAGACGTGCTAGTCGTCTGCGTTGATAGGAGCGGCCGGATCCACTCACAAGCTACCGAAAAGCAGATCGCTGCTATCTTGGGTCCTCACATCGACCGCATTCGTATGGATGCGTATCCGCAGCCCGATAGTATTGCGCAGGCCACGCTCATTCATACCAGCAACCAGCGGAGCAGACCTCTGAGGTTTGAACCGTCTGCCGATGGTGGAATCATTGATGACGACGATTTCATCTACGATGCTGGACTACGGGTTTCTGGTGACTTTGGTGAAGGACAGAGACTGGCCTACTCTCAATGGCTGTGCGACCTACTGAACTCAGCCATCGCGGCCCAGACACAGAACCTGACACAACTACCAGGAGAAACAAGAGCAATGAACAGCAACCCTGAATTGCCCCAACTGCCACAACTACCTCAACTACCTCAACTACCTCAACTACCCGGAGAAACAACTGAAAACGGGAATCACAGCACTGGAGTTTTTGATCAGCCTACGTCCGGCTCTGCCTATGAGCAAGAGCAATCCTAAGGACGCCAAGACCGGTAAATGCAACGAAAGCTCGAACGGTGAACTGCGGCAGTGGTTCAAGCAGGGTGCCGTTCTGATCAACGGGCAGATTGTGCAGAACCACGCAGCCGAGGTGGACTTTCCAGTCACGCAGCTCGTGCTGTTCCCGAAATCCAGGCATCGTTGCACTCTCTACTGAGGACCGTATGAGCATCAAATCCAGTAATCGCACATACTACGTGGATCTGGACTACGGCATTCTCACAGAACCTAAGCGGGCTAGCTATGCTCACGTGGACGTTGAGCAATGGCAGTCTGACCCACTGACTCAAGACGAAGCAACCGCGCTAAACGCTCTTGTTCGTCGACGAATGGTCGTGCAGGGGTTTCGTGACAATCAAGACGGGCTCGCGGAACTCGGAGCCCTGGTACGTGGCTACTTGAAAGAAATCGGGAAGCTGAACGAATCATGGTGAGCAGACGTGGATTTCTAGGCGCGATCCTCGCGGCGGCCACAGCACCGGCCGTCGCGCGTTCCGGCATCTTGATGCCGGTTAAACAGGTCTGGGTGCCAGACCAAAAACTGGCAGTGGTGCCGTCATCGGAACCCGATAAAGAGTACGGTGGGCTTTTCTTCCTTCGAGGTGATGGACGTTGGTTCAACCCAGTCACAGGCGAAGTACGAGATTGGTCTAATCTGAATTCCTGATTCCACTATTGGAAACTGTTTTGCCTGCGACTACCATGAAGCTCAAGAAAGGTGACCCAGTCTATCTGTTGTGCAAGCGTTACGCGTTCGGGGTCGTCTTTCAGGTGATTAGCGGGCGCCTGATCAGAGTCAACGACCGAGAGATCGTGATCAAGCCAGCCAAGGCATTTGATCTTGGTTCGGTCAAGGACATGTCTACATTGAAGCAACAGGTACTGGCTCGTGACGTGTGGGCCATACTACCAAGAACTACACAGAATCGAGAGGAGCTGACCAAGCTCAGGTCGCGCCTACTGAAGTCTCACTACAGGTTACAGCGGCTGATAGCACGAGGGCGCTAATTTTAGACCACGTCACACGTACATCGTGTATCAGCAGGCTTGACGGACCAAGGAGGTATCGGTATGTTGCAGCCAGTTCAGACAGACCTTCCTGTTGCATGGAAGGACCTCATGTACCAGATCCACGAACAGGTGAATTCGGAGCACCTGCCATCCACTGCACTTCACTATGAGGACCAGCCGTGGTTCCAGTTGCTGGCCACCGAACAGACCAGCAATTGTGCGGTTCGCAAGTATGCTGCTCTGGTCGACCGCGGCTTTCCACCCTCATCACTCACGTTAGCCAGCGTCGTGGTCGATAGTAGGCACAAACACGGCGTCCTTGTAATCTGCAACCAGTACGTGCTCGACAATTCGTTTCCAGTTCCGGTGACCAAGCGGGTATTCCACACGTTATTCGGCTACCACTCGATCCGCATCCACGACGAACAGGGTCAATGGACCGACTGGACGCTTACTCCACTAGACCACTAGACACAACGCGCGTGTACATTCTCCATGGACTCGACTAACAACACAGCCGCCCCACCACCTGTCGCACAGCCAAGCCCAAGCCGCACTATTGTCCTCGACCTGGACGATACGCTGTGCGACTTCATGAACGCAGCACGAGACGTAGCTCATCGCATAACCGGGTATCGCCTCACGGACGCTGAGGTGAATATGCGATGGCTCAACGAGCCATGCGTCTACTCGGAACAGGATCTGGTCTTGATACGCCGGCAAATCTTTTGCCGAGACTTCTACATGGGGCTACTGCCGCTTCACAGCGTACCGGCCACCAGAGCAGCGCTCGCCAGTGTGGCCGACAAGTTCGACCGGATTCAGGTGGTGACTGCTCGACTAGGCTGCGTTGTCGACCACAGTCCGTGGGATACCTCATGGGCCTGGTTCTCACGTTGGGGTCTATCGATCGACAGCCTCAAGGTAGTAGACCAGGGCTACGACAAGCATACGGTGTTTTCACCCGGTACCTTTGGCATCGTGGACGATAACGTGAAGCAGGTCAATGCTGCGGCTCGTGCTGGATACGCAGGCTACCTGATTTCTTCGCCTTGGAACGCGGACGCCGAGCTAGCTTCCGGTGTGATCAGATGCCGCTCGTTCCTCCATGCGGCAAAGCTACTCAGTCATGGATACGATCCACGCATCCATCCAGAGGACCAAGCCCCTGCCCTGTGGCCGCACCCCTAAGACTAGGGGGTGCTAGGGCTGGCCGGGTGTGGTACAATGGGGTAGGCGCCAGCCCCGCCATCTGTTACATTCTGTTACATTTGGCTGACCGTGGCTGTACTCATGCGCCTGTGTCCCAACTCAACCATTGGAGTGCCTCATGGCCAAGACCCAACGCGACGAACTCAACATCCCCCTGATCAATATCCCGGCGATGACGGCGATGACGTCGGTCGCCAACCTTCGCTCGCTGAGCGAAGATTTCTGCGACGACCTGACCGGCTCGACCCTCGCCTTCTACACGAAGCACAGGACCCCGGACGGCGAAGGCAAGGCAAAGCCGGCGCGACGCCGTGCCCAGACCTCAGGCGAAGCGCGCGTGCTCGAGACGCTCACCACCGTCGAGAAGAGCTGCCCGAATCTGTGGCGCGTCCTCAACGTGCCCGGTGCGCTCTACGCGCTGATGTTCGAGTTCTGGTCCGACGACGACCATCGTGCCTTCTGGGTGGACACCGGCTTTCTGCCGCTCAAGACCACCCTCGAGTACGAGGCCGACGGCAAGACCATCGATGTCGAGCAAACGCTCGAAATGGCGTTCGGCCATATCCAGGGCGAGTGTCCCATGGACGTCGAGTTCGTCTCGTCGCAGGACGGCTACCACAAGCTGTTCGAGTTCTTGGAACGGCAGTGCATCGAGTTCGTGCAGGACGAGATGTTCACCGACATCGTGTCCGAGGCTGAAGTCGAAAACCAGACCTACACAACTGCCGAGCTCCAGGACATGGCGCGCATCCTGAGCGAGAACAACTACATCGTCCGGAAGCGCGGGAAGTAAGACCCGCGACCGGTATCATCACCATCAGATCCGGGGGCCTCGTGCCCCCTTCGGTCGTTTCACGACCCAACTCAGCCACACGCACATTAGCCATGACCATCGACGCCTACTCTATGGACCGCGACCAACTGGTCGAGCACGGTCATACCCTGGCCACCGCCTTCCTGGTCGCGAACGGCATCAAGCCCCCGAAGTTTGATTTTGGCTCCACGCTCGCCATAATCACCGTCTCACGGTCGGGCGGCTCCTGCGGACTGTATTCGCATGAACGCGATTACCGTGGTCGCCGCCGAATGATCGTGTCGGTCGTGCCTTCGCTGTGCGCCAAGCCCGCACCAGGGGTAGCCCTCGCGTGGTCGTTCCCCACCTACAAGACCGACCGAACGCCAGTCGGTGTCGTAGCCCACGAGATTGGTCATCACGTCGACTTCATGCTCGGGGTGATGGAACACGGTGGCCGCGCGGACTGGCGGGCTATGAGCCGGGACCGGGTCAGCAGCTACGAGCCCTGCCCTGAGGAGGCCTTTGCCGAGACGATGCGCCTGTTCATCTTGAACCCGCATCTGCTGGAGGCGGTGGCGCCTACACGCTATGCCTACCTTCGGCACGTCTTGGGTCTGGTACCAACCGAACGGCGCGACGCGGTGTCTGTCCTCAGATCGTGGAACGCCCGCTCTTCGTACATCGAAGCCACTGCCAAGAAGTTCAACTGAATTTGGAGGAACTATGAAGAAGCCGATTCAAGAAAGTACTACGCGTCAAGTGTCGGTCACTGGCGCAGTCCTTAAACAGACCATGATGCAGCGAATATTCGAAGTCACGCTGCCCGGCTACGACGCCGCCGACGACGCCACCGACGACGCCACCGACGATTTGATCCTGTGGGTGCAGGCCTCGTGTGCTGAGGACGTCGCACAATGCGTACCCGATGACTCTCTCATCACCCCGCTGGAACTCAAGTTCACTCGCCCTGAAACGCATCCAGGAATAGACTTTCACCTACCCCTTGGTGCCGGCGCACTGGCCGCGCGCTGTGTTGACCTGATGCGCCAGCATCAACCACCTTTGGAGCGCGCGTACGATGTGCTGAACCAGTTTGAGTATTCGCGCGAGGGTGGCATCAAGCGGTACCCGCCGGCTGAGAAATACGAGGCGGCTATGAACATGATCAAAGACTTGATCGCCAAGAAACCTCAGGGCTGATACCGGCCTTCACTACACACTGGAGAGGGAAATGACCAAGGAAGAGACGGCTACGGCCCAGGATCTGTTGCGTGCCATCAAAGCCGTCGAGCGGTGCGCGGCTATCACCAAGATAGTGCCCGATCACATCAAGGCTGAAGACGGGTCGTACGACCCGTCGTTACTTCATCCGTTGGTCCAGCGGGTCCAGATGCTTGCTGACTCGGTGCTCATCACTGAGAAAGGTGACTGTGATTGGGCTAACATCCAGTGGCTTGCTCTCCAGGGTGTTCATGTACGCCGTGGTTCGGGCGACAGTTTCGGCTGGTTGTCGGGTGTGATCCCCACTTCCAAGGGCGACATCCTTTACGGATGACTCAGTCATGGTGCGAAAACTTCCGGTTCATAAAGGGCCAGTCAAAGACTGGGTGGATCACTTGTTGGCTGGCACTCGACCGCCAGACCCCAAGTGCATCCACTGCAAGAAAAGTCGTTGGGACCACAAGGCTGTAACTCTTAACTGCCCTATCGGATCAAAGAGCCGCACTCTTGGATACTCAGCCTTTCATACGATAAACACTTTTGAAGAGAGGAGATCGAAATGCGGATCATCACCAAAGAAGAGTTGAAGCAAGTGTTCATGGGTGGAGTGCCGGTCGTCGCGCTGGTACTCTACGTGGTTGGCATGCTCCTGTTTCTGGGGTTCGCCATCGCCATGTTCAATGTTCACAAAGGATTGCTGATCATGTGGATCATGTTCGCAGTCCTCAGCGCCATCATCCTGTGGCCACCGCTAAAAGCGTGGAGGGCCATTCTCGAGCGCGAAGCTCGGATCAAGAAGGACAAGACCAATAACAGGCCGTGACCAACACGGTCCTGCTCGCAAATCGTAAAGAGCGGTAACTCAGCTACAACCGTGTTCGCGTAGCCACAACAAGACGAAGCGAACGCGGCTTCTCAGCCACCGGGAGATCAACATGAAGGCATTGGAAATGCGAATCTGGACAGGAGATGAAATGAATCCCGTGACAACGTTTCGTCCGCAAGAGCGAAACCGATACGTGAAGGATGTACTTCAGGTGTCCGCCACACCCGTGTGGTTGCCGTTCGAGATCGTGATGGCCGTCCTGGAGTTCCGTAACAGCAACCCCTCAGCCTGGATGGAGGACGATCGTACCAAGTACCTTCAGCTGCGGTTCGACAGCCGAACCGGCAACGGTCAGTTCTCGGCCACTACCGAGCATGAGCCGATCGTGTTCTACACGGTGACCGCTGCGTTCCGCAATCAAGTACGGGTCGAGAATCACGAGTCGGTGCAAAGCCTGATACTCGACCCTGATTTCCCGATCGACAAGCAGAACGTGGCGCTTGCTCGCGTCCAGGAACTGATCCAAACAGTTCTCGACTCCAAGGTGTCGGTCACGCTGATGACCACGTTCCACGATCTGGGCGCCGACGAACACGACATGGAGGAACTGCGGCTCTTGACGCAGACTGGATTTGAGTTTGACATCAACCAGGATGACTGGTCTGGTGTGCTGACCGTCGGCCAACTCGTCGCGTTGATCCTGCGGTCGGGCGTTGATCCGAACCGTCGCAAACGGTAAATGAGCTAAGGTACGCGGATGGGCCATACAGGTCTGTCCGCCTAACCTCTGTTGCTCAAAGGATCACGAAATGAACATCGAACAAAGCGTAGAAGTTGCTATCGCAACCATGTGCGAAGCCCTGTGGCCAGAATCCAAGGCCAACAAGATGCTCGGCCTTCTGGAAGAGACGCTTGAAGTGCTTCACGCAAGCGGAGAGTTCACTGAGGAGGAAGTCATCGGCTTTGCCACACGCATGGTCAAACATACGTGGTCAAAGCCGAGCGGAGTTTCGATCCCCCTACACGATCGCAGTCCTAACGTGGTGTTTGCCGACCCGCACAAGTTCTTTAATGAGCTGCGGGACGTGCGAATCATGCTCGCGTGTTTGACCGCGACGCTGCCATTTCGGCAGCATGATTCCCTGACTGGGTCTGCTCTGGAATACATGAGCGATCGGGTGTTCCAAGCCCAGGACCCGGTGAACCTTGCAAAGATGCGGCAAAAGACCGCGATGAAGACGGAGCTCGGCATTCGACTACCTGGGTGACACGCGAGTCACACCAGCTCGTATGCAGTTCTCCGTGTGCGCGCCAGTCAACTGCCAACGGAGAAACGGCGAATGAACACGAGTACTCCTTTACGCGCCTCAGCCTGGAAGAATATGTGTGCGCTGACGCTGCACAAGCTCCGGCCCGATGTGCCGAGCGTAGTTCTTATCCATGTGGCGAATATCTTGTATGACGAAACCAACGGTCTCGAGCCGCCAAACGAGGCGGCTATCCGCGAACACCAGATGTGGCTCGAAGCCTACAAGCTGCATCGTACGTGGAAGGACCGCAAGAACCGAGGGTTAGATCGTGATAGTTGAACCTTGCACTGAGCTCGTACCCGATCACGAAGGCGAGCTACATCCGAACCTCGTGGACTTGGAGAGTCCGCTACACGAGCTACAGATGAGCCCAGAACTGGAACAGTTGTGGTACGTGCTAGGTCAGTTCGTGTTGCGCACTATCTGCGATGGCACGATCTGGATGCTCAAGTGGTTGTTGGGTATTGCACTTTTGATCTATGTGTGTGCTTCACCGCACCCTGCCCTATGGTTCACCGTATTGGCGACTGGTGTGTTGACGGCGATTCACATGTTCATGTACTCTGAAGTGCCGTCCCCACGTATGTGGATCCTGTGTCTCAGGCTAGCCACGCTCGTGCGCCTGAGTCAGGGTGCAAAGTCAGACCCGCGATATGCTGCGATGGTCCAACGAATCTTGTACGTGCTCGATCAGCACGGTGTTTTCAATTTCTCAGCCACTTAGGGTAAACCCTAGTGCGTGCGCGCCCGCACCCATTGCGCCCGGGCCAGATCCGTGGTACAATAGGGCGCGCGGGCTCGCTCTAGGGCCGGCCCGGCAAACTCAGCCTAACCTTTAACTCACCACACTACGCCCGAGGACGCATATACCATGAACAATGCACAGACCTTGATGCCCAACAACCCCCAATCGACGACCGATGGTCGTGTCATCTGGAAGCCCAACGAGTGGCGATCGGTGGCGCTGCGCTACAGCGTAGTTCTCGCATCCAACGCATTCGAGGGCAGCAAGTCTCGGCGCAAGGTCGAGCTCGAAGCTGCCATGCTCGTCCTCAACGCGGACCGGCGCCGTCGGGTCAACAATCCGTGCTCCATCCATCACATGCATCACTCTCTGATCGAGCTGATCAAGACCATCCCGTCGAGCGAGGTGATGAACGCTATCGCCGAGACGACAGCCGAAGTCGAGGCGCTGGCCGCAGCACAGGCGGCGTCGACAACGACCACGTCAAAGGCAGCCCCGTCGGGGACCGTCAAAGCAGCGATCAAACTTCCGTCCGCTGTGCGTGCCGCCGGTGGAATGTTCGGGACCAAGTCGGAATCCGAGCCCGCGCCAGTAGCAGTCGTGCCCCCGACACCAAAGGTCCCAGCCAAGGTTGACTATTCGTTCCCGACTCAGCGCGCGGTCCACAACCTGCCGCCTGCCATCAAGGTTCCGGCACCTAAGCCGGTCGAGATCGAGGATCCGCTTGCTGCGTTCAAGGTCGAAGGGGCCAAGACCACTATCGATCTGGTGGTCAAGCACATCGTGCAGCACGAACTGTCGACCGCTCACGTGACGTTGTTGGAGCGCATCGGTTCGATGCTGGAAGCCAGCGAGAAGCGAGTGGCGGCGATGCTCGACCATCACCGCAAGGAGCTGTTCGAGTTCTGGACCGGGCCCTCGGCAACACCCGAGGACAAGGCCCAGATGCTGGAACACCAACAGAGTCAACACCCGCAAAGCCACAACAAGGCACGCCCTCGCATCCTGATCTACGGCGCTTTGGACAGTCATCTGGTTGAATACCAGCGTCGTTGCCCCAACGCCGAGATCGTGGTGTCGAAGCAGACGCACGGTCTCGACCACCTCGGCAAGTTCGATCTGGTGTTGGTCCTCACTCGATGGGCGCAGAACGGCGTGAAGCTGCTCAAGCCCTATTACCCGGAAGTGATCCCGGTTGATGGCAGCCAGTCGGCTGTGCTTCGCGAGATCGCTCAGCGCACACACAACGTCGTGGTCTGACCCGTCCCAGTCCCGGTCCCAGTTACAGTTCCAGTTCCACATTGGAGAGCAGTACATGAACTCAACCGAACCACTCAGCCAGGTGTTCCATCCTCAGTGTGGGCGCAAGAGTCGCGTGTACGCGACACGCGCCGAAGCCCAAGCCTACGAGGAAGGGCACAGTCAACGCAGTGCCGATGACCCCAAGGACTACGTCAAAGGCAGTCCGGAGTACAAGGCGTATTTCGATGGCTTTTACGATCGAGGAGCATGGCAATGAGTCCATCCGACCGAATGGCGTGGCGCCAAACACCCATCAGCCGCGAACAATGGGAGCAGAACTGTCGTGACTCACTGTACGTGCGGCCCGGTGACGAAGTGGTGTTTGTCGAGCGGCACGGGAAAGTTCATGCAGGAGTCAAGAACAAGTGCATCATGCTCGGGGTGTACTTTCTGGTCGGCCAAGCCGATCTGCACTGCCCGATCTTGCCGGGCACGGGCTGGAACCACTAGGTTTCACCTACTGGTTGCACGACCACAAATTCCGTGCTATAATGGGCTGCGGCCAGCCCGCACCCTCCGTAACATTTTGTTACAACTCAGCTACCCACCTACCCAACTGCAAAGGCACACTGCCATGAACACCACCATCGACCTACGCAAGACCGCTGCCGGCGCCATCTACAACATGCTGCGCGAGACGCTGTCCACCAATCCGCAATATCTCGGTGCCTGCACCGTGATGGACGATTGCCCGATCGACGAGACCACCATCAGCGTCTACATCGAGATCGACTTCGACAAGGCCAACGACGAGTCGGTGGCCGAATTCTGCATGGTGCCGGTGTCGTTGGGCCAACGTCTGTTCGCCCTGGCTTCGCACGTCGCGCAGGTGCATGGTGCTAAGTTCGTCCTCTTCAAGGAAGCGGGCGGCGACGAGCGCAGCACCTACTACGAATTCTGCTTCACTTACCAGGAGTGATCGATCATGGACAACAATCGTGGCTTCACCATCGTCCTGATCGCCGGCATCGTTCTGGTGGCCTTTGTGGTCTCCGTTCTGGTGAACGTGGCACCCGACCTGATGTCCCACATTCTGGCGGTCAAGCACAACTAGGACCAGCGAACCATGTTCCATCCAATCGATCGCATGGTGGCGGCGCTGTTCTGGGCTTTGCTGATCGGCTGGATCTGCAGGTCCCGCATTATCGGCGTCGTCGTTTTCTTCTACATCCTGTTCTAGGAGCAGCACATCATGCCCAAATTCATTCCCTCACAGATTCAGCTCGACGTCGAGCGTTGGGTCGAAATCCAAGAGGACAAGAAGGCCCTCGCCGAGGAGGAGGAACGGCTGATCAAGAAGTTCAAGAAGTTCAAGGGCAAGACCGTGATCGGTCTCGAGAACAAGGCCACGATCTTCGAACAGAAGCACACGGCCTTCCTGTCGTCTGTGGCCAAGAAATACTTGACGGCCGCGCAGTACAAGAAGTGTCAGCGCACGAGCAAGCATCTGCGCGTCCGCATCACGCCCATCACTGGTCTTCTCGGGTAGGGGGCAGCATGTACACAACGAACCCGGTGACTCGCTGCTGCGCGTGCGGCACCACCATCCGCTTTCCAGCCACCGAATACGAATCGGCCCTGTATTCGCCTGTGCAATATCTCCTGTGCGAACCATGTGGTGAACGTGAAGAACAGGAGATCACACGACAGGGCACCAACAACATACCCGAACTGCTGAACACATACGTTCAGCGCAACTGATCCGGAGGGCCCTATGCCAGAGCAACCTTTCGACTACTTGGAGGCCTACCAGCCGCCTCCCGGCCAAGGCTACACCCGGTACGCGGGCGCTACCCTGGTGCGAACGGAAGATCGCCGGCACTGGCGTTCCATTGAGCGCTACGAACACATCCGTTGGGTAATGGATGACTTCGGCTTTCTCACCAGTTTCTTTTGCTCTTCAGAGCATGGAGAAGGTTGATGATCAATCTCGAACAAGACAACAAGATCATCCAGGTGCTGGAAGCCGCTGCTCGATGGGCCATCGTCCCGATGTTCATCGTCGTCGGCACCTTCGACCTCGCGGTCTCGGTCACCGAAATCCTCAAACACCGGCGCAAGTTCTACGCGCTGGTGCCTGGTCACCCGGACGCTGAAATCCTGAACCGCTTCAACGTCGCGGACCTGATGTATGGTCCGACCCTGATCACCACTCGCGACAACATCACGGGCTACGCGATCCGGCGCGATGTGGCGATTCTCACCTCGTTCAGCGTTCCAACGTTGGAGGGGATTCAGATCGCCGGACGTGTTCACACGCCGCACACGGTCCTTTCCTTCAACCGCTACACCAACTGATCAACACCCGTTCAACTCCGAGGAGAACCACATGAACCAAGACCAAACCACGGACCAGACCCCGGTCCAAGAATCCCCGGCCCCCGGTCTCGACGGCAAGTTCACCCACATGCTGCCGTTCCGCACCAAGGACGGCCGTCACGCCCGACTGCTCGGCTTCGTCGACATGGCACCGAACCCCATGATCGTCGCGGTCGAAGTAAACCCAGACATGCGATCGGACGCCGGTCACAGCGAGTTCATGGTCGCCTACCCGCTGGACGGCAAAGTGCCGAACCACAATCTGTGCCTCGTCAACCTCCACGGCGACTACGAGCACGAGTTCGCGAATCTGCGTGGAGCCCTGGTCGACATGGCGTTTGACAACGGGATGTGTCATCAAGGTGGTCCGACCATCGATCAGCTGGTAGCACACTGGTTCAGTGTGCTGACCTCTCAAGTGAGCCCGCACTGGCTTTCGACTGCGAATCTGATCATCGGGTGCATGACCGGCGAGGAACGCGACGAGTTCGTGTGCGGTGACACCGACGAGTTCTGCCGCCGCTATCTGGCTCTCCACCCGCAACGCACGCAGATGCTCGAGATCGCTCATGCCGTGCTCGACATCGCGTTCAACACGCCGCTGCCCACGGCGCCGGTGCCGGGCACCGAGGCCGCATCCACGTAAGGGTAAGCCCTAATACCCAGGCCAAAGTCTAGGCTGTAAAATATGGGTAAGGGCGGGCGTGTCTATGGTGGGCATGCCCGTTCCCTTTTGCACACAAAGGTCACACCATCATGGCGCGTAAAGCCAAGACCCCTACTCAACTTGAGGCCGACCCACCTGAGAACCACGTCCCCGTCGCTGACGTCGAGGAACTGCTGGAGCAGGGTGCGGATCTCCGCCTCCATCTCGACGAAACCCTATGGCCCGAGTTCCGGGCCGCGTACAAGGTGTTCAAGGCCACGTTCGGCGAACGGGCTGCGAACATGAAGCTGCTCTCCGACATGGTCTACTATCAGGGCGGCTATCCACTCCCATCGTCAAGACCCAAGGCCGAAGTCTTGGGCAAACGTGCAGCGCAAGCCTTTCGGCTCCTGTACAACATCGGTCGTGAAGAGGACCTCAACAAGTGGTTCCGCGAACTCGGTCTCGAGGTCAAGGTCGTAGACGAGCGCAAAGCCCGTCTCAAGTGCTTGACCAGCAAGCCCTCCAAGGAGGCCATCAAGTTTCGCAACGAGTACGAACTGCCTGCGCCTAAGTGGGAAGCCCGTTCGGTGCTCCAGTGGCTGGTCGACTTTACCTGCAAGAAGCAGGCGACCATCTGCCAGACCGCTAACGTCATCAAGAAGGACCTCTACAGCAAGGCCCTTCAGCAATTGCATGCGCCTCTGCGCAAGGGGCACTTCAAAGAGACGGTGGCCCTACGCGCTCGGTCCAAGCGGGTTGGGCGTCACGTTGAGTCCGTGGAGCACGAAGCCCTCATCCTGTCCGAGGACGAGATCCAGCACAAACGCGAGAAGGTGCAGGGCAAACGGCAGCAGCTCGGGTTTCGTGCCCGGCAGAATGCGCAGTCTGCTGACGTGTTCAAAGAGCTTTCGTTCGTAGCAGCGGGCATCACGCCCAAGAAGGAGAAGTGACATGTGCTTTGTCGTCATTGACAACATGAGCTTGAAGCAAGACCTGCTTGTGTTGCTGCGCATTCTGACCGAGAAGCTGAGTTTCGATGGAAAGCTGTTCGTGCCAACGCTTCATCTGGACCGCGAGACCAACAAACCGTACCTCCACGTTCCACAGTTCTCGTACACCGGCAAACAGATGAGCGAGGCAACCAAAGGCAAGCTCACGTTTCCCGTGGAGTCCAGCGAACTGATCGCGCGTGCGTTAGTCCACATGGGGTTCACACAGTTGGAACCTAGCAGATTCGAGCACGGACCTGCCACCGATCCTTCAGCCTTTTCCACCAAGGAAGTCCGAATGACGCCTGATGCGACGGGCACTCGCCTCTACGTATCAGTTCTCGTTCCGGCTTTCACTCGTTCTACCCGTAGTCCTCATGTGAGGAAATCATGACCACCAAGACCACACCCATTGAAGTCCAGCCCCCGACCGATGACTACCTGCGCGGTGTCTGGCGCGCTATGGGAGGCTCGTTCCACGGCCCCATTACTGAGACCGGCACGATGCCCGAAAGCAAGCTCCTGCCGTTCCTACGTAGTCTGTGGACCGAGCGATTGGAACGCCAGACCTCCAACGACGATGATGTGGTGTTCCGGGCTGCGCACATCGTGCTGACGGCTACCATCATCCGCGAGGACTCTTACGACCACGCAGCGGCCGATGCAGCCACTGCGCGTGACCAGAAGGAGCGTGTGGCCTGGGAACAAGCACACCCGAAATTCGTCTACCCGAGCTGTATCGACTACAGTCGTTTCTACCGGCTCGACCTGCAGGAAGCCTGCGAGCTGGCAGCCAAGCAACACGGTTGCCAGGATCTCGGTTTCCTCGTCTACCTCGCGCTCTCCAGCTGGTGGAACGATACCACTGAGTGGGCGGTACGTATCCTCGGCGTCGAGACTGCTAAGACGCAGTATCGGTGGAAGACCCGCGAAGAGCGGAACGCTGAATTCAACAAGATGCTCGACGATGCCGAAGCGGAAGCCAAAGTTTCGAAGCGCTGAAGCCGCCAAGCAGGCACGCGAACTGGAGGCAAGTTGGAACAAGCTGATGCAGAAATACCCGGCACAGCAGATCAAGCCACCGACCAAGATCATAGATCCAGTGGTCCGTGGTCCAGTGGGATTGCCTCCGGTCACTGTCAAGACCAAGAAGGCCAAGAAACTGCGCTTGGACGCAGGGTCGACGGCCAAACCTCGGGACAAGAAGTACACAGGAACCAAGATGATCGGTATCGGCGTACTTCACAAGTCCAACGCTGTTCCAGTGTTCTCTGATGAGGACGCAAAAGATCAGGCGAAGATGCGCAGATAACTACTCGAACTGTAAATGATGGGTGTAGGGGGTCGCAAGCAGTTTGCTCCCTACTTGGGAGCACTCAGCATGGTTATTCGCACTCATCGCACTTTCCTCGGCCGCATCGCCTATCGTTTCTTCCACATCGAACCCGTTCGCGTAAATAATCGCTTACGACTCGGCTACTTCCTGTTCGGCCTCAAGGTTCACACACGAACCCGTGGCCGACGCTAACTCAACCACTACGGAGATTTCCTCATGGCGGATCAATCGACCATCGAACAGGCCCAGGCCCAACAATCGGCAGAACAACCGTCTCCGGCCGCCGTTCACCCGTACGGAGCACCCCTCGGTCCCAAGAACATTTTTGTCGGCGACATGATCGCCCTGTGCAAGGGAGACTTCCGCGGTCGCGACCTCTACTACAACTGGCCGACGTTTGCGGTCCTCACACAGATCAAGCCCCTCTTTGGGCTGACCAAGCGACCCAAGGGCATTTGGAAGTTTGAAGAACTGCCGTCATTGGAGTCACTGTTGGAAGCCGAGGCCGCTGCTCGTCAAGATACGACACGCGAACTGCGTCCTTCCGACGTGGACCCCGAAGCAGAAGCCGAAGAGGACGACGAGGGCAGTGACGACTCCGACCCGGTGATCGGGCCGACCCGCTTGATGGAAGACGGCGACTGGCCTCCGCATCTGTACTTCTGGTTTCCGACATCGATGATGGCTGAGCACGCACTCAATGCCATGAAAGACCGGTACGCAGACAAACCGCGTTCCGAATGGACGTGGGAACACGGATTCGGCTACAACCGTGCTGGTCCCGACGGGCCGATGTCGAATATCGAGATACCGTTCTTTTACGACTCGTATATCGAGTCGTTGGTCATCGACGGCGATGATTATCCGGCGTTTGACGCGTTCGGCCTCATGATCGATGTCTCCGATCGCTTAGGCGAAGCCGAGCGATATGCACTTCGTGACATCGCCGACCAGATTCGTTCCCACACAAACAGCGGACAAGCAAAGAGCAATACTGCGCGTGATTTCTGGCTCGAGGACCTGAACTCAGGCAAGGCGCGCAGTTACGTGCTCTACAACGTCCGTATCCGTGGCATCCATTATGGTACGGAAGGCCTCCTTGGAAGGGACCTCCAGAACTTCTGGAACAGCGAGCACCGCAAACACGATTCGATCCCTGGCGTGTGGAAGATCCACGATTCGTGGCACAAATGCACGGTCTACTTCGTGGAGCACGATCTGACCGAGGATCACAACCTGACGGTCGGACAGACCGATCTGGACTTCGACACGGTGGCCAAGGGCTGGGTGTCTGTGTTGGCTGCTGAAACCCAGCGTCAGCGGATGCAACTCCAGGAGCGAATCCGCGAATTGCGCGTCGAGCTGGCAAAGGCTGCCGAAGACTTCGGCAAGCAGACCTTCATTCAACAAACTATCAAGGCGGGGCTTCGCCGTAAGCTCCGTAAGGTGCTGGACGAGCTACGGGCGTATCCGCTGGCGCAACAATTGCGAGTGACCCAAAATTCCATTGTGATGGTCACCAAGGACATCGAGTTCGTGGACCAAAAGCTGGTTCATCGTTATCTCGGTTGTTACGAGGTGACTTACGATCTGCGCAGCGGCTTTTACATTCGCAACTTGGCGCTCGACCCGACGTACAACCCAGACAAAGCTATCCATCCGCATGGGTGGAACACTGATGTGTGTTTGGGCTCATATCACGATGCGCTGACAATGGCGTTGACGTCCTTCGACTTCTACACGGCGTTCCTAACCGTGCTGGAATTCCTGCAGACGGTCAACCCGAACGACAGCGGCGCAGTCAGCAAGTTCAACACAAAGTTCCCTGAGCGCAAGCCCGAGAACCCGGTGAAGAGCAAACGTGTTCACATCTTCGAGTTCAACTCGGTCGGTGCTGCGTTGTCCAATGACATTGGCAACGAACTCGCTGACGAAGACGAGGAGGACGGGGAAGGCGAGGACGACGAATCTGACGAATAAACAACGGCAGTGATCACGCGCGTGTTCACCAGACTAGGAGATCTCAATGGACCTGATCAAACACAGAACCATTTTCGACCCCACCAAACTGAACGACAAGTTCATCGCTGTCGTCGGCGTCGGTGCCCTGGGCTGCGCGGTTTTACAGAATCTCGCACGCCTCGGCTGCAAGAACATCAACCTGTACGACCCTGACGTGCTGGAGTTCCACAACCTGCCGAACCAGTACCTCTATACTGTAAATGACGTGGGTAGGTTCAAGGTCGAAGCCGCGGCCGCCCGCGTTGCCGAGCAGGTTGGCGAATCCATCGTCGTCAATGCGGTGCCCAAGTACGTCAATGGTATCGAACCCGAAAAGTCGGTGCAGCGTTTGTTCGAGAGCTACGTGTTTGTCTGCGTGGACTCCATGGCTGCGCGTTCCGCCATCTTCGGTTCGTGTCGGGTCCACCAGGACTTTTACGGCGAAGCCAGGATGGGTTCGAAAAACGGTGCCTCCTACTACCTGGAACCACGTGATCCGATGCAGCGTCGCGAGTACCAAGCTGAGCTGTACTCTGACGACGAGGTTACCCACGACCGTGCGGCGTGTGGTACAATACAGTCGGTGGGACCCACAGCCCAAATGCTGGCCGCGCACCTTGCGTTACAGTTTGTTACATTTGTGATGCAGGGGCCAGCAGCGACGCCGAACGAAGTTATGTTCAGCGTCGATCCATGGACCATGACGAGCAGGCAGTTCAAGACTGCACTCGATCTGGAAATGTAGACGTAGGTAGGACGACAGTCCTCCCGTTCCACCGGCTCAGTATCAACAGAATCCGCAGCGACAGTGCTGCGATCCTGGCTCAGCAACAGGTCCATTGCTGAAACCCTCAACTCAACCTCAGAGGTTTACCATGAACGACAACACCAACGGCAGCAACAACACCAACGACAACAACACCACGCAGGAAGTGAAGCTGAAGGTCAGCGGCCAGATTAGCGGCGAGGTCAAGGTCCCGGTCGGCACCACGGTGCGTGCCGCGCTGAAGAAGATCCGCGAGGACGTCGCCACCCTGGGTCTGGCGCTGCGCGACGCAGCGGGCAAGGTCGTCAGCCTGGACCGCAACGTCCGCACCGATCTGACGATCACGGCCACGCGCAACGCCAGCGGCGGCTGACCACCGCTTCAACATTCTGAGCAGTACCTGAGGGATACAAGCGTCTAGCCAGGCCGGAGCTAGACGCTTGTCCTCAATTTCCGTTCCACAATCGACTTACTCAACTGCGGCTCCAAGGAGCAACCACCATGACTCAGTTTGTTTCCCGCGCCATCATGTCGGACGACCACGAATTCGTCTATGACGGCCCCGGTTATCAGTACACGGTGCTCCGTGACCGCCAATCCGGCGAAGTCACGGTCAAGCTGCAAATCCCCCGCGAACTGTTCCAGGCGTTCATGACCACCATCGGCCCGGTGTTCCAGCATGTGATTTCGCAGATCAGCATCTGCGAACAGGGTCGCGGCTGGTATCACGTGTTCTCCACGAACCCGTTGACCCAATCGCTGGTGCTCAAGTTCGTTGCCCGCATGAACCGCTTCTTCTTGCGAAGGGCGGCCAAGGTACAAGACCAGAGTCTGGTCCGTGAAGCCAAGCTCGTGGTGCAAGCTGGCCGTGTGGTTGCCACTCCTGTGCAGCCGTCGAGACTGATCGCTCATCGTGTTGTGGGCGCCCCAATCGTTCGGCCCTATCAGACGGAACGCGAAGCTGCTGAGCTCAACGCGCGGATCGCTCTGCTCCAGGCTTCGATCAACTCTCGGTACGGTCATTTGAAGCAAGCCAAGACCGGCAAGGAGATAGCATGACCATCGACATCAAGGACGATCCGAACCTCGAGCTGAGTCTCGACCAGCTATGGGAAAACTACATGGATGCGATGGCTAGTTGGATGGCTGCCCAGTCCAGATACGGTCGACTACTGAACGACGCCATTGAGTCCGGCGACCGCGACTGGTGGGCATCACCGCAGGCCAAAGATTTAGAGGCTCAAAGGATCGAAGCCAGTGCCAACGCACGGCGGTCGCTGTCGGTCTACAACTGGAAGCAGACGGCTCTGCAACTTGAACAGATGCAGGCTTCTGGCTCGCTCAAGTTCACGGGTAAGTGACCTGCCCGTTCTCAGGTCCACATGCGAAAGTACGACCCACACCACTATAGGGTCAGAAAGGCAATCTCATCATGAAGTTCGACGAACTCTCCAGCCATCTCAACGCATCGCAGTCGATGGTGCACGGACCAGTGACCATCTGCGGGCAAGTGTCAGGTGTCGGCGAGCACACCACTCCGGTGCACACCTCCTTCAAGCACATCGACACTGGTGGCTGTTTCTACGGAATCGGGCGCTATCCGGCGGTCCTGATGGTCAAGGTCAACGACCACGAAGCCCTTCCGCTCGTGGTTCCGGGGTCTTCCTGCCCGCGCGAACTGGAAGGTCAGCGGATCGAGTACAAGAGAAATCATCTCGTCAACTCGGCGACCCTGATGTTCCCGTCTGGCAACGCCCCGATCACTGCATGCGATCCAAGCAAGGCTCATCTGCCGCCGAAGGACATCAAGCCCAAGACCAAGGCCAAGACCAAGAAGGCCAAGGACAGCGGCACCGGCGCCTTGGTCACGCCACCGACAAAGTCCACGTCGAAGACCAGCAAGAAGGTCAAGGCCAGCAAACTGGCAAAGGTTCCGAAGACCTACGTGAATCGCGGGCCGGGGCCTGACATTCAGCTGTCGGCCAGCAACCCGACTGCCTGACCTGACCGACCCACCATCGTGTAAATGGGAGGGCTGGCGCCGACACTGGCCCTCCATCTTTCAGAATCAACCAGTAGAGGAGTCTATGAACGGAAACTCGTTGTCCAAGAGCTTGCGAACGCACACAGCGGTGGCGTTCGACCCGACGAACGAGGAGCATTTGTTTGCCCTCGCCATGCTCATGCAGCCGGTGCCGCGCCAACATCCGACGCTGCGCTTCCACTACGATACGACGACCCACGGCAGTGCTGTGTCCGCAGCCAAGGACGCGGTCATCAAAGCCTTTGTGCCGCCCGATCTGTGGGAGCTCGCGGAGAAGGTCGCAAATGACCCCGAAGCATGGACCAAGTTCGCCAAGCGTATGGCGGCCAAGAAACCGATTCGTCGTACTACCGACAAGAAGGCCCTGCCGCAGCAGCCGCCGGCCGAGGTTCAGCCACCACTGGCCCTACCCGCGCCAGACGAACAGAAGCAACACCAAGTCGTCCAGATGAAGGCCCGGAGGTCCAAGTAAGTGATCGTGGCTGCGACAGACGGATCTGACGACGACGGGACACTCAGATTGTCACGGATCGAGTACGAAGTACGCTCGGCCTTAGCGGGGATGGCATCAGGTGATCTAGCTCAAGAAGTGATGTACGCAGATTCGCTGTCGCAACACTTTGGGTTCTCGGAAAGAGATCTCAGAGAGTTGTGCGCAGCTCTCTCACATGTCTTCCCGGGTTGTGATCTGGACCTTTCGATAAATCAGGCGACTACCTTTGACGATCTGCTTCAGCAGGTTGCGAGGAAACTCATTTCAGTACATTAGTACCAGCGCAGGAGAACTCAACATGAGCAACGTTCAGGTTAAGCTGACGGACAAACGCAACTTCGTCATCTATGAAAGCGGCAAGTACATACCAGGCACCGGATTTGGTGACGCAGTTCTGGTCGGTGGCCCTCAGGGTGAAAAGCAGACTGCTGCGTTTGTGTCACACAACAAGACGCAGGTGCAGGCCGCGTTTTTCGGCGCGGTCGGACAGATCATCGTCGAAGCATTCTTCAGGACAGCCAACAAGCAACCGGACACTGGTGATCCGGCGCAAGAATTTGAGGTCACGCTCAGTGTCAGCCGGGTCAACGAGCTGGTTACCACACCGATCCAAGGCAAGATCGCGGGTTCTGCCAATCTGGAACCCCTGTGGGTCTACCGGGGTCAGCATACCCGCGAGGGGCTTGAACCCGCGATCGACGGCAACTACACGCAGATCACCGCTCTAGGCTACGGCGCTTTGATCCGTGACATGCTCAAGACTGCGTGCGTCAAGGCGTTGACGATCCCCACTGAACAGAAGATGTTTTGGGGCGAGCGACGTCCGCGTGGACAGGAAGGCCCTGCGTTGGGCAAACGGCGATACTCCGTGGACACGACGTCACCTACGTCGCCGGAGACCACCACGTTCCCGATGCGTTGATCCGATTTGAGCTGAATGTGCTGTCAATAGTTGTACTGAGGAGAACATAGCCATGACTGAGTCACACTTCCTCCACCATCCAGCGCTCGACAAAGTGGCGCGGATCGAACAGCGCGTCAACGAACTGCGCAATAGGTGGCAGAAGATGCCGAAATTGCCTTACAGCGAACTAACGAACGAGCAGCGACGAGCCGAGTTGGCCGTTCTGCTCGTCATCAGTGAGCTGGAGGCTGCTCGCAGCAACGTGTTGCACGCGCTGCACAGTATCAAGGTGGCGACCAGTTCTTCTCAGTCAGCCCGATCAAAGATCATCGCGCATCGCGTGAGCCGGACGATTCCTACAACTCGCTAAACAGAAGCGGATGTTTCTAACGAGACATCCGCTTTTGCATTTGTGGTGTGCCAAAACTCCATTAGTTTTGATGCTGCGGTTTGACAAAAGTCAAACTGTAAATGAGCCATGTACGCAAAGACGTCGCGTACTGCAATTCACACAGCATCAATCCTATAGGAGTTTCACATGCCTCGTCAAGCAGCAGCCAAGAAGGCCCCGAAGAACGCTCGCAACAAGCCCGCTGCCAAGAAGGCCGGTCGCGGTGCAGGCGCTCGTGCCGGTGGTCGTGGTGCGGCCGCAAAAGAACGTGCTCCGCGCGGTGGTCGCGCAGCTCGTGAAGAAAAGGTGAACAAGCGTGGTCCCAAGGCTGGTCGTGCAGCAGCGAAGGAACAAGGCCAACAAGTTCGCAGTCCGCGTGCCCTCAAGGGTGGCGCTTACTTTGTCACCGTGGTGACCCAGGCCGTTCACTGTCTGGTCGGTGGCAAGGTCACTGCACAAGACGGCACGATGCTCACCATCGAGTACAAGCGCAATGGCAAGACCATCAGCACGCTGGAACCGATGAGCAGCGTGGTCATGAAGAACGCGGCCGGCGTCCATGTCCGCGGCAACCGCGTGATCGCGGAGTTCTTCGCTAAGAGCGTGTCCGAAAAGGACGGCATCTACACGGTGGTCGACACCGACGGCCAGAAGCACCTGATCAACGGTGCCAATGCCACGGTCACGGCCGAGATGCTGAAGTCCGGTTCTGGGTCTGACTCCGACAGCGAAGACGAGGCCGATGCCGAAGACGGCGACGACCTGGAAGACGGTGAGTTCGGTGACGTCGAAGACGACGAAGACGAGCCGGCGCCCAAGAAGGGCAAGAAGGGCGGCAAGAAGAGCAAGCCCGCAGACGACGAAGACGAAGACGAGTCCGACGACGAGGACGGCGACGACGATTCGGACGAAGACTCCGATGAAGACGGTGACGAAGACGACGAGGACGGCGACGAAGACGGCGATGAGGATGGTGACGACGAGTCCGACGACGATGACGAGGACGACGAGCCGGCCCCCAAGGGCAAGAAGGGCAAGGTCGCCAAGAAGGGCAAGAAGGCCCGCGATGAAGACGAGGACGAGGATGACTCTGACGAGGACTCTGACGACGAAGACGAGTCCGACGATGAAGACGAACCCGCCCCCAAGAAGGGCAAGAAGGGTGGCAAGAAGTCGAGCGACGAAGACGATGACGATGAGTGGGATCTGTGATCAGCGGGTGAGCTAATCACTACGCACAGTACCACAAGTCAACCAACAGGCCCGGTCGGCTAATAACTGACCGGGCGAAACAAGATGTCTCAGACGACCACCCACCAAGCCAGTATCGCGGTGGCGACCAGTGCTCCGGTGCAAACAGACCCGGACACGATGGTAGCCCCGGAACCGGAAGAGGTCGACAGCGACGGTGACGACGCGGTGCCCAATTTCCTCGATGATGACGGAGCTGATGAAGTCATCATCGACGAGTCGGTGCCGGGATCAGGCCATCAAGCTGCCAACGATTCCGCAACCTCGGACGACACGATCGAAATCGCCCGCAATCCCGAGCTGATGGACCTGAGCGAGATTCTGGACGAAACCAGCGCCGCGCTCACAGACACCACCGGCATGGTCGAGATCTTCTGCGAGAACTGTCTGCAATGCAAGCATCTGGTGCCGCATGCGCAGCAATCGTTCAAGCAGTGCCACTACAGCAAGGGCAACACCAAGTGTCCGGCTGCCGAGATCCAGATCGTCATCGGGGTCGACACCGACCGCATCGTTCGCGGGATCATGAAGTCGATGAACGAACAGGACACGATGGGACTTGCTCGCAAGTACCAGAAGCTGTCCACCAAGCCGGAATGGGTTCAGCAGCGCGTGATGGCTGAGATCCAGCTTCGGCTCGCACGTGGGTCCGCCTGACGGCGAACGCGCGTGTGTTGTACCACACAACTCAACTGAACTGAACAGCCCCTCATGGGGCTGTTCCCCATTATGGCCACGAACTCAACTCTCAAGATGGTGCGTCGTTCGGGGAAGCTATACCCCAAGAGCGACGATGACTATGGCATCCTACACGCGATGGGGGTTCACAACCAAGAGATCAGTGCAGACTACGGACCATTGCTCTACGGTTTGGCCAAGAAGCACAATGTGCGAGTCCAGATTCTGGATTTCGAGGCCCTGGAAGAAGAGATGGTTCACAAGGTGACGACCGTCCTATGGAAAATCGGCACGTCGAGTCGCACTGCCAACAGTCTGTCCTTCACCTTCCCACGTGACACTGCTGAAGACCGGATTCAAAAGCTACGAGACCAGTTGACCTCTTGGTACAGGGCGCACAACATCGCAGTTGAGATTTCAGTTCGCCGGCATACCAAGAACATGACACTCACGTTCCTCAAAGCCTACGAGTCCTGACCGGTTCCAACTGTAAATGACCTGTAGATTCACTACAAGAGACACACACATGGCTGAGAAAACACTGGCTACCAGAAGTGGCAGCCCCACAGCCAAAGGCTACAGCGAGAAACAAGTCAAGGCTCTGTCGGGCCTTTCGGCGATTCGCTCGAAGTTCGAAATGTACGTCGGGGACGCTGATCTCGCGCCATGGACCATCCTGCGTGAAGCTGCCGACAACACGGTGGACGAAGCGTTGGCCGGGCGAAACAACCTTTGCTACATTCACATCGATCAACGTCTTGGTCATTGGGTGGCAGACAACGGTCAAGGTATCCCTGTCGGTGACATCAAGGTCGAAGACCCGGTCACTCACAAGATCCACAAGGTGACAGCCCTCAAGGCGGTGGTCAGTCTGACTCACGCTGGTGCCAAGTTCGACAACAAAGCGTATGCTACAAGTCGTGGCACGCACGGTGTGGGCATCAAGGCGACAAACGCACTGAGCTCGCGCTTCCAGGTATGGACCTGCTATCAGGGTCAATGGTACACGACGGCCTATGAAAAGGGTAAGGAAGTTGAGGCCATCAAGAAGTGCAAGGCCCCAAAGCTGCCAAACGGCAAACACCCGAAACGTGGCACCGTCATCCATTTCAAGCAGGACCCGACGCTCCTTGGCAACAACGGATTCCCGGCCAGTGTGGTGTTCGAGTGGTCGAAGCTCACGGCCTACATGCTGCCGAAGTTTCGGGTCTTGGTCGAGGCCAGGACGCCAAAGGGTGATGTCAAATCGCGTGAGTTCTACTACGAGAACGGTCCAAAGGACTACATCGAGGACCAGATCAAGTCGCTGGGTGCGACTCCGTTGGGCAAGCCGTTCTTCCACACGAGCCCGCTCGTCGATCTGGCGCTGGTGTTCACCAACTACACAGACAACGCGACCTCGTTCTACACGAATGGTCTGAAGAACAGCGGAGGCGGTTCACACTCCGAGTCGATGTTCAAGGCATTGGCCCACGCCATTAAGCCCTACGCCAAGGGTCGAGGCAAGAAGAAGGCGGAGTTCACGGTTCACGACTTGAAGGAAGGCATCGTTGGCGTGCTGAACTGCAAACTCAGCAGCCCGAAATTCGGGGGCCAGACCAAGGAAAAGCTGGTCGACGAGCGAGCCAAGGTACCTCTGTACGAGGAACTGCTCGTTGCCTTCAAGACCTTCTTCGACAAGAACAAGAAGCTGGCAGCCACATTGTGTGAGCAAGCCATGAAGCTCAAGGGCCTGAAAGAGCAGTTCGCCAAGAACAAGGCGGCGATGCGCGAGCTCAACCGAGCAAAGACTATGGGCCTGAGCGCAAAGTTTGCATCGGCACCACGGGCAAAGCCTCACGAGCGCGAGACCTACTTGGTTGAGGGTGACTCGGCGGGCGGCACGGCCAAGCAAGCGCGTGACAAGGGCTTCCAGGAAGTTCTACCCCTCAAGGGCAAGATCATCAACACGATGCGTGCAACGCCAGAAAAGGCACTGGCATCAGAGGAAGTGATAGGCATTCTTGCCGCAATCGGCTACGATCCCAAGGCACGCGATCCGATGCAGAACCTGCGTACAGGCGCGATCATGATGTTGGCCGACCCCGACCCAGACGGTAAACACATCAACTCGTTGAACTGCACCTTGATCTACAAGTACCTGCCCGAACTGTTCGAACGCGGCATGGTCTATGTGGTTGATGCACCAGAATATTACGCCCGGGTCAAGGGTGCGGTCATAACTGGAGACACCCTGGAAGAAGTGCGAGCACAGGTTCCCAAAGGTACGGACATCCAGCACATAAAGGGCTGGGGGCAAATCAATGCCGACGTGCTTGAGCCGCTGGCCTTTAATCCAGCGACTCGGCGACTGGTGCAGTTGCAGGCGATCAAACAGGGCGATCAGGTGGAGTTCGTCAAACTCATGGGTGAAGACCCCGAGTACCGTAGAGAGCTGCTGGGTGTTTGACCCAAGTAGGAGACAACGATGACAAACCACGTCAAGGTAGAGATCGGTAAGTTGGTAGTCTTGTACACGACGCCGGCGGTCAAAAACATTTCGGAGTACCAGATCTATGCTGAAAAGCCCGGCGGCGTGACCATGCCGTCGATCGCCAAGTTTCCGGGAGGGACTCGCGCGGTAGCCGAATGGCTGCACACTGCGTTTCTGCGTCTGCCAACTACACTGGCCCGGGACTTCAAGGCAAAGGACATCTACATCAGCCTGCAGATCAACATTGGCACCGTCAAGATCGAGCTGCGTCGCACGTCTGGCCTTCGCGCAATCCAAGAAGCCCTGCTGTCAGCCTTCATCGAGGCTATGGCAATACACAACCACGCTGACACACCTGTAAAGGCAACATGATGAACGACGACCATCCGCAGCAACAAAAGCCGCTGCCCGCGATCCAACAACCGCACTCGCCGGGCGAACCACGCAGGATCAAGACCTTGGTCGTGACCGAAGTCTATCCTGGGTTTGGCACCGCCTATGTCGTGGACCTGTCGGTCTATGATCAGGAGCGCTTCCTCGTCAACGAGGACACACAGGGCATCAACTGCAACGACTTGCGCATGAACCAGCAGATCTACAACGCTGAAGTGAACGAGCGTGGATTCGTGGTCCGTGCCACTCTCTGACAGAGATCATGCCAAAGCCAAAGACCAAGAACCGCAACACATCTGGCACTGCGACCAAGTCTGTGGGTGGAAGCAGCAACAACAGCACGGCCAACAACAAAAAGAACATTCGGCCTGAGAGTCTGTTGACTTACGCCAGATGGGCCATGAAGATCTATGGCTCCGAGGTCAACGAAAACCGGGCAATGCCCGACTACCGCGATGGCTATCGACCTGTGGCCCGTCGCATCATGTACTCGATGTCGCAATTCCCCCAGACCGGATGGCACACCGCCGCTCGTCTGGTAGGGGACGTTCTGGGCCGATTCCACCCTCACGGAGACTCGTCGGTATACGGAGCGATTGACACGCTGGTCAACGCGCCAACTCCGTTCATCGATGGCGATGGCAATTGGGGTACGCCTATCGACGGGCCGGCGGCAATGCGCTACACCAAGGTCCGTCAATCGAAGATCGGTGCACTTCAGTTCCAGAAAGCCTACATGGCGATCACGGACTTTGTGCCCAACTACGACGACAAAGACCAAGAACCCGTCGTGATCCCAACGCCGCTGCCAAACATCCTTCTGTTAGGCGAGCAAGCTGGCATTGGGGTCGGTACCACGGCCATCATTCCAAGCTACGAGCCTCTGTCCGTCATCGAGACGTGCATACGCTTGCTCAAGAACGAGAAGCTGGAAGCCAAAGACTTCGCCGACGCTTTGGTGTTCAAGAACCGCTATGGTGGAGTGGCCAAGCGCACAAAAGAAAATCGCCGATCGATCGTCGAGTTCTACAAGACCGGTCGCGGCCGCGTCGAATTCGAGCCAAACCTCCAGATCAACATGGAGAAGCGGACTATTCGGTGGGATACGTTTGCCGACGGGACAACCAAGCCAGAGAAACTGTTTGATCGCCTGCGCGAAATGGCGGCCGTACAACGAGTAGACAACACATCGAGCAAGAAAGACGCTTACGGTATAAGCTTCGAGATTACGCTCAAGAAGCTGCCTGACGTCCAGCTCAAAGCTGCCGTCGAAAAGATCCGCAAGCTGCTGTCGGGTTCCATGTCCTACGTGATGAATGTGACCGAACGTGTGTACGTTCCACACCCGAAGGACCCGAAAGAACCCGGCACCATCAACGTGAAGTTCCACTCGTGGACCGTACCACAGCTGCTGATCCAGTGGCTCAAATGGCGCTGCAAGACAGAGGCCAAAGCGCTTCAGTACCGCATCGGTGAACAGAACAAGGCTATCCGCTTCACCGAGCTGATGATCCTAGCGGCCGACAACCTCAAGGTCATCTTCGATGCGTTGAAGACCAAGGATCCGGCAGCCCATATCGCAAAAGGGCTGAAGATCTCAGTTGACGACGCCAACATCATCCTCGATCGGCAGGTGCGGACACTCAGCGCGCTGAACAAGGCCGCGCAGCAGGAAACACTGAAGAAGCAAAAGGCCCAACTGAAAGAACTGCAGACGTGGCTGGAAAAGCCAGTGCGTAAAGTCGCAGCTGACTTGGAGTCACTGCGCGAGGTCTTTGTCAAAGCTACGGGTTAATTTGATCGTGCTTAAGAACAACGATCGAGGGAGTTAACTCGTAGGACTACAGATGAACAGCCAAGCAGTATTGCCGTTCCTTCAGGATCTCGATTTTCGCTACGTGACACAGCAGTCGGTGACAGCCACTGGAGTCGTTGTGTCAACGGGTCAACCCGTGCTTCAGGTGCGAAAGCTCATGTGCAACGCTCAAATGGGCAATGCGCTGATCTCCGCCTACACCGACTGGGAAAACGTTCCGACCACTGTTGAGCAGACCGTGGTAGCTGCTCCAACTCCAGTCACAGCACCAGCACCAGCAGCCCCGTCTCCGGCGGCTCCTGCTGCCACACCGGCCCCGGCCCCAATCGGGTCCAAGCCGATCACTATCGTGAAGTCTGGTCCTTGACCACACACCACGAACTGTAAATGACCAGTGTAGGGCACGCCGAAGTGCTCTACACCTTTAACCCGCCAACGATAGGAGCTATCATGGCAACCAGCAAGACCATCACGCTCAGCAAACCGACGCTGCGTAGACCCAAGGTCTACGTCTATATTGGACGTATGCAGATCCTGCACAACGGACACGTCGAGAATCTTCAGCACGCTTTCCGCAAGGGTGACGCAGTCATCATCCTAGTGGGCTCATCTTTCAGATCGCGCAACATCAAGAATCCGTTCACGTTCGACGAACGCAAGGACATGATTCTTCGTTGGATTGCTGCGCACGACACCTTTCGCACGAAAGAGTGGTCAGTACTTCCACTTCAAGATCATCCGTACAACGACACTGCGTGGATCCAATCGGTCCAAGAAGCTGTTCGCACTGGCCTATCGAACGTCGAAGAGGACGCCAATAACCCGCTGGACTGGGACGACCCTGAGATCATTTTGGTCGGCAGTGACCGCGATCACAGTACGTGGTACCTCCATGCTTTTCCTGGGTGGAAGCTCGAACTCAAACCGCCGGTTCCGGCTGGCAAGGACTTAAACGCCACAGCCCTACGTCGCCGCCTGTTCACATCTGCGACGCCGAATCTTGCAACCGATGACTGGCTGGATGTTCCACCAACGACTCTGCAGTTCTTGCAGGAGTACGTCCACGGTACGTTGCACGTCAGTGACCGCAACTCGTACAAGGATCTGTGTGCTGAGTGGGCGTTCATCGAAGACTACCGGGCGAAGCACCAATTCATTGGTGCTCCTGATCACGAGGCGCAGTACATTACTGTTGACTGCGTGGTAGTCCAGTCTGGGCATATTCTCGCGGTCCAACGCAACAATTATCCTGGGCGTGGCCTGTGGGCTCTCCCTGGTGGATTTGTCAAGGGCAAGCAGCGACTGCTTGAAGCTGCTTTGGCAGAACTCACCGAAGAGACTGGCATCCGTCTAGCAGACGGCAAGCGGTCCCTCGACATCACCAAGGATATCCTCCGAGGTAGTGTCGTCTGCTGGGAATACTTTGACGATCCGGAACGTAGCAACCGAGGACGAACACTCACAATCTGCTTCATGTTCAAGCTCGACGACACCAAGCCTCTGCCTGTGGTCAGCGGCCAAAAGGTGCCAGAAGGGGAACCGGGTGGCGGTGTCGAGGTCGAAACGCTGGACGCACAGTGGATCCCGATTGCCAGAGCGCTGTCTATGCCAGATGAGTGGTTCGAGGATCACGATCCGATCCTGCGGACGATGGTCAGCAAGCTGAAGGACTGAATCATGTACGTCAGCGTCATGTACGTCAGCGAAAGCGCTCGAATCGAGTTCAAGGTAGTACCCGGAACCATCTACACGGAGTAACCCATGGACATACCAGACGACGCATATTGGTCTCGGATTTTGGGCGGAGGTTCATACCTGTACTTGATCCGCCCACGCGAGACCAACGATCCAAAGGTCTACGGCGTCAAGCCACTGTAGGCTTACAAAACCTAAAGAAGGAGCGAATAATGCTCGTGTATCTCGCGGCCCCGTACAGCAAGGCCGAAAACAAAGAAGAACTGATGCAGGAACTGATGCAGTTGATCAGCGATGCAAACACCCAAGACTGCGAAGGTGGTGAATGCCAAGAATGGCATATCGTCAGCCCGCTGTTTAACCATTTTGTGCTCAAGCAGGTTCCTGACACCGAGATGGGCGCTGACTACCCCTTCTGGAAGGAGTACTCACGTGACCTGCTTCGGCGTTGCGATCGGCTGATAGTTTACCGATATCCTGGTTACGCTGTGTCCACTGGAGTGGCCGACGAAATCAATCTGGCCATGGAACTGCGCATTCCGATCGACTACATCGATCGTCACTACAAATTCTCTCGCGACTGACCCGACGAAGGGCCAGCCGTTCAACACCGCCACTACGATAAGGAGCTTATCATGGCACGCACTCTCGACCAATTCATCCAAGGCGCTTCCAACGACGATGTCCCGTACATCGCCAAGGACGACCCGATTCTCAGCATGATCCTGCGGACCGATAGCTACAAGTTCGGTCACCCGTTCGCCCAAAACCCCAATGTCATCGGCCAGTCGGCCTACGGCACTGCCCGCGTCAGTCCTCAGCAGACGATCGTCGCCGGCGATATGCACGACTTCTGTGAAAAGTATCTGGTGAAGCAGCGCATCACCAACGACGATGTCCTCCGTGCCAAGGCGTTTGCCCAGAAGCACTTTGGGCGACCCCTGTTTGCTGAAGAGGCCTGGAACAAGGTGGTCAATACGTACCACGGACACGTGCCGCTGACCATCAGGTCGCTGCCCGGCGGCTTCAAGGCCAGGGGCCAGGACCCGATGTACACGGTCACCTGCACGGACCCAGACCTCCACTGGATGGCCTCTGGTATGGAGACGCCGACGCTCAGAGCCGCGTGGTATCCGTCGACGATCGCCACGAACGACTACGACGCCAAGCTCAAGATCAAGCACTTCTACGAACTCGCCGGCTGTTCGCTCGACATGCTCCCGTTTGCACTACACGACTTTGGGGGTCGCGGCGTCACCTGTGGCGAGCAGGCTGAGATCGGCGGTAGTCGGCACACGTTCAACTTCATGGGAAGTGACACTGTGGAGGGAGTGGTCCACGCCAACCACTACTTTAACGAGGAGATGTCGGCCTTCTCGGTGTTTGCGTCGGAGCACTCGATCCAGATGCAGTATGGGAACACGGGTCCACAGTCCGACAAGGACTACCTGATGGCCTGTCTGGCCAACGCCCGACCCGGCACCATCTGTTCCATCGTGTGCGATGGCTACGACATGTGGCGTCTGCTCGACGTGTTCTGCTCACCCGAAATGGTCGAGTACGTCAAGAGCCTAAACGCGCTCAAGGTGGTCCTGCGGCCAGACAGTGGCGATCCGCTGGAGATCATTCCCAAGGTGATGACCAAACTGGCTTCGGCCTACGGTTACACCGAGAACGCCAAGCACTATCGCACGCTCAAAGGTGTTGGCGTGCTGTGGGGTGACGGCATCGACACGATGGCCATCCAGACGATCCTCGGCAACATGATGGTCGCTGGGTGGGCGCCTGACAACTTCGTGTTCGGTTCTGGTGGTGCTCTGCTGCAGAAGGTCAACCGCGACACTTACAAGTGGGCGCAGAAGATCTGTGCCCTGTGGGTTGTTCGTGGCACTTCGTTCTTCGACGGCGAACATCACTACGCCGACGACCAGGAAGTGTGGATTGGTGCATCCAAGGATCCGGTCACTGATCCAGGCAAGAAGTCACGTACCGGTCTGCTGACCCTGGCTCGCAACCTGGACAACGGCGAACTCAAGGTCTGGGACTTCTTGACAGATGGCACAATGCCCAACAACTACGAAGACCAGCACGAGCTCGTCTACAAGAATGGCATCGTGTACAACGAGCCCAGGTTGTCGGCTATCCGGGAAAGGCTTGCCGCATGACCAACGGCAAACGCAAACTCAAGATCGCCAAGGAGGGTGATCAATTCGTGGTCGACGAGCCGGCTGCTCCGGGATTGCCATACGTCGGCCGAGGACGGACCATGCTTCAGGCCGTCGGCAACTGGCTGATCAACAACCAGAACAACGTGGGTGTCGAGTTCGAGGTCGACCGGTCGGCGCAACCAGCCGAAGATCGAAGACGTCGGTGCGAGCTAGCAAGGAGATGAAATGGCTATCGCGTACTACATGCCACGCACTCCGTGGATTCGGATGTGCGCATCAAAACTGCTGGATCTGCGGCCCGATGTTCAGGCCGACATACTGATGGTTATGGCAACCATCCTGTGGAACGAGGTTCGAGACCAACATCCGCAGGAAGTAGCAGCCAACGAAGCCCGTTCGTGGTCAGTCAAGACCACCAGACCAAACTGTAAATGAAGTTGTAGTAAAAGAGGGGCCGTGCGCCCCTCTTTGTCCACCTGTAGCCAAACCGTGAAAGGAACGAAAATGGCTCTCACCATGGAAAAGCGTGTCGAGAAGGTCAAGCTGGTGATGGAGAAGCGGGGTGCCGCACCATCGATCAAGGCGCAGATCAAGTTCGAACTCGATGTCAGCGGCTCGACTGAGGATCTCTACAAGCGCGGTCACATGCAGGAACTGACCGAACGCTTGATGGCCGTGGCTCTGCGGCTCGATGCGGACGGCAAACTCGAAGTCTACAGCTTTGGGTCCAAGGCGTACAAACACGGTGACGTGACCGAAGACCAGATCTCGGGCTACATCGCACATGATTTTCAGCAACAGTCCCGCGCCGGCGGCACCTGGATGACCGGCACCAACTACGCGGCTGCCGTGTTTGCGGCAGTGGCCCCCGATGCTGACGAGCCGGCACCACCCCCGAAAGAAGAAAAGAAGAGCTTCTTCGGCAACCTGTTCGGTTCCAAGAAGGAACCGAAGCAAGAACAGCCGCAACAACAGCAGGTCACGCCTCCAGACTACCCGTCGTTCCATCTGTTCGTCACAGATGGTGACGATCGTGGTGATCGCGGCCACTTCAAGGACCTGTTGGCCGCACATCCCGAGCAATACTTCATGATGATCGGGGTCGGCAACCCAAGCGATTTCGGACTTCTGAAGGAAGTGGCTGACCGTCACGATCACGTGGGCTTCTGCCACTTCAGCGATCTCAGCGTCAGCGATGACACGATGTACGACCAAATCCTGTCCAAGGAGGCGGTCGACTGGCTGATCAAGCATCAGCCGAAAGCCTAACCCTAGGGTCACTACTCAACCTCAACGACCAAGAAAGGCATCAACGCCATGTTCGCCAAATACTTTGGAGGGTCGGCCCTCTTTGCCATAGTTGCACTCATCGTCAGTGCAATCGTCGGCATGTTCTATGGCAATCCGCTGGCTGCGCTGGTGAGCGCCGCTCTGCTCGGCATCATCGAGACCTGTCTCAGCTTCGACAACGCGATCGTCAATTCGTCTACGCTCAAGACCATGTCGCCTGAATGGCGACACAGGTTTTTGACCTGGGGTATGGTCGTTGCCGTCTTTGGCATGCGACTCCTGTTCCCGGTCCTGATTGTGAGCGTGGCTTCACACATCAATCCGTGGGCGGCCGTTCACATGGCGCTGTTTGATCCCAAGCAGTACGAGGCATCGATTGTGTCGGCACACACGTCGATCATGGCGTTCGGTGGCACGTTCTTGATGATGGTGGCGCTCAAGTTCTTCCTCGACGCCAACAAAGACGAGCACTGGCTTGCGTTTATCGAGCGACATCTGGTGTCCATCGGCAAGATCGAAAGCGTGCAGGCGGCAGCAGCAATCGTGGCTGTGCTGCTGACCTACAATCTGATGGAGGACCCCAAGCAGTTCTTCACAGCAGGATTGCTCGGCATCGTCGGTTACATACTGGTCGACGGTATCGGCGCGTTCCTCGGTGCGGAGGACGGTGAGGCTGGTGTGGCGGTCGCCAAAGCCGGTATCGCCAGCTTCCTCTATCTGGAAGTGCTGGACGCCAGCTTCTCGTTCGACGGCGTGATCGCTGCGTTTGCCATCACCAACAACTTCCTGATCATCGCCCTAGGTCTCGGAATCGGTGCCATGTTCGTCCGAAGCCTGACCCTCTATCTGGTGGACACCGGCAAGCTCGAACAGTTCGCGTACTTGGAGCACGGCGCGTTCTACGCCATCGCCTTCCTAGTCGTGGTCATGTTCATGTCGGCCGCGGGCCACGACATCGGTGAATTGGCAACCGCAGGCGGCAGCTTGCTGATCATCGGGACTGCGTTCCTTCACTCGCTGGTAGCGCGTAAGGACGAGGCGCAGTCACAAGCAGTTGTCTTCTAGTCGGAGTAACCGTGCTGTGCAAACCGTATACCTCAGTCGTCGCAATCTCGAAACCCTGCTGTCAAAGCTGAACCGCAAAGCCAATGGGGAACAAACGACCTGCACAATCGTCAAGACCCAAGGTCCGGCTACAGAAGCGTTCAGGCAGTCGATGAAGGCGGTCGCTATAGTAGCTGTGGACAACGACGAGTATTACGGTGCGCAGCAGCGGCCTGCAGGTGTAGTCCACGATGCTGACGAACCGAATGTCAGCGCTCCAAACAACGGCGTAGAAACAACGCCGCTCTGAACCAACGAAAGGAATCTGATCATGGCTCTCCAAATGACCAAGGGCTCCAAGCTCAAGATGCAAAAGGCCGACGGCTCGGCCATCAACCACATGATTCTCCAGCTCGGCTGGACACCGCAGCAGTTCGGCACCGGCAGCGACTACGATCTCGATGCATCGATCGTCGCGCTGGTCGATAACGGCGATCCGGCCTATCCGTTCGGAAAGGGCTACAGCGAGGACTTCGTTCTCTACTACAACAGCCAAACCCGCACGGAAGACGGCAAGACCACGTTCGTTGACACCAATGTGCCGAAACGTGGCAAGCCCACGACACCGGGTTGCGCGTTGATCCACAGTGGTGACGACACGACGGGCGGCAGTGGTACCGGCGACAAGGAGCCGGACGAGACCATCGAAATCCACTTCGATCGGCTGCCAGCCGAGGTCAATGTCCTGCACTGCATCGTCACCATTCACGATGCGGTGAACCGCAAGCAGAACTTCGGGCAGGTGCGCAATTCGTTCGCACGCATGGTCAACGGGGCGACCAACGAAGTGCTGGCCAACTACGATCTGGAAGACGATGCGCCGGACGCGACAGCCTTGCTGTTCGTCGAGATCCGCAAGAAGAACGGCGTGTGGACGGTGTCGGCCGTCAACCAGGGTTTCCAAAAGGGACTGGACGAGTTCTTCAAGCTCTACGGGTTTCAGACGGCCTGATCGATCTAGGGCCAACATGACCACCCCGGCTGATTTCAGCCGGATGTTCCAAAATCAGCAGAAGGCCCAGGCTAGTCCTGGGCCTGTCCAGGACAAGGCTTCGGCCCCGACTCGGACCACGCCCGCCCTGCCGAAAGGCTTGAGCGGGCCTGCCATTTTGGACTACCGAGCTGACCTGAGCGAAAAGATGCGGGAGAACACGGAGCTGTTCACTGAACTCGCTTCGCAGCCTCCCAATCCTGTAGAACGGGCACGACAGGAGCTGATCGACCTGTCCAAGATCGTTGAGGAGAAAACACAGCCACCGTCCGGACTGACTCGTCTGTTTAAGAAGGCTCCTGACCCTCAGGAGTTGATGGACGACTTCCGGCGTCACATCAACGGCATCGTCCAAAAGGTAAACACAGCCAAACGACCAGACCTGTTCCTGTGTACTCGCGCGCAGCGAGCGTTTAGTCAGCTTGACTACTTGATCGAACAACTCGGCAAAGCCGGGTCCGAGCTGGAGGCGTACAAAGCGCAGATGACGGACCCTCTGGATATCGATTACGCGAACAAGCGGATCGCCACGTTGCTCACTCAACAGCAAGTGGTTGCCAGCTCTGCTCCGCAGATGAAGCAACTGGTGGCTTCAATGGCTGGTTGGGAGCGTGACGTCCTCCAGTTCCTGAACGTTGAACTGCCTACTCAACAGAATCTGTGCGTGGGCCTCATCCATAGCCTGATGAAATCCTGATCACTGGATCGAAGGAGAAACGAATGAAGAACTTTGACAGCATGTTCGGTGGCCAGAAGACAGCCACCCCTACTCCTGGCGTGGAGGTCCTGACAATGCCGACCGTTCAAGTCAACCAGACGGCACTGGTCACAGCGACCAAGCCTCAATTGCCGACCGTGATCGAGGATATCGGGAAGTCCAGCACCGACAAGGTCAATCAGCTGGCCGAGCAAGTGCTCAACAAGGTCAAGGGCTCTGACCTAGGTTCGTTGGGCAAGGGTGTGACCGACATCTTGGCGCTGACCGAGAGCGTGGATCTCAAGACCATTCCGGCAGAGGACGGCGATGGCCTGATCGGCAAGCTGGTGAGCAAGTTCAAGTACACGCGCACCCAGATGATCTCAAAATTCGAGGACGTCAACACCCAAGTCGAGAAGATCGCCGACAACCTGCGCTCCGAGCTGGTCAAGATTCGCGACGAGAACAAGTGGCTAGACGACCTCTATCAGGCCAACCTGCAGGAAGTCCACGCGCTGCAAGCCAACGTCGAGCAACTCAAGACCATCCTTTCTCAGCAAGTGGCCTACGTCGAATCACTCAAGGCGCAGTCCGATCAATCAATGGATCACGCGCAGCTCGTGCAAGACGAGGTGAACGTGCAGACACGCATCGAACGCCAGATCGATCGCCTCGAACGCTTCGTCCAGATCGGCATGATGGACGCGCCGGACATCCGGTCCATGCAGAAGAACAACGTTGACACTGAGTCGACGTTCCGCGACATCATCGAGGTGACGCTTCCACTGTGGCGCCGCCAACTGGCCGAGGCACTCCAGGCGGCCAAGCAACAGCGGCGAGCCGAGTTGGGCAACGCCATCGCCGATCGGAACAACGAGCTGATGCGCCGTCGTGCCGATATACTGCACGACGCCAGCATCAAGACCGCGCAACTGAGCCAGCGTTCGTCGGTGGCCGACACCGAGACCCTGGAGTACACGCAGACCAAGCTGATCGATCGCCTCAAGCAGGTCAAGGCCATCGAGCAGCAAGGCCGGACCCAACGTCAGGCCGACGCGCAGAAGATGCTGGCCTCACGTGAGGCCTTGCGCAACGAGATGCGGTCGTGGGGGCAGCAATGAGCGACAAGGTCAAACCCTTCACCCCAGCAGAAGCGCAAGCTGCCGTCGCCGACGTGATCCCGGGCTTTGTGGTTAAGGCGGTCAACACGCTGCTAGCGCAGAAGGTTGGCATCGGATTGTATCCAGCAGTTCGCTTCACCCGTAGCGAAGTAGAAGCGGCCATCCGTATGGCTGGTCGTATCGATGGTGGGAGCATCGACCCTAACTGGCTGAACTTCGAGTCTATGTACCGTGAGCAGGGCTGGAAGGTCGAATACGACAAACCTGGATACAACGAGACTTACGAGGCTTTCTGGGTGTTCAAGGCAGCGTCACGATGAACAGCACCACCGACAATAACCGACCGTACAACCCGTCGATGGACGAGGCGCTGCTCGCTCACTACGACGAGATCGGCAGCCACAGCGACTATCGGCGCACGTTGGAACGCATGCGCGCCCACGGTTATGAGCCTAGCGGTCCGGGTGCTCCGCTGCCCGGCAGCCCGTACTACAACAAGGGGAACAACAATGGCCGACGCTGATCTAACCAAAGACCGGGAAGCGTTGATCAACTGGCTGAACGAGCAGACCGAAAACCACGAAGCTTCGGTCTGTCGAGATGCGCCTGTCGTACAGGAGCATATCAAGCAGTTGAAGCGATGGGTCAGTCTGGTGAAGGCTGATCGTCACCAGGGCCAGGAACTCATGCAAAGTCTGGCAGAGAACCAGTCTGCAGCACCAGAAACAGAATCTGATCCATGGGCTCACCTACAGAACTGCCCAGAGTGTGACAACGACCGACTGGCGATCCTGACCACCGTTTACAAGGATGGGCGCCCTACGGTCTATTGCGACTGCTGCGGCCTACGGGTTCAAGCTAAGACTTGGAACCGTGTTGGGCCCTCGCGTCGCGTGCTGTTCGAACGGTGGTGTAAATCCGAGAATCTGTCGATTGCGACACTGCGTTCTCCGCCGTACGAGCCACACACCTACGCGGACAGTCGCACGCACAGTAGTTGGATTGGCTTCAACGCCGCGCTTGATCTGAAGGAACACAAGTGAGCTATCCGAAGACTGAACATCCTAACAATAGCACGACGTGGCTTTCTCGATTCCGGCACGCAATTGAACTCCTGACCGGCAAGTGTCCACCCGAAGATACTTGTCGTGACTGGATGTTCGAACGCAGTGAACTCCTCCAGACTTGGGTCGGCCAGCAGCGCGGAGCCCCGAGCTGGGCTCAAAGCATCGCCATCATCGATGCGGCCACCACGCTTGCCGATCAACCCTGCGAAGGTGAACCGCACGCCGACCGTGAGCCTGGGATGCGGCCATCGCGTGATCAACTGATGGCACTCGAACAGATGACAGCCCATGCTCAAGGGCTCGGCCTGTACGACATCGAGGTGGTCAAGGCTGAAGACGCCAAGCAGATGCCAACGGACGAAGAGATCAATGCTCTGGTCGACCATTGCGAAGCAACGGACCATTACGCCGTGGTCCTGCGCCTGATATCGGCTTCAAAGCTGCGAGTGTCGCCCTCGTTTCTGCAAGAACGCGAGCGATGTGCGCAACTCTGCGAGGACCTAGCTCACATTATGCAGCGCGGCGCCGGTGAACCCGAACCGGGTGGTCGTCTCCGTCAGGCTGCGCAAAACATTCGTCGAGGTGAGCTGCCGGGTCGCTACACAAAGACCAAGGAACCAGAAGCCTGTATCGAGGACGACGGTGATATCGGATTCGATTGGGCGGACGTCCAGACAGGGTCTATGCTGTCGATCAGCATCAGTCCAAGCGGTCGTGTGTGCTATGCCGGCCGAATCCGTGGACCAAGTCCTGAGTTCAAGCTCAGGAAATTCAGCAACACCTTCTTCCTTGAAGAATCGAACACTGAGTTTCCTGCCGAGTTGCGAGAGGCGCTCAACACATTCTGTGTATCGACCACCGAAGCTGAGCTGTGGGCCAGGATCCATCTGCTGGAAGACAAACTCAAGGGGCCTGATGGAGTGCCGTGGCCTGAAGCTGCGATGAAAGAGAGGCTTGAGCGCGTGTCGCTGACCAGACAGCTCAAGGAGTACAAGGACTACTTGCAAGACCCTGAGAAGGTTCACGTTGCAATGCTCGGAGGTCAGATCGCCAAGCCTGACTTCGTGTCATTCCTTCATCTCTACGGTGAGGACTACGTTCAACGCTGGCGCATGCTCACCGAGAACAAGCTGATAGAGGAAGCTTGGTTGGCGTTGGACACTGCTGGCCAGATCGGCGTGCTCATCGATCAACTCAAGGACAAGGTCACCAAGCTCTACGCACAGCCGAGTACCGACTCTACGCCGGTAGACCCTGATAAGCCTGTAAATTAGACGGCAAACAACGGAAAATCGGAAGTTTAATTTGAGCGCTCCGCCACTGGATAGGCTAAGTCAGTGGCGCTGTGCGTTCTGTACTTCCTAACAAGCCAAGGCAAACACAGATGTCTGTTACCCGCGTAACCAAAAGAGACGGTACCATCGAGCCCTTTAATGGAGAGAAGCATCGCCGGGCAATCCGGTGGGCTGCTCACGGGCTTAATCTGCCGGAGGCCAGCCTTGAGGCTCTCGAGCAGATTCCAATGTATGAAGAAATGCCGACGGCAGAAGTTCAACGACTGACTATCGTCAGCGCTGCCGAGCGGATCTCAGCCACAGAACCAGAATGGTCGTACATGTCAGCTCGTCTGCTTCTGCAGATGATCTACAAGTTCGCCAACGAAGGGTCCGTCAAGTACCCTCACATCTCAACTTATCTACAACGCGGTATCGATGCTGGTCGGCTTTCGTCACAGTTGATGGACCCTGACCAGTTTGACCTGGATGCCATCAACAAGGCTATCGACCCGTCCCGCGATCTCAAGTTTCAGTATCTAGGTCTCCAGACCTTGGCCGATCGTTACTTTATCCGCAACAAAGAAGGCACGGTCATCGAGTTGCCGCAGTTCTTCTGGATGCGAGTAGCAATGGGCGTCGCGCTCGACGAGCCGACAAAAGAGATGCGTACCCATTACGCACTCGAATACTACAACCAATACTCTGATTTTCGTGACATGAACAGCACGCCAACGCTGTTCAATTCTGGAACCGTGTTCCCGCAACTGAGCTCGTGCTTCGGCCACTTCATGGACGATGACACTGATGCCATCTTCGATTGCCTGCGCGAGACCGCGAACTACTCCAAGTTCGCTGGGGGCGATTCGATTTCGGTCACTCCCATTCGCGCACACGGCAGTAAGATCAGCAGCACTGGTGGTCGAGCTGGTGGCCCGATCCCATACCTCAAGATGTACAACGACACTCTGATCGGCTTTGACCAGAGTGGTAAGCGCAAGGGCAGCGGCGCCGTGTACATGGAGCCGTGGCACGCTGATATCGAGGCGTTCCTCGATCTACGGGAACCCGGCGACGAGCGTGGACGTGCTCACGATCTGTTCCCAGCGCTGTGGATTCCTGACGAGTTCATGCGTCGAGTCGAAGCCAAGGCCGACTGGTCGTTGTTCGACCCCAAAGACGTGCCAATGTTGCACGAAGTCTATGACGAGCCGGGCAACAAGAAGTTCACGCAACTCTACAAGCAATACGAAGAAGCTGGCTTGGCCAAGCGCACGATGCCGGCTGTCAAGCTCTGGCAAAAGATCCTGACCCGCGCGTTTCAGCACGGAACATGGTGGCCTTGCTTCAAGGACACGAGCAACGCTCGCTATATGCAGAAGCGCTCGGGCACGGTCCATCACTCAAATCTCTGTACTGAGATCCTATTGCGAGACGGGCCCGATATCAGTTTCGTCTGCAACCTTGGGTCCATCAATTTGGCGCACCAGCGACACTTGCTGACGCCGAATCAGAAAGGCGGATACGAGTGGAACTCTGATCTCGAAAAGGCAGTTCGCCTCAAGGTCCGCAACCTAGACAGCGTGATCAGTGTTGGGTTCGTGCCGCACGAACGTGGAACTAAGTTCCAAAACGAGGATCGGGCAATCGGCCTCGGGGCGATGGGCGAAGCACAGGCCATTCAAATGCTTGGCATCCCATACGACTCGGTCGACCACGTCAAGTATGCGTTCGAAGTCTGGCGCCAGATCAGCCTGACCGCCATTCACGAAAGTGCGCTGCTGGCACGAGAACGTGGAACTTATCCCAAGTTCAGCGAGTCGCTGTGGGCTGATGGTGTGTTGCCACCCGACACGTTGACGACCAAGCGTATCCTCGACTTTGGACTCGCGATCGAGCTTGATACTCCGTTTGCCACAGAGAGCGAGCTGCGTGACCTGGTCAAGGGTGGGATGCGCAATAGCGAGCTCATGGCCATTGCTCCTACGGCAACGATTGCGAACATCACAGGTGTCTTGCAGTCACACGAACTGCCGTGGGAACTTGTGTCGCACAAGGAAAACCTGAGCGGCATCTTCAAGGTCATTGCGCCGACGGTGGTTGACAACCCGTATGGTCTGCCAACCCCATGTGCCAAGGACGTAGACCAACGATGGTCTATCTGGTGTGCAGCCGCCCGTCAGGTGTGGATCGACCAGAGCCAGTCGCTCAATTCGTTCTACGATCCGAACGAGGACTTCGACTCGCTTGGCGATCGCATCAGTGCCAACTACTTTGAATCGTGGCGTTGTGGGGTCAAGACCAACTACTATCTGTACTCACGTGCGTCGGAATCCGAGCCTCAGACGTTGAACAAGCGGGTAGAACGCGACGAGAAAGCACCGACCGATGCCCCTACCCAGGAGGAACAGCTCGGTGGCGAGAACTGGACTGGTGGTCGAGTGTGCTCGATTGATGCGGGGCCCGACTGCGAGGCTTGTCAGTGATTACCCGACTCCCGCTGGACGCGAAGAACCGGATGCTGCGTGTAGGCTTTGGTCTACACGGTGGTCGCTGGTTCTTCCGCCTAGACCTGTGGTGGGTAGGTTTTCGCTTAACTAGAAAGGACTGAATGATGGCGATTAAGATCACAAAGCAAGGCATCAAGCCCGAAGACCTCAAATACAACGGACGCTGCACCAATTGTAAGACGGAGGTCGAGTGTCTGCAATCGGATACGCAAGCGTCGAACGGCATAAGTAACGGCGTTCTACGATACATCAAGTGCCCGACTTGTGCCTGCACTTTGTATGTAAATCCGATTCCAGGGCAGAAATCATGAGAGCAGCTAAGGGACAGCTCGCAATTGCTACGATCGAGTTGCTGATACTCGCAGTTCTGGCCTGGGCGGTGTATCAGACCACTGCAGTCTACCACAACAAACTAGATCGGCTGACCCTGACCTTGGTTCTGCTATTTGCAGTGCCGCCGTTAGTCGGTCTGTACGCATCTATAGCTGAGTTGTGGAACATACGTGTAGATCAGCGTGAAAGGAACGAACGATGAACGCTCACCAACGTCGTAAGTTTGCGTGCTGGAAACACATGACGATGCCGCTTGGATCGGAGGTCATAGTCTATGGACGACCAGCCACCGTGTTCAAGCACGACAGCCGTAGACCGAATCGTTGCATCGTCAAATTCACTGATACTGATCATCCACACGACACTCAATGGGTGACGATCGCCCGTGTCAAGCCGGTCAAGCGCCTCAAGGTCCGACCATGGTGGCGCGGCGTGCATCAGGAAGAGATCCGAAATGGACAATCCAATACAAACCGATCCGTGGTTCAGGCAGTTTCTGCTGGAGTCGATGCGTGAACAAGGCATCGAGATCAGCACTGGAGATGTGATCCAACCCTGGACGCCTGAAGAACGGTCCAAACTACGTGGAGTTTTGGAACAGGTGTTCAGGCCACCGACCTTCAGCTGACCACTATGCTGTAAATTCAAGTGAGACAAGTGCCTGACCGTGGGCCACATCACGGTTGTCTAACACAATTCGTTTATGCCAAGCAGTAGTGACAATCAACGGACAGTCCAAGACATCGTCAATGCACGGCGGGTAATCATGGGGCCGAGTGACAAGCTCAGGGCCGTGAGTGCCACGCGCTACCCGTGGACCCGGGAAGTGTACCGTGACATGATCAACAATCGTTGGGAACCCAATCAGGTGGCGATGAACACCGATAAAGCCGGGTTCAGCAGACTTCCAAAAGGTCAGCAAACTGCGTATCGTCGAGCGCTCGCATTCCTTTCCAACCTGGATGCCATTCAGGTCGACAATCTGAGTGGCAACATCTACCAGTTCATCACCGATCCGACGATCCAACAGGTGGTGGCACAGCAGACGGCTGAAGAGTGGATCCACGTTGAAGCCTATTCGCATATCGTCGAGACAGTGTTGGAAGACCCACTGGACATCTACGATATGTATCGCCATGTTCCGCAACTGGCGAGCAAGAATGACTTCATCATCTCTCAGGGTGAGCAGGTTCGGGTCAACTTCAGCCCCGAAGCCTTTGTCAAGGCCATAGTGTCCAATGTGGTGCTGGAGGGCATCTACTTCTTCTCGGGGTTTCTTACCTTCTACGCGATTGCCCGCGCCGGTGGTTACATCATTGGCACAGTCGATCAGATCAAGTACATCCAGCGCGACGAGTTGACCCACCTCAAGCTGTTCACGAATATGTGGCACAGTCTTAGGGCCGAAATGCCGGAGGTGTTTACTCAGCAGTTGATCCGCGAGTGTCGAGAAATCATCCTCGATGCAGTGGAAAGGGAGATCGCGTGGGGTCATTACGTGATCGAAGAAGGCGTGACCGGCACCGACAAGCGGACGATGACTCAGTTCATTCGCAGTCTGGGTAACAAGAGAGCCGAAGCCCTGGGCATCACCGGTGTGCACGAACGCGATAAGAATCCGTTCCCGTGGTTTGACGAGTACTCGAACATCAACGGTAGCCAGAAGAATTTCTTCGAGGGCAAACCCGTGACCTACCAGCACAACAGTCTGGTGTTTGGCCCGACTCCGTTGCCCATTCCAGATCTGCGTGCCTGGGCGGCGATGGGGAACAACGGCGAGCCGTACAAGATTCCTACGGTGTCACTGCCGGTCCGAAAGGACACTGTAGCTGCTCCGGCTACAGATTCGGCCGACAGCCAGTAATTTGAGGCTGCCTCTAACAAAGGAGAATTCCAGTGGCAACCTCGCAAATCATGACCGAGCGTCTGACCAAATACAAGGCGGACGGCACAAAGGCAGCTGTCTATCTGTTCAACGGCGTGCGGCTCATCGGCCGCGTGATCGAGTTCGATAGCGAGAGCATCGTGCTCGACTCGGAACAACCAGGTCTTGATGACGGCATCGTCGTCGTCAGGTCGAACATTGCTACGGTGCAAAAAGCCGTGAACGAAGATCGGAAGTTTTCCGCAGCCAAGAAGTAAGACCAGAACGAGTTCTGTGGGTGTGTGACGCTAGTCCGTGACATCTGCCTCAAAATGAGGCAAAACGGGCTGTTACACTTTGTTACAATTTCTTACCGCGTGACACCAAAAGTGTGTTACAATAAACTACGGGCAAAGCTCCGTCGCGGTAGAGGTCCGATCACCATTGCAAGTAGCGCGACCCAAACCAACATGCGGATGCCTGACCGTAGTTCAACCAGCAACCTCAACGAAAGGAACCGATCATGGCAACTGCCACCATCGCGAGTCAAATGCGTACCCTCGTGCGCCAAGTCAACCGTCTCGAGCGTGAGAACGCGAAGCTGACGAAGCAGAACGCACGCCTGAGCGGCGGCGCCACCAAGCCTGCGGCCAAAAAGGCGGCTGGCAACGGGGCGGCGGGTCGTCGCAAGATCCGCGCCGAGAAGGCCGGTCCCGCGGCCAAGAAGGGTCCCAAGACCAAGCAAGCGAAGCTCCAGGGTCGCAAGCAACGTCCGTCCGAGGACGACGCGGACGAGACCCCGGTCCAGCGCGGTCGCAAGGCCAAGGCCGGCGCCGGCAAGACGGGTCCGGCGGCCAAGAAGGCAGCTTTGGCCAAGAAGGGGCCGGCGGCCAAGAAAGCGGGCTCCGCCGCCGCCGCGGCCAAGAAGACTCCGAAGAAGGAAGCGGCTTCCGCCGCTCCCGCCAAGAAGAGCAAGAAGGCCGACGACGCATGGCTCGACGACTGAGCCTGAAATCAGTCTGATTCGACCCCGGGTAGCTTCGGTTACCCGGGGTTTCCACGTTTATGCGTTCGCTCGCACAGAGGCACGAACAGATGGCAACCACGCAGAAAGCGAATCCGTCCACCGTCATCGACGAGTTCAGCAAGTTCGTGGCTGTGAGCCGAAAGCTCCAGTCCGTTCCACCCAAGACACAGATCAAAGCACTGTCCTCGATGCAGGCAGCGCTCGCCAAACTGGCGAAGGTCACGCCACCTGTGCAGAAGCGATCGGTTGAGATCGCCTTCAACTCCACACGTTCGTTGGCCGAGGGCCTCAAGACCAACGAAGCATCGAAAGACGATGTGCGTGGCTTCATGACCGAGATGCAGGCGATCCACGCTGCACTCAAGGACAAGGCAGCGGCCGCCATCGACCGAGAAGCACGAAAACAGCGCACATCGACGATGACCCGTGTTGACGTGCAGGTCGCTGACCTCAGCGACGACGCTCAGCGCATTTTCCTCAAGTACAACAAGTTCAACGCTCTAGTCCCGGCACAGACGAACAAGAAGTTCGTGGGACTGCGCATCCCAATCGTTCCGATCTCCAATCCACCGATGTTCATGGACAAGCTCAGCCGCTATGGTCTGGCACAGAACTCGGTGTTTGGCTATCCTATCCTCGAGAACCAGAACGTTCTGGGCATCAACCAGACGTGGGTTGAACGGATGGCCGAGGACCCCGAGTTCGAGCGTGACACCAAAAAGGGCGCGCCTGACAACATCGTTCAGGCGCTTGGGTACGCCGTTGACTTTGCCGTCTCTGAGCTGAACGAGCGCAGTGGCCGCAACTTCACGGTCATGGGCAATGCGTTCAAGCGTGGACGCATGTTCTGGGTCTGGCTTGTGCCGAACCGCGATCTAAAGAAGATCCGCGATGCGTGTCCAGGCGGTCATCTGCACATCGAGCGCTGGTCCTTCCCATTCCAGTCGGACGTTCGGCCGGGCAAGACGCGTGCGCTCGAAGACATCCGTAGACAAGCCCGAGAAGGTTGATCTGCCATGGACACTGTCGACATCATCCTCAAGCTTCATCCCGATAGCGTGGCCCGCCTCAGGCAAGCCTGTATGTCGGCACCTATCTACATCCATTGGGAGCACGCCTGGGTGCCGTTGGCAGGCAACGCCGACCCCTCGCTTTTGACCCAATGGGGAAGCCCCATCCCATTCCAGTTCGGCGACTGCAAATACGTGTACGATCCGACAGTCCAAGCGACTCGATGGCTGGCGGTACTCGAAGCGCCTATGGTGATGGCGCGCGGCCAAGAACTGGCGACCAAAACAGGGACGGACCCACGAGAGTTCCTGCCCATCATGGTCGCCATCAACGACATGCCACCGCTCAGCTCGGCGATCAGGAACTTCCTGGCCAACCTGGAGCACACTCTTGTCCACAACAAAGAGACCTTCCACCTCATCGGGGAGTTCGCAACCCACGATCCAGGTCAAGTCGGGACAGGTTCAGCACTGCCTCTCTGATCACTGCTGGATCTGTGGCGAAGCCTTTAACCCGAGCAATCGCCGTGAGGACCATCACATCATTCCTAGAGCCTATGGTGGTGTTGATGGTCCTCAGGTCAGTATTTGTGACTCGCATCACACTACTGTCCACCACGTTTCCCTTCGCCTGTTCAAGAGAAAGCCATACGGCGAGCTAATGACGGGTGATCGGGAGAAGGACAAGAAGATTCTGTACTTGGCGACCGTGGCGTGCAACGCACGTATCCTGGTGCAGAACGATCCCAATAGGCGGGTAGTCCTAGTACTCAACCTAACAGGAGAAGAAGACCAGCAACTCCGCAAGCTCAAATCAGCGCACTCACGGCTGTCGCGAGAGGCTATCGTAAAGCTCGCGCTCAAGCAACTCTATCAACGGATATTCAGTCGTTAGGAGAAACAACATGCTGAAAAAAGACGCTTCAACCCGTCAGCGTCACACACTCAACCTCAAATGCGGCGACTGCATGCACTTCAAAGGGCATGCCAAGTTCGAGAAGCCCTGTGCCGAGCTCGGCACCAAGACGTTCGCCGATGCACCCGACTGCTTCACACCCAACGTATTCGCCCTGTCGAAGAAGAATCCTCACGCGTTTCACCAGATTGGCCTGATGCTCCACGACTTCACGCCCAGCGAAGCGCGCATCCTGCTGGCTACCATTCGACAGACGGCTCACGCACGCAAGAAATCGGACCTGGACTTCGGCCAGCCGGTTTACTTCCGTGTCGGCAACACAGATTTCCTGTCCAACTACTTCCGTGGCTTTGTCGCAGGCGTCAGTCTGCACGAGGACGAGATTTACATCACATCCGATCTTAATGGTACGCAGCGCAAGCGCCCACTGATCGCGACGTTGATGCGCGACTCGGTGTTCACAATCACTGCATTCAAGAAGAAGCGTTCACAACTGGCAAAGGCCAAGAAGGTCAACGACCCCAAGCCGTTGTGGACTGCTCAACCCAAGATCGACGACCCTCTGGCTTATGAACCGCCCTCGATGGAGACGGTGCCGGCCGAGTGGTTCGAGTCCAAGGCCGAACGTGGTCGCAAGCCCAAGAAGGTGAGCGAGATGTTCGACCCCAAGGTCAAGCTCAAGCCAAAGGCCAACAAGGGCAAGGCCAAGGCCAGTGAATTCACCGTCCGCGGTCAAGGTGGGAAGGCCAAAGGACGCTAGACCCGAACGAGTAGACCCACCGTCCCGCTAGACAAGAAGACTAGGAGTTGTGACCATGCACACGATAGCCGCAAAGGTCGCAGAGTTTGATCCAGACTTCCTACTGCTCAACAGAGAGCAGCGATTCGAGCTCTCGTTTGCCGTACTTAGGTACGTCTTTCGAGACATCGAATCGGCAGACCTCGGAGACAAGTTTAAAGAAATCCTGGAATGGACGGGCCAGGACTGCATCGAATTCCGTAAGGTCATCAAGACCGGATACATCCAAAAGCATTTGAAGTTCTACGTGTATGCGGCTGTGATGGGTACGCCGCATGTAGACCCAACGATTAGCCGCGAAGATCAAGCATTTGTTCGCGGGTTCTTGACCAGGACTACTAACCGAGAGGTTCTTGCATTCATCAAGCATTGCAAGCGATTCAACCGACGTGGGTTTCCACCTCGATCGCTTGCTGCGTTTGACTACATCATCGCCAAGGTCACGCCTGACGTGCTGGCTTCATGTCGCAAGATGGTGGCCGTAAAGTTCCAATTCCTGACCCAGAGCTCACAGCTCAACGCCAACGACGAGGCGCAGGAACTCTACGAGGCTAGCCTCTACGCCATGTACCGGGCGTACCCTGAGATTCAGAACGCGATGCACCTTCGCAACATCGCGATCACCACGCTACATAACCGAGGAGTCAACAAGATCAAGAGCGAGACCACTCAATCGCGTAATCGAGTGATCGCCAACGAGGACGGTACGTTCAGCGGTACGGTCCTGAGCCTCAACTTCAATCCTGCGGGGTCGGACCCTGCGGCGCTGTTTAGCGACGATAACTGTCAGGTGGGTAACAACCTGATGACCGGACTGGACGGTCGGACAATCGACGGCGAGCGATTGTCTGACGTTGACAGGAGTCGTGATCTGCAGATGGTTGTGCTACAGATCGAGAACCGACTGAAACACAATCCACGATCCCTTCGATTCCTCCACCTTCTGATGGGCAACTTCGATGAGGAATTCAGCGAATGGCTGGGACAACCTAACGACGAAGCATCAGACAGGATGGAGCGCTACGAATATGCCAACAAGGTGCGTGAGTTCATGGGCATCCCTGTGGACAAGGCGCGCAAGTTCATCAGCCGGCTAAAGGCCGAGCTGTCCCACTTCACTCAGCAGTAATCACTGTCCAACCCAACGGAGCAACGAACGATGGACAACGCTCAACAACCTCGCACTACGACTGCCGAGGCCCTGACTCAGGCCCTACGGACCGTGCTTCAAAAGCACGAAGCGCTCTTCGGTCGCATGGCTACTGTGAAGACTGAGGCCGGTTACTTCGCGATCCATATCCGCGAAACTCTCGCGCCTGAGATCTTTGCGGTTGTCGCTGCAGCGACGGCGGCAGCGACAATGGCACAGACGCAGGCCGAGCCAGTGGCGCAGGGACTGACGGATGCGGCGGTCCTTGACTGGCTCGAACTCGCCGACTCAGTAACCATCGGTCGAAATAGAGCAGACGAGACGACGGAGGTCGTGGCGATCTTCGGCGATCAACCGATCATCAGTGAGCACGAAAGCCTTCGGGCTGCTGTCCGTGCCGCCCTCTCAACCGGAGAACACAAGTGACCGACACCACCACCAAGACGGCCGAGGCGCTGGCGGCTGAGTTGAAAAAGATCGCGGATCGCATGCCAAACGTAGCCGACTGTGACCCACTTCAGGTCAGGCTCTACGAGTTAGCGGACAACCTCACGCGAGAAGCTCTATACACTGTTCACACAGCCCAGCCGCAGGCCGAGCCGGTGGCGGCCGACCGTGAGGAATTGCTCGCTGATGCGATACGGGCCTTGATCCGTGGCGAGATTCAATGTTCCGACGACCTGCCGGAAGATCGCAGACCGAGGCATGTGTCGGCTCGCCGAGCGTTCGGCGCTGTCCACGACCTTCTCGCCGCCCGCCCTCCCGTGGCGCAGCAGGGGGCAGCAGAGGCGGTGGCGCAGGGACTGACGGATGAGCAGATCGACCGCGCGGTGATGGCCTACGGACGCGCTCATGACGGACTGCAAGGAATTGAAGCAGCGCGTGAAGCGTTTCGTGCCGCCTTCCCCATCGGTCACCCGGTGCAAACCCCGAACCGCATACCATTCGGCTGGGTTCGTGGCCAAGACACCCTGACCCGCAAGGCGGAAACGAGGCGGCGCTGGGAGGAACAGGGTATCAAGCACATTCCAGTTTACTCGGACGCTCAACCTACAGCCGATCTACAGGCGCTGTGCGCCTGCAAGGACCGACCAGCTGACAAGTGTCCTGGCAAATGGGAACCCGGCTGTGACTTGGGAAACAACCCGAAGCACGTACGAGTGCATACGCCGACACCCGACGAGATCAAAGCTACCGAGGCCAAGACCAGGAACCAGTGTCCAGGACCGGGCGACGCACTGCGATGGGCCCTGAAAGACTGTGGCGTCACGTGTGCAACCGATGGTTCGGCCTACTTCAACGAGTTCGCACTCGCCAAGCTCGCAACCTTGTTGCTGCCACACTACGTCAACGAACAAGGAGCAAACGATGAAACTGCTTCCAACGGCTGAGGAGTGGAGCGACAGTATTGTCCTCCTTGGCGAAGGCCTCGTCTACGGAGTACGTACCGTCCTTGGTTTTCTGGCCTTCCTCCTGTTCGATCTGGACGACTGAGGTCCGTATGACTGGATACGACTTGCTTCGCTGGCTCCGGTCACAGAATCCAAACGATCTCAGGAAACCTGTTGGCGTCGTCGGTCACTTCAATGAGCTCTATGAAATAAGGCTCGAACCCGAAGTGATGACTGCTAGAACAGATTGGGACGACCCTACGCCGATCGAGGTTATCAAGCTCGAAACCGTTGACATCGGGCCCTCACCCGACTAACTCAACTCCGCCCTCAAGGAGAAACGTATGAACAACGATCAATCCACTTCCCACACGAAGTTCATTCTGCCTCGTCTGGTCGAACGCTTTGTCGAAGTGGTCGGGGCCGAAGCCCTGACGACCGAATGCCAGATCTGGCTGGAAGAGCTGGCACAGCAGATGCGCAATCTTCAGGAGATCGCGTTGGCAGCCCACAACATGGAAGAGCAGCGTGGTCCGTTGCTCAAGCCGCGGATGCCGGAGCCGGTGTTCGAAGTAACAGACGTAGCGCGTGGCCTTGGGGCCAAAACCCCAGTCTGGTCGCGTCAACAGGTGGAAGACTACTGTCAGGCCTTCTACCGTTGGGCCATCCAACTCGAAGTCCATCGGGCTGGCCTGACGCCCGAACCAATGAAGTTTGAGCCGCAGGTTACAGCCCACGACGTCATGGCCGCGAAAATCCACTTCAGCTGGAGTTGGTCGGGCGTCGGCTTTGGTCAGCTGAGTGTTCGTCCGAAGGACGATGGCACGGGCTGGGTGTGCGGCAACGAATGCCTGAACCGTGATTCGGTCAAGAAGCTGCTCGTGGCCTACGCGGCCAAGCTGGCTGATGTCGTGGACCTGGAGGACTGAGATGAAAAAGTGCAAACGCGTCACCGGGTGGACCGACTATCCGTTCGACGAGCTCGGTGACGTGCCGGGTCAACTGGCACCGATTCGTCACGTCAAAGTCGTTGGGTACGACGGCAACAAGTACGTGAAGGTCGAACTCCTGGACGAGGACGAACCTTCCTACTATGTGTGGGAGTCGTTAGGTCGACCACCACTGGAGATCAAGGCTGGCTACCTGTATCGCAAGTGTATGCGGATGCCCAACATACCTTACGACCTGAAGACCAGCAACGGCAGGCAGAACCTCTTTCTTCGGGCCCGGCGAAACATCAACGTGTCCAGCCGCAAGCTGGCATGGGCCTTTGGCCATCACAAGTGGTGGCTTAGGTCGGAACGTGAGGACAAGGCCCGTCGTGAACGCGATCACAAAGGCTACGCCGATAACTACTGGTCGTGGGTGCGATATCGCAACTACAAGGCGCTCAACGAAGGAAAGACCATCGGTCGGCCCGTCAAGTGGCCTGCTCATTTGGTTCTTGACCTAGCGGACGACATGCCAGATCCAGTGTTGGCGATTGCGGGTCCACTGATGGGAGCTTGACAATGCTGAACCCTGACTATGAAGCTCAGCGTCTTGAATTCTACCGTCAGCGTGACGGTGTTGACGGTGCGGTGTCCGCAGCCACGCAGATGATCAAAGTGTATCGAGCAGCATGCAAGTCATTGCGTGCAAAGTACGGGCGGAACTTCCCGTTTCGTCGCGGATACATCGAGTCGGCGTACTCGGCGCGTCATCTGCTGCGAACCAAACTACGTTCTGTGGAGGTCAATGATGCTGAACGTCGTCCGCGCCCCGAAGTTGTGGACGCCGAAGACGATGGAGTAGAGCGTGAAGACTGATCGACCACCCGTTAAACTGTGTCCACTATGCGACATAGGAGTGCCGACCACGTATCTAGAACCGTTGGTCCCAGTCGTGGAACTTGTGCCTGATCCCAGAAATGGCCTGACGGGCGGTCGGGTAGTATATGTGCAACGGCGTTTCTTGGAGAAGATTCAAGTGCAAGTGCAGAAGACCAGGGTCAAACAACAGGAGAACCAAGACCATGCCAACCATTAAGTTGACTGATCATCAGCCATACATCGTGCACAAAAACTATCAGGTCAAGGGACCTGCGGTCGATTTCGAGACCGAATCGACCGAGAACGCCGCGTTCTATTGCGCTGCGCTCAACGGAGCGTACATGCTTGGCTTTGCCCAGGCAACGATCAATGGTGCTGACACAGCGTCCATGTCCGATGAACAGCTTCGAGCACATCTGGCGATGGTTCGGGCTGAAGCTCAGCGCCGCAACCTCACTGACCTCACCAACTGAGCACGAACAATTCGTCAGCCCAAAAGAAAGGGGGCGTGTCCTTGCGGACACGCCCCCTTTTGACTTGGTGGATTCGCTTACTGAGCCAAGCTCTTCATGAACTTGGCAACCTTGGGTTTGTCGCCTAGACGCTGATTCACGTACCTGAGATCAGCCGTTGTCATCTTGCCATAGCTGCGCATCCAGTTGACAATCTTGAGCTGATCCCACTCTTCGTGGACTGCGTCAGCACACATTTGCTTGACCTTCTGGTCTGCAGTAGCTGTCTGCACCGCCTTGGTCTTGAGTTCGGCCTTGACGTCCTCGACTTCGACAAATCCGTCATCGTCGTCTTTCGCTGGCTTGCCATCCGTTTCCATTGTGGTTGCGGCCAACACGCTTTGTTGAGCAGCCTTCATCTCGTTGTCGATGCGCTGCTTCTCAGCTTTGCCTTCCTCGGTCGACAGCACATAGGTCGCGTATTCGCTGCTCACCAGCTGAATGAGACCACGCATGACCGTGCGTCGAAACTCCGAGCTCTCGAGCAGAGCTTTCTTGGTGATCTGTTGAGTCAGGTCAACAGGAATGTAGGTCTTTGGAACGCGCACCAGCTCGGACTTGCCGTTCTGCTTCTGCACCGGGATCAGGATCATCCCGCGCTGCGCGCCTTCAGAGTTATTGATGACGAAGACACGACCCTTGTCTTCTTGTTCCAGCTCGTCAAGGGTTGTCCACTTGCGAATCCGACGTGTGGCTGTGGCCGACGAATGAGTTTTGCTAACAGTTGCCATGATGTAGTGAATACTTTTCCGGTTCAGAGTTTGGCTGTCAATAGCGCCTGTCGCAGTTCCGTCAACGACAGACTTACTGAGTTTCTGGTCCGCCACCCTTCGTACCGTTCGGTATCCCAGAAGAGAGCTTGTTGTTCGGCAGACAGTCCAAAAACTTTGCGGAGAACGGTTGACTCGTGTTGTTCTTTCTCATCGACCGTTGTTGCCTTCGCATTTACAGTTTGACCTGTCTTTGTTGGCCAGCTCTCTCGTACGAACGACGAATACTTGTCGATCACAATTCCGGCCTGCACACTCTGTTTCGCTTGTGCAGCTAACTGACGGATGATGTACACTTTCTGTCCACGTGCAGTCGCAATGTCTTGCACATCGACACCAGGATCTGTCAATTGGTCGTGCGCGCACTGACCGACGGATGTCTTGTACATGCAGCTCCGTGCCGGACACAGTTCAGTCTTCAGTTCTATGAGCTCAAGAGGACAGAACATCAATCGTCTTTCTGTTAATCAATCGGTTGGTTGAACTCGCATCGATCTGCTTCACTAGCGATCGTGCGATCGACCGCAAGTTTAGGTCACCGTAGTCTTTCACGCGGAATCCTGAGCAGCCGGTATAAATCCCCTGAAGTGAACTATCTAGTTGGTGAGGCGTTACTCTCACTGCTTTGTACATCGTAGCCAATTCAATTCCGCTACGACGCACTGCGTTCTTCCACGTAGCCGCGGGCATAACCTTGACTGGGATTCCAAACGTTGCTCCGGCACACAATAGTGTTCCGATCATCATGTTCACGGCCTCGACTGTCGGGCCTTTGATCCCACGTGTCATGTATCGTTCAGCTGAGATCGCGTCAATCTTATGGCGCGACATTACTTGATACAACCACTGACCGTAAGCTCGGTGTTCGGCCGTCATTACCTTTGGGTTCTTGAGGTTCACGATAGTCGACGGACACAGCCCGTTCTCAACTACCTGAGCCCGGAGCTTGCCTCGACCATCACGTTCTATCACCACGATCGCGTATCCGTACGATCTGGTGCCTGGATCATGGGCGAAGATTGTCTTTCTCACCATTGAATTTACATCCTGTCCGGTTAATTTGATTGCATCTATCGCACTCAAATTACTCGCGTGTGGAGGCACATCGCATGGGTATCAAGACGACACCTAGCCGGACAAACAACCAGATCCTGCCGCAGAACAATCGTACAACAACGATCGCTCAGCGCATGATCGGTCAACTCGCTGCGTATCAGCAGCGTAAGAACGACAATGCGATTCAGACCAACGGGTACGAAGTGATTCTGTACAAGCGGCTTGCGCACGGTATCCCGTGTTCTTGTCAAGCTCACCGTTCGGTCTTGACTTCGCAACTCGGCGAAGACGGAAAGCTGCCCATCGGTAAGATCAACGAACTGTTGACCGGTGGCATGGAATTCACCGTTACTCCGTATGCCGAGCGCGTGCCACCCCGTGAGGATCTACGTGGCGTGCGAAACATCCCCGAACCAATTCAACCTGATCAGCAGTGGGGTGAAGTCGACGACGAGGATGTGCTTGTGTTCGACAACGCAAGTCCCGACATTACCGACACGTATGCAAAGGATATCGAGACCTCGATTTCTGATTCTGCAAACGGACCCGGAACTGCTGTATCGCTCGACGACATTACCGAACAGTTTGACAACATCGATCTGTCAGACAGTCGCTGCATGATCTGCTTGGGCACCGGCTTTGTCGGAGGTTACTCGCCGGTCGGTGCGTGGCGTCAATGTCTGTCCACTCAGTGGGCCAACATATCAGTCCTCAATGGCACGGTCGAAGCAAATCAAGTTCCACACGCATTCTTTGCCACACAAGTTGATTTCAACGTAGTGATGCCCTCTGGGTGTGTCAACATCGACACGATTCGTCTGTGGAACAACATGGATGTGGTTGCGCCACAGACATTGCTTGTCGATCAAGTTCCGTACTCGTGGGATGTGCTACGTTCTGTGTGTGATGGTCGGTCGCACACTATTAGTGTGCAATTCGATGAGCTGACGTATTTCACTCACTTGGAACTGCAGATCAACTTGACAAACAATCCGATTCGTGTCGACATTCCGAAGCTCGCGCAGTCAGCGGATGGGGCAAAACTCGACAAGACCAACTCGGTTCAGCTGGTTTGCAGTTCGCGGGTGCCTGTGCTTCAAGCACGCGACGTGATCATCGAATCAGTATTCGGCAAAGCCTTCTCGGTTGAAGACGTAACTCCGTGGTCGGATCGTAATCGCAATTTCTACGGTTGGGAATGCAACGCTCACGTTGTTCAACCAGAAGAATGGGCGAATGTGCTTCCGCGTCGACATCGGACAGCCCAACAGTCGAGTAATCCTGCACGGTCCAACGCCGTACCTCCAGAGTCAGCATAATTTGAACGGGTAGACCAAACGGTCAATCCTACTACAACACATACTACAGATCCATCATGGCACTCAAACGGTTGGTGATCAGCACTTCTGCCATCAGTGAAACGAACTTCCGTTCGCTAGTTGATGTTGAGAAGATGCTCAATGCGATTGGTGAGGACCTGGACCAGGACGAGAGCTTGCTTCAATCGTACGAGAAGCAGTTTGCACGACTGGCAGGAAAATCATTTCAGAAGGCTGCGTCGCTTGAGTTTGAGATAACTCCACGGGCAGCCAATCCAAAGATCAAGCTGACGACCATCGACAGCTTCTCGGTACCAAACCTTGATCTGTTGAAACGCAACTTTGACGTAGTCAACAGTCTGTGGGATAAGCTTGATCAGCTACGAGCGCTGTCCAACTCTGTGACGGTCAACTTCCGTGGCGTCAAGGGTAGCGAACAGATGCTAAAGAACATCCAGGACATGCAGAAGCGTGTTCAGGATCAGATCAGCAAGGCGCTCGACTTCCTGGAAAAGGTGGGTAAGGAATACGCACCTAAGCCGTTCAAGAAGCTGATTGTCCAAACGCTTGAACTGCTTGGTGATCAACTGCAATACGACAGCTATACGACACGAGCGGCTGCATCCACAAACATCGAAGGTCACATGACGTTCACGGTGTGGGTTCAGTTGAAGAATCTGCGTGACGAAGCAGGTAACGTGCATCCGGAATTCTTCTTGGTGTTCACCTGTATCCTGCGTCCAGGCGAGACCAAAGCTCAACTTGATGCTGCGTACTATGTGACGGTGCTGCACGAGTTCGCGACTCCGGGTAAGTTCAGTCCTGGTAAGAACGTCAAGAACGCGACTCAGGCAAGCAACGCAATTGGCGCGTTGCTCAGTCTGGAGAACGTGGCAAACGACATCGGTACGCTGCCTCATAACCTGGATCCGGCGGCAATCACCAAGAGCAAGTTCAGTGTGGCGAAGCGCATCAACAAGATCCAAGTTGACGAGGGCAGTCTGACTTTCGTGCTTATGCCGAACCTGACTGAAGCAGTGGTCGAGAACACGTTCAAAGCCCTGTACCTTGAAGTGCGCAGCTTGATGAACGATGTGCCAGGCATCTCCGATGTTGGACCAGATGGTCGTAAGACTGCACCAAAGGTCAAGCTCAAGATGCGACAGAAGACAGTGGATGGACAACCGGCCGTCACCTTCCTGCTCGCTAATCTGGCTAAGGACAACCAAATCAATGTTCACGAGCTGGAGTTCCTGAAGCAGCAATATGGCCTTGACGACCAGAAGCTGCGTCAAGTCACGAGGATCATCAACGGCTGATCCGATCTGATCTAATCTAACCACAACAGAGATCTACCATGACTAGTCCAGGAACCTTCAACTTCACGCTCTATCAGGGAGCAACGCTACGACAAGCGTTCACCTGGAAACTCAATGGTTCGATCGTCGACCTGACCAACTACACGGCACGTAGTCAGTTCAAAGCGCTTATCACCGACACGGTGCCTCTGCTTGATCTGACTACTGCAAATGGTGGTGTGTTGATCGACGGGCCGAGTGGCACGTTTACGTTGGTCATCACGTCAACGCAATCAGCGGCGATCGTAGCACCTACGCTGGTGTACGACGTAGATTTGGTTGCTCCGTCAGGTGACGTGACACGCATCATGAGTGGCACAGTGACCGTCAGTCCGGCAGTCACCAACTTGAGCTATGTTCCATCACCATGAGTAACGACACAACAGTAACCAGCGTTCAAAGCACTGTCGTAGTCCAGACCTCGAACTCGGTGATTGTTACGTCAGTGGCTGCACCATCGGTGATCGAGACCTCAGCCGTCGGTGCTCCGGGTGAATCTGGTGTCGTTCAGCAGTTCACGGCGCTATCACCAATCACTGCCGGTCAGCCAATCGCGGTGGTCGCTGGTGGAGTGGTGCCCGCCAGTTGTACGACACAGGCTCACGGATACACCTCGATCGGTATCGCAGTCAACACTGTTACCGCTGGGTCACCTGTGTCGGTCAGGCTACTCAGTCTGATGACCAGTTCGAATTGGGCCTGGGCTCCAGGTCTTCCAGTTGTGGTCGGCGCCAACGGCACGCTCACACAATCGCTTCCACTCGGGGCTTTGTTCCTCAAACAACTCGCGGTAGCTATCACCGCAACTCAGATCCTGGTGTCACCGATGCCAGTCGTCTTCCTAGCATAATCCACGGAGTACCAAATGACTCTTAGCTACAGCGTCACCGTCAAGAACGCCCGTCTGGACCAGACGGAAACCACAATCGGCACGAGTCCGATTCTGAATCTGTACAACGGCACGGCTCCGGCCAACGCCGACACTGCTCTGTCGAGCAACACGCTGCTCGCACAAGGCACTCTGCCGAGCGACTGGATGGCCAACGCTTCGTCTGGTTCTAAAGCCAAGTCGGGTACTTGGACTTTGACTGGTCAAGCAGGTGCCAGCACCGGCACGGCTGCCACGTTCTTCCGAATCTACGATTCGACGGGCACGAACTGCCACATCCAAGGTACAGTGACGGCTACTGGTGGTGGCGGTGACATGACGTTGAACAACAATAGCATTGCCACGGGCCAAACCCTGACGGTCGACACCTTCTCCATCACTGCTGGTAACTAACGACTATGGATCTCGGACGTAAACTTCAACATCTTCAACAGTCAGTCCGTTCTATCAGCACGCATCGTGACCAGCCGGTGGCGATGCGTGTTGACCAGCTAAAGGCTGTTCTGGTCTTTATCGAGAACGAAATCAACCGGATTGAAAACGAGCCCACATCGGCCGAAACTGCAACTGGGACAGACCCGTCTACCAGTGGCGACGATACCATGACCACGAGCAGCGGCCCTTTCTGATAAGAGGATCCTATGTCCGATAACACCGTTCTAAACGCGGGCACCGGCGGTGACCAAATCCGGGATATTGACCGCGGAAGCGGTGTCAAGACCCAAGTTGTTCAGCTCGATCTCGGTGGTGCAGGTTCAACCGAGCATCTGATTTCGGCTGGTCAGCAGACGATGGCTAACTCCGTGCCGGTGGTTCTATCATCGGACGGGGTTGTGGGTCAAGCCAGTGACTCGGCTGCAACAACTGACACAGGGACATTCAGCGTGGTCGCGTTGATCAAACGCGCGCTACAGAACTGGACGTCCCTGTTGTCTAAATGGACTACCACTGCGACTACCGATTCGTCCCGTATGCCGGTCGATCTGCGCGACGGGCTGTCGGCTAGCGGTAGCTTGACCTCCAGTCGCACATCGACGGTCACGATTTCGCAAGCGAGTCCTGCGGTTGTCAACTGGCCGTCACATGGACTCTCGGTTGGTGACTCTGTAGTCTTGACCACGGCCGGCACACTGCCATCGCCGTTGATTGCCGGTAACACGGTCTATGTGCAGTCGGTGGTCGATTCCAACAATTTCAACATCGCGTTCACCAAGGGCGGATCGGCTATCGCCACAACGAGCGCAGGGTCAGGCGGTCATACAGGTACTGCAAACGTCCTGTTCATGATCGATCTAGCCGGTGGCTACGAATCGGTTGGTCTGCGTGTTACGTCGGCCGGCAGCACAAGCACTATCTCATACGAATGGTCTGAAGACCAAACGACATGGGACAATGCTCTGGGCTGGAATCCCGGTAGCGGCACAAACGCCACGGTCGGCACATCGACTACGGCCATCCCTCTGGTGTTTCCTCGGCGTCTGCGCTATTTCCGCGCTCGGGTTTCGACCGCTGGAACTGGACCTTGGACTATCGTTGGTAGTGCCAGTCGCGCTGGATTTCTAGCCGATATTCACTCAGGTGTCAATCTGGGTATCAACGGCCAAAACAGTCACGGGGGTACGCCAACTGGCAACCCAGTGATGGTCAGCGGTCGTGCAAAAGACGCGCTGAACTATCCTCTTGGTGTATCCGACGGATCGATCTGTTATGTGCTGACCGATCTGTTCGGCTACATGAAGGTGACGCTGGAATTCACGTACTTTGCAATAAGTGCGACGACCGCGGGTACGGCGATCAAAGGCAACAAGGGAATGTTGCATGCTGTGAACGTGACAAACGGGGGTGCCGCTGGTTCCCTGTTGAGCCTGTACGATAATCCGTCGGCAGCTACGACTCCAATTGCGATCATCGACTGCAGTGCTGCTCGTTCGTTCCAGTTCAATACCTGGTTCGCGAACGGGTTGTTCGCAGTGGTAACATCGTCGGGCACAGCGCCAAACATCACGATCTCGTACCGCTAATCACATAAGGGACGGCGATGCTTCTTTACTTCAGTAATCTACAAAGCCTTGTCGTCCTTGGTTCTCTGTCTGTTACGGAGGCTGGCGATCAGGTAGCGTCGACTTCCAGCGTGAAGATCGATGCGCTGGCGGGCTCTCTTGTATCAAGTTCGGATACCGTGTCGGCTACCGTGTCGGCCACCGACGGTGCTACCGTCACGGTGGTTGAGTCGTCCGACACACGAGCTGCGTCCGGTTCCGTAAAGATCGACGCATTGGCGTCTATCACTGAAGCTGGGGCCACAGGCTCGTCCACTGTGTCGTGGACCGGGCACGCGACGGTATCGAAAACCGAAGGGTCCGACAGCGTATCGGCCTCGGCGTCAAGTGCGTTGCACGCCAACACGTCGATCGTCGAAGCCAACACAACGCTCTCGTCTTTGGGTTCAGTGGCGCTCGACGCCACGTTCTCCAAACAGGAAGCTAACGACGGCCGAACTGCATCGGGTTCAGTGGCGCTGGATGCCACTACCTCGATAACTGAAGCGAACGATATTGTATCGTCGTTCGCTCACCCACAAGACCGTATCCAATCCACCTCCAATGGATGGGCTGTCGGTCCTGTGTCGACTATCAGCACTGATGGTCAATTGACGCTCGACCACAATCTGATGGTTGTGAGCGTTCGGTACGAGGGTTCGCCCACTACGCTTACGATTAGCGACACGGCAGGCAATACTTGGACGTCGCTAACTCAGCGTAGCACGAGTGTCAACACCCTACATCTGCAGATGTTCTACGTCAAGGACATCGTAGGTAACTCGGCTGACATTGTGACTGTCAATTTCGGCAGTCCGGTCAATCGTGCGAGCATCATGTCGACCGAGCTTTCGGGCTTGGATTTGACACTGCCGTTTGCGTCCGAGAATTGGGGTACAGCGGAATCGGCGACCACTGCATCGACCGATAGCTTGCCTATTCTCGGCACTGGTATTGTGGTCGCTTCGTTTGCCAGTCTTGCGGCCCAGACTTCGTACACAGGCAACTCTGACTATCTCGTTACGCTGAACGATGATCCGACTGGTGCTCAATACCACGGTCAAGAGTTCAAGGTAACGACAACAGCACCTTACGTAGAATTCCCATCCGAGACGGTTGGCACTGCCAGCGATCTGTTGATCGTTGATGCCTACTTCTTCGATGTGAACAAGGCAGTGGGTGCGCCTATCGAGCCCAGCGACGTACTAGCAGCTGAAGCCTCGCTGCCGACGTCGACAGATTTGTCGGTCATCGAGGGTAACGACACTCTGTCAGCTGCTGGGACCGCGATCCTAATCGGCGCGGTGATCCTGGAGGCAAACGACACTGATGTGTCGGCCGCCAGCCTAGTGGTTGATGCGGTTGCCACTCTGATTGGACCTAACGATACGGTGGTGAGCACCACTTCGTGGGATGGTATCCACGCAGCGGCCTCGCCAACCGAAGGCCCTGACACTCTTTCGACCACAAGTCACTCACCACTCGACGCAACGCTTACCAAGACTGACGACGGTGATACTGTCGGGGTGTTGGTCAGCACTCTTATCGATGCAGCGGTCTCGATGACCGAAGCATCAGACACTGAGTCGTCGGGTAGTTCGGCGTCGCCAAGTGCAAGTCTCTCAGTGGTCGAAGCGCCGGACACCGATACTGCGTCAGGCACAATAACGACGAACCTGACCACCTCGGTGCAGGAAGCTTCAGACTTCATCGGTAGTGCTACTGCTCATTGGTCTGTACACGCGATTGCCAATCTGGTAGGCGCGCCCGATACGCTGTCTGGTGGTTCGTCCGAAACACTGGACGGCATCGCCACACTGACTGAACTCGGCGACTTTGTCGGTTCTCGTCTGGATGATGGTTCGATCTTTGTTGTTTCGGTCACCGATACGGGCGATAGTTCGATCGTCAACGGGTCAGTGACTGTTGACGCGGTGTCCAACAATCTGCTGCCCGACGACACGGTAGCGTCGTCAGGCACCACATACATTGGAATCTCGGCACTGTTGCAGGTAGCGAACGATCAGATTGTAGCGCAAGCCCATTCGATCGTTCAGGCAGTGCTGTCGGCAACCGAAGGACCGGACACACTTGCTGTAACTGACACAACGAAGATCAGTATTGTGGTTCAGCCCATTGAGGGGGCTGACACATCGGTGTCTTCGGCATCGTGGAAGGGGCACGCTAACGCCTCGATTCATGGTGCAGCCGACAATGTGTCGGCTGCCGGCTCAGTGTCGTTGCATGCCCAAGGATCACCACGGGAACGGAACGATACAACAATCTTCAGCGCAGCATCCGAAGGCAACATCGTTCTATCGCAGGCTGAGGGTAACGATGTTCCGTACTCGATGAGTGGTAGCCCCAAGATTAGTGGGACGGCCCTACCGACAGAAGGTCGGGATCGAGCAACGGCCAATGCCAGTCCGAAGATCAGTGGCGTGGCCCAACCTATAGAAGGCCGAGACACGCTGGCGTCATCAGCTTCTGTGTCGTTGCATGCTCGAACTGGTCCGTTTATCGAGCTCAATGACACTATGGGTGGCGGCAGTGGTCTGACCACATACATAAATCTTGTGGCTACACCCACTGAGAACAATGACGTGGTGACCAGCGGCAGCGTTACCCTGGGTCTACACAGTGATACTGCGCTGACTGAGGGACGAGACATAGTCGGGTCCACCGTCGGCGTTGCTCACTCAGTTCGTGGCGTATGTGTTCGGATCGATGGTTCGTGGCGTGAACTGTCGGATGCCGAGTTCAGTTCCGGTCTGTATCCGTTGGTGTTGGATCCTTCGACACTGGCGTTGTGGCAACGCCGTGGCCAGACCACCGTTCCAGGTACAGCAGTAGTAGTGGATGGTGATGAGGTACGTGTTCTCCAACCTGGAGAATTCCTCATCAATCAAAATCAGCATGGGTAAGGTAAATGACTTATATGACCAACAATCCTGATGCGTTTCAGGCGCTAGTCGGAGAGCTTCAGGCCGGTGACAGTGCAACCGGCACTGCCGTCTTTACGTTCCCTGCTGGTTTTGACGCCAGCGCCGGAACTGTGAGCTGGGCGCTTCTTAATCAGGATGGTGCAACGTTGTCGAGCGGCGACGCTTTCGACTACGCGATCTACAACACCGTGGACTCGGTGCGTATCGAGTCCCACGCGATTGTCAACGTTCCATCGGATGCGATTCAAACACTGAACGGTCAATCGTATCAAATCCGGTGGACGTTGCTGATTGGCAGTCAATCGTTCTACAGTTTTGAACAGCTGCGAGTTGTTGCACCGTACTCTGTTCCTCAGGGCGTACAGGACGCAGTTGAATTGGCGTTTGATCCGCTGAATCTCAACTACGTGACACCCACCAAGTACGATAACGTGGCAGTCACGATCTACAGCCAGAACGACACGGCAATGCCTCAGGTCATTGTTCCGAATCCACAACAGACGGCTGATGGATGGTACTACAGCACGACACAGAACCCGAATCCACCACTGAGCGCGGCGCTTGAATCGTACACGGTTGTGTGGAGTGGTTGGAACTTGGCTACACCGTCGAATATCAGTCGGCAGACTGGTCGACTGTTTGTCGTCAACCCAAGCATTTTGAGCGCGTTGGCCGACATGCGTGCCCTCATCGATAAGATGAGCGCGTCGATCGACGGGTTGTCTGAGATCGATTTCACAGACCCTCTGCTGCTGGCCTATCTACGTCGTGGTCGTGATATGTTCAACGGTGCGTATGGCGTACCGACCAATTTCACGATGCTCAATGCTACTGGTCCAGTACGCGAGTATTGGCTGCGATTCTCTGAGATCGTAGCGTTGCGGGCTCAGTTCCTTATGGAAGGTGAGCGTGTCTTCAACTTCAGCGGTCAAAGCGTCAGTCTCGATGTGGACCGCACTCAATACTTCCAGGGATTGGCAGATAGCCTCCAGGCCGTTATGGACAACGAATGCAAGGCGTTCAAAACGATCCTGGTCAAGCGGGGCCTTCTTGGCGGTGACGGCAATGTGGATCCAACTCAGCAGGCTTATGGAGCCGCTGGTTCGTTGGGTATCACTATCAGCCCAGCTACAAATTGGGGTCGTTACAGCGCCAAGTTTGGTCTCATCAAGTAGCTCTTGATCAAGTGAGTAGTTCATGACGACTATTGTGGCCGACGCACGGTCCGGCACTATGGTGAGTGACAGTCGCTGTAGTGATGGAACTGTGTGGCACCCAATGAAGAAGATTGAACGAATCGGAGGGTCACTTTATGGATTCGCAGGGGACATGGGCCCCCTGACGGCGGTCCGTAAGTGGTTTCTGAACAATCGACGTGGGAAAGCCCCGAAAGGAGAGTGCATCGTTCTGATTTTGAGCGCCGAAGGCGTGTCCTATTGGACCGCAACTGATGGCGAAGTTCCTATTGAACGTGACTGGTATGCTATCGGTACAGGTAGCATAGCGGCAATGGCACTGATGGAAGCTGGACACGATGCGGCTGAAGCAGTGCGAATCACGTGCTTGGTTGATGCTCAATCAGGCGGTGAGCTCCAAATCGAAAAACTCAAGGCTTGATCACAAATGGTACACTTTAAGCGTAGCACCGATCTTACTCCGAAACAGATCGAAGAAACAGTCAACGTATGGAAGACGGTTGGCGGCAATGTCTCTGAAATGGCTCGAATCATGGGTCTCAGTCGGACAGCCGCGTCTTCGCGTATAGAAAAGGCTCGTCGGCTTGGGCTCGATATGTCCATTCCAGCACCGACGGCTGCAAAAGCGGATGACAAACCTCTGATCGATGGACTGGCGATGCGCCGTATCTTGCGCATGGGCCATACTACCGTCGAATCATTGGCGCAGACATTCAAAACTACCCCGGCTGAAGTCGTAACTGCCATTCAGCAAATGAGAGCCGAGGGTTTTGCCATTCAAGAGAGTGGCGACTCGTACTGGCTGATCACTCGGCCGCAATCCGGGACCGATCTGGGTCATAAGCACGAATACAAATCGCGTGCCGATGGCTCCTACGTGTTTGGCTGGCTGTCGGACACGCACCTTGGGTCCAAGTATTCTCGGCTGGATGTGCTCAACAAGTTGTTCGACGCGTTTGCTGAAGTGGGCGTCGATCGTGTGTTTCACGCCGGCAACTGGATTGACGGTGAAGCTCACTTCAATAAACACGACTTGCTGGTCCACGGGATGGACGCGCAGTGTCGCTATCTGGCTGAAAACTGGCCGAAACGTGATGGCATCACTACCTACGCCGTGACTGGAGACGATCACGAAGGATGGTATAGCCAGCGTGAAGGTGTAGATATTGGTCGCTACGCCGAAATGAAGTTCCGTGATGTGGAACGACGTGATTGGGTCGACCTTGGCTATATGGAAGCCGACATTGCATTGACCCACGCAGAGTCTGGTGTCAAGACCCGATTGCGGGTCGCTCACCCTGGTGGTGGTTCTAGCTACGCAACGTCCTATGCTCCGCAAAAGTACATCGAGAGCTTGGACGGGGGTGAGAAACCGGCTGTCGTTCTGTTGGGTCACTGGCACAAGATGGAGTGCATCAACATCCGCAACGTGTGGGTTATCCAGACAGGTTGCACGCAAGATCAAACCCCGTTTGGTCGTAAGAAGCGGCTGGACTTCCACGTGGGCGGTGGCATTACCCGTCTCGTACAAGATCCGGATACCGGGGCCATCACACGTTGTACGGTCGACATGATGCGCTTCTTCAATCGTGAACACTATGGCTCGGGTCGCTGGTCGCATCACGAGGACGTGACTATGGCACCGCGCACACCTTATTGAGCGGATTGTATGAAGACCGAAGCACAAGCTAGACTTGAATTGGCATGGGACCCGACTAGTGTAGACAAGTCCGGTTCGTTCATGGCGGTCGTTGACGCGATCCACGATCGCGTAGAGGTCCTGATCGACAACCCGGGTCGAGCCAAGATTGTTCTTTCGAAGAGCGACTCTCACGTATGGGTAGAAGGTCAGAACCCTAAGTACGACAGAACGTATTGGGTGTGCTCGCCAACTCGTTCAATGTTTCCAACTGGATTCTTGGCTCTACAACGGAACGAGTATGGTGAACTGACTGTGACTGGAACATACGTGGCGCCCAAATTCCAGGGTCTAGGTCTTGGGCGTATGCTGTATGATGCGGCCATCAAAGACATGGGCAAGCTGGCGTCCGACATGAATCTCAGCCAGTTCTCGTCCAGTCTTTGGGCGTCTCTGGCCAAGACCTATCGTGTTGTCTATCACTTTCCCAAGGGTCTTGGCCCTAATGGAAAGGCGATGGACGTGAAGATCGTAGGCTGGGAAAAGATCGGAAAGATGACGTACCCGGTGTTCAAGATGCAAGACGGGAGTACAAAGACGCTGAAGCAGTTGTTGAAGTGGGACCCTGATCGGTCCGGGGATTCTCCGACTGCTGCGTCCGACGGCTACTACGTAGCATACGCAAAGTGAGAACTGATAGATCATGAAACGCATACACGGCGAGTGTGAAATGAAGCGAATCGAGTTGGCTGACGAACACGCCGAGGACCAGTTGAAGAAGGATCGGGAGACGCTCAAAGGTCAACTCGAACTTCAGATCAAACAACTGGAAGTCGAGATGCAAAAGCGTAAGAACGCGGGAACTGATACGGAGGCTATAGAGAAGCAGATTGACAATATCCGGAATCGAATTGACGCGCTGAACGGTTGAACAACGACTGTGGTTGACTAGGAGTATCAAATGGTCGGAATGTTGAAATGGTGGTTTGTGTTTGTGTGCAGTGTCGCTACTCTTGTGGGCTGCGCACTGTCGGGTACGATGACTCTGCTGTGGGATATCGACCGATTCAAAATCGGATTCGTGATCATCGGCGTCTACTTGGTGCTGAGCACCTATATTGGCCGACTAACCTATCAGGTCACGCACTCCGAATACGAACAGTGGAAACTGTTCAAATCACAAGCCGCGGACTTCTCAGTCAACCTCATGACTCAACTAGGCCTGATCGGCACAGTGGTTGGTTTCATGTTGCTGTTGGGCGCAGTGTCCCACGCCGGGGCCGCTGATGTTGCAGCCGCCACTAACACCATGCAAAAGATCACGTCGAGTGTGTCAATCGCGCTGGTCAATACTCTGTTGGGTCTTGTCTGCAACATTCTGCTCAACATTCAGGTACTGAATCTAAACGCGCTAGCGACCAAGGCTGGAGCTGGGACCGGAGCTGGGGTCCAAGAACATGAATAAGAGCACGAGCACAGCATACATCGACATGCTGTTGAACCTACTGCTGGTGTTCCTCCTGCTCTATGCCCTGGCCGTCGTACAGATGAGACCAGTAGCCGAACACCACAAGGGGGTCGAGCGGAAAGCCGAGTTCCTGGTCGAGCTCACGTGGCCAGATCAGAGTCCGCACGACCTAGACCTGTGGATGTTGCTACCCAACGGGCAGACCGTAGGGTTCAACCATAAAGACGCAGGGATTGCGACCCTAGATCGTGATGATCGTGGAGCGTTTGGTGATGTGTTCCGCACGCCGGACGGAAAGACACAGATCATTGCATCGAACAAGGAAGTGATCGCCGTTCGCGCTATCTATCCTGGTCACTACGTTGTTAACGTCTTCTTCTACAATCGTTTCGCAGGCGAGCAGTTTGGGTTGCCAAACAGTGATGGGCCAGTGACTGCCACAGTCAAGATCATTGCTTTGAACCCTGATGTACGCGATCTTGTGTCGAAGAATGTCGAGCTACAGGATTCTGGACAACAAGTAACTGCGTTTGCATTCGACGTCGACGCTGATGGTACGATTACCAATATCGACCAAGAAGCTGATGTCCCGTTCGTGGCCCCAAAGGTTGGAGGGAACTGATCATGTGGATCCAGTCTTTCCTGCTGATGCTGCCGCTTATCGTTGTGTTTGGTCTGCTATCGGCCTTGACACTCTACGTCTTTGTGCAGACAGATAATCGGTACAAACTCAAGTTCGCTTTGATTCCTGTTCTGTTGGCTGGTGCTCTGTTCTCGTTCGTGTTCTTGGCACAGACTCTTGGCTACGCGTACCCAACGCAGTTACCAGATAGATCAGAATACCTTGCTCATACGGTCGTTGCATCGCCTGACAATATGCGCAAGGTATGGATCGACGTGTTGATCAAAGAGCCTCGCCACACAGACTCGCGGTTGATTCGCATCCCGTGGTCCAAGCCTGCTGAACAGGTGATGCAGCAGGCTCAACAACAGAAGCGGGCTGGTCAAACAGTGATGCTCGAACGTAAGAACCGTCACGAACAGCAAGCCGAATCGCATCAACATCAAGGGCTAGACGGCGATGAGTATCCGTTCATGACACGTGATATGCCCATGTCTGAGATCATGCCGAAAGACCCAGAGCAATGAAACGTATTCAAATACTGTCACCTTACCCGCCGTGGCTTAAGCGCTCGTTAGCGCAAGTACCTAAGTACGCACCATTCATAAAATCTAGAACTGTGCCATTTCCGCGGACTAGTCTTTCGTTAACTGAAAGACACCCCAAGGATAGAACTGAGAACAATTCAGTCGGTGATTGGGTAGCAACTTGGACGATCGATTTCACTGGAGCTATCACAATCTACTTTCAACAGTCGTACTGGGATAAGTTGATCAAGGCTGGCTTAGAATGGGAAATTGTTCACACCTTGCAACACGAGTACGTTGAAGCTAGATTATCGATCAATCTAGCTAGGAAGAAGTACCCAGACAAGAATCCTTTCGTGATGGCGGAGAAAGACGAAGATCTAGGTGGTGAAGCTCACTACTTGGCCATAAAGGAACTTGATGGGGTATCTGTCGCAACATACGAAAATGCACTGGACACTATTGGACGATATCTGAGGTCGATGCAGTGAAACCGATCTTCCGACGAAATAAGAGTGGGGTCACGCGTATTGTCCGTGACTCCTATTCGAACAAGAATGCTGGAACATCGTGGTACGAGATTAGTAAGGCCGTCAAGGTCCGCGACATGTATTGCTGTGTGTCGTGCAAGACACCGGAGAAACCGAAGCTCGGTGTTTACCACGAAGTGCATCATATCAAACCCTTGTCTCGCGGTGGTACCACGACAAAAGCAAACCTCATAACGCTCTGCAAAGCCTGCCATGATCGGCGCCATCCGCATCTTTCTGGACGTAGCCGAAGCAGCTAATTTAATCTCGCCCATCTGAGGCCGCTTTCCCTAATCCCTGAAAGACTGATATGTCTACCTCCAATCCGACTCCTGCTCTCGCAGATGTCGTTGATCCGGAGTTTGTGGTTGAGCAAGTGATCGACAAGTTCCTGGAAGCGTTTGATACGCCATCCGACGAACAAGTCCACATGCTTGCACAGTCGATGAACATGACTGTTCCTCAACTCGAGGAAATCGTGTTCCGCATGTTCGGCTCTGATGTCGATCAAGCAGTTGAAGAAGATCCCGAGATCCAACTGTACGACGGCGAAACGCTGAGCGATGTTCAAGACCTAGAACCGCAAGACCCGATCGACGACTTCGTTCTCGCTTTCTTCCTCTACTGCCCACAACCTACCGAAGCGCAAGTTCACATGCTTGCGGCCGTGGTTGGTGAATCGCCGCAACAGTTTGAAGAGCGCGTCTATCGTATGATGGCCGAGCTTCAAGACGAAGCGACTGTCGCTGACTATCCATCTGTCGAGGAGGTCGAAAAAGAGATCGACCCCGAGGACATCTACCTGTAAGAGCACGATCATGCAGATTCGCAATTTCGACCTTTCTAGCCTCAACAGCATCAGCACGTTTGCTGTGTCCATTGCCGACTACAAGATGGTGACCCCGACTCTGGCTCGGGTGGTTGTCACCTATAGCGGCCAACCCAAGTCCAAGGAAGAAGCGCGTGCGGCTATCAGCAAGCGTCTGAAGAGCTTGGGTAGTCCGGTTGCCGACTCGTTCCGCACCCTGTTCCGCAACGGCGAGATCAGCTCAGCCATCGGTTTCGTGCGTGCCAACGCTGAAGTGGTGGAGTACTCGGAGGAAGCCCTCAAGGGTAAGCGTGTGATGGCCAGCAATCTCCTGATGGACGACACCGACAAGTCCATGTGGGATGTGCGTGAAAACGCTGGTGCCAAGTATCTGGTCAAGCACGGCAATGAAGACCTGTCGCAGCTGGTGCATCTGGCGTCGGCCCGTCGCGCTGGTGATCCACAGTTGGCGCAAGTGGCGTCTGAGCGTGTGCTCGAACGCGAGTTCGCTGCCTTTGTCGGCAAGGATAGCGAGGAAGTTGAATTCGGTTACGTGGTCGCTGGTCAAACCGACAATGGCGAAACGTTCTCCGTTCTGGCTATGGGCGCTGATACACCTGTGGACGTTACCCCCGATCAAGTCGTGCACGTCATGAACTTTGACGGTGATGATGTCAAGGCCATGGGTGCCGAAGTGGCCGCCGTTCCGGGCATGGGTCGTGAAGCTCTCGTCGAGTATTACACCAAGCTCTATGGCAGCTACGCTCCGGACTATCTGCAAAAGGTCATCGATATCATCAACTCGATGTCGTTCGCCTAATCAGAGGAGTACCAAGATGCCTGTTCAATACGTTGACAACACCAAGCCTGCAGTCAACAACAGTGACTCGCGCACTGTTAGCCAAGTGGTCGCCACGCAAGTGTGGCCGCGTGTCACCGTTGGGATCCACACGCATACTCTGCGTTTCATCTCCCAAGGGGACTACGATAGCTCTGGCAATCTGCAGTATTACATGACGCACGAACGTGAGGACAATGGCATTCAAGCCATTGTCCTGACCAATGTGCTCGAAACCGCAGTGATCAGTGATCTGGTCGCTAGCGTTCCAGCCTGAACTGAGTAAGGCTGTTGTATGAGAATCGTTCTGTCGAGACTGGCATTGGCCTTGGTGGTTTGCTGTGCCCTAGTCTCTTGTTCGCGTAACGCTACGACCGCCAGTCCCGACAACGATTCCCAGTCGACACAGACTGATCAACAGAAGCTAGATGCGGAGGAGCCGACTACCGTCGGCTTCTTCACTTTGCCTGACGGAACAAAGGTTCCGGTCCTGGTCAAAGGTAAGGTCGTGATTCTGCCAAAGGTGGGGCTCGAAAGTTTGATCCAAATCAGTGAGGGAATGCGCCAGCACATCCAGGAACTGGACAAAGCGCTGGATAAGTGTCATGATCGGACTGAATCATGAATCTGGCAAAGGTTTCCCGTGCTTTGATCTTAGGCGCGACGTTAGCCATTGGCCTCATGTTCTCCGTTCCAGCACGAGCCAACGTCGATCTTACTGGTGCAGAAGTCACTGAGGTGGGTGTCCACGTGGGTAGTATCCATGTACCACCGCATCACTTCAACGATTTCAACCCAGGTGCGTATGCTATAGTTGACAACGACTACGTAGTCGGTGCATACCGCAACTCAGTGCGCAAGAACAGCTTGTACGCTGCGTATCTTGCTCACTATCAACATGTCGATGTGATCTACGGAGTGGCGACCGGGTACAACTCGTGGGTTATGCCGATGATTGCTCCCAGCTGGAAGATTCACATAACTGATCGTGCATCCACTCGTTTGCTTTTACTCCCAGCGTGGAGCAAGGGCAAACCAATGGTTGTAGTTCATTTAACTCTAGAGTGGGATCTCCGATGAAGACCCAAGCATTAGCGAGGTTGCGCCTCGAAGTGCGCGACTACCCAAAAACGGAGCAGGCCGACGTATCGATCGCTCCGTCGCATAAAGGTCGGTTGCACAAGTATCTGGGCGTTCCGGAAGGACAGAAAATTCCGGTCAGCTTGATCAAGGAAAAGCTCAAGACCAGCAAGAACGCGCATGTGCGCAAGATGCTCAACTACGCGCTCAACGCACGTAAGTGGAAGAAAGGTTGACCTGATGAGGACACAGGCTCTAGCTCGACTGAGCAGCGAAACGGCTAGACCGCCAGCACGAAAGGTTGAACTACTGCCCTGGCATCAACAGGCGCTGACGATCCTCAAGCCTCGCGCCTCTGGCTACGAATATCTGACCGCGACATCTGAGTCTTTGCAGTTTGAGTGCGACTCGCTGCAACTCAATGTAGCTCAGTATCAGGCACTAGCTCAGCACAAATTGATCCTGTTTCTCCGCAGTGGCGGTGGAATGTTGAACGTCCGTGTCCTTCTCAAGGAATGGTGATCTGATGAAGACCAAAACTCAAGCTCTAGCGCGACTAAAAGTCAGTGCTGCAAACCCTAGTAAGGTGATTGAACTAGAGTACGGCGCCTATTTTGGACGCGAGGAGCCGCTCGCGTACAGCGAAACGGGGTTTGATGACTTTGTTGAACTCAAGAAAAAGCGTGGCGAAGATCCGTACACGTTCAACGGAAAGCCGGCACTGGCTATAGCCCGTGGATACAACGTGAAAGGTGATAGCGGCGTGTTCGTCTGGGTGGACGAAGTTCCAAAGCTGATCAAAAAGTTTGACAGTATGCGGGGCTTACTGGCCGCTGCACCTGCGATCTTCAGCCACGTTGGGGGCTCCGGGAAAATGCGGCCGATGGGTGACTATGAAACTGCTCTCTGTTACCAGGGACCGGGTGGATTCGTCACCATCGTACTAAACAACGACTGACCAGCTAACCAGCATGCTGAACAAGAAACCTCGTCCAGGTCCCAAAGTGTCGTTCGTGGATAGTTCGACACCCAGGTCCAAACTGAACAAGAAGAAGCGGTCTAAGGACAGCGAGTTCGAGGTCACCTCCAAGACCAAGAAGCAGAAACCCCTACAAACTGATAGGGAATCTACCAAGCAACCCGCGCCTGTGGTAAAATCCAGGGCTGTGGCGGTGTTGCCAGCCGCCGCGGGCCAGAACGCGACCACATTGAGCGTGCGCGAACAACGATCGATCGTTGCCAATTTTGGGGCCAATGCGCAGGTCATCATTGACATGTTGGAGTCCAACGACAATGATGGTGCGCTCACTCTCTTGAAGAAGCGACTGCTTCAGACTGTGATCGACGTACTGCCCGACGCAGAGAAGTTCCTGCGCGATAGCGGTGGTGCCAAAGGCACCTATGCGTTTGTCACGCTGATCAGCCAGATTCGAGAGCTGATAACTGACATTCAATCTGACCACGATCGCAGGCACATTGCTCGCAACATCTGCGAAGAAGTACTGAGACCCGCGTTCATGGACATAGCGCAGAACCTGATTACGCAGCACCACGGTCTGCGTAAGAGCACCGAGCATATGCTCAAGCCCGATCAATTGCAGCCATACAGCAACGAGCTTCGAGAGCTGGCCAAGAGTCTTGCGCAAGATATGACCACCAAGTATTTGGAGGTCGAGACCAAAGTGTTTAACGCTCTGAAGTGAGAACCAACCTGATGTGGCTTCTGTCCCCAATTATGATCGCCGTTGGCATTGTTGTCTTCGGCTTTGGCGTCATCGCCTGTGCTGACCCTGAGGGTCGTGGCGGTAAATACGCGACCCTTGTACCATTGGGTGCAGCGATTGCCGCTGTAGGTATGATGATTGGTCTGTGGGACATGGCTACATGGATTCTGGCTCATGTCTAAAGGGAGACCATGAAACGAATTTTGATCGAGCAAGCACGTACAGGCAGCGTTCATGTGGCAGTAGGTGCGTTGCTCATGTCGTCAGACACGCATCGATTCCTGTTTGACCTGCGAAGTTACGCGGTCGAAGAGCCGGCTGTTTGGGGCACGTTCGGTGGTGGCGTCGACGAGGGCGAGACTCTGACGCAGGCACTACATCGTGAATTGTGGGAAGAGACTGGATATCGTGGTCGGATCTTGGGTGTCAAGCCCCTTTGGATCAGTAAGAGCCCGGATGTCCACTACCACAATCACTTGGTTGTGGTCCCAACTCAGTACAAGCCAAAGATCAGCTGGGAGTCGACAGCCAGTCGTTGGGTCGACTATGGGCATTGGCCTAAACCACTGCACCCAAAGGTGAAGATGCTGCTGGCCGACCCACACACCGAGGAAACCATTCGCGAGTCTATGAAGGAATGGAGCAACCTATGAGTATGAACCAGATTGCGGTCGACACCGGAGTGCTGGTGATCACTGCCGCTGGATCCAGCGGTAGCGAAAGCTTGACAGACCTATCGATCATCGGGGTGCCGAGCTCGCAGTTTAGCCGGTGGCCCGGTGTTGCTGGCTTTCCTCAACGATTCAGTCCCCAGTCACAGAAGGTGTGGATCTCCATGGTCTCGGACCCGGAGTTCAAGAAGCAGCTTCGTGCCTGGGGTTCTTTGGATTTGGCGTGGCACAACGCGATCATTGAGTTCCTGCGTCGTTGCGAAGCCGAAGGTGTTTCGCCCTTTAAGGACGACACCGACAGCGCCAAGAACGACTATGTGCGTGAGTATCTGCGCAGCGCCCGACTCACGATCGTCAAATTCTTCGACGAGACCGGGTTCTTTCAGCGTGTGCGTGTGCGCAAGGCGTTCCGTGAATACAAGCGTGGTGACACCGGGCTGACCTTTGAATCGTGGGCCGAACTCTACAGGGTGAAGGACCCCACGTTTGAAAAGTGGTTGAATCAAGTACCGAGCCCACGATTCCTGCGAGGGGTCGACAATCGCTGGTCCAAGGTGCTGGCACCAAACATCACAGTGTGGGTCCGCTACGTGAACGAAAACCACGCGGTCGTCGGCTATTCGATCAAGGTTCCAGGCACTATTGTTGTGCCGGGCAAACGGACACCGAAGCGCAAGGAAGTGGATCGCTGGCTCGATCAACAATTGGTGTTACCTGTCATTCGTGCAGCCAGACTTCGTGATGTCTCCAATCGACTCTTCTGAATTCTACGTATACGTTCTGATGGACACTAGAAAACCTGGTACTTATAAGTATGGTTCGGAGGTCTTTGACTTCGAACCATTCTATATAGGTAAAGGTCGAGGTGCTCGTAGATTCACCACAAAATATAGCGATGGTAACACCATTAAGGCCCGTATCATCGCCAAGATACACGCTCTTGGCTTGAAGGTACGTGGTCGCTTCGTTCGCACTAACTTGACTGAAGCTGACGCCTTCGAATTAGAACGCAAATGGATTGCTAAGATAGGACGGCGAAACCTCGACAAAGGACCTCTAGCAAATTTGACAGATGGTGGAGACGGCGTTAGTGGCTACAAGTTTGATCGTGAAGTTGTAGAGCGCCTTCGACAGCAGAAGATAGGCAAGAAACAAGATCCTGGGGTTGTAGCTAAACGTGTAGCTAAACTGCGTGGTAAGAAACGCACACCAGAACAGTGTGAAGCTATATCGGAGCGGATGAAAGGCAGAAAAGCCTCAATCGATACTAGGGTGTTGCTTTCTCTATCGCATATGGGGCACAAGCAATCCGAAGAAACAAAAGCTAAGCGCGCTGCGAAACACCGTGGAATGAAGCGGCCACCAGAAACAGGCAAGCGAATTGCTGCGGCACTGAAGGGTAGAAAAGCTTCGGACTCACACCGTGAAGCGATCTCTAAAGCACTTTCTGGGAGAACACTTAGTGACGAGCATCGACAGAGAATTCGTGAGGGTATGGCAAAATCAAAAGCCAACAAGAAACGGATTGCCAAGCTACAAGGAAGAATATGATCCGTGCTGCACGTCTCCGCGACGTGACGAACCGTCTGTTCTGATGTTGAACTGCATCGGAAATGTAAATGAGCTAGTTAAACCCTAGGAGTAAGGACGTGCGTCCTCTTTCCAATCTCAAACCGAACACTCAGTTCAAGCTCGAGAAGGCAAAGGCACAAGAAGGATTCGTCGCTCTCTACAACGGGCGGGTCGGTATGCCGATGCCTGAGTTCTACACGCGCTTGATCGCTGGCTCCATTTATCCGTGGGCCAACATCGGCAAAGACATCGACAAGAAAGAAGCTGCCGCCTTTATGAGGAATCAGAAGGACCGCCTTGGTGTGTTCCTTCGTTCGTGTGTCCTGCGTAAGGATATGCTTGGCAAGCGATTTGAGTTCGATGCCCCGATCTATTCGATGCAGGGTCTCAGCGGTTCACCGCTAGCGATCTCGGGCTTCTTGTACAATGTGCTCAAGGGCATGTTCCCGAACGACCCAACAAATCCGGGTATGTTCAACGCCTTGGTCGAGCAGGTCAAGACGGTTGAACAGTCTCTGTTCGCCACTGGTCCACAAACAGGCAAGGCAATCGCCACCCGTATTCCAGTGCCAATGCGTACCGGCACGGTGATCAGCAATGCGATCAAGGAGCTGCGACTCGAAGTCAAGGGCGACGACTACGTCCAGATCTGGGCAACGTTTGTCATCAGCCAGAAAGAAGCCGAGTACCTGAACAACACGCCGTTTGCCGAAATCAAGCTGGGCAACTTCTACCCGACACTGCTCCAGTGGATCGGCACGATGTTTGGTGAGTTCGGTAATGTGCCGGAGACCATTGCACCGATCGCGCGTATTGCCGGTGAAGTCAAGGCCACTCTGCAGGCGAAGCCGATCGTGCCTCGAACTGGCATCGATGGTATGATCATCGACATCGACAAGAACTTCCTGCTCCTACCGGAAGTTGATCAGTCGCAGATGTACGAACAGCAACTGATGGACTACGGTCTGCAGGACGACGGCTCGTACACGTTCCAGGCACCATTGCCACAAGCGTCGGCTGATGGGGGTATCGACATCAAGACCATACCGCTGCAGAAGAAGCTGCCGTCCAATCTGCCTATCTTCACAGACTGGCTGAACGACAAGTTCGTCTACAGCAATAGCGTGGGCAACCTGTCAATCTACGACCTTGGGGATACTACTCCAGTTCGTGCGTTCCACATTCGTTCCTTCCTCGAAGGAACGGCTATCGCCGCAGCTAATACGGCGGTACAGAGCCCTGAGTTCTCGACCCTCTTGGCTGCAATCGCGGCAGCGGCAGCCGCAAATCCGGAAGTGCTGAACGAACGCCCGACGGCCGAAGAATTGTTCGAAACGTCAGACGGCACGATCGGTGGCAACAGTGTGCTGACCGACCAGCAGCACAAATTCTTGAACGGGACGACCAAGATTGTGTCACCCGACGAGATCATGAAGTTTGCACTGACCGCGTTTCATGGTTTCAAAGGTCAGCGTGAAGACTTGTTCGAGTACAACGGGTACTTTGGTCCTCGTCTGTGGCAGATGCATCCGAGGACCGGTCTCCCGGCCTTTAGATTCATTGGCCGCATGGTCCAACGTGCGCTTGAAGTCTACAACACGAATATCGAAGCGATCTACAAGAGTTACAGTGTGGTTAACACACTGGCGCGCATGGCCTCGCTAAAGGTGTTCCTCGATCATGGTCCTAGCTACCACGTTCTGAAGATCCAGGACGAGACTGAGCGCAGTGCTTACCTCAAGCAGGACGAGATCGACCAGGATGAACCGATCAAGCCGATTCCGCTGATCAAGAAGGATCTGTCGTTCTTGCCACACCAAGCGCGTGTCGACAAGAAGATGGGTCGTGGTCCTAAGTTTGCAATGTACGCAGTTCAGGCTGGCGGTGGTAAGACCATCATCTTCTTGACGAACATTCTGCGTGAACTCAAGAACGGCAATTGCAAACGTCCGATCGTTCTGTGCCCTAGCCATCTGGTGCATCAGTATGTCAAGGAAGTGGTGTTTGTGACCGAAGGCCGACTCAACGTTCTGCCGATCACGAACGTGACGATGAAGATGCATGGCGAAGAAAAGATCGCCAAGATGATCGAGATGGCGCCACCCAACACGGTGGTGGTATCCGACTTTAACTTCATCAAGGCGCGGGGCAAGCCTGTGGCCTACGGCAACAAGTCGGTAATCGTCTACAAGAACGCCGAGTTCATGCGCCAGTTCATGTTCGATCTGGTGGCCGTGGACGAAGTTCACTACCTCAAGAACCTCAAGTCGGCACGTCGTAACGCCGCTGCACGGTTCATGCAGGACATTCCGATGAAGCGGGTTGGCTCAGGTACTCTGATTGCCGATACCATCGTTGACATCGTGTCCCAGGTAGCACTGCTTGACCCGACGGTGTTTGGTACTGTCGAGAACTTCAAGCGTGAATATGCAGACGAGATGCGCGGGTCTAAGGTCATCGCCTGGAAGCCAGGAACCGAACGCATGGTCATGCAACGCTTGAAAGAGCATTGCGTGTTTGCAGTTGCGAAACGCAAGGAATGGGCTGCGCTACTGCCAGACCCGATCGAGAAGTTCTATGCGGTTGACCTGACTGAGAACCAACAGATCCTGTACCAGACCATCCTGGAAGAGACTACTGAGCTGATCAAGGCGGCGTTGGCCAAGAAGCCAGAGCTCAAACAGGCGATGGAGGATAGTGACGACGAAGCTACAGCCGAACAGCTTGAGCAGTTGCTCAAGCCTTACATGATCCGCATGGAGCGGTTCTTGTCGGCGCCGGCTGAAGACCCGTATGCGTCCAAGTTCCTGAAGAACACTGAAGATGCAGTGTCACCAAAGGTTGCCAAGGTATTTGAGCTCTGCCGCGAACACCTGAAGCAAAATCTGCCGGGCAAGATTCTGATCTTCACGCAGTACATTCCTAGCGCTGAGGCGGTCTACAATCTGGCGCCACCCGATCTCAAACCGTTGATGGTTCACTACACGGCCGACGAGAAGATCGAAGCGCGTGTTCAGTTTGAGACTGACGACACCAAGCGAATCATGGTGGGCGTTAGTTCATCGATGGATACAGGCCTGAACTTCCAGCACGTGAGTCGTCTTATCCGTATGGAAACGGTGTGGACCCCAGGCGTGTTGGAACAAGGTAACAGCCGAATCTACCGCCCCCAGCTAAAGAGCAAGGAAACACGGACCAACGTGTACTTGGACTGGATTCTGGTGAATCGGAGTGTCGACATCACCAAGGCTGCCCGATTGGTCAGCAAGCTGATCAGCAAGGCTAAGTTCGACGAGCACGACAATCCACAGTACCAAACACTCCCGGATCTGCCACAAGTGGGCATGAGTCTGGAAAGCATCCAGGCAAACAACGACTTCAACGACGAGCTGATGCCCTATCTGCAGGGTTATCGCGAGTACCACGAGGTACTGCACGCCGACTATGCTGCATACCGTGAAGAACACGGAGATAAGCTCCAGCCTGTGGCCGTGCCGCAGGGTGGGATGCTCCAAGGTTCGAAGTTGATGAGTCGTGTACCCTACGTTCCAGAAATGGATCTGTATGGCGCGTCGCAATTGGGCCTCATCCGTTACGACGAATACATTCATCAGGACTTGGCTGCGCTTGAGTCTGACGATGACGACGCTGATAACGATGACGATACGGATGACGATGATACGTTGACCGATAAGCAGAAGGAACTCAAGGTCAAGCTCGAACGCGAGCGCGCCTTGATGGTCAACCGTGCTGTTCACACTGAGTTTGGCGATGGCACAATCATTCAGGTGATGGGGCCAAAGCGTATTCGTGTTCTGCTCGGTGATGGTCAGCGTGTGCTAGTGCGTAAGCTACAAGCCTATGTGATTACACGCAGCACCACCAGCAGCAAGGACATGCGGAATCAACTGCTGAAGATGGTTGGTGATATTCCGATCGACAAGCCGTTGGATGTGCCGGTCGAATCTGGAGCTCAGGACAAGAAGCGGCAGGCTAAGGGTAAAGCAGCCAAAGAACAGCCTGAGGTGCTGGAAGAAAACACGTTAACGGCTGAATTTGACTTTGCGATCATCAACGACATGCTGGCCCTGCGTTATCGTGCTGATGGTCGTGACGATGTGCTGGCCGCACTGCAAAACTTTGGCTTCCGTACCAGCCCTGAGTACCGATACACCAAGATCCCAGGCCCGATTGCACTGATCGAGCTGTTCCGCACCTGGAAAAAGAAGGGGTTCGAGATCGATAGCAAGACGAACGAGATGTTCAAGTTCATCTACACTGCGATCAAGGCTAAGAAGAACCAGATGCGTGAATTCGGGTTTGCGACCAAGATGCAGATGAACCTGTTCTACCGCGAACAGATCAAACCATCGGCCGATCCGCATAAGATCAAAGTGTACCCACTGATGGAGAACGGTGTGTTCTACATCATTCTGCCAACCAAGGGGCAATCGGCAAACCAAAAGGCAGCCCGTGTTCAATCGTTCAAGGTGCAATGGCACGATGGCGGTGGGCAGGACGAAGTAGTTCGCTTCTTCAGCACTAAGGCTGAAGCAGTTCAATTGCTCAAGACGATGCGCGATGGCGGTATCACGTTGTCCAACATCAAGGAGCTGGAGAAACAGTACAAGTCTCTCCGCATGAACAACAACCATTGATTTGATAGGAACCCAAATGAGTATGACTCAAGACGTAATTCACTCGGCGCTCGCCGCCTTTCTCAAGGCCAAGAATCTGGTCCACCGTGTGGAACAGGCTGGCGAAGGTGTCTGGTCGCGTGCAGTGCATGCTGCATATCGGGACTATATGTACGAAGTGCATGGCGTTGTCAACGCTGAAGTTCCAACCTCGCTCGAGCAAGTTCATTCTGCAATTCTTAAGGACGAAGCATGGTCTCTTGTGCAAAAGGGCGAGAAGACTGCTGCTCAATTGGCTCTCGAAGCGGAAGCCGAGGCCAAGGCGCTCGCTGCCAAGGCCAGTGCCGAAGCTGCGGCACTCAAGGCTGCGGCTTTGGCCAAGATTCCGAGCGGCCAAACTGCTCCGACGGTACAGCCGCCGCAGCAAGCAGCACCGGCTCCGGCTCCAGCACCAGTGAAGGAAGTGACGGTCACACCGCCTGCCCCAGTCCCTGCTCCTGCTCCTGCAGTTCAGGCACCAGCTCCGGCTGCTCCTGCCCCTGCACCAGCTGCGACGGCGGATGCTGCTCAAGCGGCGGCTCCGGCTCCGGCTCAGACGCCCGCCGCTGCTGCTGCGCCTGATACTACTGCCACCAAAGGTTAATCATGGGTGTTCGCGTTTTCACTGACGCGGCCCACCTCGTTCCGGTCGGTGATAGTGCCGACCGGACACCGAAAGGTGGATTCCGCATGAAGGGTCGGATCACAAGTTCGGCCCATTACTTCGAAGCCATCTATGATGGCACAGCCGGACAGCAGGGGTTGCCAACCACAGTTCCAGCTAACGAGTGCTGGATCGACATCTCGAACCTGCTGCAAGAAGGCACCAATCTGGGCCTCACCGTTCAGAATATGGGAACTACAACACTCGACATCTACGTATCGAATGGTCCACGGGAATGGGCGAACAACGGTCCTACTGCGGCCCAAGTCACGTACATGTCTACTCGATGGAAACAGATTGGTACTGCGGTAGCCGCGGGAGATGTTGTCAGCACTGGTCAGGCAGTCTACTCGTTGATGCGCATCGTGTTTGCAGCCAACACTCCTGGTAGCGCTGTGGTCCTGTCCAACTAACTGCGATGACCAACAATAACGACGTCTGGATCGCTGTAGACTTTGATGGGACCCTCGCCTACTACGATGGGTGGAAGGGTCCTACAGTTCTGGGTGATCCTATCCCAGCAATGCGTGACGCAGTTCTCACATGGTTGTCCCGTGGATTCGGTGTTGCGATCTTCACCACACGAGCCGCGTACCCGGAAGCGGTGTTGGCCATCCAAGCGTGGTGTATCAAACATCTGGGTACTGCACTAGAAGTCACCAACATCAAGCACAGAAAATTCAAGTTCTTCGTCGACGACCGTGCGATAGCTGTGAAACGAAACGCAGGGTGCTTGTGGGTGCCACCTGCCTTGTAAATGCCAAACATGAGCTCAAAGAATTACGGGGTAGCCGCTCGTGCAGTTGGATAAACGAATCCGTCCTCAAGTCAAGCGCATTGAGGGCGACTACAATCTGGCATTGCCTATCAGCAGCAATTGGGATAAGGCCAAGCGCCGTATCATGCTGATTGTCGAGACCATTGACTCAGAGGATCTTGCCGAACAAGCTCTTCTGTTCAATCGGTCTCGCACTGTTTTTGTGAACGTCATGAACAAGGCCCAGGAATGGGCCGCCGCCAAGTTTGGATACAGTCCAAAGGGAGTGGCATTCATGGCTGTGAACTTCAACAACCACAAATTCATGGATCAACCCATGGAGACGTGGCCGGGTTATCGCAAGCGCTTTGCAAAGCGCATCCATGTGATAGCTCGTCAGTTCAATCCTACCGACGTGATCGTCTTTGGCGATTACGCCGCGTCTACTCTCCTGCCCGAGGTCTCGGACGTGCCAATGAAGCGTGGATGGGTACACCAAGCAAAGCTCGGTGGGCACACGCGCAATGTCGTTAGCACGCTCGACATCTTCCCGATGTACTCGGCGCGCAAGGCAGAACTGGCCAAGAAAGCTGATGATGACGACGATGATAACTCGGACGTCTTTAGCAAGGCCAACCTCCTCTTCTATGTAGTTCGTAATCTGGCCAATGCGTTGGCGCAGAAGCAGTTGTACGATCTGTCGTACATCAAGGCTAATCCTAAGCTCATCACGTCGATCGCGATGTTCGACAAGATGATGGACCACCTGGAGTCCAGTGAGTACGTTGCGGTCGACACAGAGACCCGCAATACCTCGGTCAACCACAACGCAATCCACACCATTCAGTTTGCGACCAGTACCAAGGTCGGTTATGTTCTGCCATACAGACATCCTCAGGCAACAGGAGCAGAACCGTGGACGGGTAAGGGTGATCCACCGTATCCTGTGTGGACACAGGAAGACCTTAAGCACATGCGTAAGAGAATGCGCAAGTTCTTCGGCCAGCGACTGGGCGACACAAAGGTCAAATACCTGATCATCCAGTATTCGCTGTTCGACCTGCGGATCCTGCGTAAAGAATTCGGTCTGGCATTGATCTTCTTGCCTGTGTGGGAGATCATGGCGGGGCTATACTGCCTGGATGAGAACATGAGATTCCTGTCCAGTGCTCCGTACAACACGCCGCACGGGGGTTTGAACCAAATCTTCCTGAGCTATGGCAATGACCATTACATGCGGGCAGTGTTTGGCAAGGACGATCGAGCTAACGCGGCGCTCACAAAGATCGACAACAAGGATTTCTTGGCCTACGGTGCAATGGACGTGCAGTCGATTGTCGGCATCCACTTGATGCAGATCAAGCAGGCTGGTGACCTGGAAATTGGTGGCAAGCCCTATGCTCCGTACTTCAAGCGATTGGTTCTCACGCAGTTCTCTGATACGTGTCACGTCTTGTCGCACACGCGCCAGCGTGGCATGCACATCGACATTGAGTACCTCAAGTACCTAAAGGGTGAAAAGAGCCCACTTCTAAAGCTGATGGATGAGACCAAGAAGCAGATCTTGGCTACGCCTGAAGCTCAGCGTGCAAACAGGACAGTGCTCAAGCAGTCTGCGAATCAGACTATGAAGAAAGGTCTGTTCAGCAAGGTGCCGACAGTCCTGAACCTCGGCAAGTGGGAACACAAGGCCATTCTGTTCCTGGGCGTCCTACAGCTCAAACCGTTGATGCACAGCAAGAAGACGCAGCGTCCTATGTTGGACAAGCACTTCCTCGCTGCGTACAAAGAGAATCCAGTGGTAGCCCTGTTCACACGGTACTCTAAGCTGCAGAAGCTCTGGGGAACCTATGTCAAGGGCTGGTATGCCAAGATGGTCAAGAATCCGGATAGTCGCGAGGACTTTCGGCTGCGACCTGACTATGGATTCTTTGACGTCGTAACCGGTCGCTTGAATTCTAGCAATCCGTCGCTGCATCAGGTGCCGGCTCACGGAGACGAGGCCAAGTACATCAAGCGGATGTTCGTTAGCCCACGCGGCACAATCCACGTCAAGTTCGACTACTCGGCGCACGAGGTACGCGTCTGGTCTTACGTGGGTAACGACACCAAGCTCGCCAACGTGTTCAGAGTTGGCCAACGCTTGAGACAAATATTCCGGCTCAATCCAACGGAGGAGTACGCTAAGAAGATCAAGACCGATGGTGACGTGCACATCATCAACGTCAAGTTCTTCTTCAACAAGGTGGTGGACAAGTCTGATCCGCTGCGCGACGCGGTGAAGAAGGTGATCTTCGGTGTGATTTACGGCAAGGGCGCGCAGACCCTGGCACGCGACGTCAAGAACACTGTCGAGTTTGCCAAGGATCTTATGGCCCGTCTGTACAAGGCGTTTCCCAAAGCCTCCAAATGGCTGGAGTGGTCGGTCAACCACGCTCGTGAGCACTGCTATACCTACAGCCCGATTGGTATGCGGCGTAATCTGTTCGCCATGCTCACTGGTATCGGCAGCATCATCAGCAGCATGGACCGCAAGGCCAAGAACAGTCCAATCCAGGGTCTAGCAAGCCAGATCGGGGTGACAGCCGCTCGACTAGTCGAGCTCGCACTATATGATGTGCTAACCGAATGGCATTATATCGATAACAAGACCAAGGAGTTGCCAACGGCCATTATGAAGATGGTGCATGATGCGCTATACGCCGAGGTCCCGTATGATATAGTGCTCATCTACGTTCACGTGCTTCAGTGGATCGCGACCTATGGCGTGACAGACCACTATAAGAAGGTCTATGGATTCGAGTTCACGATCGAGCCTGAAATCGAGATGGAGTTCGGTGCCACCGAAGCTGACGCGCTCAAGTGGGACTTCTCGCACCCGCAGCTAGAGCAGATCATAACCAAGGTCGTTGACAAGCAAAAGGAGATCGGTCAGTTGAAGAACGATAAGGAGGTGAAGCGCGCACTCGACAAGATCTGGGCCCCGTATCGGAATAAGAAACTCAAGAAGTATCTCGATACCAAGTATCCGATCCTGGGTGTGAAACCTGGGGATAAGGTGACACTCGATGGACTCCAATAGTGTGACAGGTGGGCTGTACGGTTATCTAGTGTTGGACGCACATCAGGCTCACCCGTTCAACTTTCCGATGTTCCCGTCTGACCGGATGGAAATCGGCAACCATCAGATGCTACCCTCAGGAGGTACGCTAAACAATCTGGACTTCCTGCACGGAGCCCATTCCACCGACTTTCACAAGGTCTATGTGCCGAATCGTGGCACGACCATAAGCGTGTTCCAGGTGGGGGATCCGAGCATGACTAGCACACAGCTAGTCCACTCACTGCTCAACATCAACGATAGCATCGATAGCGAAGGTGCTACCTATCTGCAGGTTCTACACTCAAAGATCTTTAGTCCTGTAGGTCGATTCTGTACGTCGATCAGCGTGACCAGTAGTCAGCCTAAGTTGGCGCTGCTGTCATCTGACATGCCGATCTACCTTTGTGGTTTTAGTTCGCAAGAAGTGTTGGGCATAACATGGTCCAACGATCCTGGGTTGATAGACCGAATGCGTGAACAGAATGGCACTCGACTCTACTACTATCGTATGCCCACACTGCTGAACGGCACACTGTTGATTCAGACTAGATTTCTTCGGTCGTCGATTAGGCGGTGGACAGCCGATCGCCACGATAAACTGAAGTTGATGAATGCGTTGGAGTCCTGGCTTCAACGTAAAACCCTACATACTGGTGGAGCGCGTAATACCCATGATTGATTTGACTGCAATGTTGATCGATGAACCAGTGCTGGCTGAAGTGCGAATCAGTCCAGAAGTGGAGTTGATTCCGACTATCAAGCAGACGATGTTCGATCTGCTGGCTGAAGAGAAGGTACCGAGTTTGTGCATGCTAATCGATGACACAACACTGAACTCGTTGCTGACAACCGATTCGGAAGTCAAGTCGGCTGTACAACAGACTGACAACGGCCCGGTGTTGTTCTGCACACCGCTGGTAGCAGTATCAGCCTCGCGTATAGAACCCAACGTCATTCAGTTTCGCAAGCGTGTCGAGCACCAAGGCCACGAACACGGCACCCTTGTAAATACTAAAGCCCGTTCCTAGCTAGGGCAAACAACGGAGTTTCAACACAGTGAAAGCAAAATTTAAGAGCAACCGTACCTTTGAGGATGCAAAGGTATCTGCGGACAAAGAGCCACGAGTCGAAGACATCGTGGACATGGCAACGTTCCCAGCCAACGAATGGGTGCAGATGCGATTTGTTGGCCCGATCGTGGCCTACGGTCGCCATTGGGTGACGACCAAGAAAAAGGCCGGGGGCACAACCCAATTCCCGGTCACGTGCTTGGCCTTTGATCAGGAAACCGAAGAGATTGACAGCACCAAGGAATGTCCGTGGTGCGAGGCCGAGTCCGAGAAGATCCGTTCCAGCAAGGACTTCTACGTCAATGCCATCATTCGCTCGGTTCAAGAAGACGAACCAGCCAAGAAGGGTAAGCCAACTCCAGACGAAGAAGAGTCTGGCTTCAAGAAAAAGGGCAGCAAGGCGTGGACACCTGTGCGTGTTGTCCGTTTGACTCAGAGTCTGGTTCGTGAGCTGAAGAAGCTCGGTAGCCTGAACCGCCACAAGAGCAAGAAGACTGGTGAGCAAAAGGCTTACCCGTTGTCGGACGAGCGTTTTGGTTGTGACGTGAACATCATGTACGACCCGAACGAAAAGGTGGCGTCCAAGAAGTACACGGTGCAGAAGGCAGACAAGAGCCCGCTGACTGAAGAAGAGCAGGACTACCTGCTGTGGAATATCGAAAAGCTGCTGACCCCGCTGAAGCTCAAGGACGCACAACGCGAGTTCGAATCGTGGGCCAAGCGTAACGAGGACGGCGACGAAAGCGGCTCCAACAAGAAGAAAGGCAAGGGCCGCAAAGACGAGGATGAAGACGACGACCTCGACGATGACGAGGACGATGAGGCGGCACCCAAGGGTAAGAAGGGCAAGGCCGCGACTACCGCCAAGAAGGGTAAGAAACCAGTCGACGACGATGACGAGGACGATGACGACCTCGATGACGACGACCTCGACGAAGACGAGGATGACGAGCCAGCACCAAAGAAGGGCGGAAAGAAAAAGCCCGTCGACGAAGACGAGGATGAGGATGAGGACGACGATCTCGATGACGATGATCTCGATGAGGACGACGATGACGAGGACGAGCCTCCAGTTAAGGGTGTCAAGAAGGGTAAGGCAAAACCTCCAGCCAAGAAGAGTTCACGCGTCGTAGACGAGGACGACGAGGACGAAGATGAGGATGACGACGATCTCGACGAAGACGATGACGAGGAAGACGACGATCCTCCACCGAAAAAGGGCAACAAAGGAAAGGCCAAGCAGCAGCCCACGGCGAAGAAAGGCAAATCCAAACCCGTCGATGACGAGGACGATGACGACCTCGATGAGGATGACGACGAGGACGACGACGAGGATGAACCGCCTGCCAAGAGTGGCAAGAAGGGTTCCAAGCCTGTCGCAAAGTCGGCCAAGAAGGGCGGAAAGAAGCGCTCCGACGACGATGATGACGATGATGACGACGATGTTCCGTTCTAATCGTTAGACCATCGGACTGACTAGGCTGGTGGACCACGAGTTCACCAGCCTTTTTGTGTTATTTGGAGATCTTCAATGCCACGTAAGGTAGCAGCAACCAAAACTGCGAAGCAGACAGCCACCAAGGCCAAGGGGTTGGAAGCGCGAGTAGAAGCACGGGCTAAGCGTCGTGCTGCCAAAGAGAAGGAAAACTCGAAGCACCGAGTCACCAAGGAAGACAAGGTGACACCGGGCGACATGTTCGGCAAGGGACTCAAAGTACCGCTCAAGATCTACGGCCTGGATGTAGACACGGTACTCGGCGACATCGAGCGCAAGGTTGGCAGTAACTCTGTCGGCATGAACAAGAACGAGGTGCGCCTTAGCACCGGAAACTTGGCGCACGACCTGCTTTTGGGTGGTGGTCTGAGCCCCGGCTGGTACACGAATCGCGGTATGGAGCAGTCGTGTAAGACCACCGACGCCATGACTACGATCGGTAGCGCGGTCTCGCAGGGCGTTCCAATCATCGCACTATTCGATTACGAAGGTTCGACTGGGTCTAGCGCGCAGTACATGGAAAACATTCTGCGCACACTCAACATCAAGGCCAGCATCGATGAGGTATTTGGCAAGCGCGATAGCAAGGGCAAGTATCTGATCAAGCCACGTATTCGATACTACCCTGAAGCGGTGGCCGAGACGTTCTTCGATTTCGTGGCCATGCTCGAACGACATCTGCCAGACAAGATCTACGAGGGTGGTAAATGGTGGTATGTGTACGAGAACACCAAGGCCAATCGTAAGGCACTGGCAGACGATGGTGTTGAATACGACAAGACCAAATTCTCGACCCACAACAAGTTCTATGTCGAGGCCCAAGACGGTAGTGCGCAAGCACTGATCGTACTGGACTCGTATCCGGCGATGCTGCCAGAACGCCTGGACGATGACAGTCAGGGTGCAGGTCTTGGTGCGGTAGCCCGTATGTTCTCCGAACAGATTCCACGGGTCAAGGGCAAGATGCGTAAGAAGCGCATCATCATCAAGGGCATCAATCAGCTACGGGAAAGGCCGATGGTCCGCTACGGCAGCCCTCTGTACGAGCCAGCAGGTAATGCTGTCAAGTTCTACTCAGACTGCCGGACCCAATTCGAGGTGCGAGCCATCAGCAGTGCCCCTGAGGCTAAGCAGTATGTGGACGCCAAGTCGGGGTTCAAGGAGCCGATTGAGAAGGAACCGAGCGTCGAACTGAAGAACGGGTCGGACGAGTACACGTATATCTTCCTCAAGAGCATCAAGAACAAGCTAGGTACGGGGGCCAAGAAGGGCTGGATCCGGCTCTGGAAAGAGGATGCTGGAGGTAACGCTCGCGGTTTCGATCCTGTGTTTGACGTGTACGAGTATCTCAAGGCCACTGGTCAAGTGGTTGGCAAGCGCAAGAAGATGTTGCTCAAGTTCGAGAACAACGAGGCCAAGAAACCTATCGAGTGGTTGGACTTCAAGCGCTTGATCCTGGGCGATCGCGAGACCATCAAGGGCATTTGCCTGAAGATGGGGTGCAAGCCAATGGTACTGCGTGATCACTGCTTCAAGCAAATGGCCAAGGGCAGGGGCATGGAGCTGTTCCACGCGCAGAACGACAAGAAGGTGGAAGATGTTGACTCGGAAGGCGATTCGTCTGATGACGGCGAAGGAGAAAGCGATGAGTGAACCCGAACTCCCGCGAAAAAGCTGGTTACCGGTCGAAGTGTTGGAATCTGGTCCTGGCTACCAGGTGATCAAGGGCGGTGAACAAAAGCCGTCGCGATCGTACACACCTACCAAAGAAGAGCTCGCTGAGATTCAGAAGCGTCTCAAGGACGCGGGCTCGGATACGACGCTAGGCCCGCCACCAGAGTTCGACACAATTGGTCTTGAGCATCTGATCAGCAAGCCTGCCAAGGAGTAACACATGGACAAGCGAACTACTGAGATCGACATTGCATTCAACCGGGGTAAGAATGACGCCAAGCTCGGGCGAACTCATAACCCGTATGAATCCGAGCGGCAGTTCGCTGAATACGAGGCCTGGGAAGAGGGGCAGGCCCACTACCAGGACGAACAAGACGAAGACGCAAGAAAGGCCGCATGAACATGCGAATCACTCACAGCTATTTGACCGAGACCGATACGTTCTACGTGCGAGACATGTTGAACACTGGATTTCACCCACCTGAGTCAGTAGAAATACAGCAAATAGATACCTACATCGTCAAGTCACTGGCGCACTTTGTTGAGGTCCATCCTTTGGAGTCTGCCCACGTCCATGTGATCCATCGGCAGGGTAGCTCAAAGGTTGCTATTGTCGTCACAAACGGACCTTCGGTGGTTATTCGTCTCACACAAACAGCCTGAGGGCCAGGTAATGACCTGTATCGTAGGAATCGAGCACAGTGGACGTGTGTATCTTGCAGGTGATCTGCAGGGTACGGGTTGGAACAATAAGGTAGTCCACACCCAACCCAAGGTCTTCAAAAAGAACGGACTCGTGGTCGGGTACACCACGAGCTACAGGTTCGGACAACTGCTTGAACACGGGCTACCGGACCCCGTTATTCCCAAAGAGGAAGACGAGGTTTATAGGTGGTTGATCTCAGTCTTTGTGCGAGACATCAAGAAGACCCTCAAAGACGCCGACTATGAAAAGGGCGGAACTTGCTTGATAGGCGTGCGTGGTCAACTGTGGCAAATGCAAGACGACTTCTCGGTCCTACGGTCAGTCAAGGGCTATGACGCTTGTGGCTCTGGTTACGAGTATGCGTTGGGCTCGCTACACACGTCAGTCAATACTGCATTCAAAAACGGTAACGCCGATGAGTACGTGAAAGCGTTGAAGCACGCGATCATGGCCGCTGGAACATTCTCACCGTCCGTTGGGTGTGAATGTACGATAGTCAGTACCGACATCTGAGTGAGGACAAAATCGAGTTCGTTGGTGATACAAATGCCAAAGGGCGTCTTTGACAGGAAGAAGGCTCGCAAACGCCGCGAAGCCGCAATAGAGTTTGCCAAGTCTGCGGGCTTTTCAAACAGACTAGCCGAGCTATGGTACAGCAAGTACCTCACGTTGAGGCGAAACTCCAAGCACGAAGATCGTGGCGATCTTAAGCTGTCGTTTCAGCAATACCTAAAGCTGGCGTTAAGAGCTGGCTTGACTTCACCCAATCAGATAGGAAACCGCCCCGGGAAGTATCAGCTAGGACGCATAGGTGATAATGGAGACTACGAAGTGGGAAACTGTCGCTTCATAACGTTTGAACAGAACTACGAAGAATGGGTCTCAAACGGTGGTCGTGAGCGGTCTATTGAGAAGCGTGCAGATTACAACAAAGATACGCGACCAGCTATGGCAGCAATGGCGGAAGAATATCGCAATCGCAACAAACGTACTCACGAGTATATCGCAAAGAAAGCTGAGCGCCAGAGTCGATTGTTCAAAGTGAAGTCACCAGATGGTCAAACCTATTCAGGTAGGAATCTTAAGGAGTTCTGCGATGAACATGGACTCCATCAGGGATGTATGCACATAGTGTGCTCCGGGCACCGTCCACACCACAAGAATTGGACTGGCCGATACACGGATAAGGGTTGATGGATGGACTTTGTTGGGTTTGGAGATCTCCACTTCGATAAGCTAGACAGCCTGATCCCGGAGGCCAGTACGTTGATCGCACAGTCCATGTGCAGGGTCTTCGACTACGCGTTGGAACATGGGGTCAAGACTGTCATTCAATATGGAGACGTGGCCGAAAAGCCGAGGCTCTCGTACGGTGCGCAGATCGCGCTGTACCGAGCACTGACGAGAAAGAAATACCGCGAGCTAGACATCCGATTCATACTGGGTTGAATTAGCCCCTTGTCGTAGTAATGCGGCAAGCAAACTCTTCTAATTCAGGGGAACTCTCGCAAGAGACAATCCTGAGCCAAGACTCGACTCGCCGCCTGATAGAAAGGTGGTGATTATGTGGAAACTTCACAAGAAGTCCGGTGTGGAATTCTCTGATAAGGGCGGTGTCCGTGGATACACGCACATGAGAGTTCATAACGGTTATCTAATAGCGTGCCGAAAAGTCAAGATTCATGCCGGTGGGCGAGGTCTTGGTCGAGGCACTAAGACGTATAGTGTCGCTATCCATAGAGCAGTTGCAAATCTGTTCATTGGGCCGCAGCGCTCACGTCATGTGAACCACATCGATGGTAACAAGCACAATAACAAGGTCAAGAATCTTGAGTACGTCACACGAGCGGGAAACGCTGCGCATGCACATCGTACTAAGTTGCTTGACGTTGTGGGTGAAAGCAATGGTCGTTCAGTACTGACTGAAAGGGATGTACGCAGGATCAAGAAGCTAGACCCTGGCTCTACAACAGACGGCAGTCGGAATTTTGCACGCAGAGATGCGGCTAGACAGATTGCTGCGCTGCATGACGTGACCGAGACCTCTGTCATTAACGTATGGACGGAGCGTACTTGGAAACATTTGTGGAAACCGCGTGCGAGTTGAGTAAGGTGCAACGACTAGTCGAAAGACGTAGGGCGCAAGCTATTGGCGCTCGAAATGGAGAGCCTCCAACTTGGAGGGTGATATAGTCTGGTCTGCATGGTGACATGCAGCAGCCGAAAGGCGGGCCCGTCGTAGCGAAACGGGCTGAACATTTCGAATCACGATTTTGCTGAGGACGGCACGCATAGTCTTCAGGTGCTAGAGCATGTGGGTAAGCACCTGCATCCATCGCTGTCCATTCATACCAATCGCTGTGACATCGAGCTGGAAGGTGAACCATTCCACCTGATGCCGTACCCTCATGTCAAGACCAAGAAAGAGGCTCTCAATGTCGGACACTTTGAAGTCGCAGGTGCCGTTCGAGATAATGGGCGTAAGATCGAAGAACGTGACTCTGAGATCCGGACCAAGCACCATACAGTTATGGGGCATCTCCATACCTGTCATTGGGTCCGTAACACATGGTACAGTGGTACACTTTATCAGACCACCTTTGGCGAATCGATGCCCAAGTTTTTCCACCACTGCAAGTGGGAAGACGGACACCTAGAGGTTCAGAACATTCCGTTCAAGCCGCCGTGGGAACTCATCAACTTGACAGTCGAACGTGAGTCCGATCTCGACAGTATCGACGAGGATCCACGCAAGCTCTACAAGCTGTTTGTCATCGATGGACTAGACCTGGACATCAACGACATACTGACCACGCACACCAATGTGGTCCGCCACAACAAATTCAAGGACAAGAACGACCTCAAAGAACTGATTGCCATGGAGTGGGAGTTCGATGATGTCGAGGCTGGTGTAAATGAGTCGGAGCAGCAGGCTGTAGTCCAAGACTTGCTGATCCAGAAGCACAAACTGACACCCGAACAGATCGAGCGCGGATTCAAGCGCATCAAACAACTAACGTCCAAATGAGCAACCTCTACATCAAGTACCAGCCCCGCACCCTAGACCGAGTGATCGGCCACGAAAAACAGGTAGCCCGACTCAAGGGTATTGTGCAGACCGGCAAGATTCCCTCGACCTTGATGTTCACAGGCCCAACCAGCGTGGGCAAGACCACGCTGGCAATGGCTCTGGTAGCCGACTTGTTCAACAAGGGGCGCGAAAAGCCGATCAAGTCGATCGAGGGCCACATGGATTGCCACATCATCAATGCGGCAGACAATCGGGGCATCGACGATCTACGTGACCTGTTGAAGATGGCGGCACTGCAACCACGTATGGCTCCTCGTCGTGTGTTCATCATCGACGAAGCGCAGCAACTGACCGGACCGTCCAAGCAATTGCTGCTCAAGCCATTGGAACGTCCTGCACCCAAGACTATGTGGATCTTGTGCACGATGGAACCGGAGAAGATCGATCGGGCGGTGCGCAATCGGACATCGGTGTTCGCGTTGTCAACGCCGTCACGAGACAATATCCTCAAGTATGTCAAGCGCGTGGCCAAGGGCGAACAAATGACGTTCTTGACCAAGCAGATTGCTGCTCAAGTGGTCGAAAACTCGATGGGCGAGATGCGGACTGCAGCCACAATCCTCGAAGGTTTGGCCCAGATGGCGGCAACCAATGGAGGGAAGGTCACGGTCGATGATGTTGAGGGTGCGATTGCCGACTCGGATATGTCAGACGAGAAATTGGCGGTCCGTACGCTAGTAGCCGTCTATACTGGCAAGCTCAAGGCCGCACTTCGCTGTGCGCTCGACATCAGCAATGGCTTTGGGTTTGCCACCAAGTTGTTGACCCTCAATTCGTTCTTGCTAAACACTGCTGTACTCGAAGGTGAGAAGCACTCTGCTGTCTGGTGGTCGCAGTCACACCGAGACCTGATATCGGCCGTAGGTAAGCAGGATCTGAACAAGATCGGCGCGATTCATCAGCGGGTAGTCCAGCTCAAGGCACAGATCGGTGCGTTTTCCGGCGTGCCAGACATTGCGCTTGTTCAGCAGTTCGTTCTGGGGTTGCTTGTCAAATGAACGCTCATGATTTCGCAGTCTGGTTCCTAGACTGGCCAGCTCCTGCGTTGCCTATCTTTGGCATGGTGGTCCTGTTCATCATGCTGTGGTCCGGCAAGATCAAGACCCCGGAGCACAAAGACATGGGTATTGCCGTGGTCATTGGTCTCAGCGTCCTGATCGACTTTGTGTTCATCGCCATAAAGCACTACACATGATCAAATGGCTTCGTGAACTGATGTGCTGGCACCAGGACCATATAACCACGGAACGACGGCATCATCTCGAATGGTTAAAGCCTTATAGCTTTAGCACTGAGTACGAGGTACGAAAGTGCCTAAAGTGCGGTAGAACAAAAGAACGTGTCCTATGAGACAACTAGAAAGCCTGCACCTTCGTCGGTATGTTGTCTTCGACAAGGTCGACTTTCGATTTACGCCAGGGATCACAACGATCCTTGGCCTAAACAAAGACGCAGCGTCTGGATCGACAAACGCGGCTGGTAAAAGCGCGCTGATCAGCGCTATTCCAGAGATCGTGCTGGACGAGAGCCCAAGCGGTAAAGACTCGGTCAAATCAAAGATCAAGTCAGTGCTGGGCATACAATTGGTCAACGACGGCAATCGCTATCGTGTGTCCAAGACGATGGGCAGTCGCAAGTCGTACAAGATAGAACGCAACGACCGTGACTCGCACATCCGCACCATTGCATATTCGAAGGAGAAGCTGCAACGTCTGTTCGGGATGACCGAGCAGGAGTTCTACACCCGCTTCTTCATCGACAGCACGATCCCACACCCGCTGATCCGGGGGACTGCCGCCCAACGTGAAGCTTTCCTGGTCGGGATGTTCAATCTCGACGACATCAATCACGTGCGTAAGCTGCTTTTGGCCGAGATCGCTGAAATGCAGCGAACGGCAGCCGTGTTAGCTGAGGTCAAAGCGCAATACGATGCGGCAAGCGCCGATGTGGTGTCAGACACTGAATACGCTGAGCTCGAAGAGCGGGCAGCAAAGCTAAAAGCCAAGCAGAAGAAGTTGGCGTCCCAGGTTCAGGAGTCTCAACGCATCTCTGAGCTACTGGTGTTTGCTGAAGCGCAGAGTGACCTCATCAAGTGGTATGTCAAACACGTAGCCGCCTTTGGTCTTGAGTTCGATGACCAGTACAGGAAAGAACGGCAAGTTCTCAAGTCAGTAAACACAGAACTGGCGTCGCTTGGTGAGTGGCGCGAGCACGCCACCGAGCTCCGAGTGTGGAAGAAAGCGGCACGGAGGTTCAAGGATTTTTGTGCCGAGCGTCAGCTCGACTACAAGCATGTGGATCGCCATTTGGCGGCAGCCAAAGCGACAAAACGCAAGTATGAAGAGCTTGGTGCCAAGCTCGATGAACTGACGGCACAACTATCGACTGTGGAGAAGGTCAAGCCAATAGAGGTCAAATACTCCAAGGTTAAGTGTTCGGTGCAAATCGAGAAGCTGCTTGAAGAACGAGCCCACGCCAAGCAGTTCAAGACTGGCAAATGCCCTACGTGTGGGGCGCCGGCCAAGCATAGACCACCCGAGGATATCGAGCAGGAACTAACAAAGTGGCGCACCCTGCACGACAAGGCGATCGAAGCCGAGCGGGCGGACACTGTCATCAGACAGCGTGAAGAATGGCAGGCTCTGTACGACGCACTGTCTTCGGATCTAGCGGCGTTAGGTGATGTGGACGAACAAGGTCGGATCAAAGATCTAGAAGCGGCATCTTTGCTAAAGGCACAAATACCTAGTAAGCCTGATGCGCCTGAGGGTGAACAACCAAAGCATACAGAAGAAGAACTCAACGAACAGCGCGACAAACTAAGGTCGTCGATCGAGCGCTTCCGCCAGTGCGAACCACTGGTCAACAGGATACGCGAAGTGCTGGCCCTCTCCAAAGAACAAAAAGCTCAGGCACAGGAGTTCAGAGACTTGGCGCCAAAGCTGACAGCCATTAGCAGCGAGCTGGCCCAGGTAGAATCAAAGTTGGTCCACCAGCGCGAAGCACGGTCACAGATAAAGAACCTAAAGCAGCGGGTCAAGACTCTGAGTGCCCAATGCGAGGACCTACCTATCCTCAAGGCATTTGCCGACGTGTATTCCAAAACAGGTCTTCGTCAGTACATGATCAAGAGGTACGCAGCATTGTTGGAAGAACAAGTCAACAAGTTCAGGCGTCTGTTCTTCGCTGAACCGTACACGTTTGAATTCAGATACAACAAGAGGCTAGACATACTGGTCCATCGTAAGATGGGACTAACTTCAGACGTCAAGCGACTATCAGGTGCCGAAAAACGCATGTTTACTCTGCTGCTGGTCATCGCCGATGTGGTACTCAAGCCGAATACCAAGCGGATAGATACCCTGATCTTGGACGAGCCCGAGTCGAACTTGGGTCCAGCGGCACTCGACGCGTTCATCAAGGCGTTGCCAGTGCTCAACAAGCTGTTCCCAAAGATCGTAATCCTAACACCACGCCCAGACCTGGAGGTTCCAGGGGCTCGAATAGTCACAGTGGTGAAACGTGGAGGAAAGGCCACACTAATCGAAGGTAGACCGAAATGATTGTAGAAGCATACGGCATACCCTGGTTGTCGGTGCTGGAACTCTCTCACCTATTAAGCCAATTAGGCTGCGCCTACGGTATTGTCAATCGCCAGGGGCTTGTGAAACAGAACGCCGACCAGCAGGTGTTGGCTGTCACTCCAGTCGTCTTTGCATCGGGTACTCTACTGTGTACTACACAGAAACGGTTCAAGAGCAGAGTCCTAGCCTTGGTCGTTGATCAAGAGACGGTGCTGCAGCGAGAGCTTGGTCTGGAGCTGGTGCCAAATACCAATCTGACGTTGCAAACACTGAGAGTCTTGGTTCGAAAAGCTCAAACCCATCGGGATGAGAAGTTGATATGCAGGCAAGCATACAGTCCGGTAGCCGAGGTCCTGTCCAAGTTCAAGCAGAGCTGCATGTCACAGCTACAGACAGCGATCCACAAGGCTAAACGCGTAGACCCGGAAATAGAAGTCGGGCGTCTAGTCTATAAGTGGCTACGCTCTGAAATGAGTGCTGAACGAGTTAGATCTAAGCTACAACGACTGGGTCCTCGCGGTGAGGAGATTTGCGTGCTAATGACAACTCGTGAGGTCAAGCGTCTTAAGCTGGCTGTAAATATCATACAAGCCAAGGGCGAAGCCAAGATCGATGTAGTAGCTCGTACGCATGGGGTCACACCCTTCGACATACGATTCGTAATGAAAGCAACTAAATGAAGCAGTTCACTACTGTGACTTTTGGCAGTCTGCCCATTGGGGCGGAGTTCTTCTCACGTGATTGCATGTTGTCTCACCAAGAAAGCAATATGTTCTACAGTCTGGAGAAGTATGTCAAGATTGGTGCCAGTTCTGCTCTACGGGTGACACACGCACCGTTTACCCATACGGATATCAATAACGATGTCGGGGTCGAGCTGGAAGTCAAGCCCAAGGTGCTCAAGACGCTAGAGCAAGCCGATGCTGAACGGAGAGCAGCCTACGAGGCGGCCGAACAGCGTAGGATGGCCGAAACTGGATTTGTAGGAAATGGGATTGCGTGCCCTTCGTGTGGTGCGGAGCTGAACGACGTACAGGGAATCACTCTGCTGTCGAACCCGCCAAAGAAGAGGATCGTCTGTCACAAGTGTGACTACTCCGGTACACGCCTTGCATGAACATCTTTGTGCTCGACCTCGACATTGACCTGTGTGCTGAGTATCATTGCAACGCCCACTGCGTCAAGATGATTCTCGAGCACGTTCAGTTGCTGAGCACGGCGTGCCACCTGCATCCAAATCGTAGACGCGACAACCCACAAGATATCTACCGATCAACTCATGTCAATCACCCGTGTGCCAAGTGGGTACGCGAGTCGGTTGCAAACTGGCGTTATCTGCGTGATCTGACGTTTGCGCTGGATGCTGAACGAAGGTTCCGCTGGTCACATAACAACGAGCACAAGTCGGTGGCGATCATGCGCAGATTACCTGTGCCTGATTTGCCAGATCTTGGGTTGACACCGTTTGCGCAGGCGATGCCCGGTCCCTACAGACGACCGGATGCTGTCGAATCATATAGACTCTACTATCTGTACAGCAAATCCCACTTATGGTCTTGGGGCCGACGAGGACCTCCGAAATGGTTAACTGCGAGTCTGCGGGAGTTGATATCCAATGAAGGTTAAGCTCATACAAGACTTTGAGACGTTAGCGGTTGGATCCGTGCTGCATGACGTAGTCGAACGCGATGGCCACTATCACGGAACGGCAACTGATCGCTGCGGGTCCTTCAAAGTAAAGGTGCCTGTCGCGTGTTGTGCTGAATATGTAGAACTTGACTTTGCGGCCAAGCCGCTTGGCGCACCAGATCTCCTGCTAGTTGGCTGGATTATCGAACTACGCACCAAGATTGTGGCTAAAGAGAAAGCCATACGGAAGGCCGACGAGAAGACAGGTAATCATACACTCGTCAGCAGTGAGTTAGAGCAAACGAAACGTGAACTTGAAACAGCACTCGACAACTTGGTGGCACGAAGGAAAGTCAAATGAACATTGATCTAACCAATCTCAAGCGCTACACCGTTGGGTTTGCGTTCAACCAGAATCTGAGTCGAGTGATTCTCATTCGCAAGAACAGACCCGAGAGCCAAAAGGGTAGGCTCAATGGTATTGGTGGCAAGATCGAATTGGGCGAGTCACCAATCGGTTGCATGATCCGGGAGTTCTTCGAAGAAACCGGAGCGATGACCATCGCAGATCACTGGTACCAGTTCCATTACGAACGCCATCCGAGTGGTACGTGTCTATACTTCTTTGCGGCCAAACTGCAAGGCTTTCTGTTTGATGCAGCGCGATCGACGACAGACGAACAGTTGGAGATCTACGATCCGTCCCGGATGGCGTTTTCTAGTACGATGTACAACCTGTCGTATCTGGTGCCAATGGCAATGTGCTATCTGCAACACCCAGAGCACAGATTCTTGGAGGGATGAACATGAACAAGACGAGAATGTTTTTTGATCCTGCCTTGCTCGAAGCAACAGCCAACATGGTGTTGCAGGAAGCAGCCAATCGTCGAGAGACAGCAGCCCACAACGGGTCGTTTGGAGACGGTGGTGCAACTGATCTCGAAAATCAGGTCAGGGCGTGGAACGCAGGACGCCAAGGAAAGATTCCGTCAACGTGGATCCCGTACTACGAGCATGTAGAAAAGTCGGCTAGCATCGAGGCAAAAGAACGTGCTGAGCTGAAGCGCTTGTTTGACAAGTATGGCGCTCCTAAGTGACATCAGGTGCATCTCCGGTTAATTTGATACCATCTTTGGTGGTCAAATACGGAGACCCAAATGTCGTACAAGCAAAAGTTCGTTCCCATCATCGAGGTGGAAACGAAAAAGGTTCTCGGCTACTACACGCTGGCGGTCGAGACCACGTTCAACGGTTCTGAAACGGCCATCACGCTGACAGCCGGCACTGTGCCAGTTCAGCTGTGGACGCCCGACAAGATTATCACAGGCAAGCAGAATCCGGCGATGATGGCGTGCTTGCTGAGCCACGCTCAAGCGGTGTCTGGCGACTACAAGGGGCAAGCCGAGTACATGGACGTGAACCAAGCAATTCCTGGTGTCCAATGGAGCTCGGCGTCTGGCGCCCCAGGCAACTATCTGCAGTACACAAACGGTGTGATCGTTCAGGGTCTCGAGTCTGGGTGGAATGTCACGCCGTAAACGTAGACCAAAGGCACGTAGTTCGGCCACCAGACTGAAACGCGAGGCAGAACAACGAGCTAAGATCGCTGCGCGATCCGAACAAGCGTTGTCAGGTCCAAAGTTTACACGCAAGGAAGTGGCGGCTGCTCTCAAAGAGGCTGCCACTCATCTGTTTGTAAAGGGTGGGTATAGCTGCACAGAAGAGCTCGGAGTATTGACCTGGGGTAATAGGCGAGCCGATCTGATAGGCAACCGTATAAACGGTGATGTGGTGATCGTCGAAGTGAAGAGCTGTGTGGCTGACTTCCGTACCGACGATAAGTGGAATTCGTATCTTAACCTGTGCGACCGCTTCTATTTCTGTTTTACGGAGAAGACGTGGTCGAAGATCAAACAAACGGCTGAGTTGATGAACCGACTAGGTCCACAAGTTGGGATCATCATAGTACAGCGCAGCACTGGCTACGCACGAATCGTGCGACCGTCGAAGAACACACGGATGACCGATGCTAACCGCATTGCCATCCTAGCTAGACTCGGGTGGCGGGCCGGGGATTTCTCCCGTCGAACAATACGCGCTAGAAAGCGCATTTTCATCAACGATTGAACCAAACCAACATGATCCAAAATCTGACGAAAGAACGAGTTGCTGACCTGCTACGTGTGCAGGCTGCGTTGAACAAGGGTTCGTACTCAAACGAATGGATCCTTCGAGGCGTGGCCGGAGAGATCCTCAGCGATGAGTTGATCGATGGCAAAAAGCCAATCGACTACACGGCGGCTGCTCTTGGTGAACTCGGCGAATTCATGGGCAGCCTGGGCTACGAATGGTGGACCGCTAAGGAAACCGATCGCAGTAATTGCATTACCGAGCTGGTGGACACACTGCACTTTGTTCTGAGTCAGGAAATGGTGCTGTGGGTTTCGAACGAGATGGATCTTCCTCCGAGCCGCGTCGGCATGGTTCTGTCGTACACCGATGTGGTGGAAAGTAGCATCGGCGATGAGCCTATTGGAGAGCTCTCCGAAGAAACCACGGAATGTATGATGGATTCCGTGGCCGAGGACATTGTCCTAACCCACGAAGATCGGTCTAACGAAGACCAGCGATCTGTTCGTGAACAACTGCGGTATACCATGATCGCAGTGGCTTCTGGTCAAGGTTCAGTCTACGAAGTGTTGTGTCTTGCTGACTCGATGGGTGTGTCGTTCGATCACCTGTATGCCAGATACATGGGCAAGGCAACACTCAATGCCTTTCGTGTCGAGAACGGCTACTCGGAAAAGCCGCGGCGCTACAAGAAGATGTGGGCGTTTGAAGCAGGTGAAGATCCGCAGGAAGACAACTACTTCCTTGCTCAGTACATCGACAGCGCACCGTCTGTTCTGAATGGGCGTTATCCAACTCAAGCTGAAGTGCGTGAGTGGCTGTCTACAACGTATGCACAAGTGAAGTGATCATCTGACCGCGCCAATGAAAACGGGACCCCTAGGGGTCCCGTTTTTACTTGTGCGACCAATCGCGTTGTGGTTCTTCAATCTTGATCTCGCGGATGCGTGGCTGTATCGGAAACTTCTTGCGGTCGGTTTGCCACTTCTTGATCAGCTGCTGAACGATTGGTGCGAATCGTTGGGTCAGTGCCTCTGCCTGTGCTGGTGTGGCGATCGCGGCGTTACCGCCACGCTTGAGGGCACTGCGGATGAACGAGGCACCTACATCACGACCGACGTGAGCAACGCGACCCGTGTTGTATCCGAAGATCCAGTAGGTTTCACCAGCCCCGCGTAGCGGATACTCAGTGTTCTTCTTCACGTACACTTTGTCGCCCGCTTCAAACGGGCCTATCGGCGCTATTACCTCACACTTGAACCAAGGACTGGCCTTGGTTCCTGCACTCAGTACAATGATCTGTTGCATCACAGCAGTCCCTGGTTCTTGCCCATCTTTTCGAGGTACTTGGGCGGTCGTAGATTAGCCCGCGACCAGAACTCGAGCTGGGCCTCTGGGTCAATGTAGCTTTTAAGAGCGGTCATCCCTGTGACTTTAGCTTGACCACCTGCGGTCTTTATGTGACCTAGCAGCTGACCAACTTTCTCAGCCAACTTGACAAATGCTTGGTTGCCCTGCGTCTGGGTCAGCGGGACCTTACGCTCAAACAAGGTCTTAGCATTCTGGTCCATCAGCTCGCGGAACAAACGGCTACCCTGAACGTGGCGCAGTTTGTGAACCGTCACTCCCTGTGGGATACCTAGCTTGTGGAACCAATCATTGATCATCTTCGGATTGGCTGGGATGTCAGTACGATCGCCGTAGTCAAAAGTGAACACCTGATCGTTTGGCTGTTTGCCGTGCAATAGGATCTTGATGTTCCTCACCAGGATCTTGCCTTCTGGTGTGCTACCATCCAGCTTATGAACCTGACGCACACCGTCTTTGCCATTGTAACCGATGACGACGTTGGCGCCCGAGACCTTGACATGCTTGACCAGAATGGTCGATAGCCCATACGTGGTCTTACCCTTGGCTGTGTTACCCTTATCACCGATTCGAGCACCGAACAAGTAGAGCAGTTCAAGGACCGTCGAACACACCGCCTGAGGCGACTTGCCACCCTGCTTGACATACATCATCCACTTCTTGCGGACGTTGTCGATCATTGTGTCTAGCTTCTTGACCTTCTCAAGTTTGCTCTTGGTCGCACGCTTGACGAAGTCTTGCGTATAGACATATTTGCTGACTGCATCCGTTTCGTCGTTGATGGTCATGAACACAGCGCCATCATCGGTCTTCGGATCGTAATCCGGGTTCATTTTGATGGTAAACCCAGGACTCGGTAGACCGCCGGCCAAGGGTTTGCCCGTCGTCGTGTAGAGAGCACCGTTAGCGTCGATCTTGCCGCGATACTGAGGTGGCAGCGTGTGTTCGAGACCCTGGCTCTGCAGGAACTTGAGCGCCGCCTGATAGTCGACTATGGGTTTGCCCGAGTCGAAGACAAAGTTACGCAGCTCGGTCTTCCACACGTCGTTGACTCCACGACGCAGACGGAGGTACTCCTTGTATACCTCCGGGTTCTTTTCCCTGAGCGCTTCTGCTTCGTCCTTAGTCAGCTTGTTGGAGTTCTTACGCTTTGCCACAGCCCATACGATCTTCTGCAGTGGCTTGTTGTATGTGTTTTGGGAGCCCGCATCGAACTTGAGCTGCGCAGACAACAGAGGTGTGTGTAGCCGTGGTGCCATCTTCACCAGGGCCTGCAATGCACGATCGCTCTTGGTAAGCAGATAGGCAAACGATGCCTTGAGGATGTCAATATCCTCGTGGCTGAACTCACGGTCCAGCTGCATTTGCTTTAGAATCTGACGGGAAGACCGAAACGTGTCGATCACATCGTCGAGAGCTGCCGGATCGGCTACCACTTCGCGCAACGAATTGGTGAGTTCTGGTAGATCGTACTGCTTCTCGAACTTTGCGGCATTGGCTGACCACGCGATGGTTTGTGCCTTGAGCTCGCCTGTTGCCGCCTGACCATCTGACACAGAGATCACGGCCGCGTACATGAGGCGAATGAGGTCGTCAAACTGCTTCTGATTCGGTGCAGCGGTCGTGAGTGTCTTCATAATCAGTGTGGATGTAGTAGTTCGACGCGGATGTAGTTTGGTGGTGTCTTCAACCTAGTGATGAGCACCGGGATCACTACATTCAAATTACGTGACAGACGACCTATAGCCAGACGTCGAGCTTGATCAACGTTCTCAGCCTCGATATCGTATTCCAGTTGCTCGGCACCCAGACCGATCTTAACCTTGTACGTCTGTACGGTTGTAACGCGCAATGGTGATCGACGCTCCTTGGCAGCCGGCATTCCCGTGATCCACACTGGATGACCGGGCCTCGATCGCTGTGGATCCTGCACTAGGATATGGTGTTCTGGAATGGCGATGAACTCGCCACTATATCGATGTCCACACTCATCGTACAGCCAGTGACCCCACTTACCTTCGCACATGGCTAAAGGCCACGTCTCACCATCGAGCAACAACGTATCACCCACCTTGGGCTGAACCAGTGGTGGTAGCCCCAGCTGCCTCGGCTCGGTGGGAACTGTTGTCTGAATTCGTTTCATTGATGTGCTCCATAACAAAGGCGCAGCACTCGTCGATAGTCCCGACCAAGAGCTTGTTGCGCAGCAACCGCTTCTTCTTCAACAGATTGAGTTCGATACTGAATTCGTTCGGATTCTCACGTCCTCGGCTACGGACCGTCAGTTCTTGGCGCAAACCACACGGGAGTTGGCGCAAGAACCGACAGCTTGCCGGGTATAGATTCTCGGTCTTGAACCCGTGGGCCTTGACTGTGGTTAGGACTTGATCGTGAGCTTGTTGAATAGACATTGAGTCAGGCTTTGTCATCGATATGGTGGACAAGAGTACCATCTGTGAGTCTGGTAGCTAGCTCCGTCGCACGCTTTGCGTATTGAACAACAACGGGGTCTTCGAGGGCAGCGTAGGCTTTACTACGCCGATGCTTGAGATCTGGGTACGATAGCTGGTCAGCCTGGAACAGATTGAGCTTACCGCGCTTCATGATCTTCGGGTCTGCACCCAGGACCTTGTCCATTTTCTGCGTGAAGAACACTGGCAGTATGCGCTGCAACACTGGCTTGTGGTTCGACAGACAGATCAAGATTGTGCCTTGAGGCGGAAACTGTTTGATGTCTGCGACAGTGATGTTGTGTACGACAATACGTTCTACTGTCTTCTGCTTTTCCAGCTTCTCTTGTTTGGTCATCACGGTTTCGACATCACCGTGGTACTTGGCAGTGTCTGGCAGACCGAGCCGGCGCATTGTTTCTTGCCACCATTCGCCGTGAGGATCACCGCTCAGTACGTTCAACACTTCACGCACGAACTGGTGAGCCATTTCGTGCAACATCACGTAGTTGAACAATGTATCGTCCGGTAGCAGAAGCAGTTTGGCGGTGATTACTATGCGTGATTGACCGTGTAGACCACCATTCTGGTAGAACCCGTACTTGATGGCATGCGGCATGTTCTTCGACACTTCAAACTTGGGCTTGGTCAGCTGGTTGCCAAACGCATGTTCATTGAAGTAGTCGTACCGTTCGTTCATGACGCGGAGCTTGAACATGCTGCCAGTTTCGATACGGCACACACGGAAGTCAGTGCGGAACTTCGGGGGATTGACCAGCTCGACCCGCCCATCGGGCGCAGGATGTCCTACTGTGTGCTTGAGCTTCGAATAGGCATCGGCCACCATGGACGGGAGTTCGTTCAGGTCCATTGAAAGCCCTCCGGTTCGAGATACTGCTTGAACCAATGACCGACACTGATGGTCGATACACACTCGTCGGTCACCGTGTCATCGGCGTCTTTTGACCATGTGTATCCCTTGTCGGCCTTGAACTCACCGCCTGATTTGGCTAGGCTGTCGACCACCACGTTGTTATTCGCATCGGTAAGTACAGCGTGCGTCACCTCGTTCTGTGAGCCGAACAGCCAGATCTTGTCGTGCAGATTGTGTCGATGTTGAATACCCTCGACGACCTTGGTCTTGCAGTCTTTACGTCCCTTACGGTCTGCAAAGTCGGTCCGCAAGTCCTTGGCCATCTTTTCCAGTACTCGATGTGGCATACTGGCGGTGACCAAGATGCGCTTCACAATCAGTCCTTCATATCCATCTCTGACATGGCTTTGGACCATGCTTCCTCTGGAATATCACCACTCTCAATGAACTTGGTGACTTCTTCGAGCAGCGCTTCCATCAGACGATCGTCGATCGAATCAGCGTCACCCTTGTCTGGGTCACCACCAGTGGCAAGCACATGATGCATGAGCGCAGCTTTGGTCACAACTGCGTGAGCCGCGGCCTTGAGCACTGAGTCACGGATCATGTCCAAACCCATGTGCTTGACTGCCAGAATCACACCGTGACTCAGACCACCACCAAATGCAACCATGCCCGTTGTGACAATCAAGTCCTTGGTCAGTGACTTGAGAGCGTGCTTGTCATGATCATCCAGTGGTTTACCTCGACCCAGCTTGTGCAGGGCGTTTACACCAGACTTCCATTCGTGGGCCTGCTGCTTCAAATGGCTGATGATCAGTCCGTGTTTGCCGCGGACATGCTGTGCAATGCTCTTGCGTTGCGGACTATTGGGAACATCTCCACCTTGCTCGAAGAATTCCTTGTCGCGACCGTGCAAACGCTTGATCTTGGCTTTGAGCTTGTGGATCATCGCCGATTTTGGCAGCGACTTAGGATCTACAGGACCAGACGGAGTAGCCGCGGGGGCGTCGGGTGCCGATTCGGTTGACGGTGCTTCTTCACCACCCTTGTCCTCACCCTCATCTTTGTGTTCGGCCTTTGGAGCAGGGGCCGGAGCGGGAGCCGGAGTCTTAGTCTCAGGTTCAGCTGGCTTTTCGGTCTCCGGCTTTTTCATCTCGCTCGGAACCTTGCGCTCGACCGTCGGTGGAGAAGCCTTCTTTTCACCTTCTGGCTTCTCGGGCTTTTCCGGCCCTTCCTTTTTCTCGGCCGCAGGCTTTTGAGCTGGCGCTTCCTTGTGCTCTGGCTTCTCGGTCGTGGGCTTTTCCGAATGCGACTCGGGTCCAATACCGGTCCCCGGCTTATTCTCCGATGGCTTATGCTGTTGTTGAGCCTGTGCCTGACGAACTTCCTGTGCCTTCTTGCTATCTGGGTGTTCGGCCAGATATTCCTTCTGGCCTTCGGGGCTCAGTTCTGCCCACCAATCCGATGTAATTGCAATGCGTTTCATAGCTTGAACCTCTTGACAAACTGATCCCAGGTCAGGACCACGAGTCCTTTGTCCTGTGCCTTTTGAATCTTGGTGCTTGATTTGCCGCTCGCCTTGTAGAGCAGCACTGTCGTCTTGCCGCCAAATGGCACTATCTGACCACCATTTTCTTTGACAGTTTGTTCTTGGGTCGCATCCCGATACCCAGTCCATGTTACGGCTTGACCCGATAGTTTGGAGCTGGACTGTTTGGTCTTCTCGGTCTTTGGCTTTCCAATCTTGATCTGCGTGATTGACAGCCACTTGAGGAACTTTGGTGCCCCTATCACAAACGCTTCAGCGTTCTTGGCTTGGAAGCCAGGCACTTGAAGGAGCTTACGCAGCATGCCCACTTTGTCCAACTGCATCAGCTTCATCAAGTCGTATTGAGCGGCCACTGCACGGAATCGGGTTTCACCCATACCGAGCGGAAACACACCGCTCGCGTCCATCAACAGTGGCAACTCTACTCCCTGATCAAGTACCTTGTGGATTGCCTCGTACCACTTGTTAGCTGTCGTTTCCTTCACCCCAGGTATTTTCAGAAAGTCCTTGGGTGTAGCACGGACAATGGTGCGAATGTTCGTAAACCCGGCGTCGTATAGCTTGGAGATGGCTCCGCCCTTGACAAAGTCGACTCCGATGTGGGCGAAGAATCGTGCCATTACCTTACGGCGGAACGTATCGTTCTGCGTCGGATTGACAAGTACAAAGTTGACCTTGGTCTTGTCCCAGCTGTACTCGCCTATGTCCGATGGCGGCAACTGAGGCTTGTTCGCTGACTTGACCACCTGGAGGATGTCGGGGATAATGTCGCCACTGCGCTGCAACGCGATCTTGGCCCCGGGACCTAGCTTGTGCTTGACCACGAATTGGGCGTTGAATGCCGCCGCGTACTTGACAGTCGCTCCGCCGAACTTGACGGGCGATACACGAACACGCGGAACGATCTTGCCTTTAGGACTGATGGCCCACACCACTTCTTCGACAGTAGTGACCGGTGCGTCGGCTGTAGCCAGATCCTCCTTGAAGGCGATTCCCCAATCTGGGTTGCCAGTCGGTACTGGATGAACTCGGTCTTCGACCAGGACCAGACCATCCATCTCAAACTTGCTGTTGGCCTTACGCCGGGCCAGCAACTTGGACAACACGTCAACGTCGAGCTTGGACTTCGGCACCACCTTGTACGGAACGACAAAGAACCCCTTGGTTGCCGCCCACTTGAGACCCTTGGACGGTTGGATCCGTGGCTGCAACACTTCGATCACCGCGACTGTCAGATCGCGTACCGCCTTGTGGATGTCCGTACGATTCAGCACACCTGATGCAGCGTTGCGTGCAGCATCAAATTCATGAGCGTGTCGCTGGAACGCTTGCTTGCTGAACAGTCCCTCACACCGGATGATGAAGCTCGTGGTCCCCACCTTTTGGGGAATGCGCAGATACGGCAGGATGTACGAAACGTCGCCACCGATCTTGCCATTGCCGCGAGTAAATGCCTTGGACGGCACGCCCTTGGTGTACACGATCTCGAGTGCAGCCCCGTCCAGCTTATCAGACAGGACCAGGGAATCGGACTCCAGACTGTCGAACCAACGAGTCAGGCCTTCCTGGGTCTTGATCTTATCAAGGGAAAAGATCGGCACTGGCAGTGGTGCCTTGAACTTCTTGACCTTGATGCCTGCACCAAACCCCTTCCACCGCGGATCCTGTTCACGAATCAAGTCTTCGAGCGTATCGAAGTCCTTGTCCGACATCAGCGTCTTGCCGTTTGGGGAATTGTAGTAGAGGTCTTTCGACTTGATGTACAACTGCTTGAGTTGATCAAGCGACTTGTTCTTGAAGTTGACTGCGGCGTGTTCGATCTGCATCATTGTCAGAGCTTGTTTCGGGCCTTGAGGTCATCGACATAGCGCTCGGCACACGACGCAGCCATAACCACGCACTTACGCGACGCGATCATCCACAACATACCGGACAACCACGGATCTTCGACTGCAATCTCTAACGCACGTTTGACCACTGCGTCAGCGGGCAAGCACTCAGCGGCTGTCAGGTAGTCTTGAAAGTCTTCGATCATGTCAGTACCTCTTTAGTTCAAGCTGTTGTTGAATGATCTTGGCTCTGCGATCACGTAGCTTTTTGTACCCGGTGTAGATCAGAGCTACGATCAAATTGTAGACCGAGCTCCCAAGCCACGGTACGCTCAGACCCATGAATCCAGTGCCTAGCAGTGCGATCATCGCCAAGCCCGACGGGCTGGTGAACAAGTCAGCAACACTGAAGTTGCCCTTGAACGCATCGATCGCCGTTGTCAGATCCATATCGAACCGTGGATCACCAACGAAGGTCATCGACAACCAAATCCACAGCAACAAACCCGCGAGCACCGGTCCGGTGAGTTTACGCAGCAGCGGGTGTTCGTCCAGCACTTTGTCGACTGTAGTGGCACCATCGCGAAGAGCGCGCACCACATTGCTCTTGGCCAGAATCTCAAAGACATGAATCAATCCCTTGCTGATTATGGACGATACTTCAAGCATCGCGTGCAGCACGGTCTTCAGATTGAAGTGAACGGCCTTGAGCAAGGAAAACACGTCGCGTTGCTTGAACGCAGTTATGAGGTCCGTAAACCCAACAGCCACTCGCTCGCCGATGCGCTCCAGAATCTCTTTGATCTCATGCCCGAACTTGATGAGCTCGGTTGGCAGGCCAAACGCGAGCTCAGCTCCAGTCCCCAGATTGTCGAGCACCGTACAGTAGATCTCGTACGAAATCTCTGGTGTAGCTAACTCAATGCGTTTCATGTTAGGTCAGGCCCACATAGCACGAAACCCGGCTCGCGCTGTCTAAAGCACTGCCGGGTTACGTGTAGTTCATTTACAGTTTGAGCTCACTGTGTGGAAGTACCACCTGACGTCAAACCGTTCAGAGTGTCAGCCGCGTAGCCAATGGCAAACGCTTGCGTGATCACTTGGTACAGGCTGAGCGTCGTATAGTCGAGCGGAGCAAACGCCGCAAACAGAGCACCCAGCATAGAGACCACGGCCAACAGAGTGCCCTTTGGGTTCTTGAAGATATACCAGTCGGTGATCGAGTGCTTGACGCCGTCCTTGAAATAGACCTTGGCCCAATGACTGATCATGCCGGCTAGTGCCGACGCAATACCCATCATCACCATCGTCCAAGGGCCTGCACCAAGATTGAAGATCAGGCCGCCAAAAGTGTGTCCCATGTTGAACTGCTCCTTACAGGAAAGGGTTGATGCTGTAGTAGTCTGGCTCTTGGTTGAGAGGCGCAGGCTGGTCCAACGGCATCGTATCGGGGATCGAGTACCAATCCTTCTTGAGATCCATCGCGTCGTACGGATGCTGATCTTTGATAGTTGGCAGCGGTGGCCGACCACCAATCAAGAAGATGTTTTCTACATCAGTCACGTCGTCTGGAATGCGTGACATTGTTTCGTCAGTCAACAGTTCCTGCGATACGGCGTATACACGCCACATATCAGACCCGTTGAAATCAGACGACACCCCGACGCGGAGAGCCTCAAGCTGAGGATGCAACTCCGCGTCGCACGCGACGACCAGTTGAGTTTGATTGACGGTAGCCAGCCGCTGAAGAGACAATACATCACGAACGATGCGTGTCTTTATCTGTGGGGTCCACTGGCACCACAGGACAGCCAGCTTAAATACTCCGGTACCCGTTTCGCATTGCTTGCTGCTGGTCACGGTTCAAGCCTCCAATGATGTCAGGGATACGCCCCAACTGTCCAACCACCCGACGGAGCGCCGCGCGCTTGACATTCGGGTCCTGAAGCGCAGCCGTAGCCTGCGCGATTGTCTGATTGATCTCTTGCTGAGCTTTCTTCTGGTTCAGGATATACTTGTCTTTACCACTCTTGGTCTGTCCCTTGATCTCACCAGACTCGCCAAAGTCACGAGCAAGCAACGGCTTACGACGTGGCGCACGAAGCGAAGCGAACTGGCCTCCACCTTCGTCACCACCTTCGTCGTTGGCGTCCTTTGGTAGGAAGTCTTCTGGTTTCTTACCAGTGAGTTGCGCCAACTTCTTGCGGATCGACTCGTCTTCTGCCAGATCGTGGTAAAGAGTGTTGAGATCGACCTTTGCGGCCGCCGCCCACATACGGAGCGGCACAGGGAATCCCTTCTCCGACAGCGTGTTCAGTAGGTCGATCTGATTGTCGTCAGACTTGGCTTCAAGGCGCTTGTGCCAGCGCACGGTCGGGATCTCGAGATCCTTTGCGTTGCTCATCTGGTACAGAATCTTGTTCCGCGAGTCCGAGCTGACTTCCTTGCCCTTCTTCCAGAAGTCATTGGCAATACCAATGATCGGGAAGATCTTGTTGGTGAACACCTCATACGTCATTTGCTGACGATACGCGTCGATGTTCTCCATGAAGACCGACACACCAGATTCCACATTCGAGTATGTCGCATCGGCACTGAGGAACGCTTCCGACACACCGAGAGCACGCAGCTTGTAGGGAGTCAGCGTGTCAATCGTGTCAGTCCACTTCCAGAAGTCACCACCTTGGCGGAGTTCTGTGGCCTGTACGTTTGCCCGGGTACCGATCACAGCACCCAACGGGTCAGCGTCAGCCATCTGGAACTGATTCACGGTCTCCGCCATTTCCTGTGGCGTGAACTCGTGTGTATCGTCACCCATTGTGACATGCAGCATACTGCGCTGACGACGAGTAGCTTCAGTCAACGTGCCTCGGAACAGCGTCTTCTCGATCAGATAGATAGGAAGCACACGCTTGAGGAACGATGTTGGCGGCCGGCCCGGCAACGTGCGCCTAGAGACGTACAACGTTGTGATCGGATCCAGTTCGAATGCTGGAGCTTGGAGTGCTTGCTTCAGACTGGCAGGCAATCGACTACGGATAGCCACAGCCATCTTGTCGTTGCTGGTCAAGATGCGGCGCAACTTTTCGTTGTTCCGCACAACGATCTTTGGGTCCATCGAGTAGAGAGGCAGTTCCTCGATACGGCAATCCTCTGATGGGTAGAGGATCACATCGATGAATACCTTCTCCTTCTCGTTGAAGATCAGACTGCCAACAAACTCACCATCAACTAGACGGGCCAAACTGATCTCGGGCATCAAAGCCCGAATATTCAGTCGCTGCAAACTCTCTTCGTACTTCTCGATCTTGTCAGCGTCGAGTCCCGTAAGACTATAGTCAGAAAACGGGAAGACCGACAACATGTCGACAATCGATCCGCACACCGCGTCGTAATCGTAGATATCACGATACAGTCGGCGTAGACCTTGCTCCTGCTCGGGAACGAACTGATTGAGGATACCCCAATTGTTCATCGGCCCAGCCAACGCAAAGTTCATGCTCGTGTTGCCGAATCCGAGACCAAACACGTTGGCGACTTCAGCGCCTCCTGCCTTTGCCGTTACTGGCGAGGCCGAGGCTCCGACTCGTGTAGTTCGGAGAGCCGAACTTGTGACGTTAAACCGACGATCAGTCTTAAACATTGGTGTTATCCCGAACAGGCATGACGATGCGATGAGCCAAACAGACAAGAGAATCAACGCCGTTGGCCGACGTCGGTTTCATTGGCTCGTGACACACAGGGCAAACGCCCTCTTCAGTGTTCTCGAAGCGAGCGCTCACCAGCTTGGTTTCACCTTGAGGTTGCACAGGTTCCTGCATCGATTGAGGGATCCGGCGTTCTGTGTTATTGGTGGTGCTGCTGCTGCGGGCCATGATTAGACTTCTCCACTAGGAATCTCTTACACACCATCAAATTACTTGCTGATCTCAACAAGGTCCGCGCGTACCGATGACTACAACACTGTTCCCTTGTCCGTTTGTAGCTCCAGTATTCGTCCTCATTGGCCCCGAACTGTACCCGTTGACGACCGCAACTCCGCTTGCTTGTTGTGAACTGTAGACTGCACCTAACCCAGATCTGCCGGCAGAGAATGCACCGAGGGTGTAGCCCCGAGTCATTCGTGCAGCCTTTTCCACCATATCGTCGTAGATCTTTGGGTACATCAGTCGACCGAGTCCCAATACCAGTGCACGAAATATGTCGTCAGTATAGCCGGGGCCTTTGAGGACAGTCTTGCCCTTGTCTCGCACAGTCATCAGTTGGAACAACAAGTGCGCAGCCGGGCTGTCTTCGAAGTAGTCGGGGTACTTTCCCTCAACTCGTTTGATCTTGTCGGTCGGCATTTCCAGTTTCGGAAACTCGATTCGGGACTCTTCGATGTACGAGCGCGTGAGCACAAAATCTTCGTATCGAACACTGTACTGCTGACTCTGAAGTTGCGGATGTTCGTCAGCCGCGCGATCCAATAGAGCAACCGAGTTCCAACGATCTGCAAACAGATACTGCACGTTGAACGCTTTGATCAACGGACTGAGCACCGCTTCGTAGATTCGCGTGTAATGGAGCTTCGCACCGGGTCGAGGCTGAATCTCGAGCATGACGGGGACTTTGACCCGTGTAGTCACATGCTCGCCGTCCAACTGTTTCTTTCGTAGTTGGTCCAAATGAAGAACCGTTATGGCAAAGCTATTGTTCGACAAGCCCGCATCGATGCTCATCACGCACGGTGGACACGGTTGAGCTGGATTCGTGGCATTGACATAGCCAGCTCGACGCATGTTGTCTTTGACAATCTTTGTCTCGAATTGGACGGACGCCCGATTGAGACCAGTAAAGCAACGTTCAGCCACCTGGATGTCGATGAATGCAGCATCGTTCTGCGGAGGATTAGCACCGTAGTCACGCTCAGCGCCTACAGCGTCCTTCTCATACGCGTCCACGATTTCTTCGTGATCGCGTGGGAACATAGGCGTGATCTGCCACGTAGCAAGACGAAGCGCCAATGTCCGTCGGCTGTTCTCGTTTTCGTTGACCAAGCGTGTGATCTTGTCGAATTGACTAGACGGCGAACTGATGTTCAAAGCATACGCCTGCAGGAAGTTGTTATACCCCTTGTCGTAGAGCTTCGACACTTCACCACGCATCGTCAGCAACGAACGGTCAAGGGCTTTCCACACTTCGTCAGCATCAGCACGCTCGCGTTCACTGTCTTCTGGTGTCATGCCCTTCTTGACCGCCCCTTCGTTGACTGGGAACCAGCCGAGTTCGTCGATCGCGGTAAGCCATCGCGTACGACCGCGCAGTGCTCGCTTCGACGGGCCTGCTGGGTAGAGTTCCAGGTTCTTATGACCATACCGCAGATACACGTCCTTCTTACGGTAGAACTCAATGCCGTGCTTCTTACCGTAGAAATCGAGCATTGCGTGGTAGTCAGTGAACCACGGACTCTGATCGATGTTCTTGATAATCGGATCCCAAAGCAGGTTGAACGCGTCGGCGAAGCGGTAGCCAACGAATGTGGCCATCAGCGGAGTGCTGGCCTGAATACCGACACATAGACTGCTCATCCTCGGATACTTGAGGTACTTGTGCAGCATGTACTGCGCACCGGACGCAACAGTCGTAGACTTACCACCCCGTTGGCCGACGCACAACGCGAGTTCACGGTACTGCTTGAGCTCACGATTGGCGAACAGTTCACGCTTTGTGACCTTGCAGCGTGGACATGTTCCGTAGTCCAGCAACTGCATCTTGTTGCCGACCGAGATACCTTGGTTGATCCCTTCAGCCTTACCGACTGGCACATTGTGAATGTTCATCCACTTTGTGGGCGTGCAACGCGGACACACTTCGCCGAATAGCATGAGCATGATCCACATTTGCCGGATGAACGGGAAACGGAAATCTGGTCCTTGAAAATTGAGGCAGAAGTCAAAGTAGTTCTTCGCCTCAGGAAAATCGTTCTCGGGGATTTTGATGTCGCGTGGAGCGCCCGTCACGGGGTCCAGCGCGTTGTCCACCAGCTTCGACAAGTCAAAGTCTGACTCGGAGGCAATAAGACCTACCGGACTGTAGTCGTCTGGTAGGTCTTCGATGGATCCAGTTGCTGCCTGCCGGTCAGCAACACCGAAAAGTTCTTCGACGTAAGCTCGTGTGCGTTCGTCAAAACCGTTTGTCATAAGTTCAGCTTTCGATCAAACTCAGAGAGCATGAGAGCACACTCTTCTTTCGTAAGATCAAAATACTGACACAGATAACGAACGAGACGGATTTCGACGGCACGCATAGCCCGCGAATGAATAAACTGAGTAGGTAGATCGATCGGGTCGTCGATCCACTGGCTGGTTATGTTGCGAACGCGATCCAACGATGTGGCAAGCGCCAATGTCTTTGGGCTGAGTTCGTCAAGAAAGAAGTTCGATACTTGGTGGATGTTGTTGCGCAGCGACTGTCTGAACTTCTGCGTCTGAACCGGATTTGGTTTCTCTGACCCAAACGGTTTCTTAGCCGGAGGCTGATCGGGCTTTGGTTTTTGTTGGGGCTTGCGTTTCTTGAACAGCGTGCAGAAGAAACGCGAGTCACCGTGCAGGAACTGCGAGTCCCGTGGACCCGGCTGTTCACGCACCTTGACCAGTTGCAGTTTCTGCAAGGGGTCAAGGATAATCCGCGTGTTCTTTCGTCGTGCAACAGCCGAAGGGTCGTCAAACGTCGCAGCTTTGAACCCGGACCCAACGTCTTCAGCCGTGACCGACATCCACTTTTCTTCAGGCAGGCGCCCAGGACCGTGTCTAGGCACCGAGACCGCTGATCGACGAGACTCGTTGTCTGTACGTGATTTCATACAGGGTCGATGTGACCAGCAGTTGTTCCGTTCACAATGCTGATTACCTGGTTGTGCGAAAGCTGGCGAGAGTACTTTTGAATGATGTCGCAGGTGCGCATATTTCGCAGATCCTTGTCACCACGTACTCGAGCGATCAGCTTTCCGCGTTTTGACTCTGGGTCTGTTCTCTTAGGCCCAACCTTACTTTTCTTGGCCGATTGTGGCAATGGCGTCAGTGTCGATTCCAGCTTCGCCAGCAGACTCGAACGTATTACTGGCAGACTGAACTGCCGGTTACACCCACCTTGATTGATACCCATGTCACTACACCTCTTCAGCCAAGTCCTTTAGATAGGACGGTGTTGGATTAGCCGCAGCAGTTTCCGACTTGCTCTTGTCGGACGGAACTCCTGAAGACTTACCCTTCTTGCTGGTATTCATCTTCGACTGCAATTTCTCACGCTCACCAGTATCCATGTCACGCACACGCATGAACGCCATTTCGGTCTTGAGCGTAAAGTCAAAGAATCGCCCGTTACGTGCCTTGAGCTGCTCGACGTTCAGGATCTCGTTTTCCCGAGTGGCCTGATTGGCAACAAACACCCAGCAGTAGGAGCTATGTTCTTTGATGGCCTGAGCGTATCGGATCTTACCTTCTTCGTTGACCTGACACAGCAACACGACGATCATGTTGTTGTTCTCGGCAAAGACCTTGCAGTAACGGGCCACGGCCCCTAGCTTCTGCCATGCATCATCACCGTCGACGCCCTTGAGCAGCGAAATGTAGTCGATGATTACGACTCGGCTGCCAAACGGGTAGATCGAGGCCATGATTTCCTCGATCGTCATGTCTTGCTTGGGCTTGAACAGACGGAACGAACCGCCGGCTGTTTTTGCCCGACGAACAAACTTCTTGTACGCCTTGATGTACTTGACTCGTTCGCCCTTAGACAGTCGTCGGAACAGGATCTTACGAACATCAAGTCCAGCGGCATTGGCCATCAGACGTGCGGTCATTTCGTCCTCTGACATTTCCAGAGGGACCATTGTCACGTCCTCGCCCATGTTCATCCAGTTGACTGCCAACTGCATTGCCACGGTCGACTTGCCACCACCAGATGTACCCCCGATGGTGAAGAGATTGCCAAATCCTATACCACAGTTCTCGTCGTCAAAAGCACTAAACCCGGTCGGCAAGTAGTTAGCCTGCTCCGGGTCCAAGAGGCGCTTGACAATCTCTGTGCTATTGTTTCCCTTGCCGAAGGTGATGACCTCGCTGGACTCAGACTTGTTCCGCCGAAGCGCCACAACCGTCTTGGCAATCTCGTCCAGCATTTCGTCCGGATCAACCGCCGATTGATTGAGCTTGCTGACCGTAGTCTCAGCCATCTCAAACATACCACGGAGTTGCCGGTACTTGTTGAGTCCGCCCAGAAGGCGACGCGCTTCAGGTACAGACTTGACGGGCGACACTTCGCTCTTGCGAAGTTTCTGCCTCGTCGTGTCCTTTATCTTTGGGTCTTCTAGCAGCTCGCGCCAACGTGGTAGATTGCCAGTCCGCTTGTTGATCTGCTCAATGCGTTTGAATGTCTCCCTTGTCCAGCTGTTGTAGAAATAGGAATCGTCGACGCCGGCCAGGACTGTACCGGCGACGACAACGTTGCGACTACAGAGAGCGGCTAGGGCGGTGACTTCTGACTCGGAAGATACGAGTTTCATCAGTGTTTCTGAGGGCCAAGTGGTTCAATGTCTGGAAAGCCTACGGCTGGCTGTTCATCAACATCCGGTTCTTCGAGATCACGTCGCTCGATCTCGTCGGTCTGACGCTGAATAGCCTGCTGCCATTCCTTTACACGTTGGCGGTTTCGTTCTTCAGTTTCTTTGTTGTCCGGGTCCAACAAACGGACCTCACGTGCAGCCATACCGAAGATGTCTGACATAGACATTGCGCCTAAGTAATCGTTGTCACGCAGTTCCTTGGCGAGCTCAATAAACTGACGAGCTACTGTCTCCAAGTGAGCTGCGCATTCCTCGATTACGTGCTTGCGCAACGTGTCGGTGGTCATGGTCCTACCTTGGTCTTGACCAGTTTGGACGGATCCGTCGGCGTGTTTGGCAGCCCAAAGTAATCCGGGTTGTAGGCCGGGTTTGGGACGGACTTGCGTTGGATACCCAACCAGGAGTGAACGACCGTGTCCACCCATCCGATCGAGATACTGGACTGAATGACCTTTGGAGGGCTGTACTGATCGCCAAGCACCGAATAGAGCTCAGGGAACTCAGCTTTGCGCACCAGTGACCCATCACATTCAAGCCACACGCTGTCTTCCAGGTCGCCAATCCCATAGGCTACGGTGCCGATAGGCGCTGTCTTGTCAGAGTCGTCGTCCTTGAGCCGGGCTTTGATCAGCAAATACAGGCCAAAGGTTTGAGACAGATTATCACTCATGCGGAACCTTGATAGCTAGACTGAGGACTGCTTGTAGGCTGGCTTTCATCGGCACTTTTACGGCACGCCACACGGCACCAAACAAGTCACCGATGACCAGCCCTGGGATGTAGAACGGCCAGAACACGATCCAAGCTGTGAACATCGAACATGCCGAACCGTAATTCGCTACTGTAGGCTGATTGTCGCGCGGGAACTTCAGAGTATCTTTGTAATAGAAATAGCTGGCGTTCCGAATGCTTTTGAGTTCTTCTTGCGCCCACCGATAGCCCGCTCGGCAGAAGCACGCCCATTCAAAGTAGGCAAACAACACGCCCACCACGACGTAAGCCGCGGCATTCGTCCATGTAGCCTGTGACTGGATGACCAGGAACGGAGTCTTCCAATCGTGAGGGTATCCAAGCGTACCGATCAACCAGTAGAGGAAGCCTCCTATGATCAGCGAGGTTAGCTGACCGCCTAGACTCGAATCAGGCTCAAACTCCAGCAGTGTAGCCAGGACCGCAAAGGACATGAACCATGCGAAGAGCACGATGTCCAGGAACAATGGGAGTTCAAACATTGGTATTCTCCTTGGGTTGAACAGTAGCAGTAGCCTCTTCGGCCTGCTTGACAAAGAACGTGGTACCGTTTTGCACTTTGACTCGACCGTCTGCGCGAGTCAAATCGCGGGTCGTACTTTCTGTCGGATGACGATAGGCAACAACCAGTCTAGGGATGTCGATGATGTACGCCAGTTTTGTGATCTCAGTGTACGACACGTCGGACCCAACGTGTCGCAGCTTTCCGTTGATGGTGATAGCAGTCATAGGTCAACAGACTTTCGTACAAGATCGGTAGTCAGGTAGACAACCGTGTGGACTGAGAGATACAGGTGCTTGGTGAAGAACGCAAACGGATCAGTTCCAGTTGCTACTACCACACGCGGAACGTCGGAGTAGGTCTCCAGCAGATCACGCAGCTTCTCGATCTTTGGTGCCGTGCTATCAGCTCCAACGTTGTTGAGAACAAGCAGACTGCAGCTCACACTGTTCTTCAACACCGGGTTGTCGAACCCTCCGGTCAGATCGTGCCACAACGGAAGGGCCTTGCCGCTAGGTGTGTTGCACAGCGCATACTGCATCATGTAGGCAGCAAGCAATTTAGCTTGACCATCGTTTGGAGCACTCACCAAGCAGATGTTCTGGGCCACGAACGGGTTGTCGAAGAACTGGTCCAGGGACAGCAGTTGCTGAGCTTGACTGAAGAGCTTAGGCTTGAGTCCCTCGATTTGGCTGGTAAACGTCGTGGGCTTTAGCCTATATGGCTGCTGGCCCAGGACTGATCCGTTCATGCCGCGTACACGCAGCGCCGGAACAGCCGTGGGTTCGAGCTTGATCAGACGGTAATCACGTTGCATGGTCAACAGGACCTAGGATCTGCACAAGGCGTTTGCGATCGTAGCTGTCTTTCCACTTGTGAATCGTGCATGCCCATCTCTTACCATCCGGTCCGCGGTACGCAATGATAACCGGGAACTCGGCCCGGCGTTCGGGTGCTGCGTCGAGGTTAAGTACGTCGAGCACAGTGTAGATCACACCGTTCTCGTGTTTCCACATGCTGCCTACGTTTGGTGGCGTCCACTCCTGTAGGTCATTTGTTTGATTAGCTGACATAAGACACTCCGACCAGTGTAGCTGTCGATGCGTGGGCCGTAGCCCCTTCGACGAGAGGAGCCATCGAGTGTGTGATACTTGTCACTCGGTATGTAATGGCCCGCTTTGTCGCCAGATTGACGAGTTGGATGTTGTCACCCACTCGCGGCAAGAACTCCATGTTGGACTCGGCCACGACTGCGTTGTGATCGTTCATGAACGTTACTGTTGCCATGTGTGCGCGCGTGTGTATCACACTTAGTAAAAGCCTGCCTTGCGATTCGGCACCGAACCCGATGCTGTGTGACCGAACAACTCGGCCAGCGTGAAGTCGTTACCGTCAGGCAGTTCCGCCTTGTTGCCAGTTTCGTCGTACACGGCTTGTGCCTCGTTCCGAGTCAACGACCTGAATTCCACTACGTCGAAGCACCGCCCGGGACGCATGAGCGCCGAATCAATGGACCGTACGGACGGCAGATTCGTTGAGAAGATGAGTTTCTTGTCACGGGTGCTGATCAGGCCGTCCGACACGTTGAGGAACTTGTGCATCATCGAATTGCCGTCCTCGCGTGCGATCAGGAAGTTGTCAGAATCTTCCAGAATCAAGAACTGTGCCTTGTCCTGCACAAACTTGGCGAAAAGACCATCCGATTCCATCACCGCTGTATCGTAGGTGATGCGTGCGTCACCCTTAGACTGGTAGATCACGTTCTTGATGAACGTGGTCTTGCCCGTGCCCGGCGGACCAATGAGAATCAGAACACTAGCGTCGTTGTTCAGGTAGTCATTGATATACTCGTCCAACGGCTTTGACAGCCACGGGTACGCAGACTTGATTGCCGGTCGGTAGTTGAGCGGCACCGACACCGAGCTACCATCACGGTCGTAGATCCATTGGATCATGTTGCGTGCCCGCTCGAACTGAGCATCCATCTTGTCACGGAACGCAAGAACAGGTTCAGGCTCACCGTTGAGCTCGATCACCAGCTTGGTGCGGATCAGCGTGACCTCCAATAGACCCCACGGCACAAACACCAGCGCACGGCGAGGGCTCGTAAAGTTGAACTGAGGTGATAGGGCAAACACCCAAGATTGCAGATCGAACGTAGAAGGAACGATCCATGATTCAGCTACGCATAGCGATGACTTGCCCAGCTCAAGTTGTTTACGCAGGAACGCGTTGGTCGCCCATTCGTCTACACCGTAGACACCAAAGACCACGCCACTTTCGGCCAGTTCGTGTTTTTGCATTCGTAGTTCGTCCGTTGTTTCGTAAGCGTCTACAGATAGGTACTCAGCGTTAGTTTCAACCCGCACGTTATAGCGCGAATGACCATCGTACGATCGCTGTCGATTCATCTCGTATTGAAGATGTGTTTGACCATCGTCAGCGCGTTTCCATGGTCTACGACTTGCACGATGTGATTCGTGAGCGTTGTCAGCACTTGACTCGTTATGTGCATCTTCCATTAGGTCCCAGTCAGGTCCTGGATGCAGTGCTTCGTCAAGTTCGTCTTCTTCCCACGTATAATCGGTTGTAGGTTTTTGGCTCATTGTTCGTTCACGCTACCTTCATATGCGACCACCAGTGTAGTCATTTACACTTGACCACCGCTCGCGTTTCTTTCCCAAATACTTGAAGAACAGTTCCTTGGTCGCAGGGTCGAACATTGGCCTGAACTGCGGATGCATGACCTTCCAGTACTCGGCGCTGATACACGACCGACGGACCTGCTGATCATCCAGGAAATACTTGATCACCGGTTGAGGCTTTCCCTCGTATGGCGTAAGCACCCGAGCAAATCGCTGTTCAGCCTTTGGTGGGTTGCTGCTCAACGTCACCTCGTAGAGCATGGAGGCCCGTGGAATGTTCAGGCCGGTGGACAACAGACGGAACTGGCCGACCACCACCTTGATCTTGTACTCGCGAGCCTGCTGAACGTAGGTCTTACGGTCCGCTTTCTTCGATCCACCGTAAAACGACACGGCAATCCTACGACCGGCCATCTTGTTGATGGCCTCAGCCAGCGCCTTGATCGGGGCCGTGCGGTGGAACGGTATCAAGATCGAGTGACCGGCCTTGACGTCCTTGAGTGCTTCCTTGGCAATCTGCTTCAGGCGCACGGGATCTTCTTCAAAGCGGCGAACGATGTAGGGCCAGGTTTGCGGCAACTTGACCTTGCTGGTGATGTTCGTGAACCGACACTGGATCTGCGGTTGCAGGCGTTTGGCCTTAGTCTGATGGAAGATCGGCCCAAAGAGCTTGTAGATTACTCGTTCCTTCGAGTCCTTGCGTTCGGGCGTGCCCGACAAGCCGATCTTGTACTTGACGTTCAGGTTGGAGACTATACGGCCTAGCTCTTCAGCGCCAGCAGTCTGCACCTCGTCGACGATCAGCACACTAAACTTGTTCTTGATGCGCTCGAAAAACTTGCGGCCCTTTGGACTCAGGAACGTCTGGTAGGTGAACAGGCAAATGTCGTACTGGTCTACCTGCTCCATTGTCTTGGGGAAGCCGATTCGTTTCTTGCTCACGTTGGTCAGCGCTTCTTGCGTCTCAGACCCAGCAAACGTTTCGTAGAACCCATCAAGCCATTCCTGCTGAGCAGCCATGATCACGGTCTTGAGGCCGAGCTCGCACACGTAGGCAGCGGCCATCACCGTCTTGCCAGTCCGGGGTGCCGACTTCAGCACACCACCGTACTGCTGATCGATCATCGCTCGAATGGCCTTGATCTGGAATTCACGACCATCGTCAAACCCACCCGTGAACTTGATGCGCCGCTTCATCGGCACTTCGGGGCGTTTGTCCGCTATCTTCAGTCGACCAAAGATGCGTTCAGCGCCCGCAATATCACCGAATGGGAGGCGTAAAAACTCTTTACCTTCCTTGGTCTCGTGACGGCGCCATGTATTGACCCGACCGTGATAGTTCGGGCAGTTAGCACAGGTCTCGCAAGGACGGAGTTCAAAGTACTCGCACTTCTCACAGATCTGTTCTTTGTCGTAGAAGTCAAACGAATATCGCCGACGCACCTTTTCTAGTTGCGTCGGCGATACGAATCGGATCGGCACGTAGAGACCGTCCTTCAAAATAGCTTTTGTGACCGGCATGGACTCACTTTACAGCTGAGCGCAAAATCTCACGTGTAATGGCGTCTGCGGCTTCCTCGACTGTGTGTTGGCTAATGTTCTTGGGGATTTTGATCTCAGTCACACCTGGTTCTGCTGTTGCATCCTCGACGCACGTCTTATGAACACGGTGCTCGTTGAGGTCGCGGTCGATGACTATGGCGTAGATGCACCCACCCTGACTGTTGCGCGACAAGTCGCCATTGCAATGCCAGCAGAAGCTAGGTCCTGGTTTGGTGGTGCTACTGTTCATACATGCCTATCGGAGTTCTTGCCATATATGAGTTCGAGCACATCTATCGACCGACGCAGCGTAAACCCCATCTGATCGATGTCCTTGATCAAAAAGTCGATGCGCTCCATCAGGTTGTCGATGTCTTCGGTCAGTGCAATCGCTGTGTTCATGTAGCGATTGAAGTAGGTGTTGCGCTCAGCCACGGTCCGGCCACTCACATACGAACCGTACTCGTCTGCCAGATAGAGACGTACTTCCTTGGTGGCTTTGGCCAACGCGCCAGACTGCTTGAACAACTGAACGCGGATCTCGGCCATTCGGCTTCGATACTTAGCGTCTTGCTGGTTCGCTGCATACACTTTGTCTGGGCTTGGGACTGTGCCGTCAAGAGTCCGGCTCTCACGCCCCACGTGAAGGCGCATCACCTCTTGTTCAAGTGCCTCAAGGTCCAGTGCTTCGCGCACCATCTTGACTATTCGTCGGTACTTGGCAAACGTCTTGTCTTCACGCAGCGCGTCGCGCAGCTCCGCCTTCTTTGGTGCTTTTGCGGTCTTGGCTGTCATACTTCTAGATTTTCTCTGATCTTGCGTTTCATGCTCGGGCTCACCACCATCGTTGCCTTGTTCCGCTGACTGAACACCTGTAGATCTGGCGTGTTTACCACTAGATCGACCGAGAAGTCGGTCGGTGTTCTAAAGTTCACGCTTGTCTTGAACAGGCCGCTGTAGGCCAAAAGCATACCGCCATTGCACATCGTGTTGGCTCCGCTGAAGAACAGGTTGCCTACAACTTCGTCCTGATGAATCGGCTTTAGGTCTGCGATGTGTACCAGCGTGTTTGGTACCTGCAATGCGGAGTTCTGAACCGAGAACGGGCCCTTGATCTGGCTACGCCGGAACAGCACGTAGTATTGGCGGTCTTGAACTTTGATGGGCGTGATGATCCGAGCGTTGTACGAGAACTGTACGTCTAGGAGCACTGATCCTCCGGTTTCTTTTGAACGAACATCGGAACCTCGATCCACTTAAACGCTTCGTTGAATACGAACGATAGATTCATGACCAGGACATTAGTGGAAGGATCCACAGTCGGGTCACCCTCAGCTTTCCAGGTGATACTGTGCCACGGAGTCGTGGCACAGTCAGGGATGTTGTCCGGAATCTTAAGCCCAAGGTCTCGCAGTTCCTTGGCACTAACCAGATTGTCGTTCACAGTGTTGCCTCATCCGGATCTACAACCTCGATAGTCGTGTCGTCGGCTGCCAGCTCCGCCTGGAAGTTACTGAGAACAGACGCTGTGAGGCCAGTCAGCCCACGCGAGTTGAATCGGCATGAGTAAACGCTACCTGACGCGTTGTGGAAGTGGTAGGCCTCGTCGTCCTTCTCGATCTCGTTGACGCCGCTGCTCAATTTCCAGCTAGCTCCAGTGGTGAATCCACCGGCCCATCCAGCTAGAACTCTGTAGTACGAGTGAGTGCCTTTGGTGATCTTGACCAGTTCCCAGCGGTCAGGTGTATAGGTTCGATTGTTGTTGCTCATACCAAACTCATGAGGTAGGTTACAGGACTGTTCTTGAAGACGATGAACTCGGGTACGACCTCTAGTTCCAACGTGTCAGGCGCCTTGGCCATCATTGCCCGAAAGAAGCTGAAGTCGCACTTGAGACTGATGTCTGAGGAGCCGTGGCCCAGCTTGAGCGCCGATTTGACCGAGCCGAACGCTGACGTGAGTTTGATATTGCCCTTGCCGCCCTTGGCAACGAGTTCAAACACGCTTTCCTTGTCGTACACAGCCTTGGCATTGTCGAAGAACTTGGTTAGCGAATCGGTCTTGAGTACGACCTTGTCGAGCTTGCGTTGGGCTAGCCCCTCGTACAGCTCGATCACGTTGTCGAGCGTAATCGACTCACCGTCGGGTTGCGACGTGGCGATCGCCAGTTCAAACGCGTCGTTGTAGGCATAGACCGCTGTGTCGGTGATCGCCAGCTTGTAGTCCTGACCCTTGATCTCACCAGCAATCATTGAGAACAACGAGCTGGGGATCACAAAGTCGATGGCCTCGCCGTCTTTGGATTTGAGTTTGCGATCGAACGTGAATGCTGCTTGATAGTGATCAAAGCAGGCGACAAACGTACCCTTGGGCGTGGCTCTGACGGCCAGCGGCACATGCGAATAGATGGACAAGAGAGGACGTAGCTCGATCTTGGCCAAGTAGGTTCGCAGCCGATTGAGAAATGCATCGCCCAGCATCGTGGCCTTACCCTCTTTGACTTGTTCAGGGACAACCACGACCTCTTCCGTAGGTTGGACCATGAGCTCAGCCACGTATCCACCCTTAGCTCGCATTTTCAAGACCGACGCTTCGATCTCGAGTTCCAGGTCCTTGCGCTTGTTGACTGCCGATGCAAAATTGCTGCCATCGACCGCGAACTCGCGCTCACCACCTTTGTCGATCACAGTACACGGTACGGTCATCGAACACGAGTTACCGCCGCCCGTCACCGTGAGTCGTAGAAACTTACCGCGTACCTCGCCGATTAGCAGAGGTGCGCGAGCCAATTTTTGGATCGACTTGATAGTCGATGTCAACAGGTCAGTGTCGATCTTGATTTTCATAGGTTTGCTGTTCGCTGAACCTGCATTTACATGCCTTACTGTCGTGGAATGACGGCCACTGCGTGAAGAGCTTGCTTGTCGCTCACTGACAGGGACTCTTGCACTCCCAACAGAATACGACCCACACCAGCAGAATCGAAGATCTTGGCGATACGGCGCATGTGCTCGAACTCTTGCTCTTCTTCTAGGTAGTCTGTTTCAGGTTCCGCAGCCACGTCTTCGGCTTCGTCGAGCGACACTGTTTCCATCAACGTCAGGCCCGAGACAGAACCCGACACCGAAGTATTAGACCGACTGGCCGTTGTTGACGTCGTTGACGATGTTGCAGCCGATGCTACAGCCACAGCCGCATCCTGCAGATAGGTGGACACAACGACGTTCTTAGCGCTCAACAACCAGTTCTCGATGTGGGTTGTCAGCACGCCCTTGTCAGTGTCGCACTTATCAATCGCCTTGCTCGCCACCATCAGATAGGTCTGAATGATGTCGTTGAGTGGAACTCGGTGTTGCAGCGCCTTGTAGTCACGTTGTGCTGTCATCAGGCACTTGCGAACATACTTCTCGAGGATCTTGGACTTGAACTGCTGAGCCTGCTCGTTCCAATACCGACAGCTACTAAACGCAAAGTGTAGACTTCCGTTGGGTCGCATAGCCAGTTTGGAGTGCAGCTCCGTCAGATGGATGATCCGATCTGGAGTTGCTGGTAAGTCCTTGATCTGGTCGTACTCGATACATAGATCGAGCCAACGCCGCAGAGCCTCAAACAGAATACCTCTGTCGAGCTTAGTCTTTTGCACGATCTTCAGCTTCTTGGCTGGATCGTCCTGTAGGTAGTAGAGAACGACGTTGGCGCTGAACTGTTGCCGTCCAACGCCAGTGGCCTTGCGTTTTGGATTGCGTGTCTGCCACGACAATACTTGACCCAAGTACACGTCAAAGAACTGAGTATGCTCGATAAGAGGAGCAATAGCGTTGTAGACAAGTCGATCTAGCACCGACAAATACTGGAAGGACGTAAGGTTGACGTCAATCTGTTCGGTAATCCCCTTGAGGGTACCGAACATCTGACTGTGCTGATAGGCGATGGTACTCACAGGTATCCCTTTCGAATCAGCATGTTTGCCATCGCGCAAACATGCTTGCATGCTCCTGGAATGTTGAGTGGGTTACGTGTGTTGGGCTCTTCGCCGTTCGAGTACTTGATAGGTGCGGCGCCCTGTTTGTGGAGCGCGACCTCCCACGTCGCCCAGAAATCATCACACGTACAACCGACGATCACGCTCTTGCCCATAGCACGAATCTGGGTCACATAGGTGTTGCCCTTGACGCGCTTTGTATTGCCTTCGTTGTCCTTGAACGAATGCGATTTGGCAAGGAACAGCGTGCTGCCGTCCCTGTTGGCCTTGCGTTTGAGCTCAGTGATCTTTACATAGTTTGCCCTGATCTTACGATCATTCGGCGTTTTCGCCAGGATCTGGCGAATGGTCATCGTCATAAATTGTCTCCTACTTCAGCCAAACGAAAGTCAAGCGCACACCTTGTTTTCTGAACAAGTCAACGCTGTCGCTCAGCCACGCTGAATCAGCTGAAATAGACAGGGACTCGCGTGGGATAAGAACGTCATGCTTAGATGTTGGTGACGGTGTGCAGGTTGCGAGCTTACTCAGACTCTTAATGAGCGGATCGTAGGCCTTGAATCGCGTACCCATAGATATCCGCATCTTGGGATTGTTTTCGTATAACGACAACCAAAGCAGAAAGGCACTCCGACTCATCTCGCTGATCGGGGTGCTGAAAAGGCCACGATTAGACTTTCGGTACAGAATTGTGTATAGCTTTCGACCAACACCACGGCCACGCAGCTTTTGTTCAACCCAAGCAAACACTACTTGAGTTAATCCTTTGGATTCGAAATCTCCGGACAACACCGCTCGCACTGGACTCTGTTGATTTTTGTTGTCGAAGGTGTACTCCTTTGCTACAGACAATGCTGTCCGCTTGTCGACAATCCTAGGATCGGCTATCCAAGTGAGCACGTAATTCTTAAAGTTGTCCGTTAGACCGCGCGAGAGTTCCGTGTAGACGAGCGCATTACCCTTTGTGACTTTCAGACAAGTGTGCTTCGGTGACCACCGTGGATTCGACATATCCCAGTATTGACGCCGTGCCTTAATGTCGCTCAGACCGACCATCTTTGTTCTAGGTTTGTCCGCTGTCTCCTGGACTCGTATCTGTTTCATGCTGAACCCCCTTGACGGATGCGTACCTGATAGACTCTTCCATCAGACCGGTGATTGACTTGGGCAGCTTCTTGCCCGTGAGATGAAATGCAAACGCCTCAGCAAACGTTTCTTCGGGGTTCTTCGTTGCGTATTCGGTGATGAGAGGCTTGAGCTTGCTTGTGTCGACGATCCCGGTAGGCCACACGCTTTCCAGATCGTCTATGTTCTTCGACTGATACAGGATCGACAGATCCTTGACAGTCAGTCGGTGCGTATCCTTGATCCAACGAAGGATAGCCTTCATTGCGATCTTGTTGTCTTCCTTGTCTTCGACAGCGTCGTTGAGCGCAGTGGTGAACGAGGCACTGCCTTCCGGATTGGCAAACACTGCCTTGTGGAACGCACGAAGCTGGTCTTTGGTGACCACCGTGGGCTCGACACTACGACGATAGGCGTTGACCCAGCGAGCTTTCCACTTGGGAGTAGTCAGCCCGTTGAACCGAACAACGTGGCCGAACTCGTGCAAGATTACATACTCCATTGCTGCCCGGTTGCCGGCTGCGAATTCCGGAGCATAGCGCACACGATTCGGCTTTTCTCGACCGCCGTGAATGTACTTGCCAGCCCACTTACCGTTCTTGGCACTGATCTCGGTCAGCACGCAGGTAGTGAATTCCTGGAGCTTGGCTTTCTGCACGATCTTCGCACTGGTGTCCAAAGCTGAGCGGAACGCCTTGATCGTAAGTTTGTCAAGCTTAGTGAAGAAATGGATCTCACCCCAGAACGGGTGGTCGAAACTTTTACGGTAAAGGAACCCGGTGTCAATCCCATGAACACGACCCGGATGTGGATCCGGTCCCAGATTGCAGACGATATTCTTGGTCTCGACGTCGAGTTGCACCCGCTTGATGTGCGGATCGCGTTCGAGCGTACCGAGCACAGCATGTTCCTTAACGCGATCCACTCGGATAAGGAACGTGCGGTCTTTTCGTCCCTCTTGTCGTTCTTTACAGATGGCGTAGTCGCCTTCTTTTACGCGCATTGTCTACTGCCTTATAGGTGCTTGAGGTAGATGATGTAGGTCACGAGTAGATGGGTGCTCAGCACAATGAGCACTCCACCGATCAAAACGTGAAAGAGCCGCTTAATAGTTTCCATCTTTGCTCACGACTGTTAAGGGACGAACAACGTTGTTTGTGTTGATGATCACGGACCGTGCCACCGCGTCCAGCGCTTCTTTGAACGTAGCTTGTGGATACCGATCATCACCAGTGTAGCCAAACATGAACGAGTCTGGCACTGCCCAGAAACCCATTCGGTTGAGTGGTGTCCAAAACTCCCCAGGACGCAGACCCATTGTGTATTTCATCTGGGGCTCGTAGCCGCAGAATCTGCAGTCGATCCACACGGGTACCACTCGGTATTTACCACACTCGCTGTTCCAGCCGAAGATCGACCAGTAACACCACTGGAGCTTGTTCCAGCATCGTTTCCACAGTGGTTGTTTGTCTTTCATGACTATCGTCCTTCGTTACGCATCGACCAGGCGATTTCGGCCTGGAACTGATGATCTTCGTCTTCGTCGCGCAGAGCCTCTTCGAGAGCGGCCCAGTGATGCTCGTCTACTAGATCAGCGTCTGAACAGCCCCTTAAATCTTGCAGCTTTTCGGGCATCACCTAGTTCCTTGAGTGAGTCTGGCACCTTCCAGACGAGTTCCGATAGTGTCTCAACATCAGGTGCATTGGGCACCAGATCGTCCAGCTTATAATTGATGTCTCGTCGCAGCGTCACTAGCTTCCGGGCTATCTGCAGCGATTTGGATTTCTGTCTCAGCTTTCGTGCATCAACATTATCGGACTCCAGGCAGTTGGCGATCGACCCGTGCTTCTGCAACAGTGCGGCAGCCGTCTTGGGTGAGAAACCTGACCCAGGAATGTTGTCAACACCGTCGCCGGTCAAACACAAGAAGTCGCGCATCTGGTTCGGGTACACACCCCAATGGGCAAACACATCGTCCGGGCCGAGCACCCGCTTCTCCGTAGGCCAGAACAACGAGCATTTTGGTCCAACGCACGACGCCATATCTTTGTCACGCGTGCCCAACACTACGTGAGCGCCTTGCGGAACTAACGAGGTGGCTGCGCTTCCGAGCAAGTCGTCGGCTTCGTATCCTTTGACTCGTGAGCAGGCAAAGCCAGCCAATTGCAGCATTTCGAATGCTGGTCGAGCCATAGTGTGAGGAGATGCTGCCACAGTGACAACAGATCCGTCTTTCTTGGTGATCTGTGTTTCATTGGATTTTCGGCGGTTTGCCTTGTAGTCCTTGTAGATAGACCTGCGATATTGGTTCCCGCCGTCGAAGCAGACCAATACGTGTGTCGCATTGTTGACCAACGCGTCTTTGCAGACACTGGACAACAGGGTGGACATGCAGTTCTTTTCGATGAACTCTGGATTCCGATTGGCGGCCACCACGTCGAACGTCTTGTGAACGTAGTAGCCAGCGTCGACGACGAAGACTCTCACTTTGGCAGCATCCCTAGCTCGGATTGAATATCGATACTGGCCTGACTGATGAGCGGCCACACCTTGCGATGTTGCTTGTGCAACGACTCCAGCTTTTGGTCTAGCTTCTTATCGTTGAAGCAGATAGGTGCAAACGGGCACTTATTGTTGTCCAGCATGTAGTCTGCCTTGTAGTGCTCAGCATCCTTGCAGATCTTGTGCTTACGCACAATCGCAAAGTCTTCAAGAGTCTTGGCCTTCAACACCTTCCGATGCACACGCACGATATGATCGACACGCCTCAACACCTTGGCCCGCTCAGGTTCGTCCATCAGTCGACTGACCACATGACGGCCACTGCTGAACGGGCGATCACGACTGATGTAGATAAGCGACCAGCCAACGACTGGAACTTGGTACAGTTGTTCGATCAACGGCACGTAGGCACGTATCTGAAACACGTTCTCGCGCAGCGGCAAGGTCCCAGGGTACTTGTTCGCCTTGTCGATCTTGAACGTGCTGCTCGTCTTATAGTCGATCACAACATGGGGGCTGTTCTTGCCGAGCTTGGGCTCAAGGCGAATCAACCCGTCTATATGGCCAAGCGCCGTGTTCTTGTAGACGATTTCCAGCTCTTCGTACTGAAGGTCGTGACCCTTGCACTTGGAACAGGGCTTGCGCTCGCTGAAGCGGCGGACAGTCCCACAACGCCGACACTTCCAATCACCAATTACGTGAGGGCTGAACCCCATGTAGTTCTGGATCACAGAGTGGACAGTGGTACCGACGCCAGTAAAGTAAGAGCCTCCGAAGTCGACGGCCGGAACTTCGTGCAGTCGATCTTGGAACGACAGCAGGGTCCTCAATCCGCAATAGGGAAAGGCCGAAGGGCGAACAAAGAACACACGCCTGGGGTCAACACGACCATCGGTCACTGTCTCTTCGGTTGCTTTGTCGAGTACACGCTTGAGCAGCGCCGTGATCTGGTGTTCTTTCATGGTGTACTAGTGATCGAGACCTCGTCGTGCGCGTATTTACCTGAGACGTGGTATGTCGTGGTGACTGTCGAGTGCGGACACCTGACCGCGAGGTAGGTTCTATAATCCTCGTCTGCGCGATGCGGCTCTGACACTCTATAGACTTTGCAGTCTGCCAGACCGTTTGAAAGCGTGTACCCAGAAACTTCTTCAGTGGTAGCAGGCACCATCGGCGGTGGATGGCCGTGCGGCCCAAACAACAGACCACCAATTATAGAAAGTGGTACGGACATAAGCACCAGAATTGGTACCGCTCTTACGAAACCTGCTATGATATTCCCAAGCTTCTTGATAAAGGCCATTATCGTTCCTTATGGTTCATTGCAAATAGCACGCTCCAGGGTTGGCGACCAACAGCGATCGGAACTCCCGGTGCAATTTGATCTCCAGACGACCATTCAAAGAATCCGGGGCTCGTGCCACCTTGATGTCAAGTCGGTCTTCCAGATCAGGGTGAAATGTAGCAATAGCCTTGCACGCGACACGTGAGACTGTACGATCGAACTCCTCTGTCTGAACAGGCTTCTCAGCCTCAACAACTGTCTTGCAGTATTGGGCAACGGATTCGGCGATCAGGCTCATAATCGTTTGTACGTCGCCGTTCAGATACGCTTGAACCTGGGTAGCCATGTGAATGCTGGTAATCATGTCTAACCTCTTGACACGCATTTACAACGCCAGCCTAAAATTAGGCCCAGACCTTGACCGTCGGCCTGTAAATGTAGCTGCACCCAGAGTACGTGCCATCATGAGCGAAGTCCTCCGCCAGCACATCATTCAACAATTGAGCTTGATGCCTACGGCCAAGCGTATCAACGAACGATCCGCAATGATCGTTTGCCCTTTCCACCCAGACAAGAATCCAAGTGGATCGGTCAACTTAGATCCACTAAAGAGCATACCACTCGGCTGGTTCCGGTGTTTTGCCTGCAACAAGAGTGTCAAGTTCAACGACTTGGCGTTGCAAGCTGGACTTCAGCCTATCGGTGACGAGCACCGCGAGAACAGTGACTCGTACCTTGACCCGTCCAAGTTCCGAGACCGTCTTTTGGACGAAGAACCCGAGGACCAAGAAACCACATGGACCGACGAGTATGAGGACATCGAGTTCAAGGACTTTGACTTCAGGACATGGCGTGGTGTCCCTACAAAGTTCTTGGCGAAGATCGGAGCGCGGCTAGGGCAGTTGGCGTTGAGTCCGACGTTTACTGTCACATTCGTGTGGCTGCCTGTGTTCATTGGTGGTGAGCTCAAGGGATACGTCAAGGCCGAAATCGAAAAGCCTAAGGACAAGAGCAAACCATCGTATTGGAACGCTCCGGGTCTGTGGTCGCGGGATTACGGTCTGCTCTACTTCGATTACTCGGTAAAGCTGATGAAGCGACAGAATCTACGGTCGTTGGTTTTGTGTGAGGGACCGCGTGACAGTCTGCGTTTGCTCCAGGCCGGGATTCCGGCCATGTCGGTACTAGGTGCCAAGAACTGGTACGAGGGCAAACGCTTTCAGCTCGAACGAGCTAAACCTGAGCGCTTGATCTTGATGATGGATGGTGACAAGGCGGGTCGCGAGGCCACACGTCACATCCTAAAGGACGTGCGACACCACTTCGATACCAAGTACGTCGCACTATGGAAGCGGGAGCCGGGTTCCGATCCATTCAACTGTAGCCCGGCTATGGTAGAGCGCGTTCGCGCAATGTTGGTCTAGTCACATGGGAATCTTTTTACTCTTCCGCTCGCTGTTCAGTTGGGTGACCTCGATATTTCTCACAGTCTTTGGTGATATAGCGAGTTGGGCCAAAGCCAATCCGAGACTGGCGGCCGACATATTAGTCGAGGTCGTGGTAGTTGTCGTGTGTCTCTACGGTGGGTATCGATGGGCGGCCCACAAATACGACGCGAAGATCGCTCAGCTTCAATCAGTGGTCCAGCAGTACCAAGCACTAGACAAACAGCGTCAAGATAAGATCGCAGCGCTGGAAACAAGCTCTAAGCAAGCAGCGGATCAACTGGATCAGTTCAAGACCGACACAGCAAAACGTGTAGACAGCATCATCAGCAACTACACACAGGCGCTGAAGATCGCGCAGTCGCAAGTCAAGGTCCAGATCGTCAAGGTCAAGGACCCTAACACGCAGGCAGAACTACCGATCACGTTCGAGGACGGCAATCTGGTGTGCAACCGCTTTAGCGCCGGGTTCACAACCACGGTCAACAACTTGATCGATACCGCAAACACTCAGATTGGAGAACCACCGAAATGAACCGGAACTTTACTACGCTGCTGGTAGCTATCTTGGCCATCATGGCCGCCGTGCTGATCTTAACGCTGACGGGGTGTGCAACCGACAAGGGCGTGGTGACTGCTCCGGTCGGGTCGGGCAACGACACGGTAAATTTTGATCGTAGACTGCTGACCGAATGCAAGCAACTGCCAAAGCTGCCTGACGCACAGGACACGACGGTGGTCAACAACTACGGGCAGTTCACTCAAGCCTACGCTGAATGTGCTAGGGCCAAGCACCTGGAGAACCAGGAAGTTCGCAAAGCGTTCAACATCAAGGACTGAACATGAAAGACAAACTGCAACGAAGTCTCGAGATCGTGCTGGCCGGCGCCGGCGGTGATGGCACGAAAGACGTAGGATCGGCGGCCGAGGCTAACACACCACCTGGGATGGTACTTGCGTTTGATCGCGAGGTGACAAAGCGTAGGCCGCTACAGACGTTAGGTCCTGAGGCATATCTGATCACGTGCAGGCGTCCGGGCAAAACCGTGTCGTTTGCGTCACTGGAACCTGATGGTGTCGAATGTTGGCCGAAAGACCAATGGGCAACTATCGAGTGTACGTGTTTGGATGCTGACGAAGTCGGCCCATCTGTTATCTATCGGAATCCGGGCAAACCAATTGACTACACAGACCGCCGAACCCCGAGGTCCGATGGATCTGAGCTCTACTTTGAATCTCACGTGACAATCGAACCAGTGTTCGACGCGCGGTTGGAACAAGCCAAGATCCTAGCTGCCGAATACAAGTTCCGTGTAGCCGATCTGCTGATGAAGAAGCGTGAGGCCGACACCGAAGAACGATCGGCCAAGGACACGTTCATGACTGGTCATGGGCAAAGTCTGCACGACATCGAGAACAGGACGATGCGTCTGGTTAATGAACTCAAGGACCACGGATTTAAGGTCTGGCGCTACAAGATCGAAGACACGGTGCTCGACAGTCGTACCAAGGACGTGTGGAACTTGTTGGGGTGAGACTACAAGTGAAAGACAAGCAAGTGACGATCACAGTGTCGGGCAAGACCGGTACTGGAAAGAGTGCGGTTCTCCAGCTGATCCGTGATATGCTTGAGAACCGTGGTATTGATATTGCTGACGTGCAGGGCTTTGATCCGCAGACCGATGAGCGCTCGGACCACGAACTCGAAATAGCTGTGTCGAATCTGGTGCGGTCAGACCTCGAAGTTGTTTTAGTCGAACATCAAGCTGGTAGGAAGTGAAGATGCTGACTCCGTTCAACGAATCGCAGTTGCTCAAACTGTTGAGCAACTCAACTACTTTGGTAGCTACACAGGCAGCACGACCGAACATCAAGGAATTCGCAGACAAGTCGAATCAGGTTCTTGGTACCAATCCGCAGATCATGAACCTGATGCTCTACGCATCGGCGTTGAGCTTGAACGACATCCGTTACTACTGGCCGGCATCGGTACTCAAGCAAGTGGACACTTTGCACAGAGAAGCTGGTGTGTACCTCTACGCGCTGAACATGATGGTCGTGAGCGACCAGGAGTGTACCAAGCGGGAACGTGGGCAATGGCTGTCGTTACTGAGCGTGCCGGACGATCACGCTGCTCGCCTGTATCGTCGAGTGCTGGGCATGCCATGATCAAGTACGCGCTGTTTCCAGGACCTGTTGTGTCAAAGACCGATGGCCAAATGCACTTTGTGAGCGCGAATGATTTAGCGAGTCTGTACGGAGTTGGATTAGACGAATGTATCTGCGTGCCTAGTGAGGACAGCATGTCTGCAAAGGTGGCGGAACAGAGGGCCAAGGAGTTGCACCTAATCGAACTGCGTCCATCGTATAGCGGAAAATACGAGCTACAAAAGCGGCTGTTCACTCCGAACGAAATAGAAAGACTGCGTAGACAAGCCAAGCAAATCAGGAAGACCATACCTGGACGGCTGCATACGGAGGTCTTAGACCAGATCGCAAGGGAGCGTGGGTTCGAGAATTGGGCACTACTCTATAAGTTCAGCCGAGAGCGTTGGGAACTACAGGGAATCATCGAATGAACTGCACGATTGACTGGGTAATACGGACCTGATCCACTGACAGCGGCCATGCGCTGCTATGTCAAGCACAAACTGAACGGAGCAACGAATGTCGAATACGAGCCAGGAAGAGTCTACACCTACAACAGCGACAGTAGCCATAAAGATCAGGGACCTGACTGGTCCGCTGCTTGATCTGGCAGTTGCTCGTGCTCACCCAGAGTACAAGACGTTGGATCCATTTATCGTGACGGACTACACTCTAAAAGAGTGCATAGTCATAAGAGACGGGTGTCTGCGTGTACCAGTCAATCCGTCGTCGGACATTGGCGGGGCGATGGATCTGTTTCTCAAAGACCAGGCGATGCTCAATATGGCACCGGATATCACGTATTGCCCACGGGCAAGCGAGGATCAAGAACATGCCGATCCTGGATTCTGGAGTGCGTGTGCGTGGCACCCTATCGAAAAGGAGACTGATCCAGAAGACGGTAGGGCTGAACGCGTGCTCATCAGCTATTACTCAGTGGTGACCGACAAGCAGGGAAAACTCGTGCGCACGATCACACTGCCGGAAATGCTGTGTCAGCTGTACGTGCGTCTTAACACCGTCGGCGACTACGTGTTACTGCCAGCCACTGAAGTGGCGAAAATGGAGAATCAGAAATGACATCTATTGTCCCAGGACTAGCGATTTCGGTGGTCAACCCGCAAGCTTCTATGGTCATGACTGGCTATGAGTACGAGACCCTCGGCCTCGTAACAATGGCGATTGAGCAGGCGTACAAGTCAGTTCTGGACGACAGCCTGCGTATGCGTACAGACATCAGCGGCCGTCAAGCTTTAATTCACGACTATCTTTCGCACTTCTTGCAGAGCCTACAAGCCAATCGAAAGATCAGCGAATTCTCAGTGATGTGCGATGACGCAATTAATACCCCGAGTCTTCGCTCGCTTGCGTTTGCGGATACTTTTTGTGGCTTAGGTACTATTGCGTACATCAGGCCGGTATGGAATCGATCGGGGGTCATTACTACAGTAGCAGGTGACTACAAGTTTGTTGATCACCACAGTCGCCAATCAATAGGCGTGTAAATGCTGGAGTAGAGACTCTCCTAGCTCAAACATGAAAATTCTGTTCACCGTATTCGACATCCAAGACTGGGGAGGTATAGTCGCGGACCTCGAATTCAAGGCCCGTGGGCTAACAGAAGCTGGCCACGAAGTAGACATCTGCTATCTGGTCAATGCTGACTTCGATCCGAAGATGCGAGGCAAGACCAAGAGGGATGGCGCTTACGATTCCGTGTTCCCAGGCGCACAATGTCACACTCTTGCCGGATACTTTGGCATACCGATCGTAAGCTATGGGTCGAAGCGACGCATCCTCAAGTGGCAAAAGCGAGCGTCCAAGTACGATCTGATCATTCACGAGATCCCGGGACCAAACCCGGCAAAGCCTGGAGCTGTCGACACGCACGGATGGTGGAAACGCCTGTACGACGTCGATGTTCCACAGATCATTAGTGCGCACGATGCCAACTTCCGTGATCTGTATCCTCATCTGATCCACGTGGCTGACAAGGTCAAGGGAATCAGTTGCACGAATCAAGCAGGCTACGCTGCCTTGTCGTGGTTCCCAGCCCCTAGGGCGTTTGTCGGTGCTCCGCATCCGGTGTACGACTGGACAAAGATGAGGTCGTGGTCAGAACGCAAGCCTCAGGCTGTGAGCGCTCACGTGTGGAAAGCATGGAAGCACATGGACATGACAGTGCGAGCCGTGCCGTATATCAAGAACACGCACATGATCATGGCGGGTGACGGAATCGAACGTCGCTACATGACGAGTCCTGACAAGTGCAAGGACAAGTATAAAGGCATCTGGGCCAAGGCAGAGAAGGCGGGCATGGACTACAGGGGTCTGCTGACGAGTGCTGATCTGCAGAAGTTGTATCGCAGGTCACGTGTGATGGTCGACACGTCCTGGTCAAAGAAGTTCATGTCCTTGGGCTGTCACTTCAACCGCAGCATCATCGAAGGCTATAACAACGGTTGCGTTCCTATATGTGTGCGTGAGAACATGATCGAAGAAGGGTTCCAACTGCAGATGTTCAAGGCAGGGAAGACTCACTTCGAGATCGCGCACGACTGCAAGCCACGTGAACTGGCCGAGCTGATCGACCACGTATCGCATCTGCACGAGGACGATGCGCAAGCCATCATCGATCGTGGCCGGAAGATTCTGCTCAAGTTCTTCGACTATCGTAAGAGCAGCCTTGACTACATCAAGTTGGCTCAGGGTAAGCCTGCCGGTGTGTATCCGAAGCTCGAGACGGGGAAGCTCAACAAGAAGATCCAAGCCAACGCCGAACGTTTCTTGACAAAGATTGATCGTCAACTCAAGAAACAAGAAGACCGACAGAAAAGGCGAAGCAAGGATGACCAGTAGCGGCTGTCGATTCATAATCATGTCGTACGGCAGACCACGGCTACAAATCACGTTGCAGAACCTGCCTCCAAAGGTTCAGCAGCAGGTGGAGTTGTGGGTAGTGCCATCGCAGTACAAAGAGTACAAGCGTGAGTGGGCCTCGACCGTAAAGTCGATCGAGGTGTGGCCCACCCACATAGATTGTGTGCCGAAGAAGCGGCAGTGGTTGGCACAGAACATGGAGTCCAACTACTTTGTTCTCGACGACGATGTTGGCATGTATGTGTGGGATCGAAGGGCCGGGCGATACAACACCGCAAAGGCTGACCCTAAAGCATTTGCCCACGAATTTCTGGACGTGCTTCCTACACTGTACGACGATCACAAGTGCGTCAGCCTGGCATCGAAGTTCATGGCCGAGCAACACGCGCGCAAGTCGTTGATCAAGCACAACACGGTAGGTTTTGTTGTCACGGGTTTTTGCAGGGGCACGATACAGAAGCTCGTTAAGCGTGACCAACTGTGGTTCAACAAAACATTTATGTTCACTGACCTCGCAATACCTTTGCAAGTGCTACAGGCAACACGGTCGTCTGTCTGTTACTACGGTCTGGTGTACAACCATTCAACGGTCAAGGAATTGTCGGTCACAGGGACAGCCACCTATCGTGATGATTTTGTGAAGCTAGACAGCGCGCTCAAGATGGCGCGCATGTTCCCAGGCATCGTGACTGGTGCAAAAGAGAACGGCAACCGCGGCGGTGGAATGACGATTCAGAAGTGGTTCCAGCGTGCGGTCAAGGGTGTAAAGCCACAGCACGTTCAAGCCAGCAAAGACTACGTGAGGTCAGTCTGTGAAGAGCACGGGTTGATCAAACCACCTAAGATCTTTCAGTACCCGGACGAGATGCCACGGGACGAGATCATCGCAACGTTCAAGCGCAACTGGAAACGCGCGAAACAGGAGCCGTAATGAAGACCATCGTAATTGTCAGGTGTGACAGCATCACGGAACGTGAAATTGCACGCAAGGCCGTAGAAGAAGCTATTGCTAACGAGTCGGCAGCTGCTAGTGTGGTGGCCGTGTCTTCAGCTGTAGACGTGTCGGTATTCTCAGTAATGACTGACTCTGACTTTGAGGAGTCAGATTACACGGAAGACGAAGGGGACGATGATGGCGACGACGAGTGAAGGCTATGACCCATTCAAAGGCGCGTGCCCGCTTCCAAAACTGGAACCAGCAACGCCAGAAGAATACTTGTTGCGCTGGATCAACGAGACCAACAACAAGTTGGTGACCGTCGGCCATCAGGAGTTTCGAGTCGAGCTCAACGATGTGGTAAAGCAGCTAGGTAAGTTGGAGCTACACTTGATGCATGTGACGGCTGGTCGAGGTGCATGGAACGAAAAGCGCTCGGTCATGCGCCTAAGCCAGATAGACCTCAACTCCGATCACATCGTTGACATTGCGGCTGTGTGCAAGCAATTCTTCGACAAAGGTCGAACAGTTGGGGCCCGGGAACAGCAAGAAAAGATCAAGTCCATATTGGGCATTGAACGGTGTAACCACGGGGTCCAATTCTGATACGGAGTTCAGGTGACAAAGACAAAGAGCGACAAGAATCAAGGGGAACTGTTCCAAAACCAGGGCATGTTCCCTTACTTCATTCCGGACGAGGCTGAACGCGTCGACGCGTGCGCTAAATTTGTGGTCGAGCGCCATAAGATCTACTTGAAGAAGGAAGTGCTCAAGCAGCCCAAGCCTTGGACCGACGACCCAATCCTGCAGAATTTCTCGTTCACCAACGTGTACCGCGAACTAGATCGGGTCAGCAAGTGGGTACGGTCCAATGTGATGGACAGATATCAAGACCATCCGGACCTGCCGTTCATGCTGGCAATTACCCGCGTGATCAACTGGCCGGATACGCTTCAGGAGCTGATGGACGAGGGTGCGTGGCCCACCAAGAAGTGGGACGCCAAGAAGTTCTTCGGTGTGCTTAGGGGCCGCGCGCAGCGGAAAGAAAAGGTGGTGACCGGGGCGTATATCGTCAACTCGGTCACTCCAAAGGGTGAACTGCCGCCCACTGAGTTCAAAAAGCCGTATGCCATCACGTTCTTCAACTTCGATAAGCTATGGCACAATCGACAACCGTTTCAAGCAGCGTGCAGGGCTAGGAACGGAGGCACGATGGGTGGCGCGGTCGCCGAACTGACCAAGAACCACGGATGGGGTCCGTTCCTAGCCTATCAAGTTGTGGTCGACCTGTCGTATATGAATCAGTGGCTAAAGCGGGCCAAGGACTACAACACGTTCACTAGTCCAGGTCCAGGTACGCGCAAGGGCACGAACTGGATGAGCACGGGCCGCATGAACGGCAAGCTATCACCAAAGCAGATTCACGAGGAAATGCTGAGGTTCCGCCAACTGGTAAATGAAGCAGTCAAGGCCAAGGTACCAAATAAATGGTGGACCAACGATATGCGAACCGGATTCGAAGAGATCTCGATGTCGAACTACAGCAACTGTATGTGCGAGCTGTCAAAGATGGTGCGTAGCCAAAAGGACGGCGGTGCTAACATGAAGAACAAGTACAGCGGGGCAAAATGAGCGCCATCAAGATCAAGGTGCCTGATCAGCGGGTGATCGTCCTGTTCCAAGGGCTGCCGGGGTCGGGAAAGACCACGCTGGCTGACAAGCTAGCGGACATACTGCCCTACTCAGTGCGTATCAATGCTGACATGATCCGTGGATGGATTTCTAAGGACCTGGGGTTCTCAGTCAGAGACCGGATTGTCCAGGCGTACCGCATGGGCGCCATCTCAAGTTTGGCTGTCAGTCCTCCGTACGGTTACCTCAATCTAGCTGGTCACCCAACGAACGGCGAGGGGCTCAATAGGTTTGCACTCGTTGACTTTGTCAACCCCACTGAACAGACGGACAATGCGTTCCGTCTTGGTGCCGGTTCGTTCTTTGGCTCGACACGCGCGGTCATCATCTACAAGGTGTGGATGAACACGATTACGCCCAAAGAGTCTCGATTTGCCGACACGTCCAAGATGTACACGGCGCCAGCGTCGCACGTCGACATTGAAGTCAAGAACTACAAGAACGAAGAGCAGTTTCAGACCATTGCAGAGACTTTGTCTAAGCGGCTGCTTGATCTAGGGCCTGACACACCAGTCACACGCGAGGTACTCTGACATCATGATGTACAGTGATCGAGGGTCATGGGTGTTTATCCACATACCCAAGGCTGCCGGAACAAGCGTGCGAAATGCACTGATGAAGCACGACGACTCGAACAATCAGTATTGGGGGCCTAAGTTCGTGCCGCAGCTCCAACGGACGGTCGACAAGGCTCACATTCAGGCCCACGAACTCTATGCGTTTCCTGAGTTGGAGACTCGGATTCGCACGCATCTAGTGTTTGCTGTGGTGCGTAATCCGATGGACCGCTTTATCAGCGCCTACAACTACACGAGGAGCCGCAGAATCCACGACATGAGTGTTGGTGATTTGCTCAAACTGATTACTGAGTATCCAGCACTGACGGTGGCAGACATGCGGTTTGTCCACTTCTGTCCGCAGAAGAACTTCCTAGTGTTGCCCAACGGAAAGATGGTTGCTGACTTTGTGACCTCTAATCCTAATGCCCTGGTCACTATGGTGGCCAATCACATGGGGATGGCCATCGTAATGGGTCACGACAATGAGAGTAGTAAGGCCGGATCCCTTCGGGCTGAGGATCTGACCACCGAGGAGAAAGGCTTGATCAATGCCTTTTATGCCAAGGACTACCTATACTTTGGAGACCACTTTGGTAGATAAGACAATTCTCGTTGTGGGGGCCGGTTTGACCGGTGTGTGCTTTGCCCACAGAGCTATTCAACACGGGTATAATGTGTTGATGATCGATCAGCGCGATCACGTTGGAGGCAACGTGTATGACGGGGTCGAGCATTTCGATACAGACGGAGCGACGTCGGTATCCGTGTGGATGCAAAAGTACGGGCCGCACATCTTCCACACGAACAGTGATATGGTGTGGAAGTTTGTCAACGAATTCTGTGAATGGGTTCCGTACTACCACCGGGTGATGGGCGAGTACAGCGGTAAAGCGTTTAGCTTGCCGCTGAACCGAGGGAGTCTAACGTCCCTGCTCAACGCTGAGCTCTACTACTCGGTGATTCATGCACTAGATTCTGAGTTTAACGCCGATAGCGTGATCAGACTCGGTGACCTAGCCAATAGAGCCAAGCAATTGGACTATCCTCAATGCGTGGCGTTCGAGACTTTGGCTGAAGTGCTCAGGGAAGTCGTGTGTCGCAGGTATTCTGAGCTGATGTGGGGCCTACCGTTCGACAAGATCGAAACCGGAATGCCGGAGGTGATCAACCGGGTGCCGTTCCGAAATTCGTTCGACGACCGCTACTTCACTGACAAGTATCAGGCTCTTCCGGCCAAGGGATACACGGATTTTGTGCAGCGAATCATTGATCGATGCGGTGATCGCCTTGAGGTACGCACGTCAACCAAGTACGAAGACCTAGATAGCAAAACCAGGGGCTTGCCCACGTTCTACACAGGTCCGATCGATCAGTTCTTTGGTTACAAACTTGGGCATCTTGGCTATCGCACGATCGACTTCAGGACCGAGGTACGAACCATCTGGGGTGAAGCGACGGCAGGTACTGCGGTGGCTACCACCTACAACATACTGAGCAATGTAAAGGAGTTTACAGGAGCCACTCGATACACGCTGATGTCCAAACTCCAACCACTGCCAAGGAGTCAGCTACCGATCAACAAATACCACACAGCCGTGGTAACAGAACTGCCAAGAGAGGCCGGTCCAAAGGACGTGCCGATGTACCCTGTCCCAAACCTGGATAACAAACGACTGTACTCAGAGTACACAACGCTTGCACTCCAGGAAGTACCCCACATCAGGTTCTCCGGGCGCCTAGGTTCGTACCAATACTTGGACATGCATCAGGCAATCGCCCTAGGGTTGCACGAAGCGACCAGATTCCATAAACTCCAGTCGTAATCACAAGCCATGGAATACGAATCACATAGCATCGACAAGATGCAGCAACTGCTACTGCCGGAGATTTTGGTCCGCGGCCTCAAATCCGAGAGCCGCAACGGACCGGTACTCCGGTTCCGCAATCCAGTGATTTTGCGGTGGACTAATCCACGCAATCGGGTGGTTGTGAGCCCGGTACGGGATGCCAATCCGTTCTTCCACCTGATGGAAAGCCTGTGGATGCTCGGTGGCCGCAACGACGTAGAGTTGCCTGCCTACTACGCGTCCAACATGAAGAACTACAGCGACGATGGCAAGGTACTCAACGGAGCGTATGGCTATCGGTGGCGCAATCATTTCAATCACGATCAGTTGAGCCAGTGGGTGATTCCTGAGCTTGCACGTGACCCTGCAAGCCGTCGCGTGGTGCTCCAAATGTGGGATGGTCTTCACGATCCCAAGTCTGTTCAGAACGGTACCTATGACGTGCCTTGCAATCTGGCATGCACGTTCTACTTGACAGAGCTGAGGCATAGCTACGAACTGGACATGACGGTGTTCAACCGTAGCAACGATAGCATCTTTGGTGCGTTGGGCGCCAATGTCGTGCACTTCTCGATGCTACAAGAGTACGTGGCGTGTGCTCTCGGCCAGATCAATGGGAAGACTGTAGACGTAGGAGTCTACAATCAAGTGAGTTCGAATCTTCATCTGTATCTGGAGTTTGACATCACCAAGCGATTCATTCGGTCGGACTATGCCCATGGGACGGACCGCGTAAGCGACGCGTTTACTCTGGAATATGCTGATGAATGGGCCAGAGGCTTGCCGAAGTTCAACTACGATCCTACACCGTATCTGTTTGACGGAGCAGATCAACGTGGTGCATTCGATGCCGACACAATCCTGCTGCTTGAAGCGTACAAATCGTTTGACCGGCTGAAAGCCGAAGACTTCGGTACTGAGTTCTATCAAAAGGTGGTCTGGCCTATGGGCTCGGCCTATTGGCTGTACAAGAACAAGGGACCAGAGGAAGCTGCGCACTTCCTGGACACGAACTTCGGGCCGGCAACCGACTGGACGGTAAATGGCTATCAGTGGCTGCTGCGTCGGGTGGCAGCTCGTAAAGCTAAGGAAGGACAGAAGCAGTGACGGATCGGCGAACGATGGATAAGCGTACAGACACGGAGAACGCGACTGAAATGCAGTCGTATGTGCCGTATACGAACTTCGAGCGTATGGCACAGCTCATGACCGAGTGCGTGACCACCTGCAAGAAGAAAGACGCTGAGTACGGATCCAGCTGGTGTAAGCGTGGTGGGACCGGCGCCTACTTCACGATCATCCGCAAAGGTGACCGCCTGGATGCTCAGTTGAAAAAGCTGGGATGGAATATCCTGGACGTATCGGACGATCCGATGTCAACCGAATCGCTGGACGAGACCATCAAGGATTACATCGCGTATCTCGGCCTAGTGTTGGAGAAGCGGGAAGCTATCCGCAAGGCCAGGGCCGAGAGGGATGCACCGAAAGGTCCAACGCCTCGTGACGGTGAGACCCTAAACGACCTGATCGCCAAACACAAACACCAAGAGACACCGGCGACCCCGTTTACTCCAATGTACACGTATCAGCAACAAGTGGTGCCGAACGTCATCGCGCCAGACCATGTCGGCGGCACGATTGTCTATCAAACCAACGAGCAGACGACAAATACCAGAAAAGATCCAATTGCTCGACACTTGGAATACGGTGAGTTTACGCAAGGCCGCGGCGTTACGTGGGTGAATCCAGCCCCTTATGCTGAACCGCCGATGGTAGCCTCTCCGTCTGTAACGGTGATGGTCGGCCCGACTGGATATACACCAGATCAGTCGACCGGCAGTGGCGGCGGCGGCACAGGCGGCGACGGAGGAACAACAACCTACTCCGGTGAAACAGTACCGGGCTCGTACAAGCGATAGCCAAATGAAAACGGGAACCCTAGGGTTCCCGTTTGTGTTTTAGCGACCGAGTAGAAAGCGTGCCCACTCACGTTTGGCTGCACCCACATACTCGCGCAGACCCTGGAGTTGATCTGCATGAATGTAGGGCTTGCGGCTCTTGATCGTGCCGTTAATAACATGCTCGCCCGAATACTGGAGCACATACTCCATTGTGTCAGCAATGTTAGCGACACAGTTAGGTTCTGCCACGTACTCATCGTCTAACCACGGAATCTCGGCCGAACCAACGACTGGGACTCCACAATATACAGCGTCAGCGGCCACAATATTGAAGGTCTCGGACACTGATACCTGCGACACAAGATGCATGTTCCGAACGATCTGTAGGAACTTGTCGTGATCTGCCCATTCGTGTTCGATCAGGTGATGGCGTGGGTGTTTGGCAAACAACTGGCGCAGGTTCTTGACAAAGGGGTCGGCATTACCCTCCACACGATTGCCGTTGATGTGGAACGCGAGTTCCACTCCAAGACGATCGGCTACACGAATGGCAGCCAGCGCCTGGTTCATGTGGTTCTTCAACGGACGTATGGCGCCAAAGCAACCAATGTGGAGGCCATCAGTCTCGAGGTCGGCCGGAAAACTGGACCGCTCGGTACCAAGTTCCCGGTGCAGCTTATGCCACCAGACACTGAACTGGCTGACATGTGGATCTTCAGCGCCAGTTAGATCGTAGTAGTTGGATAGCTCGATCACCCTCGATTGAGGGAGATCCATCGATTGCGCAAGTTCTTTGAAGACGCAAGTGGCGGTCCCGGAATTACACGCTACATACAGATCGCGCTTCAGATACTCGATTGTCCACCCGTAGGCCATACCTTCGTTGGCCAAGAACTCAGTCTTCGAGTGATTGCGTACGATCCAGGTCACACCTGGATGCAGCCGCTTCAGCACATCAAATTTCTCTGGAACCACCCAATACGCCTCGATCACGACGTGGGTGGGCTTGTAGGCCGTGACTTCGCGGTCGATGCAGTTGTTGTCAACCACTTGGACCGTCTTGTTATCGATGCCGAGCTCGCTCAGTGCGATTGCCACCTGATTGGCTGACACGCTAAGACCGCTTGGCAGTGATTGCCCATCAGGGCTGTAGTTCCAGTGGCCATAAGGTCCTGGATGACGTCGTTTGAGAATAAAGAGTACGCGCAGAATTGGATGTTCCATTGTTTGTCCTTGAGCAGCTATGAGGTTGTGCGCCCAAATAAAAATAGGCGATGCCTTTCGGTCACCGCCTATTCTGTAACAGAGCTGTAACACTCTATGGATGCTGACGTTAGTCGCGCGCGCGTTGATCACAACATAGTCTGCGTCGAGTATGCACCCCAACCATAAGTTGCGGTCCAGGCACGAGCCTGCCAGGATGTGACTGACGAATCAACTGCAATTGTTCCGTCGGCTGCGACCGTCACCAAATTGCTCTTGTTCTCGTAATGAATCTGGTCAGCTGACGCGAGGTCAACACTCACCGATGTAAGACGAGCAGTTGTTGTAGCATTTGGTGTAGTCATGTTAATGTATGACCAACCCGAGGCTGGAAGTATGCCGCCAGACACGCTGTAAGGAGTGCTCGAATAGCCCAACGACGAGGTCACGATCAGGTTCAGCGCTGATCCATATTTGTTGGACCCCAACACAACTGTGACTTGGATGCTCGTTGCCGACCATGAGGTCACCGTTTGATTCACTCCACCAATAGTAACGGTACCCTGAGACGCACCACCGTTGGTCAGCGTTATGGTCAGCGTCGATCCCTCGGTTGGGGAACTACTGCTCAAACTGCTGATTGCTGGCGAGGGTGGATTGGTCGTGAACGAAGTAGCAAGACCGACTATATTGGAGTCAGAACCGTTGTTCTCAACAAACCACGGACCATAGTAGGTCGTGCTTGCCGTCAGCCCGGTGATCGTGACGCTGTTAGAACCTGACGCGGCTGTGATGCTCGTATGAGACACCACATTGCCACCACCAGCCTTGATTTGGGCAGCCGTCGGGGTTGCACTCGTGTTGGTGATAGCACCGTACAGAGTACCACCGGCCGTGTCACTTGTGACCGTACCAGTGGCAGAAACGTCAGCATACGAGGCCAGAGCTGGACTTGACAGAGTCGCAGGCGGAGCTGCGTCCGGGATCAAGCCCATGATCATTTGGATCTCGTTGCCACTTGCTCCAGCATTGGTCATGGTCGCCGCAGTCGATGACAGCGACGAATATGATCCATCTTCGATACGGAACTGAACAGTACCGAATGCAAGAGCAAAAGACGGAGTGCCACGCGACGTAAAGCCGGTGCCCACCGAGGGTGGTGATGCACCGGCTGACACGTTGGTCGCAACTGCGAAAATCAGACCGGGCTGCGCGTTTGGCGTAGCAGACGCGGTGATCGCGTTGGCTGTTGTTGTGAACGTGTTCTGGACTGCGTTACCGACTGCCTGACTACCAATAGTCGTTAGGCCCGAGTATTCACGCACATCGATACCGATACCTGCTGAGCTAGCAGATCCCAACACACCCTTAACGGCAGTGATGCCTGATGGAACATTGGGACAGAAAGCCACGTAGAAACCCGAGTAGTTCGACGCGTCCTCTAGACCACCGGTGTACAGCAGTACAGGATTAAGCGAAGTACCACTCTGATTCTGAATATCGGAGAATGCGCGGCTCGAGCTCTGCTGGTAATAGACTGTGACTAACAGTCCATTACCGGCGGTCGGTGCGTAGGTTGCTGATACGGAGGTTACGCTCGACGACGTAGCGTTTGACGCACCTCCTACATAAGCGTGTGCCATTTATACACCCACCCCTTCTGTAGCACCGATATCGTTCTTACTAGCTCCAGGCGCGCTTGTTCCAGTGACTGGACGAGCCATACCATAGAAATCACTTGCTACTGCGATCACCTCAGCCGAGGCACAAGCATCTATAGCCGGACTACCAGTCTGCAAAGTCAGCAGTTTGTTGACGAAGTCAGTAAACTTAGGATCACCGTAAATCCCAGTTGTGTCCTTACTCGGGGCTGTAGTTTCAGTACCAGTGACATCGAAGTACAGATTCTCCGCCATCGCAACACCGGTGTCGCCGGAGCCAAACGAAGTGAAGGTCAGGCCACCAGTATTGTTTGCCTTATAGAAGATGTTGTGCTTGATACTGGTAGTACCACTGGTGATACCTGCCGATTCTTGTGCCGTCATACCAGTGTAGGAGTTGTTCGTGCTAGACTGGACACAAGTGTTGTGTACGAAATTCAACACTGCGCTTGCTTGAGGCGTGCCGACCCGGAAGATGTTCTTACTTGGGTTGACAAGGATGTTATTCCACACATCCCAACTCAGCACTGTGTTGTTGGCGTTGATGCTGTACTTGGCGACGTTCTCGATCCAGCAATGGTGCGTCTTGATGCCTTGGAAGGTGTCGGATGCCGCACTGTTGTTGCACTGAATGCCGGAGCCAGCAGTGATGTCGTGTATGTAGCAGTAGGCGATCTCAACGTTCTTCGAGCATACATTTGCGCCATCGCCGATGTAGATGCCGTGGTTTTCCTGGTTGGAGTCGCCCCACACATCGTGAAGATGGCAACCAAAGATGAGCGAGCTTTCCCACTCCCCTGCGATGGCGCCAGCGCGGGCGTGATTAGTTCCAGTGACAGTTGATTGCCATTGGGACTCGCAGTTGAAGACTCGCCAACCAATCGCCCCGTACTGACCGTTGATTGGAGCTGCATCACTATTCCCGGTCGCGTTCCCTGCTCCAGTAAAGCCAGAGAGGGTGACGTATTTGCCGTCAGTCCCGTAATGACCGCTAATCGAGCCGTGAATCCCGCCATTGTCTGCCGCCGGCCCCGTAAACGACCAAGTGCTTGCACCTGAAGTCGTAGGCCAGTTGAGGATCTTGATTGATCCCTTTCCAGTAGTTCCGTCGGCAACGCTTCCAGTCTTTGAGTAGAAACGGCAATACTTGCCTTCTACACCGAGGTTATCGGAGGTCGTGCCCTTGACCAGGATTGTGTCACCTCCTGTCGAAGTCAGGGACGCCCACAACCCTGTGTAAGAGCTTGTTCCGGTGTTGTAGACTTGTAGATGTTGAAATGGTTTAGTCTTATCGTTGACAGCTCCGGTAGTGTCACTACCGTTCTGGTGGTCTACGTAGAAAAAGTTCCCGGGCTGAATCTTAAACGCAGCAGTCAGGATATTGGTGTCAGTACCATTGACGGTGACTTTGATATCCAAAGACCGACCGTTAACCATCGAGCCGCCGAGTGCCCCGGGCTCGATGCAAAGCTCTTGGATCTGTAGTTTTGAATAGACTTTGCTCGTTGACAGATACCAGTAGTATGCGCATTCATGCCATAGATTGTCACCCAACGGGTCACGAAAATAAACCTTGGCCCCTGTCGTGAGACCAAGATTGGATCGGGTACCAAATGAATAGCCGAACAATCGGATTGGTACCCCGTTGCCGTTGATGCCTCCAGTAATCTGGCCGTCTGCTACGTCGTTTGCCAACAGAGTCGGAGCAGTCTGGTACCCAGCAGGCTTGTCGCCATTTGGGTACAGACCGTACTTGACTCCATCAAAACTAGCTTGCAGCGACCATGTCTTGGAGACAATGTTCTTCGTATTGCTTACGACACCAAGCAACGAGGAAATTGCAGCAAGAATAGCACCACTCATGTAAGCTCCGCGCTTCCGCTAATACGCCACTTCGTGGCCGTAACCTTGAGGATCGTAGCCCGACCACCGATTGCCAACGTACGAGTGCCAGTCGAACCGGCGGATCCGACGAGTTCAAGCGTATCTGTCGTGATCGCGATTGTGACGGCGCCGCTCGCGCCATGATCGTTATCGATCATGATGGTTGTGCCAACAGCATACGCCACAGACGAGTTGGCCGGAATCGTGTAGGTAGCAGCCGCTGCTCCGGACGGATGATAGATGCAACCACCAGCGTCAGAAGCGACCAGTGAGTAGCTGCCACTCTGGCTATTGATCGGAATACCACGGAACCCGACTTCGCCGTTGTTGAGACCAGTGCCTTGGAGGTCCGCACGAGTATCAGCAATAGCAGCACGAACATACCACAGAACTAACCAGTTCCCAGCACCCAACGAGATGGCACCGAACGTGTCACCAGCCTTGGTAGTGATGGTCACGCCTCCCGGCAGAATCAACGACGTTGCGTTGTATGTCAGTGTCAGGGAACCAGCAAACGAACCTTGACGATAAGTGCCAGCCGTAGCAGTGCCAAAGCTAGTGATCGTAGTCGTGCCCGTAATGCTGATGTTGACACTCGTGGTCGAGCCGATATTGGTAGTCGCAGCACTAGCAATCGTTGCCTGTGCGTCGAATACCGGAGCCGGTTCGCCGAACAGACGGTACACAGAGCCAGTGTATCGCCACAGAAGGCGATAAGTTGTGCCAGCCGGCTGCACAAAGGTCGTAATCGTCGCCTGACGACTCATCGAATACGAACTCGGGATTGTGATCGTATGATCAACAGTGTCCGAGTTTGTCAATGTGAGACCAAACCAAGTATCGGCGGTAGCCGGAGTGCCACTGAAAGTGAACGTTGTGTCTACAGCGACACTCTTGCTGTTCAGCATCTGCGTCACGTCGATCACAGTGCCCGCCATCGCGGCCGCAGCCGTGACCTGAGCACCAGACGCAGTCCAAATGCCGGTCAGTGTAGGTGTCGCAATCGACGGACTCGTAGCCTTGACGTAGTTACCAGTACCTGTGACCGAAACACCTTGAACCGTAGTCGCCGATGTCCATTCAGCAGCCTGACCATTAGTAGGTGTTCCAGCGTTTGATACATTGCCGCCACCAGCCGGAGTCGCCCAAGTACCGTCCCCTCGCCAGAAAGTGGTAGAACTAGCTCCGGTACCACTATTGAGGTTAGTGACGGGCAGATTACCGGTCACGTCGTTAGCCAGACGAACAGTCAGTGTGTTAGACGCACCGTTGATCGTCTTGTTGGTCAGGGTGTCAGTCGTCGTGCGACCCACCAGAACAGTAGCCGCGTTGACTGGAAGGAGCAGCGTAGTGCTGACTGTGGCTCCGACGTTCGGCTGGAGAGTGACGGCAAACGCATTGTTCGCCTGGTTCATAACCACGCTACCAGTCGATGTGCTTGGCACACCAAGAGTAAGCGCGCTCGTCCCGTCAGTTGTGATACCAGCCGCAACCTTAGTGTCAGCACCGCCAGCGCCGAGGACCAGAGCATTGGCCGTCAGACTGCCACCTGTGTTAGTGACTGTGCCGCTTGTCGTCGGCGGAGTGGCCCATGTACCATCACCACGCCAGAAAGTGGAACTCGAGGCACCAGTGCCGTTGTTAAGATTGGCGACCGGGAGGTTGCCAGTCACATCATTCGCAAGACGAACAGTCAACGAGTTCGACGCACCAGTGATCGTTTTGTTGGTCAACACATCAGTCGTAGCACGACCCACCAGCGTATCGGTTGCGATAGGCAGTGTGAGGGCCGCGGCGCCCAGCGCTCCGGTGTTGGGCGGAGCAATGGTGACTGAACCACTTGTCGTGTTAGCGAACGACACAGAACCAGTGATCACTCCTGGTTGACCAAGATTGATCTTCGAAGCACCATCAGTCGTAATACCAGCAACCGTCTTTGTGTCGTTAGTGCCAGCGCCAAGAACCAGAGAGTTCGAAGCCAGACTACCGCCAGTGTTAGTGACCGTTCCAGTGCCACCAGCAGGAGTGGCCCATGTACCATCACCGCGCCAGAAAGTAGTGGCGCTGGCGCTCGTTCCGCTATTCAAGTTGGTGACGGGCAGATTGCCCGTCACGTCAGCTGACGCAAGATTGATTGACGCAGTAGACAGAACACCGGACGTCAGACGAGCAGGACCCGAGCCAGTAGCGCGCTTGATCGACTTACCAGTCGTACCATTGAACAGGGCAATTTCACCGTCAACAGCCGTGGAAGTATTAGAACTGACGTCACCAGAACCGGCAGGTGTTGCCCACGTTCCGTCGCCACGCCAAAAAGTAGTGGCGCTCGCACCAGTACCGCTCGCCAGATTGCCGACTGGTAGATTGCCAGTAACATCCGTAGCCAGATTGACTGACGCGCTCGTACTCATCACACCGGACGCGACTTTGACAAAGCCGGTACCAGTGGCACGCTTGATCGTCTTGCCAGAGGCACCGCTGAAGAGCGCAATTTCGCTGTCAACCGACGTCGAGGTGTTGGAGCTCGTGTCACCGGCGCCGAGATTCGTACGAGCGGTTGCTGGATTGACTTCGCTCAGGTTATTGGCTGCCAGCAACGGAGCCTGTAGATTGTGTTCCAGGATAATCCAGTTGGAACCGACTGTCGCTTGATTACCGGCCGCGCTTGTAGCCGCTGTACAGAGCAGCAGATTACCAGCTTCGACCGCAGTACCAGAAGCGCCACCGATCTTACCTGTGACCGAGACGGCGTATGCGTCGCCCTGAGTAGCCGACGGATAGTTGGGGCTGGCGCTGCAATCGATGTTGCCCTTGATCTTCAACAGGCCAGAGTTCAGGGCAGAAATCGCCGAATCTACATACGCAGTAGACGCACTCTTGGTACTGTTGTCGTTGGCGCTCGGGGTCGGAACCACAGGGCTCGACGTGAAAGTCTTTGTGCCACTGATCGACTCATTGCCTGTGTTGTGGACTACCGCAGTGTCAACGGCCTTGGTTCCCAACGATGTATTAATCGTGGAGATAGCGTTATTGACTGCGTCAGCCGACGGAGCAATGGTAGACGAGGTGTTCAGATTGTTCTGAACTACCTGTTTCCAGGTGCCGTCACCTGCCCACACAGTTGTGTTCAGGGCATTGGTGCCACTATTCAGATTCGTGACTGGAAGATTGCCAGTCACTTCAGAAGACGAAGCCAGGTTGATCTGAGTGACACTCAGAACACCAGAGCTCACTTTGACGGGGCCGGTGCCCGACGCAGTAGTCAGTACCTTACCCGTCGTGCCGCTGAAGACAGCAATCTGGCCGTCAACCGCAGACGATACATTGGTCACGGTGTCGCCAGTACCAGCTCCACCGGAACCCGGGAGAGGAGGCGGGCTATCACTGCTAGTCTGCGTGAACGTGATGAGGCCCTGGGCCTGCATCGTCACCAGTTTGGTATAGTACGAATCGTCAACGTACTCAGCTGTCTGTGGCGGAATGTTGACCCGTCCAAAAGCGAGTACGCTGGACGTCTGGTTGGTCACGAGAAACATGAGTTGCTACCCCATAGCAAATGGGAGTGTAGGCCCAACGGACTTACACTCCCGAAACCTGACTTGACTTTATGTGCCCGGATCGTTGATGACCAACATCCGTGCCGACCAGCCCGGAACAACAAACGAGCCGTTGATGGCAGACCCGCCACTATTGGTTGTAGGATCACCAGTACCGTTGATTCGTTTCCATTGAGTACCAGTCAGATCGATCGACTGCGAAGACGATCCAGCGTTGACCAACACCAGCATGTTCTGGTATTGGCGCTTCCACAAAGTGCCCGAATACGGAACAGTTGGGATCGGGTCAATCGCGTTGCCCACGCCCACTTTTTGTTCGTCATAAGCGACCCGAGTACCGCTCTGTGGATAGATGATGGGGATTGCATTGTCATGCAACCAGCACATACCCATGCCAAAGCGAATCAGCTCGTATTGAGTAGACGAGGTAGGTTCGATATCCAAGAACACGTATCGAGGAGCCATCAGCTGCGGCACGAATGCCTGGATCGAACCGTTGCCACCAGCTGGATTGAAGAAGTGGCTAAAACCGTAAGCGGCACTGCTCAGGATCGATGCACGGTTCGAATCACCATAGCCGGCAAACACGTTCTCGATGAACGCGTACTCCAGGCTATTTGCCATCTCGTTTGTGAGCGTCACACCGTTTGCACTGTCATGGTTACCCATGCAGACCAGCGACTTGGACTTGCCACTGCCAGTCGAGGCGGCAAACGAGCGAATGGCTTGAGCGTAGTCAGCACAGCCTTGACGGTGGGCGCTAAGGCCCAGAGTCGAGGTGATTGACTGACCAACGCCATCGATCAAGAAGTCTTCAGTACCACGAGCACCAGTACCAAACTGGACATCGTTGATCACGTCGTTACGTGGGTCGATGTAGTTGTCGAGAAACGCCCAGTCCAGATCGATGTTGTCGAAGATTTCCCGGTAGATGCTCGCACACGTCTGAGGCCAACGATAACCAGTCGACGAATCCGGAGTCGTGTTTCGACTCAGGTTCATGTTGATCGCGTTGTAGCTCGTGCTCCACGCTGTGCGACGGCCACTGTTCCCCTGCTTGTGCAGATAGAACGACTCGTTGTTTTTAAGAGTGGTGAACCAATGACCAGCGACTGTAGCAGTGCTTGCCACCATACCATTGGCAGATGACACACCAGTCGGACCTGAGGTAGCCGCACCAGTGACGGTGGCAGTCACTGACGAGGCGCCAACCGCAGTAGCTGTCCACGTTCCGTTGTAGACTGCGGCGCTACCCGACAAACCGATCACAATGATCTGGCTCGTGCTCGTGATGTTCGAATCCGGGGCCTTGGCCGTTTGGGCAGTCATGTCAACGATGTTGAACGTGACGCTCGAACCAGAGCGCGAGATCGAATCGATGAAACTGCACTGACCACCGTTCTCGTAGGCGATGGTATAGGCGCCCCATTTAGCTCGTGAATTCAGTGCCTTTTGGGAACTGATGAGGCTCGCGAACTGATTGTAGCGAGTCGTGCCCGCCCACATATAGAGCTGACTGGGGTTGCATTGCAGAAAGTCGTACCACTGGAGGACGTTGGGGTCCTCCGTGTAGTTGACGGCCCACGCTCCAGTCAGCTTTCGGGCGTATTTCGTAGCTACTGGCGTGAGGCGTTCGACCTGACGCTGTCGAAAGCGATTAGTAAGAGGCATAAGAGTCAAACTCCATTAACACGCGCCACGAGGCTACTGATTACGGATAGTAGATGGTGATGCTACGGCTCAGCAACTGATAGCTGTCGTCAGTGTTGGCGTTGAGGCGCCACTGGAAGGCACAGGCGTTGACAAAGTTATTCGTCAGGAATTGAGGCGCATTCGTTGTCGCGCCATTGGTATCCGACGAGTTCGATGCAAAGATCATAACCTGCTTTGCTACGTTTGTGCTGTCGACCCGCATAGTCATCCGCACAGCAGTCGACTTGGTCGTGTTGCTTGGGGCAGGCGAAATGAACCAAGTGGCGTTACTGTCAGTGACAATAAACGCCTTACCCGCAGCCGACGCAGAAGTACCAGCGTACTGCGCCAGACCTTCGAATTCGATCTTGCACCCAGGAATCACCAGACCAGCCGGGATCGTATCAGTGAAGATGATCGCAGTCGACGCCAGAGTACCACTGTTCGTACCAGTAGTGAGGGACGAGGTACCTGTCGCATAAGTGACAAACGGCAGACGCTTGTTCACTGGAATCCAGTTCGTACCGTCGGAATAGAAGTCGATGTTCCAGTCACTAACGGTGATTACAGCGCCCGTGTTGGACGATGCCGATGGACGACCAGCCCAAGTGGTTGTGGTCTGAGCAACGTTCCACGCACCGGACGACTTGAGGTACAACGAACCGACATAAGGGCTGTCCATACGGACATAACCGTCACCATCGATACCAAGCGTGTTGGACGGAACACCAGACCCTTGGAACAGGCGACCGGAGGCGGCGAGCGCGGCTTGGAGAGCCGCCATTGTTGCCAGCTGAGTCGTGTTCGTACCCAGAGTTGCTGTCGGGGCCGTTGGCACACCTGTCAGCGCCGGACTCGCCAACGGAGCCTTGTTTGCCAGCGCGGCGTTGAGTACAACACCTTGTTGGGCGCTCAGTGGAACCGCAGTACCGCCGGTCACAAGATCGTTGACAACGGAGCTGGTATTGAGCTTGCCTGCGACAGCCGAATTGAGGACCACGCCTTGTTGCGCACTGAGTGGCACTTGAGTGCCACCCGTCACCAGATCGTTAACGATCGACGACTTGGGTACCAGCGTATTGACCTGAGTGCTTAGCGTGCTAATCGAGTTGTTGAGTACAACACCTTGTTGAGCACTCAGAGCACTGGTCGAACCACCGGTCACCAGATCGTCAACCACAGTAACAGAACTGGTGCCACCGCCACCATTGACGGCAGAGTAAGAGATAAGGCCCGAGGCACTGAGTTGAGTCAGTTCCGGCAGGAACGAGTCGTCAACTATGGCCGAACTTTGAGCTTGAACAACAGCAGTCCCGAATGTCAAAACGTTTCGGGTCAGATTCTGCACGGAATACGGCATGTGAGATCTCCAGAAGAAAGCAAACACCCTGACCGCGGTCAGGGTTTGTTGGCATCAGTTTCAGAACCCGAAACTGGATTGGATGTGTTGTCAGGCATTGATGTCGAATGCTGCTCGTCCAACTGGCTGAGCTGCTGTTCTACACTTCCACCCAAAACAGCATTAACCGAAGCGAGGACACGGGCCGCGATTCGGTCGATTACCGACGCGCCGATAAACGCAGCGCATCCGATAGCAAGTGCTTGGAAGAATCTATTAGGAGTACCTTGTGCTTCCAACGCAAGAAAGATAGTGAACCCGCTCACCAAACTGCCAAGCATGTGAGCCAACGCAAAGCGCAACCAATGAGTCGGGGCTTCGTTGCGATTCAGGCGCTGCAACAATGCCACCAAACCAAATGTCGTACTCAAGAACGCAATGGCGACCCAGTCTCCGAGCTCAATGCTCCACAGCGTGTCACCAAGCCCCATTGTCACTTGAGCAGCGGCTACTGAAGTGGTTGCCATGCTCATTGCAATGATGTGCAAGGTTTTGTACGTCGCGGAATTCATCTGCCTCCCTTCTTTGCGCTCACCTCCAGAAAGGCAATGCCAATCGTGATGATGGCGCATGCACCAAATACCAGAGTCGATAGGAGGTCGAATCGTGCTCGGGTAAGCACAAATGCAAAACCGGAGTAGGTAACTCCGATTCCCCACCATATCATTCCCTGATGACCACAGAGCCAGTTGATCAAACTGGATTTGAATCGAGCAGCAGTCGTGAGCGCGGCTGCCACCGTCAAGCCAAACAGAAGAGCAAGGCTCGAATAACCAAGATAGCCACCACTGTCGATCAGGGCGCGTACCAGACTTGAAGACTGGAAGAGCCCTGCACACAAGACAGGAACATTGATGGCAATAAGTGCTGCCATCTTCAGTTGACGCATGTGAGTGTCAGAAACTGACACGATTGGAGTTGCTTTCATCGCCCGACACTCAACTCAGCTGTTTGACTTCGTCACTGATGGCCGAGATGTAAGCCGGTGTTGCCACCGAACTGCACTCGAAACCTTCAATGCCCACACAATTCTTGAACACTAGGTTTCCACCCAGCTCGTAGAAGTCATTCAAGTTCTCACGCAAGTGATTACAACCCTTGCCGACTTCTTGACCGCAATGGGAACACTCATACGAGTTGACCCACGCACCCATAGAGTACGCGTTGTCTTCACCCTGCAGAATGTTGTTTGCGATCTCTGGGTGTTTGCTTCGGTCAAATCCGAGTAGGAGATTAACCTTCCACACCTTGTTGTTTGCCCATCCGCGGAGCGGGCGCAAGAACGAATCAATGATTACGCCGTGCGCTTTCTCGATTTCCTTGTTATCGTGCTCGCGAAATGTAGGCTTGCCCTTCCACGTCTTGTACGCTTGCTGGCCTAGGTGCGGGTGGAAACGCACGAGTTCGCGCAGCGGAAAGGCAACTCCGTTACGATTCGGCAGATCACTTGGCATTACGATCACGGGCACAATCACGTAATCACGCGGATCGGCGCTGATCTTGTAGTACGGACTTGCGAATGGCAGCCAGGTGTTGAAGTCAAGCGGTATTGGTTGACCACCGAATTCGGGCACCGTCAGGTCCATCGTGTTGGACCCGACATTTAGGCGGCCGCTCTTCTTCGACTCTTTGAAAAAGTCGAGGGCCGGAAATGCCTGCTCTGTTCGAGCGTATACAGCAATCCGGCCTTTGTTCAACCATTGGGTTGTCATGATGTTTGGCACACTCTCAGGTTCACTGATGCCATCAAATTAGTGCTTGCGGGTCACGAATCGTGTGACCGATGGCAGATCAACAGATTGGTCAAATTCAAACCACATCAGCAAACGAGACACAAGTGGATCGCAGTCTAGCAACCCAACTTGCCGATCTTCTGTGTAGAACGCAGTGATCGGATTGTTCAACGCGTGTACAACCGACGTTAATTTGTGGACCACGCGGAAGCGAGTTGATTGTGAGTTCAATTCACTCTCAACGAAGACGATCAACCGTGGTTTGGTAGTCACTATAGCGGGTGGCAGCTGAGCATGCGTATCAAACGAAGACTTGAACTGCCACTGTACGTGAGTTGATCGAGCACCGCTCAATACGTTCACCAACTCGTTAACCATGTCCATGGTTTTGTGCAGCACTGCCTCGTTCGACGCTGAGGTTCTTAGTTCGTTCAAGCAAGCGACCTGGTCGCTTGTCAAGGATCGATAGTCGATAAACACAGAACCTCCGTGTGTCGGGATCAAAATGAATGTGAATCAATTGGTAGCGATAAAGCCCATCCATTGATTAACTAGACGGCCACCTAACGCAGCTTCGTGCGACGGAACATCGTGATTTGCTGCTTCAAGTCGTCTCAACCAGATCTGATTTTGTGACCCAGTTTTCCACGTGGTAATTCCCTGTGGATTACCGAATGCATCGGTCGAGAACACACCGGATGATTGTTGAACTGGAGGCTGGTTGTCGGCCGCCGCCATTTGCTGTAGGTCGTACCACGGTCCCATGTGTGTACCGTGAGCCGGGAATTCGCAATCCGCTTTTGACCAGTCGTCAGGGTTCTGCTGTAGAATCTGGTCGTAAAAGTGATCGCCTGGACCAGCTGGTCCATCCTTGATCATCAACTTATCGTCCAACGCTCCGATGTCGAGCAGCAATGGCCTGCGAATCTTCGGCACTACTGGCTGCGACAAATAGTGAGTCGCTGCTGGCCCAGACGAAGAACAGTAGTGACTGAACAGCGTTGGCTTTTCACGCCAGACCCGTGCACACATGATTCCACCGCTGGAGTGCCCACACAAGTTCTTTCCAACTGAACCCCAACGACCGGTGATGTACGAACTCATGGCCGTCAAGAACGCCATATCGTCTACACCCGAATACATGAACCAATTGAACCACGTAAAAGCAGTTGGTGTAGTGACTCCCAGAGGATTCAGAGTCGGATCGTACACGCCGTTGCACGCTTGGCCTTGTGGGAAGATGGCGATCGTCTGCCAGAACGACAGCATTGTCCAATTCACAAGTGGGTACGGGTAGTATCCGACGTGGAGTTGAGCTGCGAACTGACCCTTAGTTCCACCACCACCGTGCAAGAACACGCAGACATTTGTGATCTTGGAATTCGGAATGTATATGTCGCACTTGTGTGGGAATAAGTTCCCGTTCCCGTCCGTGATTTGTCGATTGAACTCAACAGTCCCTCGACTGGTCGTACACAAAGTGGGGTAACTTGGCATGACCATGATTTAGCACCAGCGATAAGCCCAGATATAGCCGTCGACAGTACACGAAGCACTAAACGCAGCTTGAACTATCAGGTAATAAGTGACTGAAGAGGAAGTCGAATGAACAAATCGGGGTGGCGATAGCAGGCGAGGATTCACCTGCGGTGTAGTAGCGTTCCGAACGTTGACCGACACATATGGATCGGGAGGTAGTACGGTAGTCGATACCCCGATGCCTACACCACTATAAGTGAGAGTCCCCGATCCAACATTAAAGACCGCAAGCCCCTGAACAATAAAGTTGCCAGCCGGTAACGTCAATCCAATCACACCCTGCGGAGTGTTAGACAACGCGATCACATCGCTCGTCAATTGATTAGACAGATATTCACCAACAACCCCAGACGCAGGAGTCGAGCCAGAGACCATGCCAGGAAACTGACACGCGGCGGTGGTCGATAGCGAAGCGAATGATGGGCTTGACAACGTGCCGATATCTTGCGGTAGACTGAACGTCAGGTTACCTGAGACATCCGGGGTCAGAATTACCTGATTCGGAGTGCCTGTCAAGTTACGAGCATAAGCTGTTAGTGCCTGCGCCTTTCGACCGATCGAAGCATCCGGATATGTAGCGTTGTCGTCGTAACCGACAAGACCAGCCCCACCGTTAGTAGCGTCAGCCAATAACGAAGTGTCAAGCTTACCCGACACACTGTTGTTCACCAGATTGATGAGGTCAGTTTGATTGGTGATCGTGCCACCGATTCCACCCCAAGATGGCGGCGGAGCAGGTGCGGCAGTTCCGCCAAATCGCCAAGCATTGGTCCCAAGTTCCTGATCGATCTGACTAGATAGATAATCGGTTAACTTGTAAGTCAGTTGGCCCGAGATGGACAGAGCTTGAATCTTGTCAAAGTAGTCAACCGATATTAGAGCCGTTTGGTCAGGGTCGATTCGAGTGTTGCCGAACACTAGAACTGACTCGGAAACATTGGTCACACTGTAGAGAATGTTGCTGACCGGGGTATTATCTGAATTGATAGGCATAGCCCACCTCACTCCACTTTCAGTTAAGTGGTTTTGAACTTCGCGTAAGCGGCTGCCAGCTTGTCGTGATAGTGATTCTCAGCCTCAGACGGACCGTTGTAGCGTTGAGCAAACGCTACCCAATCGTGATTCTGCAAACACACGTCCAAACGCATGTGCTTGACGTACTGAACAAAGGTACTCAGATGATGCGCCACATCGGTCTTCATGTCGTTGACAAATGCATCAACGTCAGTGTAGCCACACAGAGCAAAGTTGAAGCCCATGATCTGAAACATGCCCCACGAACACGACATGACTGCGGCTCGTCGGTCGAGCGTACACGCAGTCTGGAAGCGCTGGAACTCGGCGTCCCAAGTCTTGCCGTATAGAGCACGATTCCAGGTAGGTGAGCTGATGTTCGGTGCCGTCGCATCGTACTTACCACCTGTGTATCGGTGGAAGGTCAGAGCTTCGAACAGGAGCTTCGGCCAACCGTTGGGAAAGAACGGAGCCCCAGCGGTTTCGACATCGGCCACTGACTTTATGGCTGCGACCTCACAGTTCAAGATGTTGGCTGCCGACTGGAAGTCCTGGTCAGTTAGTGTCGCGTTGATTGTGCTCATGATGTTGCTGCTGCTAAAATTAGACTGCGCTAGTGGCAAGATCACCCCAGATGTCCCAAACATTGGTGTCGACCTTATGGGCGTAGGCTCGGCCGGCAACAAAGTCGACGTAGGTGGAATAGCCTGTTCGGTAGACAAGTTGGACGCCCGGCTCGGCTGTAAAGAGCGCAGAACCTGCTCCAGCCCGGACCAAAGTGACGAAAGTACCGACATCGAGAGGAGTGTTTGTTTGATTGGGGAGAGTAATCCGTACAGGATCAGTCGGGTGAGTAGCCCGATAGACCTTGACGGTTGATGTGGCTGGTAGTGTGAGACTCACACTCGTGTTCAAGACCGGCACTACCCGTGAGGGGACAGTCTCCCAGCGCTGCCCTTGTTGTGACCACGCAAGATGGTCACCATCGGTGGCTGTGCTCGGCAGTCTAGGATCGTCGAGCACGAGAGTCTCAGACACACCCGCTGAATCAGGATCAGTGGGTGTCGCAACCGACCAACCTGATTGCGCTGCGGGCGTGCATGTCAGTACTTGACCAGCGGTCGTCCCCTGAACAAAATGCAGATCGTTCCACGAACTCCCGGTACTGACTAACACACCGGGACCAAGAATCGGAAGATTTTGAAACGACGTGATGACGTTTTCAACCGCGGTCAGGCGTTGATTCAGGTCACTGATCTTGACGCCAGTGGCTGCTGCATCCGATACCCACGCGGCCTGTGCCGAATTGACGTGGTAGAACTGACCGTCAGTGCCACCGCACAGATTGGTCAGCGATTGATGCGACAACTCGGTTCCTGGGAGCTTCCATGTGATCTGAGCCTGACCGTTAGTCACATCAACAGTCGGCACGTATCCGGCCATAGTCGCATCGATCGTTGGCAGCGTAGTACGCCACTGGAACACGATCTGATTAGCTTGATTTCGGCCCAGACTCAAGCACCAGTTCTGTGGATCAGAAACTTGAGGGATGGTGATTGGGGTCTGGTATCCAGTCTGTGCCAGTGCCGCAATGGTGTTCCATTGAGACATCGACAAGTGGTAAAACTCCTGACCTCGGGAGCCTGAATAACCACCTTGAAGGCCAGTTAGACTGTTGTGAACAGTTGGATCAGTCATAATCAGTATGGTAGTTGTTGTGGATGCGCATACGTTCAGCCAAATACGCGCGTCTACAATGTTGTGGCATAGAACCGAGGCTCGAGAACAGTAGATCGATTGACATACAGGCTAACCCGTGTGCTCGACTTCGCGATCGATGTTCCCAACACCTTGCACTTATAGTCTGGTCTGGGCGTCCACCCAACACAGCGTTTCCTAATTGATCAATTGCGATAAGGACACGGAGTAGATAGCCTGACACAGTTGTCTCCTCGCAGGCACGTCCTAAACGGCGGTGGGTATTATCACTACTTGAAAATCTTAGCTCTCGGTGTTTTTGCCAACCACTGCCTTTGGGCCTCCCAACTGTCCTCTCGTATTTGTGCCATCTTCACCAGAAGAGTGCGATACACACGCAAGAACACCGAACCAGACTGGAGTGGATACTCGAACAAGTCTTTATGCGTAGAGATCGCCGCACGATCCCAAGCCATCACAGCTTCCGCTTCAGTACACTTAGGGTTCTTCTGTACCAGTTCGTAGACAGCTTCTTTTGCGGCAAGGCGTTCGCGATCGAGCAACAACGTCAGCTTCGACTTGGGTCCATAAGTGTCAGTAACGCCTGGACCACTACCCATTTCTAGGGCGGCAAGCTCGTCGATTGCACGATTCAACGAGATCGTGGTGTCGTCGTTGACCGAAGACAGCTTATTGATCACAGAGCTGGTTGTTTCCAGCACACCGCGGAATCGCGCGATCTTTTGACGGATCTCGGTCTTGCGCGCTTCGTTTGCCAGGATGGTATGAACTTCAGACATTGGGTTCTCTATGTTTGAGGGGTGCGTGGTGGGACCACCACGCACCCCGCTGA